AAAATCCTATCAGTGGGTTAAATTGTATCATTGATTATTCTTTAAGTGTAATATACAATTTCACCAGTGGTGGGATTGTAAGCCAATTGAAAAAATCCTGCAGGAAGTCCTGAACTACCGCCGTTACTAATACCGGCAGCAATCTGTGTTAGTGCGCCAGAGCTGTTGCCAATATACACTTGATCAGTACTTTGATCAACTACCAGTTCACCAGGTCTAGCATTGCCATTGTAATTTGCCAATGTTACTTGTGCGTTGTCTTTCATTACAGCACGGCTTATGCCTGTGATGTTGTCGTATGGTGGGGGTGGGTTTGCCATTATAATTCCAATTTGAATTATTTAGCAAAAAAAAAGTTTAGCGAGGGTAGCCAGCAAATGCCTTTACAGGACTGGTTGTGCTTACAAAGCTGGGTTCTGTGCTGTCAGGTGTTGACACTAGTTTTTTGCCACCAGGTGTGTTGGTCATTGCCAACGCTTGATCAATAATTTCAGCAACGTTAGGACCCATGCCTTCGACCACACCATGTTCACCAAATGCTGTTTCATCATGCCAATTGGGAATGTGATTGGTAATTCCATCTTTGCCAGCATCACTTCTGGCTCGTGCCAATGCCACACCAAATCTATAGTTGCGATAGGGGTCGGCTGCACTCAGTCCTGGAATCACATAAGTGTAACGCATGGGGTCAGATTGCTCTGGTGGCAAAATAGCTGCTTGTTCAGTAATGAATTCTCGTGCTCTCATCTTGGATAGCCCTGGAATGCTTTGACTGGACTGGTGGCATTCACTGCTGGATGTTCTTGCGAAGCCAAATCGCCATGATTTAGGTCTTGGTGATGACTGCCCACTGCTTGATAGGCCTTTTTCAACATGGCCTGTTCTTCAGGAGTGTATGGTGCTGCCACATTGTTGCGACCGCTCCATGATTCGCCGTCAAGATCAGGTACAAACGTGCCATCAGTAGATGCCACTGCCATCATGATTCTGTTGAGTTCATACACGCGGTCAGCAAACTGCTTGTCTCGAAACTTGTTCAAGCCTACTGTGGCATTTTGATTGCGTTTGCTAATCGTGCCAACTTTGTCTTCTGCAATGAACTCTTGTGCTCGCACAATCAGCTGCCTCCGCCAATCACTCCAGATGTGGCTGAACTGGCTGTGCCAAGTTCTGTTGCGGTAAACGGGGCAGTAGATATCACTGTTACTTTGTTGCCAGCACCAGAATAAGTTTGATACACAGTGTTGGCTGGGATATTAACTGGTACAGAATACAAATTGCCAACTGCGTTGGCTGTTCCTAACGCAACAGCATACACCTGCAACCAAGCATTGGCTGTACTGGTGCTGATTTCAAGTTTGTCAGTGTAAACAGTAGTATTGCTTAAGGTAGTATATACATTGGCCATTATTTGCTATCCTGATTGGGTTGAATCACCACAGGGCGAAACAACTCACGTGTTTGATGCAACACTCCAGGAATTTCTACTGGCTGTTGTCGGTACCCACTGGTAGCAGGACTGTGAGGGTTCTGCTGTGTGGGCGTGTTCAAGTTTTCGTTATAAGGCTTGTATACCATGTTATTACCCCTTGTAGGCTTTCCATTGATTGGTCAAATCAAAAATACTTTCTTCAACTTTTTTTTCTTTTTTGTCATCAACGGCTTTCTTGAAAGGTTCTTTCTTGTCGCCATCTTTGTCAACATCTAAAAAATCAGGTTTCTTGGCTTCCTTAATACCAGCAATGTCACGCATGCGCTGTAACTCTGCTTCGTAGGTGTGTTGACGATTTTCTTGGCTGGCAATCACAGGCACAGTGGTTTGACCAGTTGACTTGGGACCGTTCAGACCGCCACTGTACATCATGGCATCTTCTGTGCCTTCTTCTTCTGTGGGCCAATCAGGAGCATTTTCATCAATAGCCTTTTCAATATCACCGCATCCGCAATCGCCGCTGCCACAAGTTGGACAAGAAACTTTGCTGCCCATGTAACTGCCTTCATCACCACTGCCACCAAGACCTGCGTTTTTCAACAGCATGCCTAATTTAAGTGCATCTTCGTCAGACGCTGTAATGGTCAGGCTCTTGCCGCCTTCTGTGGAGTCGCTCATGTTGATGCTCATTGATTCAGCAATCATGGCTTCTAAGTCACGATTCAATGAATCATAGATGCCTTTGCCAAACCCAAATCCGCTAGACGCTGTTGGTGTTCCAGTACCGCCTTCTTCTTTGACTTTTTTAGGTTTGTCTTCTGAAGATCCTTTTTCTTTGGCGGCCTTTTTCATAGGTTCTTTTTTGTCGCCATCGCCATCAACATCGGCAAAATCAGGCTTGCTGCCAGAAGATTTTTTCTTTGGTGCAGAGTCATTATTGCTTTCAGGCTTGCTGTCAGACTTGCTAACTTTGTAGCCAGCTTTCTTCAACAATGCCATTGCAGCTTTAAGATCGCCGTGGTCTTCACCAGGATCAATGTCGTTTTCTTTGGTCATCAACTTTGAACGACCTGATGGTCCTTTGGCGCCCATTTTGCTACCTGTTCCTGCAGGACGTCCACGGCCGCGCTTGGCTGGTTGAGCATCAGCAGTGTCATCTGCGCCCACTGAATGACCTTGGTCATCCACTCTACGAGTTACTTTACGGCCAGTGGCAGTGTGTTCAATGTCGTGTTTGTGACCGCGTTCAACTGATCCAACCTTTGGTCGATCAGCACGTGGCTTTTTCCATGATGTAAACGGATTGTTATCATCGTCTTCGGCAGTTTCTTGTTTGCCGCCTTTGCGTAACATAGCAAAGTCGTTGGCATCTAGTTTGCCATTTTTGTTCATGTCAATTTTCTTTTGCTTGGGACTAAGTGCAGCCTTCATTGCTTCAGCAGCTACATCGCCCAAACGCTCGTCAACTTCTTTCTTGGCGCCGGCAATCTTGTCAGCAAAAGTAATTTTGTCTTTAGGTTCAGCAAGTGCAGCAAAGCTCTTGGCCTTGGCTGGTGACATTTTTTCTTTAACTTGCTTGGGATTGGGTTCTGCGCCTGGCTTCATACCAGTCTGCGGAACACCCATCTTGCGTTGTAGGTCACGCATCATGTCAGCATCGTCGCCGTGGCCTAGTTTGTTTAACACAGCGCCGCCAACTTTCTTGGCCATACCGCCAACTTTCTTGGCCATGTCGCCCATGCTTTCTTTGGCAGTTTTTTCAGTGTCCATGCCTTTTTCAGCATAGTGACCAAGAGCAGCTCCAGCAGCGCCACCCAGCGGTCCGGCAGCCAATGCTCCTAATCCGCCACCAACAGCAGCACCAGTGGCGCCTTCGTCATACTTGTCGTATTTTTTGCGAACAGGATCTAATGCCTTGCCTTCACGTCCAGCTTTGGCCAATGCTTCCATACCTTGCTTGCCATACTTTTCATAACCCTTGGCTGCACGGCTCATGTCACGTTCGTTAAGTTGACCGTGTGTGGTTTCTGGCTTCTCACGAATGGAATCCAGCTTTTTGTTTAAGTCGTAAAAAAATGTCATTTTGATTATCCTCTTGGGTTGGCGCCGGTTGCAGGCTTGGGTTGACGTTTGATATTGGTCATAGGGCTCTTGTTGCCCTGGGGAAGTTGGTTAGTGGTTTTAGCAGGTGGAGTCTTTTCTCCAGCAATAGTAAAATCACTGCGGTAAGCATTTTTCAACACAGCATGATCGTATGGACCAGTTGAGTAGTCTTTGCTAAGTGCTCGCTGAGCAGCATCAGGTGTTGGATAGTCTGTGTCAGCCAACAAGTTTTTGTTTTCAGCTTCAATCTTGTCTGCTTCATCAACCAGGCCATCAACGTGAGCTTGAGTCTGCATCACAATAAGATTGGGATTGCCACCGAGCATTTGAAACAGTTGTTTGATCTGCGGCTCAATAGCAGGATACTTGAAACTCACATCAAACATTGTCACAGCATCATTCTGATTGTTTGGAAAGTCTGTGAGGATCTTTTGAATAGGAGTGGTCTTGGCATCGCCCAACTTAGTTGGATCAAATTGATCCAGCTTGGTTTTGAGTTGACGCACAAGATCGTCTGGAATGCGGCCGCACATTTTGATACGATAGTCGTATGTGCGTTCGCTTTCTGCTAGATATTTGGCAAATGGTTTCATGTCAGGTTCCTGTGATATATTTATTCATTTTGTGCTTTTTGGTTCTTGGCACCAATAATTCTGTCCAACAACTCATTGCGACTGAGCACATGGCCTTGGCCTTGCTGTGGCTGTTTTTCTTCAGGTTGTTGCTGATCTAATCGTGCTTTTTTCATTTGCAAATCGATCATCTTGAGTTTTTTGTCCAGCTTGGCAGTTTTGGCTGTGATTGCATGTCCCAGCATGTTTGATGCTACTGAAAATATTTCGCTGGCAAATCGACTGTCTACCTGCATGCCAAGATCCATTAGGTCTCGGTAACTGGAAGTGGCGAGGTCACTAAGCTCGTCCATTTCTTTATCAGTAGATTCCAAGCCTCGCACAGCCGGCAAGGCCGCATCTATTTTGTCAATGGCTTGATCTAATGCAACGATGGTGTTGCGATTTTCCTCTAAGGCAGGAACAGCCAAGTCTATTTCTTTGTCAGAAGGGGGTAAATCGAAGAGTTCTTCTAGTTTTCGTGTCATGCCATATTTATGGACTTACGGACGACCGTTATGAAACATGTCATTTTCGGTGATGACTCGAAACGTCATACCATTGCGTCTAGCCCATTTGGTTGCAGCGTCCCATTTGGCATAGTTGATTGCTACCACTGCTCGGTCTCTACTGCTCATTTTTGATTCCACTACACTTTGCTTTTTGGGCTTGATTTCAATCAACTCTGCTCGCACAGTGTTGTCTCTATTGCGATAGGTAATCAGAAAATCAGGTATGTATTGGGTCATTTTACCTGTGAGCGGATGGCGGTATGGTATGGCTATGCTTTCACTGGCCCATTGCAGTATGTGATCGTTGCTGTCACAAAATCTCATAAAGCTGTGTTCCCACCCAGAACGAAATCTAGGTGTGCCCTTGCCCACGTATTTGGCAGGGTTTTGAACTACGTATTGACCTTGGGCCCAGCGACTCATTGCAATACGTTTCTAGCCACGTATGCGTTTGGTACCACTGCCACACCCACACCCAGCAGTGTGGCACGGCTGCGTATTTGATTGAGGTAGTAGGCCAAGCTGGCATTTAGATTTACTCCATTGGTGCCCTGAAATTCTTTGAGCAATGTCAAGGCTGGAATGTTAGTACTTGAAGCAACTTGAAACAAACTTGATGTAAAGTTTCCAGCTGAATTTTTGTTGCCCATTTCTTTTAAGAAATAGCTGTAGACCACATCATATTCAGCAGCCGGCACGTTGACTTCAAATTTGTAAAAGTTATCAAAAACTCTTACAGTTGCATCAATGTTAGGGTTAACGGCGTTTACAGTGCTCATGTGTTATGTTCCATTAGGAGTTGATGGTGATGTCTTTGGAGTTGGAATAAACACACCAGTAGGACGGTTCATCACTGATCGTGTGGCAGATGCTACTCCGCCCAACAACACTTGAGTTCCAAGTGCAGTGGCTTCGCTTTTTACCACTGCTGCCAGGCCTGGGCCCTTGTTGCCGCCAAAAGTTTGATATGTGCGCATGGCTTTTTGTGCTGCTCCAATTAGTCCACCCACTGTGCCGCTTTGCAAATCACCAATGATGCCTGCACCTGCATCTAGCAAGCCGCCTTGACCAAAAATTGTACGATTGCCACCCGGACGAGCAATTGGACTGACTGTGGTGTCATAGTGACTGCGATCAGCAAATCCTTGCACGTTAACATCAGGTCTACTGCTGCCAACTGCGCCATCATAGTATTTTACAGTTTCATAATCTATAGTCATGGTATTTTCCATGATGCCACCACCTTCAGTGTAGTTATAGGTATCGTGGTTCCAGTTTGATATTACAGGATTGATTAGCACATACTCAGCAAACTTGCGCTGATCCAGGCCGTAGATTCGGATGTCTCTAAAGAAAGGAGGCTTGCCACCGCCGGTGCCTGAACCAGTGCCATCCAGCCAGCTTTCACCTGAATATCCCCAGCCGTTGCGATTTTGAATGGTATCAGAATAGATGTCTCTGGTGTTGAGACTCGATCCAGTGGTTTGATTGTTTACTGTACCATTAGTGCCGTTGGTAGCAGATGCTGCCAAATACTGTTGGGTCGGATCTTTGTAGTAGTAGGAATAGTAATAGTACCACAACTTGCGAGCATTGTCTCCACCATCGTCATGAAAGGTGAGAGTCACTGGCTGGTAATCAATTTTGGTTTGAATTATTCTTTTGCGATTGTATTGATTCAGCGTCTCAGTGGCCATTTTGTATTTTGGCAGTTCAGCTGTTTTGACCAAGAGACTGAGGTCATTGCGTTCTTGATTTCCAAATACGCCTGCTGATCTCAAATAAGGAATGGCATCTGTGTTTATGGTAAAACTAACGTGGAACAAGAACTTAAACCGAGGTTTAAGTTCGTAACTGTTCGTGGTGAAAGTTTTACTTGCGTGAGTGTAGTCACGCAAGGTATTGTTGCCAATGAATCCCTGAAGGATTTCATTACCAATGCCAAAAGGGCCGCCACCGTTGGCCATAAGTTATCCTTATGCGCCTTGACCAGCGCCTGTTACAACATCGTTAATTGTGCGGCCAATTGCACTGCCAACTCCTGAGCCTTCAGGTGTCTGGTTGGCGTTATCGTAAGCAATGCTCATTTCAATTGTGGCTGCTTCGTTGGTACCATAGTTCAAGTCACCATAGTTGGCACCTTTGAGGTAGCAACCATACAACTCCCAAGTTTCAAGAACGTTGATTTCTGTTGCGCCATTGCCGCCGTCAAGCACTTGAATCTTGGTCAAGAACTTGTAGTCGATACCAGATGCAGCAGAAGCCATTTCCAAAAAGTCCATTTGCTTTTGAAGTTGCTCGCCAATCAAGCGTGAAATTTGTCCTGATGCATCATCACGCAGCGACACTGTGATGTCGGCCCAGGTGTGCTTGCCGGCCAATTTCAATGTTGAATTATAAATTGGAATTGTAATTTCTTCAAAAGTCAAATTTGGGCGTGTGGCGCTGACAACTTGCTTTGTAAGTTCTGTAGTTGGTTTTGAAACACCAAAGTTCTCAAAAAACACTCGAAAGCGATATTTGAGTTTGGGCATCAACAGACCCTGAGCATTCGAGCTTTGGTCGCTTGCCAGTGGTACTGTCATTCTCTGTAGTGATGAAACTGCCATTTGTAGTAATCTCCTATATTGTTATTTACCTGGAATGGAGGCGGATTAAAACCGCCCCCAATTTGGTTTAGCCTCCAGCAGCGATTTCACCAGTGTTCTTGATACGCAATGGAATATAGATAAACTCCACTGCCTTCACTGGTTCTATGGCAATATCAACCCACAACTCATTACGGTCAATACGAGCTGGAGTGTTGTTACTCAAGTCGCACACTACCAAGTAGTCATAGATTGCACGTTTAGCAATCAAGTCAATCATCAAACTGTTGCAAGTGTTGGTGATCTCATTGCGTGTGATTTCGTCATTGGGCTCAAACAAATACAGTTTACCAATTTCTTCAAGACGTCCACGCAAGAATGCAACCAGTCGTGCAACGTTGATACGATCCAATGCTGTGGTAACAGTGGTCGATGTCTTGTTACCAAAGTTGGTAATACCCACACCTGGAATAAAGGTGATTGGGTTGATGTTACGCTCATACAGGATGTCACGTACAGCTTGTCCAACGCTGAGTTGTTCAAATTCGCCAGTTGCGGCATTGATGTAGCCGATGGCCACAGCATTGTCAACAACACCACGACGTGTGCCTGCTGGTGCCAACCATGGATAGCTCACAGCGTCTGATCGTAGAATTGTACGCATCATCATGTGACTTGGCGCACTAACCACAGTGTTTCCGCTGAGATCGCTTGTTTGGCAACTTGGGTAGAAGTTGGCGGCGTAGTTGCTGGTTGATGTCAATCCATCTTCAGTATCTAAACCAAGTCCAAGGTTGTTGGTAGCCCAGCTAACCAAGCTGTTGCCATCTGGTCCAAGACGCATTGGTGTATCACCAACCACAAACAATGTGTTGTTGCGCTCGTTGCTGAGTGCAATCATGTTTGGTGTCAACTCAGGATATGCTGTGGCAGAAATCAAGTTGAATCCATTCTGCTCTTCTCTTGCAGCAGCACTGGTATCAATACCTGACTTCATTGCTGCCACAACCATCTTGCGTTGTGCTTGACGTCCAGCAAACATTGCACCAGTATCTTTGTTGCCGCTAGCTGTCAACCAGGTATTCTTCACAGCTGGCAATGTATCATCTGGGAAGTCTGTGGCATTAAAGTAGTCGCTTTGATAGCTCTTGACATTGTATCCTGATCGACGAGTGTTCCATAACAACATGCCTTGTGGATACAGGGCAGGATCTGGAGCATCCAAGTCTAAATAGTTAGAACTTGCCAATGCTTCAATGGTTGGGAATGGATCACTGATCGGATCTGTGGTACCATTTGTGGCCCAACGAGCGTCGGCAAATAGTATACCATTTTCTGTAACTTGATCAGTGGTATTGATTGCTACCCACTGATCAACGTTGTTTACTGATTCCCAACGATAAATCAATGGATAGTTTTCAAGATCACTTGAATCAATCCACAAATCACCGTACTCCAAAGGAGATTCAGCAGCATTATTTTGTGTTGTTGGTGCAGTCGCAGCCACAATAGGTCCACTTGCATTGGTAATTGTCAAATCGTAACCACGAACATCATTAGTTACGTTTTGATATCCAATCCAGCTGCCGTTGTTTTGAATCATGATATCAACTTGACTTGGAGTGCTGTAATACCACAAACGTCCGTCATCTGGATCAACGTCAGGTGCAGTGTCGCTGGCTGTGTAAGTGAACAAGTCAGCTGTGACCCAGTTGCTCAAATCTAAAAACGTGTCATCAGTTTTATTAAGGCGGCATTTGGGTGTTGCGTCTGTAAATCCAGCTTCAAGAATTGGTGTCCCTGAAACTTCTTGCAATGCAATAGATCCGCCTTGACTGTGTGAAAACACAATGTTACCAGCTGAGTTCACACTGGCTGATACATAAGGCACATTGGCAGCACTTATTGCTGCAATAAAATCAGCCACTGTTCCAGTACCACCAACAGTTGCAGTGCCTTGGTTAACTGTAGTTGCTGATCCAGCAACAGACGCTCTTATAAGAAGCGAATCACCAACAGTAAACGATGGAGGCACAGTAGTACCAGTAACTACAGTAGCACCAAGTGCAATTCTTTCAAGGATTTCAAAATTAAATTGTGGGAATCCAGAAGCAGATTCTACAGCTTGTGTTAGCACATAGGTCGTTCCTACTGGAATATTTTTACCACCACCAGATGGATCTAGATCATAATTGGCAGCACGGTCTGAAGTATAAACGCCACTAACTTGACTTACCCAAGCACCCAAGGTGGTGCTGTATTTTTGCACTTTCAAACTCATGCCATTGTTGGCAGAGCTGATGTTGTTCCATATAGATCCAGTTGGACGAGGACTTGTATCAGTGGTTCTCCAGCGTGGAGCTTGATAACTGTACCCCACAAAGTATGTGGGTGCAAGATAATCTTTAGCTTCAATGCCTAATGCTGTCAGTAATGCTGCACCGCTGGTTGGTCCAGCTTCAATTGACACAATGCCACCTGAGCCAGTAGATCCGTCATTGGTAGCGTCGCTGGTGGCAAAAATTTGTAACTTACCACTTACTGCGGCGGCTGTTACACCAGTTATAGAAGCAGCAGTAATAACTGCCGCTAGTCCAGCAACAGTATTGGTAGCACCCACTGTGATCAACGTATCGTTGATAAACATGCTTGCACCAACAGTCAATGTGGCAGGACTTGCTGTGCCTGCCACTGTGGCCCACGATGTTTTCCACTCATCAGTACCAATTTGCACCCAAAGATTGCTAGAATTTTTGTAGTAGCCTGGTATAAACTGCGCAAATGCAATTACAGCATAGTCACCAACACTGCCAATTGATGGCAATGGCTCATAGTCTCCGCCTGCGGCATCAACAACATCATCTTCGCTAATGATTTGAATTGGTGTTTTGACAGTGAAAACATTGGTAGTTTCATTCCACTCTTGGATGCCCCAAACTGATGTTGAAGTATCTAACCAATAGGTACCGTCAGCTGGCTCACCTACCGGACGAGTCAAACTAGCAGTAAGCTCTGTGAGATCAATATCACAACGTTGGATATAGGCACGATTTGTAACGCCTAGTGCCGAATAAGCAGCCAGTAGACCATATTCGTTGAGTTCGTAACCGTTGATTGGAGTGCCAGTTGTGGTAGAATAAAAGAATGGCACACCAAATGTGGCCACCAAATCTCGTTGACTGGTGATTAAATAGGTTTTGTTGGCGTTGGCAGCAGTTGTGCCAGCAGCAACAGTTACTCCATCGCCTGACACTTTGTTTTGTGCAGTGGCAATGAGGAAATACGGTACGGTGTTAACGGCTGAAGGGATATATTGACTTTCGTCAATTACTGTTACTTCTACGCCTGGGGATACTAGAGCCATGGTGGGTTCCTTTTCAAGTTGTAGATATTTATGGGTAGATTCAAAAAACGGTGTCGTAGACTGCCCTTACCGTAAGGTTTGAGCATAAATACACCATGAGACCCATGTGCCCGGCCTGCAATCAACGACCTCGAGCTGTAAACTGCCATAGAGATGGCAAGATATACTATCGCAGTCGTTGCGAAACTTGCACGAAGAAAAATCGCAAAATCAAAGCACCGGTGCCGCGCTGGCAGTCAAGCGGATATAAGAAAAAACCCACATGTGATCGATGTGGGTTTAAGGCCAGACATCACAGTCAGTTGCTGGTATACCATGTGGATGGCAACCTCAATAACTGTGAGCTTCGTAATTTAAAGACTGTGTGTATGAACTGTGTGGCGGATTTAAAACGCACAGATTCTACGTGGAAGCCCGGGGATCTTGAACCAGACTCTTGACCTGTTGATACAAGTCGTCTAGTGTGCCGTTGTTGTCTAGCACAGCATCAAATTCAGTTCCCACCCAGGCAGTTTCTGACGCATGAATTGCTAGTTTTTCCAGTTTGCGTTGACTCAGCGCCCAGGTTGAATTGCCATTGGCACCACGATTGACACTTACGGCTGCATTATACCAAGCAGGTTCAGGACCACGCACCACACGCACCACACGTCCGCCTGCGTTCTTAATGGCTAAAATTTCATTGGGGAAACGGCAGTCTGAGATCACAACATCATCCTGGCTGTGGCGCAGTTTGTTTTCCAAGCTGGCAATCCAAATATCATCATGAAACCCGGCTCTGCACACTTCTGTGCCCCAGTATTGTAGTATCCAACGAGGCGTTAGAGTGGGCATGTGCAAGCGTTCTGCCCACCACGGATCCACTTGTTCTCGCCATTCACGGGCCATTTTTGTGCGGCCTTCCAGCATGGTTCTGTCCCACCCAAACACTTGTGCCACAGCATCTTTTAATGTGCTCGCAAAACTTTCTCTACGAAAGTGGTGCAAGTTTACAAGATAATCAGCTATGGTGTCTTTGCCAGACCCAATGAATCCACATATACCAATGATCATACAAGTTCCATAAATTTTTCTGTCAGTGTGTTTGGGGCCACTTGGTCATGCAGCATGAGAACGTCAATTGCTGATCCGTTGTAACCGTATTTTGCTAACATGGCAGCGGCACGATCAAGTTGTTGTTGATATCGTTGCTTGTTGACAGTATAGTTATGTTCTATATCATTTGCAAGAGATTCTGGATGCTCTGTGGCCAACTTATGCAACGCCAAAATGTTTTCATAAATTAGTTCCAAACGGATGTCATTGTTAACTTCCTGATCATACCCTGGATTGGGTAGGTGTTTTTCAAACGTTTTGTAGCCTAGCGACTGCAATCGTTCCAAGGTTCCTGCTGGGCCGGCAATCACAAAAGGATGGCGATTGTTGATTGCTTTGTAAGTTTTTTCTGTGGCCCGAGCAGTCAACGCATTGGATTGTTCAAACATGCTTTCACTGACCAAACTCACGCTGGTATCAGCAAATATTTTTGCATCATAATCACAATAATTACAAACGTGAATGCTGGACCCACTCACTATTGGTGTCACCCCATCAGGACTGCCTTGCAGTTGCATAAACTCTTGCCATTGCTGATCAGCTGCATGAGGAATCAACTTGCGTACTTGATTTTCAATTTGAACAGGTATAAACAACGACCAGCTCAGTTTATCCAGTTGCTCACGCTCATAAAACTTGTATAACAGTGGTGCTCGATGTGGTCTATCAGGTTTGCCAATTAAAAATAAAATGCGACTGCCTTGCTTTGCAACAGGCGCAGGAGCATTGTGGATTGTTTTTAACAACATGAAGTCAATATAATCAACATCTATTCCTGGCAAATGTTCTTGAGTGTATTGAGTGTAAAAATTAAAAAACACACAAAATTTCATGCCTAGATTGTGTATGTGTTCTTGCAGTGCAAGAGTTTGAGCATAGTGCTCTAATGGATTGCAATCTTCTTCCCGACAACCTAATACCAAAACATCTTTGCTTTTTTTAGCAAGAACAGCAATGCTGGTCAACAAGTTTTCATAGGATACCGGGCTAAATTTTCCGCCAAAATCAAACGTAACCACCTGAGTCATAGCAACTTATTTCAACTCCCGAACATTGAGATATTTAAGTGTATTTTGTAACATGCCTATTTGTCTGCGGCAGTCTTCTAGTGCATGGTGAGTGGTGGGAGGCATGGGTTGGCCGGGCCATAAACTGAACACTGTGCGGCTGTCTCGTACCATGTAGTACTGCCAGGGTAAGGGTTTGTTGTAGCTCTTGTAGGCATGCTCCAGGATGTTCATGTCGTATGTCGGTCCTTGCGCCCACACACGCTTGGCATGCCAAATTAATCGGCCTAGTCCATCCAGTGCTTGGTCTAATGGTATGCGATCTTCATCAGCAAAGGCTTCGTCACGCACCACAGCAGGTTGTGTGGCCCACCATTCTATGGTGCCTTGCTGTATGCTACGAGTTTCTTGACTTTCCAGTGTGACTCTAGCATAAAATGATTGTTCGTAACAGCCAGAGCCAAACGGATCAAACGCCTGAGCAGCAATGGTAAGAATAGTAGTGTCGGGGCCTGTTCCCAAGCCCTCAAGATCAATCATCAGGTCCATTTGATGATTATAACAGATTTATGACTATGTGTCTACTGTGTGTTAACCAATTACCCAAGTCAACGGTTGTGAGCCGTCTACATACATTTTGAGTTGTTCAAGAAGAGCATCCATTTGAGTTTGCGCTTCGACTTTCATGGCAGTGCCATTTAGAGTGCCGCCGCCTTGTGGGCCTGCAATTTGACCAAACTTCTCACGGGCTTCACCAATGATCATTTTGCAGTTGGCAACCATGTAGTCTTTGATCCATTGTTGGATTTGGAAATCACTCAACAAGTTGATTTCAGGTTTTAGATTGTAAGTCCACAACAACACAGCTTCGCCGGTGCCTTTGGGATCACGAATCAATTGCAGTTTTTTGGTTACAGGATTGTATGTGTAGTTCATGTAGCCACCAAACATTCTGGCAGCCAGTTCCACATACTGTGAGTAAAAGTCGTATGTGGCCAAGCCGCCTGCCACGTTGAAGTTCATCAGATACACATTCAAGCTGGCCTGACTAAACGGATCAAAGTTTGATGCAAAGGGTCCAGTTGAGTCACCAAATGTTCTGCGAAATATCTGACGCACACTTATGACTTCTTGCGGCAGCTGGTAGATGTTTTCGTCCTTGACCAGGTACATGAAGCTGTAGCTTTCTTCATAGGCATTGTTGGCACGTTGACGATAGGTGCCAATGGTCTTTTGATATGCTGCTTCGTAATGTTCGGGATCTAGTTCAAGATCGATAATTTGACTGCCCAGCTGAAGCTGTGCATAATCTATGAGATTTTGCTTGAGCGTGGAAAGTGTATCTTGTTGCTGTTCAGCCATTGTGGACTCCGATAATGTTATTTACCAGGGGTTATCCATTTTTCTAGCTTGGATGCAATCAGTTCATGCCCAAGTTGATTGGGGTGTGCAAAATTAGGTCTAATAAATTCATTGTCTGCAACATTTAGTAGGTGTTCTCCGTGGTAGTCTGTTGCACCAAACCAGTCTGCGGCTGTTTCTGTTCCTTGTTTCCAAATTTTACTTGTGTCAACTCCAGGCAGCCATTCAGGATATCGCACCCATCCAGCAAAGTAAAAGTCATTGATTTTGTAATGCTTGGACCAAGATTGCAAGGCTGTTATTGTGGCCGAAGAACGCATGACTTCGTGTCCTTTGCGATGAAAGTGCATGAACACCTCACGTGCCCATTCTTTGGCGTCTGTAGGCCAGTGTTTCCACTCACGATCTTGTTCGTTCCATGTTCCAAATCTAGGCCAGTGTGTAGACCTACCTGGATTTGTTAAAAAAAACACAGCAGTGATTTCGTCATCAGTGTTGTGATGATCAGCAATGTATTCTTGAAACTGATACAACATGTCCTCATTACTGGCTCCAGCAGATCCGTAGTTGAAAAATTTATCAAAACCCATTTGACGTTGCAGTAGGTCGCCGTATGGTACCTCATGGGGTGGGGTTAGCTCTCCGCCTTGTGGCCAGCTGTCGCCAAATGTTAATAACGTTTTATGTGTCATTGGATGCAGTGCCTTTGACTGTGGGGGTAATAATTCTATTGATTCCTTTGTCTGGACAAAATTTACATTGTGGAATTGGGTGCTTTAAACTTTCCACCCAATCATCTTTGTAGAGTTCAAAGTTGTCCAAGGTCAGTGGTCGGTAGCTGTTCATGATCTGGCGATCTGATTCAGAAATGTCAAATTGATTTTGTTCATCAAATTCTGGAAACAGCGCCGCGGGGCCGCATTTGTATATTTTTCCGCGAACAAAGTGATAGCATTTAAATTTAACAAATCCGCACTGTTGATGACTGCGTATAGGGTCGCTGTCATGAACAATAAATCGGCCAGTGTTGTTTAACTGCACAGCGGATGTTTGGAAATTGTTGGCTAGGTGCATGCAAACAATCACACCATTTTTATCAACCACAGTCCAGTATGAATCCCATCCTTGCCAATTTGGTGGTGGGGGGAGGTCTAATTTAAAACCAAATTCTACTACAACGGTATCAAGAAAATCCAATATGTTTTGACGCAACATTTCAAAGTCTGCTATGTTGTGCAGACTCACTCCAATGTGATTCACTGGCCTTTCTGGCGGTCGGGGTCTGGTCATTGCCTCATACAGTCCTGGGACATGATTCAGTCGAGTGCCATTGGTCAGTATTTCTACATCGCAATTGAATATTTCATTCAAGCCCACTACCCATTCTGACAGTGTGGGATTTAGTGTGGGCTCGCCACCTAAGATAGTTATGGCACGTAGTTCAATTTGTTTTGCCCACTGTTGATAGATGCCTTCGTAATCGCTCCAGCGTTGCCATCCTGAAAATTTATGATTGTTAAAACGGTTGCAATTATCGCAGGTGTAGTTGCAGACATTGGTAATGTAAAATTCTACTTTTTCATCAAATTTCAATTTCATATAGCCATATTTACCAGCTCTTGAGTATGATCAAGTTCTCTGTGCCACGGGCATTCCATGCAGTTTCTGTGGCTTTGATATCCTTGAATGCTTTGCGGGCGGCTGGCTTGCCAGCACCTGTAATACCTTTCAGTTGTTCTGCTGGTTTCCGCAGAGTTTTTTGCATGGTTTCCACAGTTGAGAACCCAATGATTGAGTTGTTCTTCACAGTGAATGCCTGTGTGTGGCTGTCTGCCACAAGGTGGATGAGCTTGCGTTTTTTGCTGTCATACAACCAGGCTTCTGTTTTGTCCACAAGGCTTGCGGCGGGCAAACTCTTGAGTTTGAGCTCTGCAAATTCTGCCAAAATCTTGAACTTGGCCGCACGTTTTTCAGGTGGCACTGCCTTGACCTTGCGTGGCTTGCGTTCCACTTTCTTGATCTGCACATAAGCACCACAGTCGTTGACCACAGCTTCGCAAAACTTGATCACATTGCGCAGTTGTATTTTAGAAAGGTAACTGTAGCCTTCAACCAATTGAGGGTCTTTGCCTTCTGCCACACGCTCAAACTCTGCGAGCTTGCGTTTCCAGTTGTCAGAAATTTGACTGATCAGTTGTGGTGCTATGTTCAATCCACGCATGATTACCACAGGCTTGAAGTCAGCAGTCATCTTAGCGCCACTCAACATAAATTCATCAAATAAGCCTTCCAATTCACCGTTACACTCTGCTGCCTTTTCGCGCAGTCGGTCTTGGATGGTAATTCTTGGTGTAGCGTCTTCCACTACTGCTTCGGACGCAACTTCATTCTGCTTGCTGTCCAGGATTTCTCGCAGTTGGTTTTCCAGCTTGAGCTGTTCCTCGCCATGCAGTTCCAAGCCCACCATACTCATGCGACACAGCCAACCTGTGGTCAGTCGAATTGCTGAGTCTGGAATGCCTTTGAGTAACCGCACATCGGCTTTGCGGTCATGTGCTTCGAGATAGTTTACAATCATGTCCCGGGCATCTTTTTTGCCGTAGAAATAGTTGTACCAAGAGAACGCTTTGCTCAGTCGACTGGTGCGATACTCTGTGGGCTGGATTTGCCAAGTAGGCTCCATACCTAGGATGTTAGTGTCAGAACTGCGAGGGTTTAGCAGTTTAATTTTGAATGTGGTGCTCATGTGTGTCCTTACTTATTTTACAGGTAAATCTCGGCAGAGTTCAAACAATTCCGTAGCACGTTTGAGTTTAAAGTTTTTGTGGTTGTACATGTACTTTCTCTTGCGCTCTGCAATGTCCAAAGCCTCCATTAGACGCCATTTGGTGTCAAAGTCTGACTGCATCAAAATACGATTCATATCCACAATGTCCAGGCTGTATTCCACCCATTTTTCTGTGGCTTGTATACGATCATAAGGAACCACTGCTTTGGACTTGTTGGCAGTAGAGTACTTTGCAACAAATTTTGCTGCCTTTTGCATACAGACTCCTGTAGTGAACAAGTGTGTATTATAGCAGATTTTGATTATTTGGTCAAGCAGGCAGAAAGTAGTACTAAAGTAAGATCTGATTCCCTGCGGAAGGAAATCCAGAATGGACGATTGGCGCGGCCGTTGTTTTTACCAAAGTAAGCATGCCAGTCGTTGGTGGGCATGTAACCTTGGCCTCCCAGTTTGGCTTTGCATACTTGTTCAAAAGATGTGCCTTCTCCCAGCCAACTATCACATCGCACAGCAATCACATGCCCATGCTGTTTGAATTGGCGGAATCGGTTGTTCAGTTTAACTACTTTCATGCCCAAAGTATAGCAGGTTTGGAATTATTGGTCAACCTGCCCATAAATATATGTTATGCCACGCCTAAGTTTATACCGCCCAAATCGCACAAGAGACTACCAATTTTTTGACCGTACTATCAGTGAAATGTACACTGTGGGCGGCTTGGATATCCTTGTTCACAAGTATCTAGGGCCAGAAACTGGCGGCCAAGATTCTGCATTCAGCGGCAATGCTGATGCTACACAACCTGTTTATGAAACGCAAAGTGTACTGAACATTCAAGACTTGCTGTTGCTGGAAAACAGAGATAGAGTGTATGACACAGATGTTTATGTCATGCGTGGTGTGTACAACACACAAGATATTGACTTTGATCTCACACAATTTGGTTTGTTTTTGAACAACGACACGCTGTTTATCACGTTCCACTACAACGACATGATTGACACATTTGGTCGTAAACTCATGAACGGCGATGTGCTTGAGATTCCAAATTTAAAAGATTACAATCCACTGAATCCTGCTATCCCAAAAGCATTTCCAAAATACTACGTGATACAAGATGCGTCGTTTGCTTCTGAAGGATTTAGCCAAACTTGGTTGCCACACTTGTGGCGTGTGAAAGCCACGCCACTGAACGATCAACAAGAATACAAATCAATCACTGATAAACCTTTTGTGGCTGAGTACATTTGGGATCCGGGCGATTTTTACCCCATGGGTTCTATTGTGAACTATGGAGATGTGTATTATCAAGCTCAGAAAAATACGCCAGCAGGCACAGAAATAACCAACACTGAATTTTGGGTGCCCTATACTCCTGCCACCATTAGTGATGTTCAAGGAACTCGTGCCAAAGACACTCAGATCAATGACGCCATACTCACACAGGCCGACGCAGAAGTTCCATTGAGTGGCTATGACGTAACTAAATTTTACATTGAGCCCACACAAGATGGTCAACCTGCCAATCCAGTAGGCCTTGGGTCAGAAAGCACTGTCACAGTAGATGGCACACAAGGTGGCATGAATGTCACACCAAAGTCATTTGGTTATACCATGGGTTACCTCACTGGCGACGATATGGCACCAAATGGCCTGCCTGTTACACCTGGCGTGAGTTTCCCAACCAATCCTGTAAGTGGAGATTATGCCTTGCGACTAGATTATCAACCAAATCGACTGTTCCGCTATGATGGCCGACGCTGGGTCAAAATTGAAAGCAATGTGCGTACAAATCTTAACAATGGTCCTACCAATGATACTTTGCGCTCGACCTTTGTGAACAATACATACACTGTGAATACTACAGACCTGGGTAACATACCAAGTAGACAGAGTCTCAGCGAGATATTGAAACCCCGTGCTGACAACGGTGATCAAGGTGGGGACAAACCTGCTAACCCTAGACCTGGCACACAACCTGGACAAAAGTCAAGTTAACAATGCAACAATTTTTTTACGACGAACAGATACGCAGATTCTTACTGCAATTCACTAGAATCTTTTCGGGGTTCCAAATTGAGTATGGCAGAGAAGAAGGCAGCGAGAATGCGGCCTTGCTTAGAGTTCCAATCAGATATGGTGATTCAAGTAGAAACGCACAAACCATATTGCAGGACAACTCACGCAACAGCTTGCCGTCAACTCCGTTGATGACATTTTACATCACTGCACTAGATTATGATAGACCCAGAATCCAAGAGCCTTACCATGTGAGTAAGGTTTCTGTACGTCAACGCACCTACGATACCAGCACTGAAACTTACGAAACCACTCAAGGCAATGCATTTACCATTGAACGCCTGATGCCTGTTCCGTACAAGCTGACTTTGAATTTAGATTTGTGGACTTCAAATACCAATCAAAAATTGCAATTGCTTGAGCAAATTCTAACGCTGTTCAACCCCAGTTTGGAAATTCAAAGCACAGACAATTACATTGACTGGACTTCATTGAGTGTGGTAGAACTAGATGGCACCACTTGGACGTCTAGAACTATCCCCATGGGTGCAGAAAATCCCATAGATATATGCACACTGAGATTCACATTGCCAATCTGGATCAGTTCACCTGCCAAAGTTAAAAAATTGGGTGTGGTGGAAAGAGTTATTGCCAGTGTGTTTGATGCACAAGGCGATGCTGTTGATGCTATCACAAACAATGATTTGTTGTTGGGTACTAGACAAGTGATCACACCCTACAACTATGCCACAGTGTTGATTGGCAACAAAATACAAATTTTGCGACCTCCAAGTTCTGTAGAAGAACCCAGCAACAGCAGTCTTACTCCAACTAACATTGTAGGCAACAGCAACTTGTTGTGGCCAGCAGTTATTGATGCATACGGTGTTCTGCGGCCCGGAATAAGTCAAATTTATTTAGAACAACCAGATGGGTCTGAGGTTGTTGGTACCATTGCCCTTGACCCAAATGATGATCGATTTGTGTTGTATGATATAGACATTGACACTGCGCCACAAAACACACTGGATGCAATTGACGCTGTGATTAACCCACAAGCAAGTGGCCCGTTAAACGGATTAGACAGTGCGCTAGAAGGGCAAAGATATTTGCTTACCGAAAGCACAGGATCTGCTGGCAATTCAGGACCTGCTGAGGCCTGGATAGGAGCCAATGGCAGGCCACTTGTTGCCGAAGCCAATGATGTAATTGAGTACTCAAACAACTACTGGCGTGTGGTTTTTAGAGCCAATGGACAACCTGCTGGCCAGTATGTGACCAACATAACCACCAGTCAACAGTATATGTGGACTGGTGACGCATGGATGAAAAGTTATCAAGGATACTACCCGGGAGGCCAATGGAGACTGGTGCTGTAAAAGCTGTGGGTGTTTGGTTTAGAGCCAGCAACACTGGCCGTTATCTTTATTTGTTGCGCAACGATTCAAAACATCCAGGTGCATGGGGATTGCCGGGGGGCAAAGTGGAAACTGGCGAAACTCTACTGGGTGGTATGGAACGCGAATGCATTGAAGAACTGGGAAGTTTTCCTGTTTACCAACGCCTGGTTCCTTTGGAAAAATTCACATCAGCAGATTTAAACTTTGAATATCACACCTGGGTATGTGTGGTTGCTGAAGAATTTCAACCCACACTAAATCACGAACACTTAGGATATGCATGGATAGACAAAGGCACCTGGCCCAAGCCCATGCATCCAGGCTTGTGGTCAACTGTGAATATTGTAGCAATTCAGGACAAGATAGACATTGTTGAACGCTATCTTGCCACTGAACATTAAGCCTGACTTTCTTGGAAGCTCAGTTGAATTTCACCCACTGGAGTTGACTGAGTTGACAGTGCAGTAATTTGTACAGCCAACACTTCTGGTCCATTTGGGAAAGTTCCTGTGCCAGGCACTGCACTGGTACCAATTTGTTTGACTGAGCTTAGGTTCAACACTCCTTGGTTTGTAGAACTGACTGGAATAGCAAACAGTCGCTCGCCACCATTAATGTCAGCAGTGATAGCTTGAATTGTCAGCGTTAAATCATTAGCAGTGGTTGATCCACCTAGCGCATTACCAAGAATTTTAATAGTATCTCCCACAGCATATCCAGTACCAGCTACTTGAACTGAAATTTGAGTGGTTGTGGTATTATATGCGGTGCCAGCAGCAGTCAGTGTCACTGTTAAATTTGCACCTGTTCCAGAACTTGATATGTTGGTTGGAGCAAGGTTAGCATACACTCTTTGGCCACTGGTGGTTACTTTTACGCCCGAGCGACTCATACCACCAGTGGTATTAAAAGGAGCACCAGTCAAACCACCAGTTGATTCTGAAGTGAAACGAGGCGCCACTGAGAATTGACTAAAGCTAGGCTGGAAGCCACCGCCCGAATTGTTCAGCCCCTGCCAAGAAGTGTTGGCAGAATCTATATTGTTGGGATTCAAAATACCTTCAATTAGATATCTACCAGCTCCCACTTGCACGTTTAGATCGATCAGTGTCAACTGCGCACGATTGATCAAATCTCTTACTCCCAAGTCACCAATGATACCATTGCTAACGCTAGGAGCCAATCGCATGGCAAATGCCACTTGCTTTGCACCAATTGTGGCTGGCAAGCCGTAGTTTGATCTATTGTAGGTAAATTGATAGCCTTCGTCACCATCAAAATTACCGTCCATGATCACTGAACTACCCCAGTGATTAACCAGCGGAGTACAAGTATTGCTGATCAATATCACACCAGTGTTGTCAGTATGCGAAGCAGCTGGACCTCCTGTGAAGCTGCGACTTGCACCTTCAACCCATTGTGTAAACGTTGCATTTCGTGTGCAACCAGTTAGGTCATTGCCACTCTTACCTGAATACTTAATAATCTCACTGTCAATCATCACATACACTGGATATGTTACGCTGGCCGCAGGATAGTCTGTTGCGTCACGTAAACTAATTGTGGTGTCTGCATCTGTAATGCCGCCATCAAGACTGCTGGTAGCAGTTTCGTTAATGGCTTCGTATCTTGCTGGCAAGTTACCTGAACGCATGTAAGCTTCGTTGTTCAAGTTGTTGTTAGGACGACGATGTGCATGAATAAATCTGCCATCTTGTCCACGCACCATCCAAGTCACGTAGCCAGCACCGTACCATGAATACTCAATTGCCAACATCTGCATTTTGTTGGTATCAATAGTATACCCGCTTGCGCCTGTGCCATCAATTGGATCAATGTTATAGTCACTTTGACGAACTCTAATTTCATTACGCAAAGTCATTTTTACACGAGTCTGATTGCTCACTCCGCGGAAAGTGGGCACAATGGTCATGGCATTGTTGTCAATCACACTGGTCACTGTGTGAGTCATGCCCTTGATTACCACTACGTCACCGTTGTTGAGTTGATCTTGGAATCTACAGTTTCCATCACCTGTAACAAGGTTGGATCCCACTCCAACTGACACAAGGCCAGCTGTTTGGAACGTGCTGGTGCGTTGAACTGCATTCAATGATATGCCATCAGATTCCCAAAATAGTCCGTTTTGATCATCAAAAATTCCAGCACGGATGCTTGAACCGTGCCAGGCTGTGATAAACAATCTTGGTTGTTGCCCTAACTCTGGTGCAACACTTCCTAGCGAGCCTTGCGCCTGTACAACAAAACTGACATCTGATGTGATACTGGTCACAATATACCCTGAAGCATCGTAACCACTAGTAGTAATACCACTGATGGTTACTGTTGCGCCAGCATTGAGACCGTGTTCAACATCTGTGGTAACTGTGATATTGCTGTTGACTGTTGTTCCGTCAGCACTCAGAGCAGAAATGTCAAATGTTGGCTTGAGCATGGTACCAGATGAAAACAGGATACCTTTACCAGATTGATAACGGAAATATTTTTTGGTCTGTCTAGTAGCGGAAGCACCACGTGTGGGAGTGCCTGGGCCTAATATAACGCCGCCGTCAAATGGTCTTGGTAAAAACACTGCGTTACTTCGCACATTAATTGTACCAGCCAAACTACCGCTTACTGCGGCTCCAGTTTTGGCAGTGTATGTAAATGTAGTTGTGCTGGGCACAGAAATTATAAAAAACGATCCTTCAGCATAAGCTTCGTTAGTACCTGAGCTCAGACTGACCAAGATTGGAGTGCCAGGTACCATGCCATGTGCATAGGTTGTGGTCACTGTGATTGTGCTAGGATTGCCGCCATCACTCACAATAGACACAACGTCCAAATCTGCACCAGTATACGGGAATGCCTGTCTGATTGTGGAATCAAATTGATTGATTGGATAACCAGGTGCTAGATTCAAACTTCTACGTGGATAGTAAAAGAAATTGTTGGTGTTTGCAGAATATACCAAACCAATACCTTCAGCATTAGAACTGGCTGAATTTTGATTGCTTACATACTCGTTCACATCAATTGGAGTGTCACTTTGATTAACGCCAACTTGAGGAAGATTGTTAGATCCTGTGGCATAAAATATTCCAGTCAATCTCACCATTGGTGATCCTGCGCCGGCTGCTGTCAATGCTGTGGTATTATTGATGCCTCTAGAAATTGTTTGAGTTCCGTTTACAGCAGTGCTGATCACAGTATGTTGCACAATTTCTACGTTACTGCTGAGTTTTTGCATGACTGTGCCTGTAGCAAAAGCATTAGCAGCAGTGGTATTGTACCAACCTCTGTTCAAGTTAATAGCTGTGCCGTTGCCCACACTCTGCACTTGCGCAATTTCTAAAGTACTTACAGGATAGATGTTTGCGCCAATGATGATGTTTGCGCCAGCACCGTTAGTGTTGTTGGTCTGTCGAGTAACTGTTAAAGCATTAGCAGCTACGTTAGTCACTGCCATGACTTCATACACGTTGCCAGTGATTGTTTCAGCAATAACATAAGAACCATCCACAATACCTGACGCATTGGCCACGTTAACTGTGGTTGTTGCAGTGCTGGTAATATTGGCTACTGCAATTGTGGTACCACCAGAAGTGGGTCTGCCAATCAATATCACGTTATCCAATGCAGTGAACCCAGTGGTACTGGCCAAAGTAAATGTTCTTTCTGCTGAACTGTTGACTGCGGTTGTGAGATAGTTGCTAGTAAATGGTGTGACATTACCTTGTGTTTGACTGATGATCAACGCATAGTCATTGGCTACCCATTGGGCAGTGCCAGGATTTTGCAATTTGAGACTGGTATCAACGTTGGATGTAATAACATCATCGCCGGCTATCAAACTAATATAACCATTGGTATTGATTGTTAAATCACCTCCAATGTCTTCAAAAAACCCAGGAATGTTGTTGTTGGTTGAAACGTTTTGCCACTTGGTGTTTTGCAAACCATATTCAAAGTCAGCGTCAATCAAGGCTTCTGGATTTGAAATACGATTACGTCCAATTGCGTCTTCGCCAAACGCCCAAGGTTCAACTACTAAACTACGTTCTTCAACATAAACTGCTAATTTATCAGTGTTAACGTATGCACTGGTATCTAAATCCAAAGTGATAGTTGTTACACCAGCATAGGCTGTGGGGAATGTTGCAGTTGGGCCCGCTGCCCATGACACTGTACCACCCATGGTAGGATCGGCAAAGTTGTAGATAGCAACATTGTATGTTGTATCATAGATAGCCAGAATGTCAGCCAGGTTGTATCTGTCTGGCACCTTCACTGTGCCTAAACCAGCAGTTCCTGGGGTAAACGAATACTCGTATAATCTTTTTCTTGCCATCTTTTAAACTCCAAATATAATTTGTCCGGCAGTTAGTCTAGCTTGTGTACTAGCACTGAACTTGTCATAACTCACAGCACCTGTGGCTATTTTACTGTTGATAACAGTGGCATCGCTGGGTGTGCCTGTATATAGTGTGTCGCCAAACAACAACGCAAAGAACGGTGTGTTGTTTACAGGTGCTACAGAAAAACTTATGGTAGAAGCTGTTACGCTGAAATCTACACCAGGATTTAATGGAATGTTGTTTAGCACTACCAACATTGCATACGCAGTTGGTGGTGTAAAACTCACACCACCCACAGTGATGTTGAATGTCTGCGTGGATCCATTAAAAGTCAACGCATCCATTTTACGGTATTGTCCCAATACAGGTGAATAACCTACATAAGCCATTATAATCTTCCTACAACAATTTCAATCGTACCTTGATCGCCATCAAAGTCTTGCAATGCTTTGCCTATCACTGTGCCCATTGCAGGAGTAGCACAGGCCTGCGCACGACCGTTGATTGCTGACACCATCATGTCGCCTTTCTTCACAGGTCCAATCACTTGCGCTGGAACTCGTCCAGTTAGTGCCACTGCCACAATGTGTTCAGCTTCCATCACACTGTTCATCAAGTGTGCAGGATTGGTAGAAACCACACCAGCCACTTTGGGGTCACTGACCTTGTTTGCCATTGTGACTTCGTTGTCACCGCCAAACACCAACACAGTGCCTGGTGCATACACGGCATCGGCAGAATAATTTTCTGCCAAGTCAGCGTATTGTGCTGTGGTTGCTTTCAAGAAACCAGTGTTGAAATACACTGTTGAACTACCAATGTTACCAACGCCGTTGCCGTTGCCATTGATAATGTTGCCGCCAGTAATTGATCCTGTGCCAACTGTTAATCCAGCAAATGTTGGAGTTGCACCTGTTGCTACTGACTGTCCAATACTAATTGTAACAGCACCTGTTGCTCCACTTACGCCAACACCTGTGCCAGCCACAGCTGATGTAACACCAGTGTTGGTAATTGAAACTGCACCAGTAGCATTGGTATTGGTGCTTAATCCACTGCTGGTGGTGATGTTTGTAACACCTGAGTGAGTGTGGTCTGCTCGGGCAAAAGTTGTACCTGTTCCAACTGCGGCTGACCCAACTGCACCTGGTGAAGTTGAGCTGGCTTGACCAATAACAAATGCAGTAGTTGCCACTTGTGTAGTATTGGTATTTTGAGCTGCGGTTGGTGCTGCCAAGTTACCAGCAGTTGAAATATTGCCGCCTGTGATGTTGCCAACTGCACTCAATGCAAGCGTGGCATTGACGTTAGCGCCTGTGATATTGCCTGTGGTTGCTACAGCACTGATAATGTTACCGCTCAAACTCAACTGAGCTGCCAACACAGTGCCAGCTGCTGAAATGTTAGCTGCTGCCAACACGTTGGCTGTGGCACTAACAATTGATCCTTGCACTAGTGTGGTGCCTAAAATATTACCGCCAGCAATGTTGCCAGCTGATGTTATGTTACCAGTTGATGTAATAATTCCAGCAGTAACTAAATTACCGCCTGTGACGTTGCCTGTTGCACTCACACCACCTGAACCTGCTGTGACTGCTGTGGTTGCAGTGACATTGCCACCAACCACGTTGCCTGTGGCACTAACAGCACCACCTGCAGATATAGCACCACCTGTGATAATGTTGCCGCCTGTGATATTACCTGTGGCACTGGCAATTCCACCAGTAAGTACGTTTCCACCTGTGATGTTACCAGTGGCACTGACTGAAGTACTTTGAACCAATGTGGTTGCAATTACGTTTCCGCCAACCACATTACCTGTAGATGAAACTATTCCACCAGTATTGATGTTACCACCAATCACATTACCCACAATTGACAATATACCTGTGCTACTTAAACTTCCAACCAGTGTTGTGCCGCCGTACCATTTGAAAAATTGCGAACCGTCATTGCCTGGCACGCTGTTCCATAGCGTACTGATGTCAATACCAATGGCATAATCTGCATTGGTTGCACCCACCGAAGGGAATAATGTAATTTTAGTACCAGCACTTCTTGTGGTATATGCCGGAGCATCGGTACCGTTTGTGTTGAAATCAATTCGATTGTTACCAGCACCATTCAAGAAAATTTGGCCTGCATTAGCCGCTGAGCTGCCAAGTTTAGATGATATTATCTGACCAGCTGTGGTTATGTTACCACCAATTACGTTAGCAGTGGCGCTAACTACACCACCAGTTGTGATGTTGCCGCCTGCTATGTTTGCAGAAGATGTTACGCCACCGTCACCAGTGATTGTTCCCACCGCTGATATTGTGCCACCAGCAGTGATATCTGTAGTTGCCGCAACTGTTGTGCCAGCACTAACACCATTTGCTGCACTAAAACTGTCTCCGTATACAACACCAGCTGCCGAAACTGATCCAGCTGTGGTTACGTTACCACCAATGACGTTACCACCAGCGCTGGCTTGACCAGCTGTGCGCAAGTTACCACCTGTGACATTGCCAGTGGCCAATACCAAACCGCCAGTGTTGACGTTTGCACCAGTAATGTTACCTGCGGCGCTGAACATGCCGCCTGTTAAAATGTTACCAGCAGATATGTTAGCTGCTGAAGTTATGTTGCCTGTGCCAGTTACTTCGCCAGCTGTGGTTATGTTACCACCTGTGACGTTGCCAGTTACCAAAAGTGTAGTTGATCCACTTATGGCACCAGTTACAACAAGGCCGCCTGACCAAACTGTGGCAATTGTTACTCCATTAACGTTGTTAACAATATTACCAGCTGCTGATGGAATAATAACTCGACTGGTACCATTGAAAATTTGACTGGTCTCAGTTGTAATACCACTCAGCAATGCACCGTTGCCCAAAATATATGTTCCACTAACGTTGCCTGTAGCACTCAAATTGGCCAGAATCAAATCATTGTATGTGAAACTGGCATTGGCTGTGTCAACAACTGTGGTTGGTTTGACGATTAGATTACCAAAGAGTTTGTATTTGGCATCTGTGATGTCACGGAAATATCCAGAATAACGTGTGTTGACGCCATCAAAGTATTCAGTGATCACACCAGAATCGAATGTGTCACCCGGATTGGCATTGGCCAAGAAGATAAACGGATCGTTTACCTCTAAACTGTCTGTGCCTGTTGTGGTAAATGTTCCATTAACTGTAAAATCGCCCACACAGGTAATGTCGCCGCCAATATTTAAGTTACCAACAATGCCTGCACCACCTGCCACAGTTAATGCGCCAGTGGTTACATTGCCACTGTTAGTAGCATTGGTAATGGTCACTGCTCCGCTGGTGTTGATATTACCAGTAACGCCAACTCCACCTGTTACTGTCAACGCACCTGTTACATTGCTGGTTGATTCAACATTACTACTGAAAGTGGCACGATTGCCACCTGCCACAGTCATGACCATTGTGGTAGCATTTGGCCAATATATACCAGTGTTGTTGGCTGCTACTGAGTACACACTAGGTGCGCCAACTGTGCCAGCGCCAAATGCGTTGGCTGTGAGATTTAAAGAGTTAAGTGCGCCTGCACGATAGGTAACCGTGATGTTGTTGGTACCACTAGGAGGTGGTGTTTGAAACAACAAACTTACATTTTCGGCTTCGTAGTCAGTGAATGGACGTTGTAGAGTTTGGTCAATCATCACGTCCAAGTCAGACGCTGATGCAACGGCTCGACCCAAAGTGAACTGATATGCTACCGCATTGCCACTAAAGGTCTGTGTGCTGGTGTTCAGCAGTTGTTGTTGCGGATTTAGGCCAACGTAACTCATTATGTGATTTCCATTATGCTCATTACTGCATCAATACTGGTAGCTGCGCTACTTTGAACTTGCAATTGATCTCCTGTGACCAACACAATCTTTTGATCGCCGCCTCCTACAACCAAACTTGACCCTGCTGAAATAGGTGCATTTACTGCCAATCGAGTGGTTTGCGCTGCGTTATCTAAAATAATCACGTTGGCTGCAATTGCACTTGATGTGACATTGGTCAAAGAAAGTCCAACCACAACTGCGGTTGTATTTGCCGCAACTGTGTACGCACCAACTGAGGTAGCTGTGGTTCCAACAAGTCTGCTGAGTTTTCGTGTAAAAGTGTTTGCCATTTTTTATCCTAATGCTATTGCCAATGCTGTTGCGTCTGCTATGGTTGCCGCCAACTGTCCAGCAATATTTATGTTACCTGTAGCTGAGATATTTCCACCTGAAATATTGCCTGTAGTGGTGATATTTGCAGTCATTGTGATTGCAGAAACCACGTTGCCACTCAAGCTCAATCCTGTGGCGTTGACATTGCCACCAGTTATATTGCCTGTTGCAGTTATTAATCCACCTGTGGTCAAGTTGCCACCAATCACGTTGCCAGTGATACTGACTGTGGTTCCTGTGTGATTTGTAGCTGCTATGTTTCCACTGGTTATGTTACCAGTTACTGTGGCTGTTCCTGCAGTGATAATATTGCCGCCTGTGATATTGCCAGTTACGGTAGCATATCCAGATGCTACTACGTTGGCACCAGTAGCAAGATTGCCAGTTGCTGACACTAAACCTGCTGTGGTTACATTGCCACCAATCACGTTACCAGTTGCGCTGACCGTTGCACCTTGTACCAATGCTACACTGATAACATTGCCGCCATTTACGTTGGCAGTTGCACTCAATGTGGTAGCCGAGATTACATTGGCACCAGTGATGTTACCACTTGCGCCTGCGGTAATAATGTTACCGCCAGTGATGTTACCTGTTGCACTTACTTGACCACCTGTGGTGATGTTTCCGCCCACAACGTTGGCAGCAGAAGTGATTGTACCTGTTGCAGTTATCAATCCACCTGTGACAATGTTACCGCCTGTGACGTTACCAATACCGCTAATTTGAGCACCACTCAAAACGTTGCCGCCACTGATGTTGCCAGTACCAGTCAAAATGTTACCAGCTACTGAAATTCTGCCGCCAACGTTGATGTCTGCTGCCACACCGTTTGTGGCAAATGTGCCAGTGATGCTGAGTGCATTGGTAGTTTTGTCAAACACCATGCCAGCAGTACCACCAACAATGCCGCCGTCATTAAACAACACTTGAGTATTACTGCCTGCTAGGGAGATATTACCTTGCAAGTTACCAATAAATGTGGTTGCTATGACATTTGCACCAGTGATGTTACCTGTTGCTGAAAGTTGACCAACTGTTCTGATGTTGCCGCCGTCAATATTGCCTGTAACACTGAGTGTGGTACCTGTATAATTTGTACCAGAAATATTTGCGCCTGTAATGGCACCAGTAGCACTAACTTGTCCGCCAGTATTGATATTGCCACCAATCACATTGCCCACTGCACTGAGAGTGGTACTTGATAATATGCTGCCACCTGCAATTGCATTGCCTGTTGAAATATTGCCGCCAGCAATGTTAGCTATAGCTGTGATGTTACCTGTTGCTACAATCAACCCAGCAGTTGAAATATTGCCACCAGCAATGTTGGCTGCGGCTGTGATATTACCAGCTGCGCTAACAGCACCACCAGTTGTTAAGTTTCCACCTGCTACGTTAGCAGCAGAAGTGATAGTACCAGTAGCAGTGATCAATCCACCAGTAACAATATTACCGCCAGTTACATTACCTTGCGCACTTACTGTGCCGCCTGCTGTGACATTGGTTGTTGCACTAACAATACTGCCGTTGACATTGCCACCAGTTACATTACCTGTTGCACTTACTTCACCAGCTGTTGTGATATTGCCGCCAGTGACATTACCAGTTGCTGTTACCAAACCAACTGTGCGTAAATTGCCACCAGTTACGTTGCCAGTGATTGCAGCCAAACCACCAGTGACCAAATTGCCACCTGACACATTGGCTGTGGCTGTTACTCCACCGCTAACTGTTAAGTTGCCGCCATCAATGTTGCCTGTAGCACTAAGTCCAGCACCTTGTACCAAAGTGGTAGCAACCACATTACCACCTGCAACGTTGGCAGTAGAAACAATGTTGCCTGTGGCTGTGATCAATCCACCTGTGACAATGTTGCCACCAATCACGTTGCCAGTAGCTGATATTGCTGTTGTGGCAGAAATCAATGCACCTTGCAGATTACCACCAAAAATGTTGCCTGTGGCTGTGATTGTGCCACCTGTCAGCAAGTTGCCACCGTCAATGTTGCCTGTGGCTGAAACTAACCCTGCTGTGCGTAGATTTCCACTATCAACGTTACCAGTTACACTCAAGCTAGGTAAAGTACCAATTGCAGTGGCAACCACGCCAGTTAACAAACTACCATTACCAGCATAGTAGCCGGCACTGATGTTGCCTGTGGTTGTGACGTTAGAAGTAGAGTTCAATGCACTCTGAACATTACCACTCAAACTCAATCCTGCGGCATTCAAATTACCGCCTGTGATGTTGCCAGTTGCCAGGATCAAACCTGCAGTTGATACATTTCCACCAACTACGTTGCCTGTGGCTGACAAAATACCACCAGTGATGTTGCCACCAGTGATGTTGCCAGTTGCACTTACTATGCCCGCTGTGGTTAAATTTCCAGTGGCTGTGTTAGCAGTTACATTCAGTCCAGATGCACTGATTGTTCCTGTGGTGTCAATATTTCCGCCGGTGATATTGCCAGTTGCTACAATCAAACCAGTTGCACTAATTGCTCCGCCAGTAAGAATATTACCACCAGTGATATTGGCTGTTGCGCTAACTGTGGTTGCTGTTAAGATACCAGTACCAACATTGCCACCAGTGATGTTGCCTGTGGCACTAACTTGTCCAACAGTTCTAACATTACCACCTGTGACATTGCCTGCGGCACTGATCAATCCTGCTGTGGTCACGTTGCCGGCTGCTATGGTAGCAGTAGAAGTTACAGATGCTGCTGCCAATGCACCAACCACAAATGTACCGTAGCTGTTGACTGTGACAATTTCGTTAGCAATGCTTACGTTGCTGGCTGCAATCAAATTGCCTGTGGAGTTTTGATAACCAATAAACGCTGAATTCTCAGCAGTGGTATAATACCACATTTGTTCGCCACGATCTTTGTTATCGTTGACTGTAAGAGGTGTGTTGTTGGCACCACGGCCTAATCCAATAATTGGATCTTGAACATTTAAGTCTGTGATGTTAATGTAGATAACATTGCCATCAACAGTCAAGTCACCACCCACAACTGCATTACCAGTGATGTTAAGTGTGGCGCCGTTGACTGTTCCAACTGTGATTAAATTACCGCCAATGACGTTGGCTGCGGCACTGATCAATCCACCTGTGACCAAATTGCCACCAGTTACATTGCCTGTAGCAGTTACTATACCACCTGTGAGCAAATTGCCACCTGTGATATTGGCCAGTGCACTGATGTTACCACCGGTGATGCCTGGTCCAACTATGATATTTTCAGCAATAACAGTGTTTGTGCTAGTGATATTTCCAGCTGTTCCAATATTGCCGCCAGTGATATTACCAGTTGCTGAAACTGTATTAGTAGACAACAACACACCCGAAACTGCAATATTGCCGCCGGTGATGTTACCAGTGCCTGTTACTATACCAGTGCCAAAATATACATTACCATTGAACGCCGCGCCATTAACATTGCCGCCTGTGCTGATTTGAGTACCAACTCCGCCGCCCAATATGTTACCGCCGGTGATGTTGCCAGTTGCAGAAATCAATCCAGCAGTGGTAATATTGCCGCCAGTGACATTGGCAGTTGCAATGATATTACTACCGCTTAATATATTACCTGTGGCACTTATGATGCTACCAGCAACAATGTTGCCAGTACCTGGGCCATTAGTAACTGTTAAATTACCAACTTGTGCATCACCATTACCAAGTAATTTGAATGTGCCAAACAAAATGTTGCCACCGGTGATGTTGCCCACGGCACTAACTTGTTCCAATGCATTCAAGTTGCCAGTTACAGTATTGCCAGTTACACTCACACTTGGCAGTGTACCAATGCTGGTGGCCACAACGCCAGTTAACAGAGCACCATTGCCTAACACGTATCCACCGCTGATGTTGGCAGTGGTTGTGATATTTGCCGCGCTGGTCAATGCACTTACAACATTGCCACTTAGACTCAAGCCGGTAGCATTCAAATTGCCGCCAGTGATGTTGCCAGTTGCAGAAATCAATCCAGCAGTTAATAAATTACCACCAGTTACGTTACCTGTAATATTGGCTGTAGTAGAAACTACCAATGCAGCTATGTTACCAGTTCCAATAGTTACCAAATTGCCACCGGTTACATTACCAGTAGCACTGATCAGTCCAGTTACAAACGCACCAGTATTGGCAAACACTGCCACATTGGCAATACCACCAACAGAAATGTTGGCGTTACCACCAGTGACACCAATATTGGCTTCTGTAGTACCGTTAGCAATCTTTGTAGGAGTACCGGCTGCAATGCCTGACAGCAATGCACCGTTACCCAAAATGTAATTACCAGCTACGTTACCTGATGCGCTGACATTGCCAACTGTGGTCAAATTGCCACCGCTGACATTGCCTGTTGCAACAACAACACCAGTTGCACTCAATGTTGTTGCTGTGATAACGTTGGCACCAGTAATGTTGCCGCCAGCGCCTGTGGTAACAATGTTGCCACCTGTGACGTTACCAGTTGCAGAAACTACGCCAGCAGTCAACAAATTGCCACCAGTTACGTTACCAGTTACAATTGCAGTGCCGCTTGTGACTATGCTTGCTACGTTGGCCGTACCAGCTGTTACCAAATTACCACCAGTTACGTTGGCAGTTACTGATACTGTGGTACCTGTGTGAGTGGTTGCGTTGACATTGGCGCCACCTAAGATATTGCCACCAGTGATGTTGCCAGTTACCGAGACTGTAGTACCTGTGTGAGTGGTTGCATTAACGTTAGCACCACCTAAGATATTGCCACCAGTGATGTTGCCAGTAGCACTTACTTGTCCTGCTGTGGTTAGATTGCCACCAGTCACGTTGGCAGTTACTGATACTGTAGTACCTGTGTGGGTAGTTGCGTTGACATTAGCACCACCTAAAATATTACCACCAGTGATGTTGCCAACAGCACTAAATGCGCCAGACGCTGTGACTATACCTGTACCATTTGGTGCCAACGCAATGTTGCCGTTGCTACCTGTAATAATTGTTAAAGCACCAGTGTCTACAATATTGCCAGCAATATTCAAGTTACCACCAGTAATGTTACCAGTAGCACTTATTTGACCTGCTGTAGTTAGATTGCCACCTGACACGTTGGCAGTTACACTGACTGTGGTACCTGTGTGAGTTGTGGCGTTAACGTTAGCGCCACCCATGATGTTGCCACCAGTTACATTGCCTGTAGCACTTACTTCGCCAGCTGTGGTCAAATTACCACCTGACACGTTGGCTGTAGCAACAACTTGTCCTGCTGTGGTCAAATTACCACCTGACACATTGCCTGTAGCACTGATCAAGCCAGTAACATATTCGCCAGTTGCAGCATATACCGCCACATTGGCAGTTCCGCCAACCCCAACTGCTACGTTGCCACCTGAGCTTACAATAGAAACATTTGATGTTCCGCTGACAATTTGTGTGGGTGTACCTGTTGCAACGCCTGTCAACAATGCACCATTACCAACAAAGTAATTGCCAGTCACGTTGCCTGTGGCACTGACTTGACCAACTGTGGTCACGTTGCCAGCTATCACATTTCCTTGTGCAGATACAACTCCCAACACAGTCATTGTGTTGGAGTCTGTGTTATATGTAAATCCTGCTACTGCGCCAGCATTGCCATTGGCGTTGTAAAGCACTTGTGTGTTTGAACCAGGAACAGTTAAGTTACCAGTAATGTTGCCGGCAAAGTTACCCACAAAGTAACCTGTAGTGATAATATTACCTGCGGCACTTACTGTACCTTGAGTGCGTATGTTTGCGCCGTCAATGTTGCCTGTAGCAGTGATCAATCCTGCTGTGGTCAAGTTTCCACCAGTTACGTTGGCAGTTACTGATACTGTAGTACCTGTGTGAGTGGTTGCATTAACATTAGCACCACCTAAGATATTACCACCGGTGATGTTACCAGTTGCACTAATCAGACCACCTGTGGTCAAGTTTCCACCTGACACATTGGCTGCTGAAGTAATATTGCCTGTTGCGCTTACTTGTCCTGCTGTGGTTAAATTGCCACCTGACACATTAGCAGTAGCAACCACTTGGCCGCCTGTGTTTACATTCCCACCTGTGATGTTGCCCGAAGCACTGATTACTGTGCCAGTTACGCTTTGAGTTGTATTAATGTTGTTAGCAATAACGTTGCCAGCAACGCTGACCAAACCAGTTGAAACTAAATTTCCGCCACTGACATTGGCAGTTGTGATAATATTAGCAGTTTCAGTACCACTGGCCAAGTATGTTGAAACATCTGAGTTGGCATATCCTGCTGGCAAGCCAGTCAACGCACTGCCATTACCTAAAATGTATCCGCCACTGATGTTGGCTGTGGTTGTTATATTTGCCGCAGACACTAATGCACTGACAACGTTGCCACTTAGGCTCAAGCCTGTGGCATTCAAGTTACCACCAGTGACGTTACCAGTAGCTGTAACCTGCCCTGCTGTGCGTAGATTACCGCCATCTATGTTGCCAGTGACTGAAACATTGCCCACGGTCAATAGGTTATCATCAGTCCGGTAGGTGAGATCCACATCCGCCCGTGCTATCTGAGCTGTGGTGCGATTCTCTACAAACGTAGGGTAGTAAATGGTTGTTAGGCCGTTTGTGTCTGTTACATCAACAGTTACGGAATTGACCCCTGTGAGTTGTGAGCCATTACCTAAAATGTAGTTGCCTGAAATGTTAGCAGTAGTTGTAATATTGGCTGCTGAAACTAACGCACTAACAACGTTACCACTCAAGCTCAATCCTGTGGCATTTAAATTACCACCTGACACATTGCCAGTTGCTGATATCAGTCCAACAGTGCGTAAGTTGCCACCATCAATATTGGCAGTTACACTCAATGATCCGAGTGTACCAACACTTGTGATATTAGGTTGTGCGGCTGTGCTCAATGTACCGGCAACATTGCCGCCACTGATGTTGGCAGTGGTTGTTATGTTGCCTGTTCCGCTAATAACATTTGACCCTAACGCGGCCAATAATGTTGTAACATTTGAATCTGCATAGCTGGCAGGTAAACCGGTCAGTTGACTACCATTACCAATAAAGTAGTTTGCTGTTACGTTACCAGCAACACTCATTCCTGTTGAGGCAAAAGTATAAACGTTGGTCACGCCACCAATGTTACCAACCACGTTGCCGTTGGCCACAGGAATATTAAATTCTGTTGTGCCGTTTGAAAGTTTGCTTGCTGATCCAACATTTGAGCTGGCAGTAACGCCAGTAAGTCCAGCACCGTTACCAATGAAAATACCGTTGACAACTTGTATGTTGCCGTTGGCAAGTAGTGCGCCAATGTTGCCCGAGTAGGTTGGCAAATATGCCTGAACATTAGCGTTTGAATATGTTGCTGGCAAGCCAGTCAGTTGACTACCATTACCTAATATATAACTGCCGGTGATGTTGCCTGAAGTACTAACTGTGGCAGCAGTTACTGCTCCACTCACTCCAACGTTGCCGCCACCTAGGTTACCAGTGTAGGTTGGCAGGTATGCAGCAACGTTTGAATTGCCGTATGTTGCAGGCAAGCCAGTCAGTTGGCTACCATTACCAAACACATATCCAGCAGTGATGTTACCAGTAGTTGATATTGGGTTGGTGCCTAGTGCAGCCAAATTAGCCACAACATTGGCATTGCCGTATGTTGCAGGCAAGCCAGTCAGTTGTGAACCATTACCTAAAACATAAGTGCCCTGAACATTGCCAGTAGTGATAATGTTGCTAGTGTCTGCGCCACTGGCAAGATAAGATGCCACATTGGCATTGCCATAACTTGTGAGCGTACCGCCACCGCTGATTACAGTTTGTTGACCACTTTCGTTGGTCATTATAACAGCAGTTGAGTTGGCACTGATTGTGGCATTGCCTAGGAAAATAGTGCTGTTGGAAAGATAAAGATCGTTGAACTGTGCTGTTGGGCTGCCAAGGCTGTAGGTTAGATTGGCAGCAGGAAGAATATTGGCTTTGACTGTGACTGTGTTGGTTCCAACCACAACCACATTACCGGTGCCAGCAATACCAACAGTGACATTGCCGCCTGAACTTACAACAGCAACGTTAGATGTTCCACTTTCAATAGCAGTTGAATTGCCGGTGGCAAGCCCAGTTAACTGTGAACCGTTACCAATAAAATACGTACCGTAAACATTGCCACTAGCAACAATGTTATTGGCAGCAGTGATACTGCCTACACCCAAAATATCATTGTTGGTCAACAGCAAATTATCGCCACTGGCCAGCTCTTGAATCTGTGCGCTACCTGTGTTTACTACTAACGGAATCTTGTTTGCCATTATCTTAATCCAATTTTATCATTTATGTGGTATACACAACCACGTTGCCGGTGCGAGTCAAAACATTAAAACTGTTGTTACTGGACAATGGTACGGATACCGGAGTGGTTCTAGTGCCCACAGTTAGTGTTCTAGTAAAAACAGTGTTACCAATGTAAATATTGCCAGTGGCATTGATATTGCCGCCAGTAACGTTGCCCGAAGCACTGACCAAGCCAGTGCTGAAAATATTTGCAGCTTGTAGGTTGCCGCTGAGAGTGAGGCCGTTGTTGTAAAACACAGCCACATTGCCAGTTCCGCCAATGCCAATTGTGACATTACCACCTGAACTGCGAACAGCTACATTTGATGTGCCGTTAGCAATGGCTGTGCCGTTGCCAGATCCACCAGCAATACCTGTAAGCAGGCTGCCGTTGCCCACAAAATACGAAGCATAAACTGTGTCAATTCGTTTGGTTGGCGATCCTATGTCATACACAGCATCAATTGAAGGCATGATGGAACTATTGGCCTGAATGTTTCCAATACCATTGGCAGCCAGCACCAAATTGGAATTAAGACCGTTGACAGAAATTACATTGTTGGCAATAACAACATTGCTGCCAACAGGACCTGCGGCATAAATTTCTGTAAAATTGTCATTTACAGCATCGAATGCATCACGCAACGGCTCGCCCGTGCCATCATTGGCCGCGGCGCCGGTGTCAATTATTTGTTGTGCCATAGGTTTACAGGATCCTCTGGTGTATTTACCATAAGACCCAGTTTACCGTTTTAGGCAACTTTGGTGAAAGTAAGGTAAGAACCTGTTTTAGCGGTTATTATACCGGTGGAATTTTGCAATCTCAAGGTCACTGCGGTATCTACTGTGTTGAAGAAAGTACCCGAAATTCTCAGTGTTCTAGCAACGGTGCCGGTGCTGGCATAAGTGGTTGCCACGTCATCACTTGTGGTTTTTGTAGCTGTGGCAAATGCAGACGTACCAGTGGTTTGAGTTTCTGTAGTGAAGTTACAGGTGCCTGATGAAAAATTAACGCTTGGAGAAATGGTCATTGATCCGTCTGGGACCAGTGTAACATAACTCACAAAAGAATATCGATTGTTAGCAGCGGCTGTAAATGTCAATGTTCCAATGTTGGCCGGGGTAGCTGAAGAAATTGGAGCATCGCTAGATTGCACAACAAAATTTGGTACTCCAATACCGTTACCAGTCAGCAGGGTTCCAATACTGACGTTGGCGCCAGAAACATTTGATGTGATAACTGCGTTTCCAGCATTGACATTGGCTGTCAAGCTGGCTGTGGTACCAATAAACACGTTGCCGCTGGTAATGTTACCAGTTGATGTGATAACACCTTGGCTGACCAAATTACCACCTGTAACGTTGCCAGTTGTGCTGATGCCGCCGGCTCCTGCGCCAATTGCACCAACACTGATCAAATTGCCGCCGGTGATGTTACCTGTAGCTGTTATCAATCCAGCTGTGGCCACATTACCACCAGTTACATTGCCCGTGGCTGTTACCAACCCGGCTGTGCTTAGATTGCCGCCATCTATGTTGCCAACTATGGTCAATGTGCTGGATCCGTACATGGTGCCACTAACTGCAAATGTGTGCAATGGTGCAGTGTTGGCAATACCAACGTTGCCAGATGCTCCAATGATAGCAATACGAGTGGCTGCTGTGGTGTTGGCTGTTTGAATTAAAATATTGGCATTGCCAAGAGAGTCGGAGTACACAGCTCTGATGGCAGCGGTAACTCTAGATCCTGGTGCTGCATCAGATGTAAACCATTCAATTGCTCCAATGTTGGCACCAACTGTGGTAATAGCAGTATTTGCATCAGAAAAACGCAGAATTCTGTCTGTAGTTGCACCTGAAGTATAACTTAAAATAATATTGCTTGATGCAACAATATTTCCACCACTGACATTGCCTGTTGCTGAAATCAATCCAGCAGTTAATACGTTACCGCCTGTGACATTGCCAGTCACAGATTCTGTTCCTGTGATAACCACACCAGTGGTTGACCAAACTGCCACATTGGACACACCACCTACTGAAATTACTGCATTGCCACTGGCAGTGGGAATAGCAATACTGGTGGTTCCGTTAAAGATATTATCGCCAGAAATATTACCTGTGAGTGCGGCATTGCCAGTCACTGAAAGGTTACCGTTGATCACAACCGTGGCTGCATTGGCTGTCAAGCCTTCAAAAGTTACTGTGTCGGTATTTCCTACGGATTGGAATACCAAATTGCCTGCGACACGATTGTAGGTAGTCATTTAAAGATCCTTTGTGTTATTTATGCGGTTTTGAAAGTCTTCCATTTGCATGGCAGCTAGATTTTTAATGCCCCGTAACTCAGCAATTGCCGCTGTGGTTTTGCCCATTACCCGGAAAAATCCAACGTCTGGAAAGTCCTTGCACACTCTTTGCAGTTGTTTGACCCAATTTCCTGTGTAAGTTGGGCGGGCAGAGCTTTTTTTATAGAACTCAGTGTCTGCGTACACATTGTTAAATCGGTCCCCGGCTGTGGGACCCATATCAAATCCAATGAGATACACTGCACGATTTTGATCTATAGCCGCAAGAGCCACTGCAATGGGTCCTGAACTGAATCCAAAATAATCATCCGGGACTCTATGTGCTCCTAGTCCCGGTATGGGTTTTCGAGTGTACATCCTGTGTTCACTGGCATATCCACTGTGTTGAATGGATTCGCTAATGGGCTTGTCTGTGCTGACCAAAACCGTGGGTGCAAATTCTCGATACAATGCATTACATCCATAGATTGGACCAAGCTCTTTGAGAGTTTGCAAATTCAATTCTAACCGACTGACACCATTGCCTAATACAAAACCAAAACTCATAAAAAATCCTCCTAGTAGTTATCTAGGAGGATCCAGGGGTTAAATCAATTAAGAAGTAACGTTGTCAACAATGGCCAAGTCAAGCAGATTTTGTTGTCCGCTTTGTACTGTGCCTGAGTTTGCTGCACCAGTGGTACCTGATTTGATAACTGTACCTTCGTCTGTAAAGAAGTTGGTTGCATAACGCTTGTCAGCCACAACGCTGGCAGGGTCATAGTTTGCGCCGCCAGTCCAATCCAACAAGAACTTGTTGGTCAATTTGGAGATAGTAGTAGCAGTAGAATCAGTAACTGTAAATGTGATAGCCATCAATCCAGCTGCTGGAGTAGTGTCATCGGCCAGTACACAAACACCCACTGAGAATGCTGCGCCGTTGCCAGATCCACCAACAGAAGTTGCTGTGAAAATTGTGCCTAATCCAAAGTTACTAGGAGCACCGGCTGCGGTCCAGTTAGTTGTTGTTCCAACAACACTAATTTGATATGCTTGCCCAACTACAAAACTGCCGTCGTTAACGCCATTGGCATCACCAACTAGGTATTTGTGTGAACCTTTTTGACGGATAATATATCCATTAGCAACGCCAATACCGCTGCCGTCAGGGGCTGCAATGTTCACAATTACGTCAATTCTAGGATTGGTTGCCGAAGGCGTATCAGTGGGGGCTGCACCACCCACCACGCCAAGATATTCAGTAGCACTGAGTGTGTCGCCTGTGTTGGTCACAGGGGCAGTTAATGATCCAAAATTTGGAAAGCCAATGTCAACGCTAACGGCTGCGCCGCCGTTGCCTGAACCAGTGCTTGTTTTTTGTATTTTAAGAGGACGTCCCATTTTTGTTTCTCCTTACAGAAGTCCGATGCGAGTTCTAGTCGCTACGCGGCGGGTTAAACCGCATAAAACACCGTATTGTGTTGACAAGTATTTATGGAAATGTTAGAATGTAGTCATATAGCCATTAAATAGTACCATGGAAACTGATTTTTTAATTTCACAAGGCAACCAACATCGAGCTGACCGACAATACGGTGAAGCCCTGCAATGTTATGCATTGGCATTTGCCAAAGACATGGATTCAGCAGCGGCATTCAACAACTACGGCAATGTCATGCGAGAAATTGGACATCCTCAACGAGCCATACCGTTCTTGCAACATGCTGTTCTCTTGGATCCAAATAACGTAACTGCTAGATTCAATTTGGCAGTGGCACTGTTGTTGATGGGCGACTACACCAATGGATGGCCAGCTTATGAAGCCAGATGGCAATACGAACATCTTGCTGGCACTGAACCCAAACACCAACAGCCTCGCTGGCGTGGCGAAGATCTCAAAGACAAAACTATTCTTGTGGTAGGCGAACAAGGCCACGGAGACAACATTCAGTTTTGCAGATTCTTGTACAACTTGCATGTGGCTGGAGCAAAAATCAAGCTTCAGGTTACCGACGGATTGATTCCTTTGTTGCAATCTAGCGACGTCATTCAGCAGTTGGGAACATACACTGACGACATGGGTGAGTTTGATTATTGGATTCCTATCATGAGCATCCCTGGCATACTTGGAGTAACGTTGGAAAATTTGCCCAGGCCAGTGAACTATCTCAACGTAGATCAAGGCCGTCAGCAAGAGTGGTTGCAGATACTGGGTCCTAAAACCCGCATGCGTGTGGGTTTTTGTTGGAGTGGGCGCAGAGATTCTTGGCTTAATCAACACAAGAGTGTGCCGTTCCCTGTAATGCTGGACATGATCAAATCTAATCCTCAATACGAATGGATCAATTTGCAAGTTGACGCCGATCCTGAAGAAGAAGAAGCAGCCTTGCTTGAAGCAGGAGTGCAGGCCTATCCTGGCAGCGTTAAAAGTTTTGTAGACACTGCGGCATTAATTATGGCCATGGACGTTGTTATTGGCGTAGACACTGCTGTGTCACACTTGAGTGGCGCATTAGGTCGGCCCACATGGATAATGCTACAAAAATTCAGCACAGACTGGCGTTGGTTGTTGAATCAAGATTCTAGTCCTTGGTATTCAACTGCTAGACTTTTTAGACAAGAAAACTTTGATGACTGGACAGCAGTTACCAAAAAAGTCAGCCAATATCTAGGGTGGATGAAAGTTTAATTTAGATCTTGCCAGGCGCCAACTACGCCATTATATCCACGAAATTTACCTGTGTTAATGTTGTAGTAAATCAAGCCTGCTACACCTGCAGGATCAGCTACCAATCCTAATAACTGCATAGTACTGGAAGTAGTTTTGCCAACCGCACTGACATTGCCTACATTTATAATGTCGTTATTACTTAAATTAAGATTGTCACCAACTGCTATTTCTTCAATTTGACTGCTCGCTGAGTTGACAACCAGCGGAATTCGATTAGCCATGAATTATTTATCAGAGGACAAAAAAGCACCCCTCGGGTGCTTTTTCGTTCCTTCCCATCCCTGGGTTGGTTCTCTGATTAGGAGAATGACAAGTTAGATACTGCGATCTCACCCACATAGTCACCGGCGTTACCGAATGACGATGCAGTGTTGGTCAACTCAATGTAACCATAACGTGTCATGAATGACACCACTGGTTCAAAGGTTGATGGATCCAACACAACACCACTGCTCATCAACGGAATGTATGGGCAGTAGAATGCAGGAGCGTCAGCTTCTGAAGAGCCTTTGTAGCCAACCAGAACTGGAGTTGTATCGCTGGCATAGCTGTCAACGAACACACGCATAGCGCCGTTTAATGTGCCAACAAACTTGGTGTTTGTAGGTGCTTCGAAGGTGCCTTCTGTGGTACGAGCAAAAGCTGAAGTTGTTGCTGATTGCAACACTGTCAGAGCAGCTGAACTCACAACAGCGTAGTTACCAGCGCCACGACGAGTACGTTGGGCGATCAAGTTAGCAACACGGTTGATCAAAACTGCCAATGCGGCATGTTCGTCACCAACGAATGTAGCTGTACCTGAAACGGTAGCTTGGTTGTATGTGAACTCAGTGGATGCCAATGAGCGCAAGCTCAAAAGAATCTCTTGGTCGATTTCAGCGGTAATCTCTTGAGCCAGAGCAGCCATGATTTCTGCTTCAACGTCAATACCATGCATGGCTTGTGCGTCTTGTGCAGATTCAAAAGTCCAGCGAGCTTGCAGCTTGCGGGTCTTGGCTTCAACAGCTTGTTTCAAGATTTGAACGCTGATTTGCTTACCGCCGGTACCTTCCATGCTGGCTGTTGAGCCGCCGGTGTAGGTAGTAGCTGTAGCTGTGCCTGCTGGCACAGTAGAGTAAGCAGTTGCAATTGTGAATGGGCTCAATGCTTCTTGACCAGCTGTAACGCTTGTAGCGGCAGCTGAGTTGTCAGTCAAGCTGTTGGCGTAACGCACACGCAAGGTGTGAATTTGGCCAACTGGGCCTGTCATGGGCTGAACGCCAACCAACTCGTTAGCAATAACGGTAGGCATAACACGACGAATCACTGGCAGAATCACACGGTTAAGTGTGGCGATGTTGCCAGAAACAGTACTTCCAGAAGAAGCATTCTCTTTCAAATAGCGACGAGTATTCTCAAGAATAACTTTCATGCTATTGCGTTTGGTGCCTTGGAGGCCTTCTAACAGGGCCTCTTTGGTCTCATCCCAACGACTTTCTAATAGATCTTGTGACATTTAAGTCTCCTAAAAAATTTTAAAGCCCTGCCAGGCGCTTCAAGTCAATCACATTGCTGCGATCTTCCTGGGCGGTCTGCTGGTTCGAAACATTTTTATCACCAGTAACTGCGGTGACGTTTTCTGTGATCACTTTATGGGCTTTCACGGAACGGTCTTCCAACACTGCTGGTAGATACTTTTCAAAAGCGTTTTTCAAACGGTTAGTTTGGACGCTTTCGAGCAAATTACGCATGACTTCTTGCTTTTCCTTGTTCAAGGGACGTAGCAATTCATCCAATGAGCTGTCACGCTCATTAGATTCTTTAATCATACGCAGTTCGCGCTCTTTATTCTCAACCAGGACTTTTGCTTTCATGGTGAGTTTAATTGCCTCAGACAATTTCTTGTCCTTGTGCGCAATTGTGTTATGCAACTTACGAACTTCGGCTTTCTCATTCAAGTGAGTAGCACCAAATTCGGTAGCATATGCTTCAAAGATACGACGACCAAAATTGTTCTCGCGAGCAACTTTGATGTCTTCTTGCAACTGGTTTAATTCAGCCTTAAGATGTTTGCTAACAGCCTGGCTCATTTTGTTGGCACTTTCTTTAACAAATCGTGCTTTCAAAGTTTCAAGTTTGTTACGTGCTTCACTAACTAAACGCACTTTGGTTTCCACCAAGTCACGTTTGTCAGCAGCAAATTCTTGAATTTCTTTTGCCAATGCATGCACCACGAAGTTCTCAAGTTTTGCAACTCCTTCTGTGTGCATCTTACGGTCTTTGCGCAGTTCAGAAATTTCTTCAGCAAGTTTAGTAACCAAGAAGCTGTTAAACTTAGTGGCTGACTCTTTCATCTTGTGTTGAAACTTCACACGGTCTTCAGCCAATGCTTGCTTTTCAGTAGCAATGCTGGCTAATTCTCCTGCGAGACCTTCTGTTACCATCTTATCTAGGGCTTCTACCATCACTGTTTTGTCATGCTCATAGCGTTGTGCAAACTCCTCGCGAAGTTCTGCACGCACAATCTCACGAGCTTCTGTCAGTTTAGATTCCCAAGCTTCGTTGAGTTCTTTACTAACATCTTCGTTGATTAATCCGCTGTCAAGCAATGGTTTAATAGCATCAAACATGCCTGGTTCTCCTTAGATTTTGAGTTCTCGGATAAGGCGTTTAACCTCACCTGCGAGATACTTCTTCACTTTGTCGTCCTGACCAGACTCTCTAGCCATCTCTAAGATCTTATGACCGTTTCTCATATTCATGAGACCTTCATAGATTGCTGTAGGATACGCATTAGGAGCACTGGGTTGGGCAACCACATCTATAGTGACTATTTCAAAGTCACTTACATGTCCGGTTCTGTCATCGACATTACCTGATCCACGACTGCTAACACCCAGCTTCACGCCTGATGTCAACAGAGTCTTTATCAATTCACCCATTGGGGTTGGCAGAATTTTCAACTTGCCGCAACCGGCATGTCCGTCCATCCACATGCCTTCAACTGTGTGACACACACGATCTAAATTGATTTTTAAATCATCTGGATGGTCCACTTCACCTAAAACGGAGTTACCGTCACGGATCTGCTCGTTGATAGTTTCTACTGCTTTGATAATTTCGTGTCGGGGGTAGATACGCTCATTTGCATTGCGCTTGTCGCCTTCAATGCAGATGCCTTTGAGATAGAGATGCTTTTTGCCGCCAACATCAGCTTCTTCCAAAACTTGGATGTTGGCCTGGCTAAAAGTAAGATCTTCTCTTAGGTACTTAGATGACATCTAATTAACCCTTACGACCGCTTGGTAGTGGGCTTTTGGTGTTTACACCACTGGCTTGACTCTTTACAGGCGCAGGAGCAGCAGATTTAAATGCTTTCTTTCCAGCGTCTTGAGTGGGAGTTACGCCAAGTTCTTTTACTGTATTACGATATGCGGCACTGTCATGCACGCCGCCCATGCTGGTGCCAGTGTGTACTGGCTTGCTGGCCATACCAGCTGCACCTGAGTTAAATGCTACAGGACCTGCTTTGCCGTTGCCTTGTTCAGCGGTAACTGGCTTTGGGGCTGCTTTCATGCTGATGGCTTCCATCATGCCTGGTTCCATTTCGCCTGTGTCGTCCATTTCAATGGCATCGCCACCTTCTTCGGGACCAAACCCGTCGCCGTCGCCCATGTCACCCATGTCGTCGCCGCCCATCAAGCCTTCAAACTCGGCCATCAACTCATCTAGTTTGTCTTCTAGATTCATAACGTCATCTTTGGTTGCTGGCTCATCGCTGCCGCCCATGTCGTCACCGCCCATGTCGTCACCGCCCATGTCGTCGCCGCCAAAATCTCCGCCTTCGTCATCATCGCCCATGTCATCATCGCCTTCGGCTTCCATGCTCATGTCTTGTTCTTCGTCAGCTTCAATTTCGTCAATTAAATCATCGCTAGCATCGCCGCCCATTGCACCTTCGTCGAGTTCTTCGTCGTCAGTTTCTTCGTCGTCGGAATCGTCAGCTTCGTTTACTTCTGCTTCGTCAAGGTCTTCATCAGCCTCTTCTTGCATTAGATTTTCGTAGATTTCACGGCTTTTGGCCACCACGATGTCATGGAAAAGCTCGCGAGCTTTTTGGTCTTCGTCGTTGATCACGTATTCAATCAACTGTTCAAATTTGTTCATAAGGGAAAACTCCTATAGGTAAAGTGTGCTGTTATTTACATAACAACCAAAAACTCTGCTGTTTAAGGAGTCAAAATGGCGATAAATGCCAATTAAGCCATTGGGGCTGGGGGAGGTGAGTATTGTTGGCGCACTAGTTTGAGTTTTTCTTTGTACTCAAATGCACGGACGTCATTCATTTTTCTCAACTTGTTTAGTTGTCTCAAAGTCAAACGAGTTTTGCGCAGATCACCCAGTTGCGGTTGACTGTTGTCTTGCGATAGATCTTGATAGGCCTCAGGATCTTTTTTGAAAAATTCTTGTAGCAGCATGATTATATTTATACTCCGCCAGGTGCAGCCCCAGGTGCAGCCGCGCCAGGGCCAACCATTTCGCCTGCGCCAGGCTGTTGCATTTGCCCAATTTCTTCGCCAGTGGTAATATCAGTTTCCATGCCGCCAGGCGTGATACCCACAGAACGTAAGTCAGCACCGCCTGAATTTTGCATTTCAGGGCTATCACGTTCTTCTCGCCAGAGTTCTTCGTTTTCTTTGATTTCGTCTTCACTCAATCCCAAGAAACGCTGTAGCATAAAACGTTTTGACATGTAAGGCAGTTGCTCCATGGCTGTGAATGCTTGAATTCTTGTGTTGTCTAGTTCGCTTTGACGATAACTTGCAAAGTTTTGAGGCGGTGAAAACTTCAAATTAAACAGGCTAGAGTCTATGTTAAACCCACGCCATTTCAAAAACATCTTGAATTCGTCGTCTAATTTTTGTGAAATATGCCCTTGCAAACGCTCACAATACTGGTTGAATCTGTACTCTTGTATAAGAGCTGTGCCTACTTTTCCGTCTGAAAAAGCACGGTCTGAATCGTCAGGACCAGTGGGCAAATAGCTCGATGGCACACGCAGACCACGGGCCATTTTGTTGTTAAAGTACTTTAAGTCGTCAATTTCGCCTAGGTTTTGACCGCCTGGCAATGTCTCAACTGAGCTTCCGCGGCCGTCTTGTCCTTGTGGGAAAAAGTAGTCTTCGTTGATTGACAGTGGATTGTAACTGCTATCCATCATGTTGGCTCCGCCACCTGATACCGTGGGGATTCTACGTTGATGCATTTCGTTTTTAACACGTTCCACAAACGCCATGGCCAAGTGTGATGGCATGTTGCCTACGTCAATTTTAAAGATTCGTCGTTCAGGAGCACGGCTCACACGATAAATCAAGATTGCATCTTCCAGCAGTTCTTTTTGCTTGAATACTTTGTAAATCTGTTCTAGTACACTGCGTCCAAACGGCCAAAATACGTCTAGGCCTTCGTTCAAGCTCATGTGTATCACATGCTTGGCATCTAAACAAGTTTCGTTCATGGCAGTCATAAAGCGACTGTTGCCCACGCCGCCACCTGACCCACCATTGGGCATGGTGTAGTTGGCAGCGCCAGATACACTGCCTGTCACAGGATTGGTCATGTAGTCTGTGGTGGTCTTTGCTGCCACAGTCATGTTTTGGAAGTTGGGGTTGATGTCACGGATCACATATTGTTCAGGACGTTTGCCTTCAGATTCGTTCACAATAACTCTAGCAACTTTGGTCATGTCAACCCAGTACATTTCAAATGTTTCTGGATCACGCACAAACACCTGATCACCATACTTGATGGTGTTACGGAACAGTTTAAATATGCGCTGATCTAGTTTGTTCAGCTTGACCCACTGTTGCAGTTGTTTTTTAATGATGTCAACTTCGTGGTCTGTGGGTGTTTCGTTGTATTGAATGTCAAACGGGGTGGCGTTTGACTCGTTGATCTGTGTGGAAAACTCAGCAATAATATCCAAGCAGGCATTGATCTCTGAGTCCATGTCCATGTTCTCATACTGATTGTAACGCTCTACTCTGTTGGGATGGCCTGAATAAACTTCGGGCAATCTGCTGGCATAGTTTCGAAAAGTAAAATCATTTATCATCGAATCAGAGCCGTCGTTTTTGCCGTAGTTGGACAATCCAAATTGATTTTGTCCAGAAATTGGACTCATCACTCCGGATGTGTCTGCAACTTTGAAATATTTGCGCCAGCCTTGTTGTTTGGGTTCTGCCATGGTTGTTTATTTACCGTTAGTTTGCACTCACCTGGAGTATCTTCTTGCTGATGTCGTTGGCTTCACTCTGCTTGGCAATTAGTGCATCAATGCCGGCAATCAGCGCATCTGTTTCTGGGGAAGCGTTTTCTTTGGCTATTTTATTTGCCATTTCTGTTCCCAATACTGTCATAGCTTCTTTGAACTCTGCAAACATTAAATCAAATGCTTCTTTCTGATTCACACCGTTTTCGGCCACAATATCATTCAATCGTTGACCTAATAGGGGGCCTGCGCCGTCAAACATTTGAGTGCCTATTTTCATAATATTAGTATCAAAATTTGTTGCAATGCCTGAATTTATAATTTCTTTCCAGGTTGCTGGATCAGTGATGGTTTGTGATGCTTTATCAAAAGCCCCCATGGCTGTTGCAATTTCTTTAACTGCGGCAAGATCAGTACTTACTGCTCCTGTATTGTAACCCGTATATTGATTGTAGCCCATGACTGATGGGCCAATGCCGCCTTCGGCCATTACATCTTTGAAATCCAGCTTGATCGGAATTGGCTTGGATATATTCAGTGGAATTTCTTTGCCATCCATGGGAATCACAGCTTCTGGACCTTTTTCACCAATCAACGCCAGTGTGGCTTTGTCCACCATGCCGCCATCACCAAATGCCGGGATCTGTGCATGGAAGTGGCCACCTGTGGCATTTTTAGTGGCGTTGTGGTACTCATCTATAGCAAGACTGGCTCCTGACTGTTTGAGCCAACTAACAATGCTTGCACCTTCTTCTCGTGTGGGCTTTTTGTTCAGCACAAAGTCCATGGCCTGGCCTTTGGTATGCAAGCTATTTGGACTTTTTTCATTGTGGAATTGATCGTTAAATCCTGTAAATGCTGAAAATCCAGGCACTAGACTTTGAACATTTTTAGCCAGCTCAATCAGCTTAGGGCTGATTGCCGCGCCTTCAGCTTGTACATCACGATTGGGATCAAATTTGAGGCCCATGGACAACAAATTGTTTTCATTGGCAGTTTTCATGCCTTGGCCGCCACCTGGGCTAACACCGCTACCTCCGCCCATGCCCCCAGCTGGTGGTGCTGCTGGAATTTTTAGGCCAGTGCCTCCACCCATGCCTGGCGCACCGCCTGAACCCGCAGAACCACTTTGTTCAGATTGTTCTTGCAGTAGCTCTAAGTTTTCACCCAATATCTGGGTGACACTGTCAAGATATTTTTTGTGAAAATCCACAAACTCTTTTGTGCGTTTGGTGTCTTGATCAGTGTAACGTTCAATGCGTTGTATGTCTGTCAAAGTATCACGTTGAGCTACAATTACTGATTCTGTTGTTTTTTTGTTTTTATCGTTTAGCTCGTCAACAGATCTCAGTATTGCTTGATATGTGCTACCAACGTTTTGTGTGGTTCTCAAATTGTTAGTCAGTTCGTCATTGGTGTTAGTAACCACAGTTACAGAACTGCCCATCACTTGAGATATCATATCAACACTGACTTGTCCTGAAGATACAGAAGAAGCCATTGACTCAAACATCTTGCTTAGTTTGTCATTGTTTATAATTTTTCCTGATTGCTCAGGCACCATGAGCTCTGGACCACGTTCGCCCACAATGTAGGGATTTCGTCTGCTGACAGGTCCGCCAGCGGCACGCCCAGGAGGAGTTAATGCGGTACCTAATGCATCAGCGCCCATGCCTAAATATTTGCCAAGAACACTACCAAGGGCAGTGGCAATATATGGGCCAATCTTTCCACCTATAGCGGCTCCAGCCACAGTGCCCGCAGGTCCAAAAAGAGAGCCAACTATTCCACCTGCATAAGTACCAGCTATTTTACCACCCGCCGCACCAGCTAATGCACCAACACCAGTTCCAACCATTTCACTGCCGCCAGATCTGTAAAATCCGCCCATGCCGTCTTTTTGTGTGGCTTCTACCACATCAACAGTTTTACCAACAATGAATCCTAGTTTTTCGGCAATCCAGTCTGTGAGTTTGACCATTTGTTTCATAAACTTGTCCATCACTGGTTGCAGTTCTTTAAATGCAGTGGCAATAGGTTCAGTAACTCCGACCAAAGATTTGCTCATGGCAATGGCAGTGCTGATTGATTGCGACACTGTGGTCTCAAATTTTTCATTGGCATTGCGCTGCATTTCACGCAGTTCAGCCATGGCCCGAGTGTTGGCATCACCCAGGCCACTCATCTGTTTGTTTTGTTCAACGACAATTTCAGCAGCTATCTTACTGATGTCTTGCTGGGCAAAAATAGCCAGTTTTTGTCCCTGTGCATAATCAATTGCAAAATCATTCAACAGGCCCAGCTGAGCCGTAAAGTTCAAGTCCTTATTGAATTGGCCAATTGAGGTACCAATTTGTTTGACAGCTTGATTGGCATCAATTTGACCTGACTGCAATGCTTCACTTGATTGCATCAACTGACCTTGAGTGCTGATCACGCCCTTGACAGCAGCATCGCTGGTAAGAGCTCCAGATTGAATGTCTCTAAATGCTTGTCCTAACTCTGGAGCCTGCTTGCTCAACATAAGATTAGCTCTCATCAGTTGATCAGCAGCAGCCATTTGTTGAGGATCCTTGGTCGCTCGCATGGCATCCAGCTTGGCACGGAATCTCTGTTCGCTGAGAGCAGATTCCATTTGCTTTTCAATTTCTTGACGTTGCATGCCTGTGAGCTTGCTGAGGCCGTCCATTTCAACAAGATATTTTCTAGCACCAGTAGCCAGTTCTTGGTTGGTTTTGTTTTGACTCTGACCAATCAAAGTTTGCAGTCTCAAATAGCCAGCTGTTCCTTCAATCTGATCTTCCAGACTGATACCAGCTGCCTCTAAGCTGACCCGGAAAGGCTTCATGGCCGCACCAATGTTGGCAAATGCCTGACGTCCTTCAAATGCTGTGCCTTTGAACAAGGCCAATTCTGCGCTGTTGGCTGCTACTGCATTGGTGTATACACCCAGCTCTTTCATGCTCAAGCCAAGCTTCTTGGCGTCGCGGAAGATGCCCATCATGCCATCTGAACCAGCCAGGCCAGCTTTGGCCATTTTGGTATTGGCAGCAAACAAGTTGTCGGCCATGTCGTTGGCCGCCTGAGTCATCTTAATACTAGCGCCAACTGCGGCTGTGCCCAGACCAATTAGAGCTTTGATCAAGAACCCGCCAGGCACCAAGAAAGTCAACGCAGCACCGGCTGCGGTAACTGCTTTGCTCATGCTGTCAAGTGAACTGTTAAATGCTGCGGCGCCTTTTTGGCCATCGTACATGGCTTTGCCGGCTGCAAGACCTGCACCTGCTAGGTTTCCCAGCGCACCTGCTGTTAACGCACTGGCCTTGTCAAGTTCTTTTGCTCGACGGAAACTTCCTGCTGCCAGTGCTGCCTGGGTATCTTCAGTAACTCGCCCAAAATTTCTAAGGTCGTCAGAAACTCGTGCTATGACTTCAGCCATTTCTTGTGATGCTTGATTTACGTCCGCCATTGAAAAACACCTATAAGTAGAAGTATATTTATGGGTACACTATGAACCAAAATCACAATCCACTTAGACAATTTTTTAGACAACCAGCAATTTACTTGCGGTTGCCCAGCCAGGGCAAATACTGGCCCGAAGGCAGCTTAGACGTGCCTCAAAACGGTGAGCTGCCTGTTTATCCCATGACAGCCATTGACGAAATCACCTATCGCACGCCAGATGCGCTGTTTAGCGGGCAAGCTGTGGTCAATGTAATACACAGTTGTGTGCCGTCAATTAAGAATGCCTGGCATGCTCCTGTGGCAGATTTGAATTCTATCCTAGTTGCTATTCGTATTGCCAGCTACGGGCATGAGCTTGAAATTGAAACTACATGTCCTGCTTGCAAACACATTGAGAGTTTTGCGTTAGACTTGCGCAATGCACTGGATCAGTTGACCATGCCGGACTTTTCTGCCACAGTAACTTATGGTGATTTGGAAATTTATTTTCATCCCATGAGTTACGAAAAGCAAAATGAAATCAATCTTGAGCAGTTTGAAAATCAACGCATGATGCGCAACATCAGCATGGATACTGAGCTCACCGAAGACGAAAAGTTACAAAAACTAGCAGAAGTGATGAAAATACTAACTCAGCTGACCATGCGAGCTCTCAAGTACTCAATTTCAGCAATTCGTACACCAAATGCTGTTGTGTCAGAGACTGAGCACATTGATGAATTTTTGCAAAACTGCGATCGTCAAATTTTTGTTGCTGTTAGAGATCACGCAGTTGACTTGCGCAATCGTACAGAACTGAAACCTGTGCATCTCACTTGCAGTGAATGCAATCACGAACATGATCAAGCACTAAATCTGGATCTTACAAATTTTTTCGAAGCCGCCTCCTGATCCTCCCAGTAGAGGAAATTGGCGAGTACATTGACAGCCTTGATCAGGAGGCCAACGCAATTAGATCAAACAGTTTAAGATTGGCTTGGTTAATGCGCGGCGGACTCACCTACGATCAGGTGTTGGCACTAAGTTTCACTGAAAGAAAAATGATCAGCAAGATAGCCGAAGAAAACATGGAAACCACCAACAAAACTAAACTGCCGTATTTCTAATGGACTTAGATACAGTTAAACAAGATATTGAAAACTGGATTGTGAACTTTGTAGAAGTTCCACATCCTGCTCTTGGAGGCTGGGCTCCTTGTCCATACGCACGCTCAGCACGCATGAAAAAAAGCTACGATGTACATGTTGGCGTAGATCCTTACTTTGATCTTAAAAATCGAGCACGATGGGGCATGGGCGATAAGGAAGTTATTATCTATGCTTACGATCCTGTGGAATGGCCATATGAATTGTTCAGTGACAGTTTGAAAAATGCCAACAAGGAACATTTGTTACGCAACGATCTACTTGCACTAGAGGATCATCCCGCAGACGTTGAGATGGTGAACGGTGTGTGTATGAATCAAGGCAAGTATGCTCTAGCTCTAGTGCAAAGTCTCAGCGACTTAAACAACAAAGCCAAACTTATGGCTGAGAAGGGATTCTATCACAACTGGCCAGAAGAGTATCTTGCGGGACTGTTTGAACATCGTAAGGATCCAAGATGAGCTATCAGTTTGCCAGAATCGATCTCAGCCAGACCAACTACACACCAAATGTAAAGTGGGAGTATTTGCGTGAGCCCAACATCAAACAGCTAAACTCTATCTACAGAGACTATTGCAAATACAAACATTTTGCAAGTGTGATGCCTATATTTGACTGTCGTTACACAGACCCAATGACAGATGTAATAGGATATTACGATCAAAATCGATTGGTTGCATTCAGTTTGATCCGACGCTATGATGATCATAACGCACTGTGCGATCAATTTGCATGGAACTACAACAATCCTAAACTACGGTTGGGAATTGAAACAATGAAAACAGAGTGTGCTATCTACAAGGAACGAGGATTCCAATACTTGTATCTTGAGCAAGCACACCTATACAAATCCAACATGGACGGATTTGAAATACTAGGACCACTGGAGTAACTATGGATTTATATACAATTTGGGCAGACAAAGAAGGCGACATCTCAGACTTAGACTGGGTCAACGGAATGAAAAGTTTCTTTGATCATTTGATATCAGAAGACAAGATGGTAGACTATCGTATCACAAGATGCAAGATGGGATTCCGTTCAATTGCGGACATGCCTGAATGGATGATTATCATGGAGTTCCGAGACATGGGTCAAATGGACTCGGCTTTCAAACGAGTAGCACCGCTTGAGGGTGAACTTGAAGTCAAACACAAGTCATTCAATCAATTTGTGTCAGGCAATATTCAACATGCTTTATTTAGAGACTGGCCAGACACATTTGTATGAACATCCTCGATCATGTACCTGTAGTACCTGATTGGCCCAAACCAGGTATTAACTTTTTTGACGTAACTGGCATTCTTGCCAATCCAGAAGCATTTGATTACTGCTGTGGATGGTTAAAGCATCAAGCACATTGGTATAATGCTTCCAGTCTTGTGGCTGTGGAAAGCCGTGGCTTTGTGTTTGCGGCACCTGTAGCAAGACAATTAGGACTTCCACTAATCCTAGTACGTAAACGTGGCAAATTGCCCGGCCCCACAATACAACACAGCTATCAAACTGAATACAGCACTGATACCATTGAAATGCACCCACACGCTCCAGTAGGCGCACATCCATTGATTGTGGATGACTTGCTAGCCACTGGAGGCACTATAATGGCCACAGCAAATCTAATTCGCAGTCATTGGATTGACACTAAAATTTCTGCTGCTGTGATTATAAACTTGCAGAACTTGCCTGGAGGGACAGCATTGACTCGGCACAATATTATGTGGGAAGGAATGGTCAATGTTGATGAATGATATTATTTTAATAGCTATTCGAGCAGAAGCACCAGATCTCAGCCACATGATGAACTTGTTTTACACTGGTGTGGGCAAGGTTAACGCTGCCATCACTGCCAGTGAAGTTATCACAAAGTATCGTCCCCGGCGTATCATTAACTTTGGCACAGCTGGTGGTATAACAGTCGCACCAGGATTCTATCAATGCACTCAGTTTGTGCAAAGAGACATGACTTGTGAAGCATTAGGGTGTACCCCAGGACAAACACCTTTTGAAACTAGCACACACATTGGCAACTCTACTGGCTTAACTTGCAGTACTGGTGACAACTTTGTGATGAATCCCATACTACAAATACCAGCAGATGTTGTAGACATGGAAGCCTATGCCATTGCCAAAGCATGCGAGAAATATGGAGTTGAGTTTGTGTGTTGGAAATACATCAGCGATCAAGCCAACCAACACGCACACAATGATTGGCAACAACAAGTTGCTCAAGGACAATCACATTATGTCAACAAACTCAAAGAGTTAAACTTATTATAAGACTTGCTACGCAAGTCTATTAACTTCGCTTGCGCTCGTTAATTGATTGATTTTCAAGAGCGAAGCGATTAAGTATTCATGTAGATAGATCTAGTCAGACGGAACCGTTTTGCGCGGTTCCGCTGTTGTCTTCATGTGAGTATCACTAGCCAAGACATTGGAAGTAGGTAATTTATTATACACCGTATGCTAAAGGACTCTGTGCTTTTCCTTCCTACCACGATACACATATTTCTACGTGCTCTAAACCTCGTTCCTAGTGTTTAGATTTTTATAGCCGGTGTTCTCGTATGCTAACATTCATACTATATCAATGCGTCGGCCCTATTGTTCTAGCCTCAGACTCACTTCCAATTTTTCAGGATAGTCAGATTTACTGACGGGAGTGCCTCAATATGTCACGTGTCCGGTTATTCCCCGGTTTTTCCACAGCGGTATTACAAACTGGCCCGCCAACCTTAAGTGTTAGGTAAAATATAACCTTTTGGAATCCAATTAACAAATTTTCCACCGCAAGTGTTGCAAACTATTTTGCCTGCATGCGGTCCGGTAGGTTTGTTGACTATTTCCCATTCATGATTTTCGTGTATGCCTAATTGTTGCCTGAGTTTTTTTCGTTGTTCGTGCCATGCTTTATCAAATCCTGTCTTTGGATTAGTCCAATACGGATCATTCAAAAAGCCAGTGTCGCTTTTGTTAGTTTTACTGTAGTCAAGTTTAGTCATAATTTTCCTACGATGTGTGAGCCATGCACACGAACTTGAATATGGCCGTTATAATAATCTGTTGATTCCAATACTTTTCTTGTGAACTGTTCTCTTGCTTCAATGTACGAACATTCTGATTTTGATTTACAATAGTAAAGTATTTCTCTGGTAAAGTTTTCGGTGCCTAAAGTGATTACGTCTGCGGTTAATTCTGGGCTTGACCCGTAGTACTCTCTCCAATCTGAATCAATCTTTGATCGTATCTTCTTCCGCTTCTTTGTGCCGTTCTTTTGTTTGACTATTTTGTATGTTGTTTTGCTAAATTTTGCTAATTTTTTGCCTATGTACTTGCGTCCAGATAGATTATTTGTGATTAGATAAACAAAACCTACACATTCTTCGGGCAGAGTCTCAACTGGGGTGTCTTGATGTAGCCATGTCATGTGCGTTTAGTGGGTTTGCCTTTCGTGTTATAGTTATGATTTATGATCAAAGTTTACGTAAAAAGTTGCCTCTTCTATCACTGTGTTTGGACCAACAGAGATAGCGTATGTTATAAAATTGCTAATATCTTTTAAATTAATGCCGTTTCCTGTCCAGGTGGGCCGTCCACGACTTAGTTCTGTGTCCAAGCGATCAGGTGTGATTAGCGTGGTTCTGAACTGCACCAGATTTTGTTTGAATGACTGGGTGCCCTGCCTGCTGGCATGTGCCAGTGCCGCCTTGGCCACGCGGTACGTTTCAAATCTAGGCTCAGCAGCAACAATATGATGCTCGCCCACTGATCCAATATTAAAGATGTGCCCACTTTTGCCAGCGTTTTTCCACTTGTCGTATACTGCCATGTACAAGTTTGTTTGTGCAAAGTTGGCCCAGGCTTCTTGTGGTGGCCCATCAAATGCATTGTTTACAAACACATCATAATTCAAACTTTGTTGAGCAATCAATTTGACTGCTTGGTCATCAGTGATATCCAAGTTTGTGGATCTGCTGACACTGTCAGCACCAAACACATCCACTAGGTGTTGCCCCAGTCCTCGGTTACCGCCTGTAACTAACATTTTCATCTTTTGCTTCCTCCTTGATCCCAAACTTTTGTAAATTTTTCACCGCATGTCATAGCACATTCAAACAATCGATCACGAGTAAACGATTCAACTAAATCACTCCACATGGGATTTTCAAAAACACCTTCGAGGCTATTGTTATGAATGTTGAGATTATCTAATCCGTAACACAACAAAAAGTCTCGTACTTGATTGCGACCACCGGGCTGACTTAATGCATTTGCTCCTGGCATTGATCCATCATAAAATCTTGCATCATACAAATTGTGATTGAAAAAGTTGCATGGTAATACAACACCTTCGGCGTTGATAGCTACTTTGCGTCCTTGCAAGGCATCACATTTGATAGTAGTAGTAGCAAAGTAGTTCTGTTGCTTTTTTAACTCAGGTAAAAATGTCATACTGCGATTCTTGTACTGTGCATCACTAGGTGGTTCAAGTACATAGTCACTTTTGGCCACTGGCCACACAGGCATCTCTTCCAGGGTGGTGTGATTCAAAAATCTACCAGTGTTTCGAATTAGTATGTTAAAAAATTTCATACTGCTGGCCAGTTGTTTGGCCTGCTCAACTTGGTGCTCGTTGTGTTTGAATACAATATAGTTCCATTGTGCTCGTCCTCCAGCATTTATAAACGCAGCGGCGTTTTCAATAACTTTGTTGTATTTTACATTTTTTCTATACAAATGTAAAGTATCTTCTAGTCCGTCAATACCAAAGTCAATTTGTCCGTAGCCGTTCATGATACTAGAAACTTCTGCCCAGTAATCAGGATCGTGTACTCCGCCATTGGTATGGAAGTATAACCAAAGTGTAGGAGCTTTCTTTCTAAAGTCACGTAGTATGTCTAAAAAGTCTGGATGCATGATGGGATCGCCATAACTGCCGCAAAAGAATACTTGACGTAATCTACTGCACAATTCTTCAGAGAATGCACGGTCAATTACTTCACGTGATAAGTGTGTTAACGGCATGTAAGGATTGATACCATGTCCGTTGAGGTTGCGAGGACACTGGGGACAGGCAGCATTACAATAGCTGGTGATCTCTATCTGATACTCGTCAATAGTTTTATAATCAAACATTTATTTTAAAAAAGTCCAAAGTGTCTTTGAGTATGTCATTGCCACTGCGATCCAGTGTTTGTTCTGGACTCACGCCTGCAGGATTGATTGTTTTAATAATCCAATTCAATACTGGCGCATCAAAATTCAAAATCCATGTACCGTTGTTGCCCAACCAATGACATGGCGTAATGCACTCCAAACTGTAATCTGGGTACCAACGTCCTTGATGCGTTAGCATGCAATGTTCATGATGATCTAAATCTACTCCGTCGACCACAATAGATTTTAATTCAATATGACGATCATGTTCGGCATTCTGATGTTTCCAGGCATGCTTACCAAAGTGTTCTATAGTCAATGTGTGAGTACCTGGCACTAACTCTGTGTTCACAACAATTTGTTTTTTCACTGTGTCTTGATACAAGCATTGTTGATCAATAAAAATTTTGACTGTAGGGATACCAAAATAATCATCGTAATCAAACTCAAACAAAAATTCAGACATTGGCCAACTCCGTAAGATATCGATCTTTGATAATACTCAAGTGATCATCACCTTTCCAGATAGTATATCCCAGATCTTCGGCCAACTTGTGCAGTTCAATGCGTCGACGCACACGTTCTGCATAGTCAAGTTCAGGTGTTGTGGTACAAATCCAATTGATGCCTTTGGCGGTGTCGCCCTTGATTGGAACAATGTTAAATTTTGCAGGATTATCAAACATAGGTGTTCCTTGTTCTACTGTCAATCCTGTGCCTAAGTTGCATCCAATAATAGTTCCTAGTGCAACATATTTCTGCCAGCGTCGTAGCAAGTTCTTGGTCTCTTCAAAGTCGGTTTGTGTTTCATTTGGAAACCCTACCAGCAACAACAAGAAGAATTTCATTTTGTACTTGCTGAACTGCTGTATGTTAAACTCAAGATCTGCGTTTGAAAATCCCTTGTTCATGATGTTTCGCAAACGTTCGCTACCAGTCTCAACTCCAGTTTCAAACATTTCTCCTCCGGCACGACTTAGCAGTTCAAAATTGTGCTCTTTGAATTGAGTTTCACTTCGCACAATCCAATAACCACTGAATGTAAAGAATCTGTCAGGTAAATTGTTTTGTTGATAAAACTCAATGATGCAGTTCAAAAATAGTTTAAAATCTTTGACGCTGCCGTTCATCAACGCATCGTTAAAATAAAAGTTACGCACACCATACTGTTGGTAATAGCCAATCATTTCATTAGCTAGTACCTTTCCGTTTTTGTATCTATATCCTCCAGCATGTGTGGGGATGTCACAAAACGCACAGCTTCTAACACATCCACGACTGCTTTCAATTGGCAATACCCCGCCGGGGTAGGCAGTTACATATTGTTCTATTGCAAAGTCACTATAATCTGCGATGTTGTTAGTATCAAGATCAACATCATTGACCAACACATCACTGTCTAATCCAGGTACATTGCTACCAGTTAAAAAATTGTAAAAACTGTTTTCAGCTTCTCCAGCAATCCAATGATCAATTAGTCCTTGATTTTTTAACTTGTGTGCAAAATGCATCTTGGTACTAAAGCTACCGTTTTGTTCATTGATAAGACCTTGTCCGCCTACAATGATTGTGCCTGTAAAATTTTTACGCAACAATGGAAAAAAGTCAAGACAAAATCGTTGACTTTCCCAACTGAATACACTTACTGCAATGATCTTGCAATCAAAAGCCATTAATTTTTCAACCCATGCTTGCAACCAACTAGAGTAAGTTGTTTTCTCCTCAGGCAACAGATTTTTGTTCCATTGTATCCAATATTGATCAATGGCATTGGCAGTTGACGGATTAGAAGATTTAAAATTTTGATAAAAGTCCAAATTAATATCAAAAACTTTTGAAGTAACGCCCGCACGATTGCAAATTGATTTGAGTATGCCACAGGCACTTTGAGGCCGAGTGGCACTCAAACGTGGTATACTTAAAATCAAAACATCAGTCATGCCACTTCTATATCTGTGTTGTAGCTGGTAAAGCCATTCTCTTTGATCACTTTGAGAATGTTTTCAACTCTGCTAGTAAGTTCATCTCTATGACTAACCAGCCAGATTGACTTGTGGCGTTCGCGACTCATCTTCTTCAACAGGCCTAGTGCATTTTCCACACCTTGTGTGTCCAACCCGTTGTCAATCATCTCGTCAATAAACAACAAGTTGATGGGCGAGTACAAACTTTCCCAAACATCACGGAATGCCCAGCTCATGCTTAAGATCAATCGATTGCGTTCGCCACGACTCAAGTTGTCAAAATCCAGTTCACGACCCAGTTCTTCAATGCTCACTGTCAAGTCGTTCATGAACTTCACTGTGTGTGGTAAGCCAATTCTATCCAAGTAGTGTGTGAGACGTTGATTCAAATAGCTCAAGTTCTGTTCAATAATCTTCTTACGCACAAACGAGTCTTTTGAGGTCAAAAGTTTGAGCAAGAAGTCCTGATGGTCTTGCACTCTAGTAAGTTCGTTTAAGTGATCGTAACTCACAACCTGTAGGGCCTGTTGTTGCATTTCGGTAATTTGTTCTGTATACGGATCGGTCTCTAGTGCTTTGCCATTGATCTGTGTCAGCAGGGTGTTCATGCGACTGCGATGATCGATTGCCTGTGTTTCGGTATCATAATGTGTGACAGGTTGTGTGCCAACTTCTACAGGTGTGTGTTCTGCTAACTGTTCAGCATAGGGATCTGTTTCTGCACGTTTGGCATCAATCTTGTGTTGAATGTTTTCCAACTCACTAGAATGTCGAATAGCTTCTGTTTCTGTTTGGTAGTGTGTTGTGGGTTTGGCACCCAACTCGCCCAATGCGGTTAACGCATCTGTATTTTCCATCCACTGAGTATTGATAGACAATGCTTGTAGTGCTGCCTCTTGCAAGGCCTTTTCTTTTGTTGCCAATACTGTTTCGTGATTGGTATCATGGAAGTCTTGCCCGCAAGCATAGCACTTGTGATTTTTTAATTCTTCAATTTCGGCTTTGAGTTTGTTGATGACCTTTTGTTCTTTGGCCTCGTCTGCTACACATCGAGCAATGTATTTTTCTAAGTCTGTAATGTCTTTGGCTTTTTGAATGTAAGCAGCCAAATCTGTGTGTGCTTGAAGTTCTGCCAAGATGTCGATATGACTGAGTTTGTTGTAGGTTGATTCTAGCTCACCAATGTCTTTGTGTTGTTTTTGTTTCCAAGCAGTTTGTCGACCAACAAGAGCAGTATATGCATCTTGTTGTTGTTTTCTTGCAGACCACACAGCTAGATCTTTGTGAGCCAGCAGTTCTAGTTCAATATCAATCTTTGCTAGATCGTCATACTGACCAACTAGATAAGCCACGTCACTGTCGTACTTCTTTTGCCAAAGCACTTGCCTACGCTTTAGACTCTCAATCTGTTCTTCGATGCGTTTGTTGGCTTCTTGCACAGCACGAATTCTAAACTCTTCAGACTGGATAGCATCTTTGGTTTGTCGGTTGAGTTCTTTGATGCGGTCCGCACGTTCACTCAACAAGGTAATACCTAACAACTGCTCAATGATTGTGCGCTGGTCATTGGCCTTCAAACTTAGAAACGGTTCTGTGTAGGTGTTCAGCGCCAGCACATGTTTGAACATGTCATGGCTCATGCCAATAATACGCTCTATGGCGTCTTGTGTCTCTCTTGAATCTCCCTGTGCCTCATCCTCTGCGGCCTTGTGTTCGTTGTTTACATAGAACTTGAGTACGTTGGGTTTGCGCCCACGTTCAATTTTGTAGTCTGTGCCGTTGATATGAAAGTCTAAGCTGACCAACATGTGTTTGGCATTGGTTTTGTTTACTAGATTGTCTTTGCGGATGTTTGACAGTGCTTGGCCATATAATGCATAACTTAGTGCATTGATGATTGTGGTCTTACCTGTGCCGTTTCTCGATCCATCGCCACCCAAGTCTAAGTTTTCACCCAGCACCAGTGTAAGATCATTGCGGTCAAAGTCAATGGCCTGTGTGGCTGCGCCTACACTCATGAAGTTTTTAACAGTGAGATTTCGTATTTGTATCATAAGTTTTGATAAATCTTTAACAGTAACTTGTTGTCGTAGAATTCTGATTCAATGTTAGTGAGTTGGTCTGTGACAATTTGATCCACTGACTCAAATTTAATCTCGCCTGGCGCCATATCTGTGTCTACATCTGAGTTTTTGTTTGGAATAAGCGACATCTCACGTAGGTCGTAGTCTTTCACAAACGTTTCTTTGATGAAGTTGGCTTCTTCATATGAAATCTCAATGTCTAGTCCAACACGCACATGCATTTTGGGCTTAAGAAGAGCCGGAGCGTTGTCAATAAGGTTGGCGAGTCCGTATACTCTATACGTCGGTTGAGCAGGCCAAGCATGAAAAACAGGCGCTGCTCCCCACTCCAATATAGTAAGTCCTCGTTCGTCGTCACCAGCATCTGCATAATTATGAGGGAACGCATTACCGATGTAGGTAATATTCTTTTTAGTCTGTCGCTTGTGGAAGTGTCCGGTGAATACATGTTCAAAATTCTCAAAGTCTTCTCTGCGCACTTCGCCATGGTCTGGCATCTCTACCATGGCATTCATCAAGTAGCCGGGCAGTTCAAAGTGTCCAAACATGTACTTGCCAGTTAGTTTAGGAATACGTTTATGGTCATCGCCGCAAAGCCAAGGAGCAATAACGACGTCACCGCTACTAAACCAATCGTTACATATTTCCACATTGGGGAGATGACGTGCCCACTCCACGCTCTGAATATCACGCTTGTCGCGATAATAAAGATCGTGATTCCCAGGTATAAAATACACACGGTCAAAATTAGCATTTAGGTGCTCTAATGATCGAAGGCTATAGTTTAGGGTAACAATATTTAGGCTGGCTCGATTGTTGTGCCAGTCACCCAGAAACATGGCAGTTTCGCACCCTTCCTCTTTGGCCTTAGCAGTGGCCCATTTTACAAAGGCCAAACAATCTTCATTGTGCAGAGTTGAATTGCTTTTGAGTCCAAAATGTATGTCAGTGAAGATTGCGGCTTTGCGGAATAGATTAGTCATCCTGCTAGTATACTACTGATCCAGACTAGATACAACCGGTCCGGACATGGCAGCCATGCCAGCTTTGCCGGAGTTCTGTCTAGTCCACGATGGGTTCAAGCCGTTCATCTCCAGGATGTCATCTCTGATATTTTGATTTTTCTTTTCAATGTTAAGAATCCGTGTAAAGCTATTAGTGATAGCAGCGGTATAGTAAGCAAAGGGGTTTTGCGATTTAGATTCGTCAAATTGTAAACCAATTTGACTAAGTTGAAGTAGAGCTTGTCCACGCATTTCCTCGTTGTAGGTGTAGCCACGCCAGTTGGAACGAGTGGCATAGCGTTCACACAGTTTCATAAACATCATGGCCAGCTTCTTGGTCATGTTGCCGTGATCCTTTGAAAACTCTCCTGTGGCCAAATCGCCACGCCAATGACTCTTGCCCACCAAAAACGGTACCTTTTGCTCGTCAAGTCTGTAGTGAAAAAACGGGGGAAAATTCACACGCACATGTGTGGGGTCTAGCACAGGTTCATCTATTAAATCTGCCAGCGGATCTTCTGACACATCATCCAAATCAAGTATGTCTTCCAGTTTCTTTTTCTTGGCAGCGGCTTTGGTAACTTTTTTGGGTGCCATGGGTATGTGTTCCCAGCAGGTGATTCTAAACACAAGATCTGTGTTGGGGATCTTCTTTTGATCAATCACTTCACCAGTTTCACGTTTGATACGATCTGCTCGATTTCTGCGAGCTTCAACAATGGTGCGCTGATTGATTTTGTCTAGACTGGGCAAAATTATGTCGTATTGGTGATCAATTGCTGGATCACGATAACAACAGTAGGTGTTTTTGCTCAGGTGTATTTCTTTTAAAATGTCACGATTGTTAAGGTAGTTTACCTTAGGTGCGGGTTTTGCAATTAGTGTCATGCAAGGGTCTCCAAGTATGTACTTATTGTAGCAGATTTACAACACTTGTCAACCTCTTGTTAAACTATGCCGTTTTTATCAGCAATAAATAAGGTATAGGAACAACAATGGCTACTACAAATTCACCAGCTGAACAAAATCCTGCAACAGACCCAGAGCTGCCGCAACCGGCTGCCCCAGAAACCATTGAGTCTCGTAATCCAGCACCAGTCGGAGATGAAGGATTAGATGCAACCAACGAAGCTGAATTGGCACAGCTACGTGAAGCAGAAGGCGTTGCAGTTTTTGCACCATCACCGGTGTTCGCATCAGGCGATGAAGCAATAGATGCAGCCAATGAAGCTGAATTGGCACAGTTACGTGAAGCAGAAGGTCGTGCAATATTTGCACCAGCACCGGCGTCAGCATCAGGCGATGAAGCATTAGATGCAACCAACGAAGCTGAATTGGCACAGCTACGTGAAGCAGAAGGTCGTGCAATATTTGGACCAGCACCAGTAGCAACTGGCGACGCAGCATTATTGGCAGCAACCGAAGCTGCAGAATCTGCGCAGGCTGCCAATGTTGATCCCAATGATTTTGAAGCGGCAGCTGGCGCAGCCGCACAATCACAACTGCGTGATCAATTCACACTGCAACAGCGATTTAACACATCCTCGCAAGGCGATTGGCGTGTGAGACTGAGATTGGCTCCAGGTGCAAAATATCTCTACAAAGCAGAAGATCCTGGCATTTTACGCCCATTGGTTCCCACAGATGGAATAATTTTTCCCTACACGCCAACAATATCAACTCAGTACTCAGCCAAGTACGACAGTTACAATCTCACACACTCAAACTATCGTGGATACTTTTATCAAAGCAGTCAAGTTGGTGATATAACTGTTACTGGAACATTCACAGCACAAGACACTGCTGAAGCTGAATATTTGCTGGCGGTAATACACTTTTTCCGTTCAGTTACAAAAATGTTTTATGGCAAAGATCCGCAACGTGGCTCACCGCCACCATTGGTTGAGCTGTCTGGATTTGGCGAATATCAATTCAACAACCATCCTTGTTTGGTTGCCAGTTTCAATTATACCTTGCCCAATAACGTTGATTACATACAGGTCAAGCCTAACAATCAAGGCTTAAACATGTCTGAGAGAACACCTAAAGTTTCAAGTTCTCCAGCTTCTACTATTGAAAGTGTGTTACGAAGACTAACAACTTCTCATTTACCAAAAGGTGCGCAAGGAACGCCAGCAGACTTGGGTGTGGTACGCAACACAGTAAATGGACTGGGCCAAACAACTTATGTTCCTACCAAGATAGAAATATCAGTTGTGTTGCATCCACTACAAACTCGACAGCAAGTCAGCCAAGGATTCAGTCTAGAAAACTTTGCCAAAGGTAACTTACTCAAAGGAGGATTCTGGTAATGGCCACAAACTACGATGCAACCAGTCCTTACTATCAAACTGGGTACTCGCAATTTTTCTTGGATGTCATGGTCAACAGACCTATTCCCAAAGAAACTGATGATATTTTGTTCACTATAAATTTAACCTATCAGTACAGACCCGACATGTTGGCCTATGACTTGTATGGCGTGCCAGGTCTTTGGTGGGTGTTTTATCAACGCAATCCAAACACGCTGACAAAACCTCCACTGGATTTTGCTGTAGGAACACAAATTTATCTTCCCAAAGAGTCAACACTAAAATCTACATTGGGGTACTAACACATGGCCACAACCGCAGACGTTCCAGTTACTTCCAATGCTGGTGGAGGAGATCAAAATACCAATCCTCCAGTAAAAACACTAATTCAAACACAAGCCACAAACGGAGATTCTCGTGGTATTAACATATACACGGAAGATGGCACATTATCAAATTTCAGAAGAAATCCTGAAACAGGAGATTTATATAATGCTGCTGGCCTGCCTGGCGGCGTTGATTTAAAAACTGAACCAGGTGTTGGCGCCAATGACAACAATCCTGCACCAAGCACAGTCAACACACAGGCCACAGTAAATGCCACAAGTCCCACTAACGAACTGATCAAGCCGCAGCCTAATGTACTAGATAAGTTTTCAAGCTATACCTATCAAGCATCAGTGTACTTGATGTCTAACGCACAGTATGCAGCATATCAACTGTCTGAGAAAAAAACAATTAACGGTTATAATTTGCTGTTTCAAACTGGTGGAGCCCCCAACAACATTGGCGGTCCCCAAGGCCCCAAGGCTCCCCAACCACTTGCGTTTGAAGCTGGCCGCAATCCGTTTTTTCCTTACGACTACTACATAGATTCAGTAAAAGTCACCAACAAACTGTTTGGCAAAAATACCATGGCAGCACACTCGGTAACTGATTTAAAGTTCACAGTGATTGAGCCAGCCAATATTACCTTGATAGACAACATTTACAAAGCAGTGCAAGACATAGCACCCAAAGGTGCTGCTGGCGCTGTAAATTATGCGGCAGCAATATATCTCATGGTGATTAGATTTTTTGGTTACGATGCAAATGGAAATTTACAAACAGTTGGTGTGGCAGATCCAGTCTCTGGATTATCAGACTCTAGTTCTTTGATAGAAAAATATATTCCGTTTAGAATCAAAAATATCAACTGGTCTGTGGCAAACAAACTGGTCAGCTATGATTTTGAATGTGCTCCAATTGGTCAGTTGATTGCGGGTGGTACCAAGAGAGGCACCATCCCTGGCGACATAGAACTCACTGGCGCTAGTGTGTCTGACATGCTTAAAGGCCAAGCAGTTTACGGCGAACCTCCTGCTGCTGCCACACCCGGGGCAACAACCACAGCAGACCGAACTCAAACAGATGGTCGAGGACGTCGGACTGCTTCCAGTGATTCAAGAGTTCCGCCTAAGGCAACTGCTGCGCCCAACAACAAAAAAACCATTCAGCGTGGATTAATTGAAGCCATGAATATCGAACAGCAACGATTGGTGTCAACTAACCAGTACACAGTAGCAGATGTATATGAATTGGAATTTGCTAACGGCGCCGAATTGATTCAAGATGCCACTGTACAAAAACCAGGAACTCCTGTGAACAAATCTGCTACCGCAGTAAGTGCCCCAGTAACAAGCGATACTTCTGCTGCCAGCCCAGATAAGGGTGCCATGGATACCAAAACCAGAAGTTTTGGTATCACAGCCGGCATGCAAATACTGCAAGCAATTGAACTGATTGTGAGAAACTCCAGTTATATTACTGATCAAGCAAATTTGATTCTCAACGAAGAAAGCGGCAATCCAGAAGTCAAGCCAGGATCAGAAACGCAAGACTTCAAATGGTTCAACATTTTGATGTCAGCCACTCCGTTGGAGTATGATGAAAAACGCAACGATTTTGCTTATCGAGTAAAATTTATTATTGTGCCTTACTCACCAGCTGAAATGAAAAGCAGTTACTTTCCTGGAGTAAAGTTTCCAGGCTTGGTCAAACGTTACCCTTGGTGGTTTACCGGAGAAAATACAGCGGTGTTAAGCTACACTGCCACTTTCAATAAACTGTACATTCAAACATTAACTGGATCCAGTCCAGAAAATTCAGCTCTGGCCAGTATTAGAAAAACACAGGCTACCAGCATGAGAGAAATTCCTTTTATATCTGTTCAAAGTCGCAGCACAGAATCTTCTCAAGGAGCAGGCGGCAAAGCCAACGAGCTGGGAGCCAGCGCAGCCGAGTACCTGTACAACCCATCTGACAATGCCAGTGCCAAGATAAAAATTCTAGGAGATCCTGCCTGGATACAACAAGGATCTGTTGCTGGAGCATTGGATGCAAGTAAAATTTCATACTCCCCATTTGCACGAGATGGCACAATAAATTTTGATATCCGTGACGTGCTGTTTGAGTTGGTGTGGCAACGTCCAGAAGACTACAACTTAAACACAGGTCTTGCCGATCCATATAGCCGTACTGAAAAAATCTACGGTGATCGACAGCCCATTCAAAGTATTGTATACCGAGCAAAAGAAATTGTAAGTAGTTTTAATCAAGGACGATTTGAACAAGACATTGACGCTACAATTTATTCTGTACCAATCCCACAAAAAACAAACACAGCCACACCTGTGGCCACACCAGAATTTGCCGGACAAACTGATGAGTTTGGCGGCGTAGATGAGGCTGTGGCTGCAAACGCCGCAAGAACTGCCGCAGCCACAGTGCGAAAAACCACAGCTACTGGACCAAGAAATGCTCCAATACCAAGAGGTGGTCCAGGTGTGGCCAGCGACTCATTTGCGCAAGCCGAGCTGGCTAGATTTAGCAACTACACACCCACCCCCTTTAACCCGTCTGAACCAGTTGTTAGTAATGGGCAGGTGGTTGGAGCTAATACAAATCAAGGTGCAGCTATAATCTTTAGAAATGCCAACCCTCGTGGCACACAAAGAGGCGCAAGAGAAACTTAAGGTAGAATATGGCAGAAGAAATTGAACGCAGTAGAGGAAGACCGTCAAACTACAAACAAGATCGTGGTGGGGTTCCTGCTGAGTACGGTCCTTATGTTGGTCGAGTAATGAACAACATTGATCCTGCACGACTTGGAAGACTGCAAGTGTTCATTGAAGCATTCAATGCCGGCAGCAACAACCAAGATCAAAGCAAGTGGACCACAGTAAGTTACATGCCTCCGTTTTATGGAGTGACGCCTCCGGGCAAAACAGCTGACAACGATTCAGGTACCTATCCGGGCAATCCCAACAGCTATGGCATGTGGTTTACTCCTCCTGATCTTGGCCTGCAAGTCATGTGTGTTTTTATCAATGGCGATCGTTCACAAGGTTACTACATTGGTGTGTTGCCAGAAAATGGTCTCACACACATGATACCAGCCATTGGCGCTGAAGCAAACTATGTAACAACCAATGTAAATCAAGAATCATATTTTGCTGAATCACCACTGTTGCCAGTAACAGAACTCAACAGCAACAACAACAAACTAGACAACGCTGGAAGATTTTTTGATCAAGCCAAACCAGTGCAAAGCGTAGTTGCAGCGTCGTTGTTCCAACAAGGATTGGCCAAGGACACCGAACGCGGACCTATTCGCAGTTCAAGTCAACGTGAAAGCCCGTCAGCAGTGTTTGGCATTTCCACACCTGGAACAGCAATTTACCAGGGTGGACTGAAGCCTGCTGACATACGACAAAAACTCAACTCTGGTGCAGTAAAGCCAGCAGAGCTAGAAGTAATTGGCCGCATGGGCGGACATACATTTGTCATGGACGACGGAGACATCAACGGAAGAAATCAACTGTTCCGCCTGCGTAGCGCCAAAGGTCATCAGTTCATGATGAATGACTCTAACAATTTTATCTATCTGATTCATGCCAACGGACAAACTTGGATTGAGTTAGGACAAGAAGGTACCATTGATGTCTACAGCACAAACTCAGTAAACGTGCGCAGTCAAGGCGATGTTAACATTCATGCTGATCAAGACATCAACATGTACGCTGGGAGAAATTTTAACATCAAAGCCAAAAACAACTTCACAGTTGAAGCTGGAGTAAATGCATCTATTACCGCACAGGCTGATTTAAAGTTGTACAGCAAAGCCACAATTGGTGTAAAGGCCGACGGGACATTGGCTTTGGAAAGCGCCAGCGGAAGTTGGGCAGCTGGCAGCAGTTTTGTTGTATCAGCCGGCGGGATTGACTTAAATGGGCCTGCTGCTCCAGCAGTAGATGCACCCAAAGCACTGGAAAAAATCTTGCTAGACTCAACCACGTTCAGCACTTCAAAAGGATGGGAAGTTGAAAAAGACAAATTAGAAACTATTGTGCCTAGAGCACCCACACACGAACCCTGGCCTTATCACAATGCTGGTGTTGCGTCTGAATTGGACTTTGAAGAAGGCCAGCCTGATCCTCCACCAGGCGCTGAACCTGTTCCAGCTGGAGTAGAGATTGTGAAAACAGCATGAGTGAATTTAAATTTTCTTTAGATGCGGCTGGAGAAGTATTCACAGTTAAGGCTCCTCCAGGCATGACGTTTGATCAGGCCAAAGCTATCTTTGACAAACAAGCAAGTACAGGAAGTCTAACAGGTTTAAAAGTTGGCGATGCGTTGAGTGCAGTCACCCAAGCAACACAAGGATTGTCGTCTGCCGCAGCCAGTTTGTCACAAGCTGCCAGTGGTATTGGCGGCACAGTGTCGGGAGCATTGCAAGGTGCATTAAAAAATATTCCTGGCGGTGTGGCTGGTGCTGCTTCAGGTATTGCTAACAGACTCACTGGTGGCCTTGGTGCACCGGGAATTTTACAAGCAGCTTCAGCATTGCCAAGCAGCATTGCTGGCGCAGTGAACTCAGGAATAAGTGTAGCTAAACAAACACTTGGCAGCATACAAAGTGCCGCGGCTGGAGCATTGGCTCCAACGGCTGCTATTGGCATACCAGATTTTGCCAAGCAAGTGCCGGCATTGGGAGGCATTAGTAATCTATCAGTAAGCGAAGTAACTGCCAGTTTGGCGTCTGCATCTCGATCAATAGGACAAGTGGCCAATCAAGTTAGCAATTCTATAGGCGTTGGAAAATTTGGGTTTGACGGATCTCAGCTGGAAGCTGCTGGTGTTCTTAAACCTGGCACAGTATCACAATTTTTATCCAGTGGCACCAACACATTGACTAGTGTTTTGAAAAGTCCCACGGTGTTTACAGGCAAGGCCGGCATTACCAGCCTAAAAGATTTGTTAGGATCATTGCCAAAACAAGAAACCATACAACAAGAATTAATGAGCAATGGGTTAACTGGAGTTCAAGCCCTGGGTATTCCTACAGATAAACTCAGCGTCGGGGCCTTGGCTGGCACAGCATTAAATGCAGCCAAAAGTATACCCAATACCATGGACTGGGCACAAGGAAAAGCACTGGCCAGTGATGTTAAAACTGCACTAAATGAAACAGCACGAAATGCAAGTTTTGCTGTGGATTTTGCAGAGACCAAAGTTGACGATGCAATGAAACAGTTGGCTCTCGGAGAGCCAGTGTTTGACACAGTAAACAGAGTCACACTAAATGCCGCTGCCATACGGGTAATTGGAAATCCAAAAATACCTCCAGTGGAATATAATAACACACCACCAAAAGTTACAACATCTGAGCTGGGAATTGAGTTTGGTATTGCTGTTGAACAGACCAATGCTATTCTTGATCAATCTGTTATTACTCTCAGCAAGAGTGATGCAAAACGAGCTAGGTTAAACAGTTACGGAAAAGACATTGCAGACCTTGAAAGCTATATCAATGACTATAATGCTGTTGATGGAAGATTGCAAGGACTCCTTCGCCAGGCCAAACTAGCAAATGATTCGGCCCTTGTGGCCAAAATTGAAAAAGAACAACGACGAATTGCAGAATCAATCAAAGTAACCGAAAGCGCAATTGACGTGCTTAGACAGAACCTTGCTTGAGCCGATAAATATTAATTATGACCACATTCATTGGCTTCAACACCATAAATCAATATAAAAAATTTACCTTGGTTGACTTTGAGTTAATCAAACGAGATCTGCTGAATGCCTTCAACATCCGTCAAGGTGAATTGCCTGGCCGCCCGCAGTACGGCACTGTGATGTGGGACTATGTGTTTGAAAATCAAATCACTGAACTGCAACGCAATATTGAAACGGAAGTTCAACGTGTGTGCGGCGGCGATCCAAGAATACAAGTTACGCAAATGGCAGTGTTTCCTCAAGACAACGGGTTTCTAATACAGTTAGAAATAGCAGTATTGCCAGGAACTGATGCTGAATTTTTAAGTGTGTTCTTTGATAATCAACAACGCAGAGCCAGCTACGTATAACTGAGCCGTTTTTTCTGGTAATAAATACAAGATCTAAAGGCAAAGAGGCATGGCAAAGACCACAAGACAAACAGCAATATTTGGTGTAGAAGACTGGAAACAGATCTATCAAACCTATCGTGAAGCTGATTTTCAAAGTTATGACTTTGAAACTCTACGCAAAAGTTTCATTGATTACATACGCCTCTACTACCCAGAAACTTTCAACGACTACATTGAAAGCTCAGAATTCATTGCGTTACTAGATGTAATTGCATTCATGGGTCAAGCCTTGGCCTTTCGCACGGACCTAAACACCAGAGAAAACTATTTAGACACAGCAGAACGCAGAGATTCAGTTGTGCGCCTGGCTAATCTAGTCAGCTATACTGCCAAACGCAACACCGCGGCCCAGGGATATCTCAAAGTATTCAATGTTACCACAACTGAAAATGTGATCGATTACAACGGAGTGAACTTGAGCAACGTTACTGTGGACTGGGCAGATCCAACAAACCCAGACTGGCAAGAACAATTTACCACTATCATTAATGCCGCGTTAGTAGACAGTCAACGCATTGGTCGTCCAGGCAATAGACAAACCATACTGGGTGTGCGCACAGATGAATATGCTGTCAATCTTGTGCCAGGATTCTTACCAGTCATTCCGTATAACGCCACAGTGGACGGGATTTCAATGCCGTTTGAAGCAATAACTTCAACCAGTGTTGGTCGTGATTACATCTACGAGCCGGCGCCGCAACCAAACACCAGTTTCAATGTGTTGTATCGCAATGACCAACTGGGTTATCAATCTGCCAATACCGGATACTTTTTTGCATTTAAACAAGGCACGTTACAAAATCAAGACTTCAACTTGGCCGAGCGCATTGCCAACCGCACAGTAAACATCAACATTGAAGGCGTAAACAACGAAGATCGTTGGTTGTTTCAACTTGACAACGTGGGAAGCATCAGCCGTGAATGGCAATACACAGAAAACATCTACGTTGGTGCTGCTGAACAACTGACTGGCCTACGATCAATCTATTCCACAACCAGCAGAACAAACGATCAACTTACTATGATATTTGGGGATGGAGTGTTTTCAGAAATTCCAGTAGGAAATTTCCGTGCCTATGTGCGCAGTTCTAATGGACTGCAATACATTATCAATCCTGAAGAAATGCAAAACGTAGTTTTGCCTATCAGTTATACTGACCGCAACGGCAATTTGCAAACTATCACCTTTACTTGTGGTATTACTCGTCCAGTAAGCAATGCCCAAGCACGCGAGCCAATTGATGAAATCAAACAACGTGCGCCTGCTAGGTACTATACACAAAATCGCATGGTCAATGGTGAAGACTACAACTTGTTTCCTTACACACAGTACAATTCAATTATTAAATCTAAAGCATTGAATCGTGCGTCAATTGGAACCAGTCGATATCTTGACTTGGTTGATAATACCGGCAAGTATTCAAGTACCAACAGCTTTGGCAGCGACGGTGGATTGTGGCAACAAAATATTTTACCAACTATTTTGTTCAGTTGGACCAATCGCAATGAAATTGCTGATGTGATTACCAATCAGGTGCAACCACAGTTGACTGAAAGTACCATGCGGCAGTTTTACTATGGGAATTTTCCAAGAAAGTTAATCAACACTTTAGATATCACTTGCACGGCCACAACAATTACAACCAATGCAATTACCTGCGCTACTGCTGCATTTTTTGATTATGCTTATGTTGGCATGCCAATCACATTCTCAGGCACAGTGTTTGGTGGCATTACTGCCGACTTGCCTTATTATGTGGTCAGTATAAATTCAGTCAACAGTACATTCACTGTAAGCACCACAGCCGGTGGATCAGCAGTTACATTAAGCTCGGCTACAGGCTCAATGAGTGCAGTTACTACTTTGAGCACAGGCGGAAGCACCTGGAATCAAAGCACCACCTTGGCCAATGAAACCACTGGTTACTTTAAAAACAGTGCAGGCACACCCATTGCAGTAGGTGATGAATCTACAACCAATTTCTTGTACGCTATTGTTGGTAGCCTGGTACGTTTTGTGCCGCCACCGGGTTACTTTTTTGATAAAAACAACAAACTGCAATTGGGCATTCCAACCAAAGCAGAAGAGCGTGTGGAAATTTGGGCCAGCCCCATACGAGTAACTGGCGATGGTATGAACTCAGGACTGGGTAATCTAATCAATGGGTCAGGGCCAGTCATACTCAATAACTTTGTTCCTACTGGCGCTATTGTAGACACTATTATTCCGTTATTTGTTACAGACTTGCCATTGTCGATTGAATCTGCAATGAGTGATCAAATTGCATTGTTTCGTAATTTTGGCCTAGGATACGACAATGACGGATCCATTACAGGTACTCCGTACTCTTGGTATTTGATTCAATCTACCAACCTGAATCAGGACGCTGCCTGGAGTCAAGAGTACGCTGGTAATACTAGTGGTGCCAACTTAGACTCTTCATGGCTGATCCAGTTTGTGGTTCAAAATCAAAATTACACAATTACATTCCGTGGACTTGCATACAACTTTGGATCAGTGTTGCAAACAAGATTCTTCTTCTACGACGGTGCGCAAATCTATGACAGCCGCACTGGCACAGTGATCAAAGATTTTATCAATGTGTTAGCAGTCAACACTCAACCAAACTCCAGTGAACCGCTTGAAGGAGACATTTACATGACCATTACTGGTCAACCAGTTGAAAGCGACGGTTATGTGGATGACTTCCAGGTATTAGTAGGATACAGAGACTCAGACAATGATGGTGTGCCAGACAACCCAGACTTCTTTAGTGAAATAGTAGGACCAGCCGGAACCACAGGACCTTATGTGTTTTTACAACAAACTGTGGACTTTGACAACCTACAGCGTTATTTGTTGGTTGAAGAAGGCGTGGTAATTTACAGCTACGCCACCCTTGATGATATTGAATTGGTAAAAACTGAATGGTCATCTGGGCAGGTATTCTATGCCTACAGCGAAGATGCATTCTATCAATTGAGCTTGACAGTAACAGGAGTGTTGGAACTCAATGCAGTCACAGGATGGATTGCAAGAACAGGACGACAAAGTTTGTACTATCAGTACAGACACAACAGTCCATTGACCAGTAGAATTGATCCAGGAACAACCAATATCATTGACTTGTATGTGGTCACTTTGAGTTATTATAATGCCTACCAGAACTGGTTGAAAGATACCACCGGTACAGTCACTGAACCTGAACAACCAACCATTGACGATCTAAGTACAGAATATCAACGACTACAAGATTACAAGATGGTGTCAGACAACATTGTGGTCAACTCAGTCAATTTTAAACCGCTGTTCGGACTCAAGGCCGCAGCAACATTGCGTGCCACTATCAAAGTGATACGAGCACAAAATTCAACAGCATCAACATCTGAAATCAAAAGCTCAGTACTAGCAGAAATGAACAGTTATTTTTCAATTGACAAATGGAACTTTGGTGACACATTTTATTTCTCAGAACTTGCTGCCTACCTGCATCGACAACTTGGCACAATCATCAGTTCTGTAGTACTAGTTCCGTTGGATCCACAAAAGAGCTTTGGTGATTTGTACGAAATTCGTTCTCAACCCAATGAGATTTTTGCCAATGCCGCAACCATTGATAACATTGATGTGATTGAAGCATTGACCAGTACTAACCTGCGCACAGCAGCAGGCAGCGGAGTAATTTAATGGCACGAGTACGCTCAGTAGACTTTCTTCCGCAAATTTTTCAAACTGACACTAACAAACAGTTTTTAGCGGCCACACTTGATCAACTGATTCAAGAACCTAAATTTAAAAAGACACAAGGCTTCATTGGCCGTACAGTCGGCCCGGGTGTAAATCCCAACGACAAGTATGTGGTAGAACCAACAAAAACACGCAGTGATTATCAACTAGAACCAGGAGTGGTCAGTTTAGATCCTGCTGATACCACAACAATTAAAAATACCATTACCTATCCAGGTATGCTTGATGCATTGGAGTTCCAAGGATCACCAACGCAACGACCAGACAGATTGTTTTCAAGTGATTACTATACTTGGGATCCGTTTATTAATTTTGATACATTTGTAAACTTCTCTCAGTATTTCTGGTTACCCAATGGACCCAACGCAGTTGACGTTGCGGCCACAGGAGTGCCGGTAACAGACGACTTTGAAGTCACAAGAGCCAATGGCGTTTATACATTTTCTGGAATATCCGGCGAGAATCCAACTATTGAAGTGGTGCGTGGCGGCAGCTATACATTCCAGGTTGCACAAAACTCTACAGAAACTGTAAACTACCGTGTTGGAAATTCTGGTATTTCTGCATATACCATTGACTTCCTCAACAACCCCACACTAACGCTGGCTCGTGGAAACACCTATGTGTTTAATTTGAACTTGCAAGGCGATTTTCCGTTCTGGATCAAAACTGAACAGACACTAGGATCAGCTAATCCTTATAACGATGGTGTCAGTCGCAATGGATCAAACTTTGGCCTTGTGACATTTACTGTGCCAAGAAATGCACCAAACACATTGTACTATGTGAGTGGCACACAAACTAACATGCGCGGTACGCTGAACATTGTGGATGGAACACCTGGCACTGGTCCAGGATTTTGGATACAAACAGAGCCAGGTGTGTCTGGCAAAATTCCTACCACACCCAACATCAGTTCACGTGACGTGTTTGGTGTAACCAACAATGGTGAAGACCTTGGCACAGTGATTTTCAATGTGCCTACAAAAACAGCTCAGAGTTTTTATTACAATTTGCCAGTGTTCAGTCAAAATGTTGATTTGCTCACAGAACTCAAATTTGAACAAATCAACAATCAACCTCTAGACACGTTCATTGAGACCTACGGCGGCATTGACGGAATAACCAGTCTCAACAACAGAACTTTAATTTTTACAAATTCAAACACTGATGCTGAAAGTGGTGGGTGGATTCGAACCAGTTTCTTTGACCCACTAGAAGCAGGGTCTGCCAATAACGGATTGATTGGCAGCTTTGACACTGAACCATTCTCTTACACAGCAGAAATTGCCCCAGAAGATAGATATCAACTTTGGCAAATCAACTACGTAGTAAGTGATGGAATTACCTATCTTAGATTGTCTAGAATAGCTACTATTGACAATTTGAACAAATGGACCATTAGATATGGCACTGTGTACAGCAGTACCAACTGGTACAAAGATGCCGCAGGTACGTTTAGACAAATCCCTCTGCTGACAGCTTTGTTAAACACCTTGTACTATCAAGATGGCACAGATCCAGAAATTTTTGGTACAATTAAACTGTTGGATGAAACAGAAAGTTCTACTCTGTTCATTGATGACATTTTGGGACAAAAAAATTACACCAGCCCTAACGGTGTATCTTTTACCAACGGATTAAAAATAGTATTTCGGGGCGATGTTATTCCAGCAAGCTACAGTAGTGGAACAATATCTTTTGTTTGCACATCTACCAACGCTGGGTTCAACACAATTAGCACAGCAACCACAGAAGATTTGTATGTTGGTCAACGGGTAGTATTTACTGGCACAGTGATTGGAGGATTAGTTGCTGGACAATCGTATTACGTTCAGAGTATTGTAAACTCGTTTCAATTTACGGTATCAAGTGTAGTTGACGGCAGTGCTGTGACTCTAACCACAGCCACAGCCGACATGAATGCCACCGCTATCAACTATCGTGAATATTATGTGGCTGGCGTAGGTACTGCTATTGAGTTGTTGCCTGTTACAAATTTTGTCACTCCAGAATCTTATGTAATCAATGACAATGATTCTAGCTTGCCAGTGCCTGAAGAATTGGATTATTTCACAATTGATCGTGCAAGTCAAGACCTTAATTCTTGGACACGTTCAAACCGTTGGTTCCACATTGATGTGATCAATGCTACGGCTGCTTATAACAACACTGTGGCCACACTAGACAACAACTATCGTGGCAAACGTCCAATTATTCAATTTCAACCAGACATTAGACTGTTTAACATGGGTACTCAGGGCAAACAACCTGTGGACATAATTGATCAGTTAGAGACAGATGCATTCTCTAACATTCAAGGATCAACTGGATACTCAGTAGACGGATATACTTTTACAAATGGTACCAGAGTTATTTTTGCTGCTGACGAAGATCCAGATGTAAGAGACAAAATTTATGTAGTAGAATTTATTGTGCCTGACACAGTGCCGCCACTGATTGCACAACCTATTATCAATCTCACACTGGCGTCTGACGGCGAAGTATTGACTGACCAGTCTACACTGTGCTTGTCAGGTGACACGTTGCAAGGATTAACTTTCTGGTATGACGGAGCTGCTTGGATTGAGGCGCAACAAAAAACTGGAGTTCAACAGGCACCGTTGTTTGACGTGTATGACGCTGATCGAGTTAGTTTTGGTAATCAAGCAAAATATCCCAGCTCAGACTTTATTGGTAGCAAACTATTCAGTTATGCAATTGGCGACACAAGAATACTTGATACAGTTTTAAAAATTCCATTACAGTATCTCAGTATCTCCAATGTGGGAGATATTGTGTTTGACAACAACCTCTACAAAGATACATTTGTATACACCAGAGATAACGTATCAGTAACTGTTGCTATTAGCTCTGGCAGTGCTAGAGAATATGCTGACAGAACAGCATACACAAGATTAATTGGGTGGCAGAATGCAATTACTACTACCCAAATGTATCAACAATTTAAGTTTACTTACAATACTGGAATATTAAAATTGGATGTGCCAGTTATTAACCAAACTGGTAATTCTGTACCAGTGGTCAAAGTTTATGTTGGTAGTGTATTCCAAGATCCTACCAAATACACTTACGTTGTAAGTGGCAACAATACTACCATTACATTACTCAACACTTATGTAGTGGGTGACATTATTGAAGTTTTGGTTTTAAGCGATCAAATTAGCGCCGCGGCCTTTTATCAAGTGCCATCTAACCTGCAGAACAACCCGCTTAATGCCAACAGCACCAGCTTTACACTAGGAACCATACGTCAAAACTACGAAAGTATTTGCGAAAATTTACCAGGCATCCAAGGTGCTATTGCTGGTGCTAACAACACTAGAGACCTTGGCAATATCATTCCTTATGGATTGACTATCCTACAACAAAGTGCTCCAATGACTTTGGCTGGATATTTCTTGCGCAGTGAAGAATACAACATCTTCAATGCATTGACCTACAACAGTAGAGAATACACTAAGTTTAAAAGTATCATGCTGGAAAATGTGACTCAGCAAGAAATCAATTTTCAAACTACTGCTCAAATCTTAGACACTGCTATTGAAGAAATCAATGCTGGTAAAGTAGAAACACAACCATTCTACTGGTCAGACATGCTGCCATCGGGTGCGGTGTATACTGAAAACACCTACACTGTGAGTTTTATTACGTCTAGTGTGTTTGATACTGTGCAGGTATACAATTATACATCTGCAAATTATTTAGGGTTGAACGTATACCTCAATGATCGTTTGCTCACTCGTGATTTAGAATATTCTGTGGCCACAGACGGACCTCGTGTGACTATTTTGGTCACACTGTCGGTGGGCGATCAAATTGCCATCAGAGAATATACAAGCACTTATGGCAACTTTGTTCCAAACACTCCTACCAAACTTGGTTTGTACCGTGCTTTTAGACCAAGAATTACAGTTCAACAAACCAGTACAGGCGAACAAACAGTACTGATCGGGCACGATGGATCAGTTACAAAAACATTTGATGACATTAGAGATGATGTGTTGTTGGAATTTGAAACTAGAATTTTTAACAATTTAAAATTAGACGGCAATCCTGTTCCTATGGTGGCAGCTGATGTTATCCCAGGACAGTTTAGAGACACTGGATTTACCTACAGCGAAGTCAACAATATTTTGTCACAAGATTTTCTTAGCTGGGTGGCCTGGAACAAACTTGACTACAACACACAAGACTATCAAGCCAACAATGAGTTTACATGGAACTATAGTGAAGCGCAAAACAAACTCAACAATGATTATTTGTTAGGAGCCTGGCGCGGTATCTATCGTTACTTTTACGACACTCAACAACCAGAATACACACCTTGGGAAATGCTGGGACTCAGCATCAAACCAGACTGGTGGGATGACACCTACGGGCCTGCACCTTACACTGAAGGTAACTTAGTGCTTTGGGACGACATGGAAGCTGGGTATGTCAGAGACCCAGTTGCACCTTATTATCTGCCAAAATATGCAAGACCAGGACTGACATCAGTTATTCCCACAGGCGGCGAAGGAGCATTGCTAAGTCCATTTGATTCGGTAGTAGGGACCTGGGATGAAGGACAATTCCGTAAGAGTTGGAGCATTGGCGACGGTGGCCCAGTTGAAGCTTCATGGTGGAATTCAAGTTCATATCCGTTTGCAGTCATGCGCCTGTTGGCCTTGACACAACCAGCTAAGTTTTTTGCATTGTTTGCTGATCGTGATTTGTATCGCTACCAAGAAGAATTTGGACAATATCTATATGATGACCGGTACAGACTAGATGCCAATGGTATTGAAATATACGGCAATGGTGTGAGCAAAGCCAGTTACATTGACTGGATTGTGGACTACAACAGACAATCAGGAATAGATTCAACTGAAGATTTAACTGCTGACCTGGCCAATCTTGATGTGCGGTTGTGTTATCGCATGGCCAGCTTCTCAGACAAAAAATACATTAAACTTTACACTGAAAAAAGCAGCCCAGCCAGCACCAATACCAGCTTTTTGATTCCTGACGAAAGTTACAATTTACTGCTGTACAAAAATCAACCATTTGACCGAGCCAGCTACAGTTCAGTATTGGTTCAAACAGTGCCAGGCGGCTATGCAGTATTTGGCTACAGTACCACACAGCCTTATTTTAGCATACTGCAAAGTCAAAGCGGAGGGCAATTGCGCACCATAACTGTGCTGGACACTAGAATTCAAGTGCCAAAATCTTATACCAATACTGTGGTACAAGTTCCGTATGGATTTATATTTGATACCAAAACAGCAGTAGTTGACTTTTTGTTGAGTCTGGGCCAATATTTAGAAACTCAAGGTCTTACTTTCACAAACAGAGCCAATGGGTATGAGCTTGACTGGAATCAAATGGCCAATGAATTTTTGTATTGGGCAGCACAAGGCTGGAGCGATGATGCATTAATTGCATTAAACCCATTGGCATTCCGACTTAGTGTTACTAAGGAACAAGCAGTTGTTGACTCAATTCAAGCACAAACCAGTGAAAACATTCTACTAGATCAAAATCGTAGAGAGTTGCCTACTCGACAATTGAACATTGTTCGCATTGACAACACATTCAGTGTTGAGCCTTTAGCTGATCAAACTCTAAGTTTTATCGACATCAAATATACATCTTACGAACACATGATTGTGTTGGACAATGCAAGTGTGTTTGGAGACTTGATATACGATCCAGTGACTGGTGCAAGACAAAATCGTTTGAACTTGGTATCCACTACTTCTACCGAATGGAATGGTGCTGTGGACGCACAAGGATTTATTCTCAATCAAGACAATGTAGAAGAATGGCAAAATTATAAAATTTACAGCAAAGGTACGATTGTCAAATACAAAGGCACCTATTGGAGCGCCATGGCAATTGTTCAGCCTAGCGAGACATTTGACTATAACGAGTGGGTACAAAGTGATTACTCTCAAATTGAATTGGGAATGTTGCCTAACCTTGCAAACAAAGCCAATCAGTTGGCCAACAGTTATGATATTAATGCTGCCAACTTAGAAAGTGATAATGATCTATTGAGCTATGGCCTTATTGGCTTTAGACCTCGGCAGTACATGGCAGCATTAAATTTAGATGATGTGAGTCAGGTAAACATCTATCGACAGTTCTTGGACTCCAAAGGTACTATCCTAAGTGCAGAATTGTTTAGTCAGGCAGTGTTAGGAAAAGAAACAGGCGACTATAACATTTATGAAAACTGGGCGGTACAACGTGCAGTATACGGAGCCAACGCCAATCGCAGTTATTTTGAACTGCGATTGAATCGTGCGCTGCTAGATGCCAGCCCAAGTTTGGTGCAGGTAATATTGCCTTTGGAATCCAGCAAAGCTGATCAAACTGTTTTGTTGGAAAATGTATGGAAAGAAAGTTTTAAACTTACTTCGCCTAACATTCTTCCAACAACAACTGAATTGCCAACAGATACTGCACTTCCATCAGCTGGATATGTAAATCTTGACGATGCTGACATTACAGCATTTGACATTGATGATCCTGCTAGCCTCGAAGCCAACATTAATAATATCAACGTAGGTACAAGTATTTGGGTCGCCAAAGTCAATGACTATGATTGGAACATTTACCGAGCTGAGTCAGTACCAGGTACAATCAGTCATGTATGTGATAATTTGAATAACACCAGCCGTGTGATTTTTACTGCTGACCACGGACTTGTTGCTGGCAATAGAATTATTATCAGATTTTTTGATACAGAAGTTGATGGTGTATATGATGTGTTGTCTGTTGTTAATTTGAACACAATAAACATTGCTTTTAGATTTTTAAGCAATCGAACAGTAGTTAACGGTACTGGCCTAGCGTTTACTTTAAAAACCATGAGAGTAAGTCAAGCCAGCAATGTAGACACTCTTCCATATGCCAACAGTTTGCTGTTTGGTGCAAAAGTTTGGGTTGACGACAATGGAGATGGTTTGTGGCAAGTGATTGAAAAACAAAACATTTTCAGCGAAGTTACTTCAATTGCACCAGAGTATCTAGATGCCACAGAGGCATATGGATCAAGCGTATCTCAGGCCACTAATAGATTTGCTGCTTTAGTCGGCAGCCCAAGATATGGATTTCCAACGTCTGCAAATCCAAAAGGCGGCGTTTACACTTATGTAAGAAGCACAAGCGATGTTTACCAGCCAGCTAGTCCTGTATCAAGCGGCGATGCGCTATTGACTTTGGATATAACTGGAGCAAGAGCGTATGGTACTTCAGTAAAATTTGGCAACAAAGACTGGGCAGTTGCAGGAGCACCATTGAGCTTGGGATCAGCCAGTCAAACCAATAACGGCTATGCCTGTGTAATCTATCGTGACACTGGATCTTATTTGCCAGACACCAACCCATATTTTAATTGGCAACTGTTGACCACTCCTGGTAGTGTGAGTGCAGACCAAGGAAGATTTGGCTATTCTGTAGCAATGAGTCTTGACGAACGTTGGATGTACGTTGGTGCACCTGATGTAAACAAAGTGTATGCTTATGGCCGGGTTGACTGGGAAGATCAGTACTTTAGAACTGTAGGCAACGGATCTACAAAAGTATACTTGATCAATGATTACATCACTATAAGTGCAGCCACACAATTGCGTGTCACAGTTGATGGTGAGATTCAAACGTTGAACACAGATTACACAGTAAATGCTGCGTTGAACACAGTGACATTTGTGTCTGCACCTGTAAGTGGATCTGATATTATCATTCGTCGTATTGCATTGCAAGATCTTGATGGCGCTGATTATTTCAGTGTAACAGCCACTGGTGGATCGGGATCAGGAGCCTTGTTCACAGTTAGCAGACGTCGCGGAACTGTCACAGTTGGCGTTCAAGATGGCGGTACAGGTTATACTGTGGGCAATACATTGACTATTCCTGCTACCAGTTTTGGCGGCGGCACAGTGCCAGCCAATGATATTACATTTACGGTGGGCAGTGTAATAAGTGGTGAAATTATCACTATTAGCACACCATCGTACACACCGCCAGCATTGGCAACTGTATTCTCATTAAATGAATATTTCTATCAAGTTGCACTGACAGACAGCACAATATACAGTTTTCAAATTGAAGTTGATGGAGTGCTTCAACGACCAAACATTGACTACACATTTAACACTTCAACCAAAGATGTTACCTTCTTGAATTCACCAGCCAGTGGCACCAGTATTTTGGCTCGAGCCAAAGACTATTGGTTGTATGTTGACACACTCACTGCTGGCGGTCTAGCTGCTGGCGCTCAATTTGGCTACAGCGTGAGTTGTAGTACTGATGGTCGTCAAGTCATGATTGGTGCGCCGTATGCCACTGCTGATGGAGAAACTGAAGCAGGTGTGGTATATGTGTTTGATCGCAATGTGCAAAAGTTTATCTGGAACAATGATCCAAGCTCGTCAAGTTTCACGGTGCTAGGTACACCAGTTGCGCCGGTGAGTGTGATTGTAAACAATCAGTTCTTGACCAATCAAAACTCCACCACACAAGATGCAAGCAATACCTTTACGGTCAATGGATCTACTGTGACTGTGAATCTTGCAAGCAATTTACAATCAGGTGATATTGTTGAAATTGAAACCAATCAGTTTGAACTGTTGCAAATCGTAACACAAGACGCTGTAGCTGAATTTAGCAACTTTGGGCAGAGTGTTGATCTCTGCAAATACAATTGCAGTCTATACGTTGGCGAACCGCAAAGCAGCATCCAGATTTACAAAGGTGGTGTGGTTGAACGAAGTCTAAATCAAAGCAGAGTGTATGGTGTAATTACTGCGCTGAATGCCAGTCCTGCCCTCACAGCTGGCAATACTTTGCGGGTGAACAATATGGATGTGGCGGTACCAACAGCACCCAACAACACTGTGTCTGGTTTGGCCGCAGCCATTAACGCTGCTGTGCCCAATGTAACAGCCACAGTGACCAGTGGCCTGCTCACACTCAGCGTGACAAATTTTGATTCTGCGCCTGCTGGAAACAAACTACAAGTGGCCCCAGGCAGCATAGGAGCAGCATTTGACAGTCTTGGATTTAACACATTTGAATGGACACAAACAATTCAAAGCCCGTACCCTGTAAAATTTGCTGGGTTTGGCTCCAGTATCAGCGTTGATGATACTGCAACCACTTTGGTAGTAGGTGCTCCTCGTGGAACCATGTACTTGATCACAATATTTGATGACTATGTAGAGTTGTTTGATGCAGGTGCAACATCATTCTTTACCACTATAGATCAAAGTGGTGCTGTTTACACATATGATTTGTTGAACAGTGCCAACAGTAGCATAACCAATCCAAGCAAGTTTATTTTTGGTAATCAGATTGCCATAACTTCAATTGATTATCTGGATCAGTTGGGAGTTTCGGTTGACTACACATCTGGAGTGCTTTGGATGGGCGCACCTGGTACAGACTTCGGGGACAGTAGCAGTAGCAATTACGGTCAAGCTCATGTGTGGCAAAATGCCACACGATCACCAGCTTGGGCTCCAATTAGAATTGAACAACCAGTTGTTGATGTGCGTCTGTTAAACAGCGTTTTCTTGTATGACAGAATATCATCGGCCACAACAGAATTTTTAGACTTCTTTAATCCATTGCAAGGCAAGATACTTGGTGCTGCTCGTCAGAACATTGATTACATTGGCGCAGTTGACCCTGGCAGTTACAATGTAGGACCAGTTGGAGTGCGCGGCACCACCTGGGGCGCAGAACATGTGGGAGAAATTTGGTGGGATATCAGTACAGTAAGATTTATTGATCCCAACCAAGACGATATTGTTTACGCCAGCCGACGTTGGGGACAAGTGTTTCCTGGCAGCTCAATTGATGTGTATCAGTGGATTGTGAGTTCTGTTCCACCTGCTAACTATGCTGGTCCTGGAACACCTTACAGCATATCTAGTTATACTATCAACACTGTGTTAAGTCGAGATGGCAACTTTAACACTCAATACTTTTTCTGGGTGCGTGGTATCACTGATGTGGCCACACAGAAAAATAAAACTCTTAGTGCAGCAACTATTTCTCAGTATATTGAAAATCCTCGATCAACTGGCATTGCATATCTAGCACCAATTAATTCCAGCACAGTTGCATTATACAATTGTGAAACATTAATTGAAGCTGAAGATACCATACTCCACATTGAATTTGATAAAGAACTAACCAATGCCAATGTTCACGTGGAATATGAACTGATAGCTCAAGGGCGTGCTGATGGCTTCTTGAGTGATAATCTCTATAGAAAACTACAAGATTCATTCTGCGGAGTTGACACAGCAGGTAATATAGTGCCAGACATTAATCTGGGGCCAGCTGAACGTTACGGAGTACAATTCCGTCCTCGACAGTCAATGTTTGTTGATAGATTTGCGGCACTAAAAAATTACATTGTTCGAGCCAATACTGTATTAAAACAGTACACAATAAGTGAAAGCCGTAGCTTTGCTTTGTTAAACAGTGCTGAACCTGAACTGCCATCTACAACGATAGTTAATGGAGCAACAGTAATTAACTGGAACAAGCGGATACCTAACTTAGAAATTTTAACTTATAATTTTGAAGCACCTGGCGGCGACGCCATTGGTTACAAATATCTTGTGGTTAGCGACAGTGACAATCGAGGTCTTTGGACAATTTACACTGTAGAAGAAAATCCAAACACTGGCAATCCAGAATTGGTATTGAGTCGAGTGCAAAATTATCGCACAACAGACTACTGGAGTTACATTGACTGGTATCGTCCAGGATACAATTCCAGTATCAAACCTGTGGCAGAAGTTCCAACTTATTCTAGCTTGGCAACAATATCTGTGACCACAGGAGCCAGCGTAAAAGTAACTGCAAATGCACAAGGCAAATTTGAAATTTATCTAAAAACTGATCTTGGATTTGAGCGTGTGGGACTTGAAGATGGAACTATTGCAATTTCTGCAGAAATCTATGATTATGCTCTTGGAAGATTTGGATTTGACGTTGAAGTGTTTGATGCACAATACTTTGACCAAGAACCTGTAATTGAAACAAGAAAAATTATCCAAGCTATCAATGAAGAATTGTTTGTGGATGATTTGGCCATTGAACGAAATCGCAGTTTGACTTTGATGTTTGACTTTATACTCAGCGAGTTTGCTGCTCCTGAATGGCTGGTCAAAACATCACTGATTGACGTTGATCACAGAATTCGAGAATTGCTGCCATTCCAGAATTACAGCCGTGACAATCAAGAATTTGTGATTGACTACCTTCAAGAAGTAAAACCATATCACGTGCAAGTGCGCGAGTTCAATCTCACGTACTTTGGCAACGACTTGTACCAAGGAGATTTAACAGACTTTGACGTTCCAGCGTTTTATAACACCACATTACCTGTACCACAATATACAAGTCCTATCTTGTTGCCGTACGCACACAGCGCGGCTCAAATTAGTAACACACTAAGTGATACTGAATCAACTGATCAAATTTGGACAGAGTGGCCTTACAGTCAGTGGTACAACAATTATCTGTTGAGCGTGGAAACAATTGTTGTTACATTCAACGGAACTGGATACACTACTGCACCTCAGGTTACCATAGTAGGAGATGCGGTAACGCCCGCAGAAGCCACTGCTTTGATTAATTCAGCAGGACAAGTAGTAGCAATCAACGTAACCAATCCTGGCAGCGGATACCAAGCAACTCCCGCCATAGTGTTTTCAGGTGGTAACGGCACAGGCGCTCAAGCCTATGCCAACATGATTAACAGAAACTCAGCTGACTTTGATGCACAAGTTTACAACGTTAACCCTGCGGTAAATTTTGATCAATGGGAAATTGATACCAATAGCAACATACCTCTTACCACGGTGAGAGCATTCAAAACAGTAATCAAGTACGACCGTTATCAGTATCAAACATCAGTACAAACTTGGAGTTCTACTGGAATTTACCTCAACGGAACTTTGGTACGTTATGATGATCGTGTGTGGAGTGCTGACAGTAGCGACGGAAGTTCAGCTGTGGTTGGCCCTACATTTGATCTTGAAGATTGGGTGGAAGTTGACCCGGGCACATTGAGTGGTGTAGACCGTACCATGGGCTACTATGTGTCTGGCATTAACTCGCCAGGACTTGAATTGCCTTTGTTGATTGATGGTGTTGACTACCCAGGAGTTCAAGTGTGGGGTGATTACTTCTTGGGCACAGAAATTGTTGATGCTCAATACGAAAGTGAATTTACAGACATTGAATTAGGGCTACGCAACACAGATGTCAATGTAGACGGCGGCGAATTTATTGGGCCTTACGAAGGACATGCGCCAGAAGAATTGGTCAACGGATCAGAGTTTGATACATTGGACATAAGAGTTTATACTCGACCAGGATCTGACTGGCAAATGGACGGTCATGGATTCCAAATTGGTGTTATCAACTATGTGTACAACCCAGCAACATCTTATATTTTGAGCTGGAGCGGAGTGGTAGATCATCCAGTGCAAGTACTGGTTAGCAATCAAACGTCAGGGCGTACCATGACATTAGATGTGGATTACTACATCAATTGGGGCAACGAAACTGTAGAAATTGTTCCTAGCGAAGGATTTGCCACTGATGATGTTGTGAACATTTCAGTATATGAATTAGGTGGCGGCAACCAGTTGTATCGGGACAACTATACTGGTGCAGAAATTGGAAATTCAGTGATAATTCCAGTAGACGATGCAGAAATCTACACTGTGGCTATTTTTGTCAACGGCGAATCGTCTGCTGTCCCGTCTTGGGAACCATACTACGATGCAGATGCCTGGAACATTTTGCAAAGTTATCCAATCAACATGGTGGTTATTAATACCAGTGTTTACTACAGATCAATACAGGCAGTACCAGAAGGCACTGATATAACTGACACAACGTATTGGGAAGTGTATGTTCCCACATTGTTGACCAAAGTAACTTTGGCCAGTACACCCGGCGATGCTGACGGTATCGCATTGGTAGCATTTGGAATTCAAACACCAACACAATACTCATGGTCTACTCCACAAGTTCAATATCAAGTGGTTGATGCAACAGTGATCAGCACTAGTGGATTTACATTAGATAATTCTGTTGCAGGAACAAATCCTGCCAACATGATTGTAACAGTAAATGGACTGCGCTTGACTCCCCCAGCTGGCATTGAGTGGCAGGGAGACGACAGCTCAACCAGTTTTGGCCTGCCACAGAGATTGGGAAGTAGCTTTTTACAATCAACTATTAATGCCATAACAGATATACAAGTATACAAAAACAGTGAGTTGCAAGTACAGAGCTTTGGTGCAACAGCTGGTGACTATTCTGTAACCAACTGGGACGGATCTAACACTCCAGGAAGACAAGTGGTGTTCAATGCTGCGCCAGCGGCTGGTGATACAATTTTAATTTCAGTAAGTACCCTGGCTGATTATAGTCTGGCAGGATCGTTATTGCAACTCAATACAACACCACCATTGGATAGCATAATATCAGTAACCACATTCAATGAAACCACTCAGCAAAGTATTGCCACATTAGTGTTTGTTGGACCAATTGTTGAAGGTATTACTATTGCAGAACCCTACGACAGCACTGATTTTGATACTGGATCAGTCAGCGGATTGCCAGGATCGTTTGACTACAGCGCAGGTACTGCTATCAGCAAAAATGATTTTTATCTAGATCGTCCAGGCATTGAAGCAGGCAGACTATGGGTAACATTAGATGGTTATCGTTTGTTTGAAGGTCAAGATTACACTGTGGTAGACGACTACATAATTTTGGCCAGTGGTGCAATTGGCACATCTCAAATTTTAGCTGTTACAGAATTTACTGAAAGTCTAGTGCCCGAAGCATCCGCATTCCGCATATTCCAAGACATGCGTGGAGTTCAAGGAACTTACAGAATTACACCAGCAACCACAACCACGCTAACACAACCTTTGTTGGCTGCTGGCAACACAATTCATGTGGCTGATGCAAACGCATGTGCTGAACCCAATTTGCCAGAAGGTATATTTGGTATAATTACCATCGACGGTGAGCGAATCATGTACAGAGAGCGCAATGTGGGCACACATACCTTGACAGGTCTGCGTCGCGGCACAGCAGGAACAGGTGCAGCCGACCATGAAACTGGCGCAGATGTGTATGACATGAGCCGCGGCAATTTGTTGGCCGAGCAGTATCAAAACTATGTGGTAAGTGATACCAGTGTTGGCGATGGTTCAACAACAATATTCTATGCCCCAAGTATTGATATCAGTGACTTTGGTGATTCCAGCAGCATTTACACAGAAACTATAGAAGTATATGTTGGAGGTGTTCGTCAGTATAACTACAGCGATAGTTCTGTATCAATTGAGCCCGGGCAATATCGTTGGATTGTAACTGATTTTGAACCGCTAGCAATTGAGTTTATTACTGATTCAAACCCAATTGATCCTATGTTAGCACCTCCTCCAGGCGTGGAAATAACCATATTGCAACGCCGCGGCTTGGGCTGGTACGGAACCGGAATCAAAGTCAATGACGGTTTGGCCCTGCAAGAAACTGACACACCGCAGGCAAGGTTCTTGACCGGGCGGAACGGAGCATAAATAATAGACCATGTCAAATACCGAAGTTAATAAACCTCAGAATCCCAAACCCGCTGATCCACAGCGCCGCCCAAATGAGCAGGGCACTATTTCTGTGCAGGCTCACATGAGGATTTTTGATCCAAAAACCCAAAAAACTTATGTGGAGGGAAGAGCATGATAGTACCAGGACTGTGCAAAATTGAAGGATTTGTAAAAATACATGACCCAGTTTCGGGCGAAATTTTACTAGATAAAAAGAACGCAATTCACTACGAAAATATATCCATTGCCATGGCCCAAACACTGAGCAATAGAGGACTGGGTAGAATATACGAAATGGCATTTGGCAACGGCGGCAGCTCTGTAGATCCCACAGGCGTGATCACTTACTTGCCCCCAAATACCACAGGACAAAACGCTGATCTTTATAACGAAACATACGCCAAGGTTGTGGACGATAATGATGCAGCAGACACTGACCCAACCAATAATAAAATGACAGTGCTACACACATCGGGCACAGTGTACACAGATATCTTGGTAACTTGTTTGCTGGACTACGGCGAACCACCAGAACAACAGGCTTTTGATAATTCTACCAATTTCAATGGTGAATTTGTTTTTGACGAACTGGGACTCAAATCCTGGAATGGATCTGCTGACGATTTAAGATTGATTACACATGTGATTTTTCACCCTGTGCAAAAGAGCTTGAACCGTCAAATTCAGATTGACTACACACTGCGGATACAGACGCTGAGCAACATAAACGCTGTATAAATATTCGAACTAGGAACAGGTAACTGACATGGCATATACAATTACACTAACAGACGGCACAGTTTTTGCAACTATTGCTGATGGTGCAACAAACACCGCAAGCGCAATGACATTAGTGGGCAAAAACTACGCTGGATACGGTCAATTTTTGGACAATAACTTTGTTCGATTGTTGGAAAATGGATCTAACACTTCGGCGCCCGCTGCTCCGTTGACCGGACAGTTGTGGTGGGACAAAACCAACAACTTGCTGAAAGTTTACAATGGTTCTGTATTCAAAACTATTAGTGCTGCCACTGCAAGTTCTAGTGCTCCTGCATCAAACGTCACTGGCGACTTGTGGTATGATACCACTAACCAGCAGCTGAAAGTTTGGACTGGCGCTGCATTTATTGTGGTTGGCCCAGCATACAGTGCCAGCCAAGGAACGTCAGGTGCAATTCCTGAAACCATTACAGACTCAGTTGGTGGTACAAAATACATTACCAGTTTGTATGTAAACAACAACCGTGTGGGTATTGTGTATGATACATCAAGTTTTGTTCCTCAAGCCAGCTTGCAAGCAACATTCCCCACAGTTTATCCTGGCATTACATTAACAGCTACTAATAGCCCAATTTTTGCTGGTACTGCAAACAATGCCAGCTACCTTAACAGCTTGACCAGTTCACAATTCATGCGCAGTGATACCAATACTTCTACCACTGGTATTTTGCGTGTGTTAAACAATTCAGGATTGTTTGTGGGTGCAACCAACGCATTCAGCGTAACACAAAGTTCAAATGATGCACAAATCCGCGGAGACATTTCAGGCGGCAATTTGATTATTCAAGCCAACGTGGGCGGAACTATCTACAACGTTGCTAGAGCATTAGGAGGCAATGGAACATTTGCAGTGGCCAATGCTGCCACAGTTGGCACCACACTTGGCGTTACAGGCAACGTCACAGGCGGTAACGTATTAACAGGCGGATTGGTCTCAGCCACAGGCAACGTCACAGGCGGTAACGTGATTGCAACCACCTTGGTACAAGGTGTCACAGTCAGTGCCAGCGGAAACGTACAAGCTGGCAACTTGCGTACTACTGGCCTGGTGTCGGCCACTGGTAACATTGATTCAGCTGGTAACATTGCTGGCACTTTCTTCCTTGGTAACGGCAGCCAGCTCACAGGGTTGAGCGCAGCGGTTAGCGTGACCAAGATTGTTAACGGATCCACTGAAGCCAACATTGGCGCACCAGGTGGTAACGCCAACATTTCTGTAGGCGGAACAGGAAACGTAGCAGTGTTTACAACTTCTGGTGCAATTCTTACAGGCCTAACTGTGCCTAGTATTGACAAGTCTGGCACAAACGCTGTAGGCAACATTGGGTCATCTGTGAATTATTTTAACCGTGTGTTTGCCACAGCTACCACAGCCTTGTACGCTGACGTTGCAGAACGTTTTGAAGCAGACGAGTTACTAGAACCAGGCACTGTGGTTGAACTAGGCGGCACAAAAGAAATCACTCGAGCACGTAAAGATCTAAGCGAAAATGTGTTTGGTGTGATAAGTACTAGACCAGCTTATACCATGAACGGTGGCGCAGGCGAGGACGATACACATCCTCCAGTTGCAATGACTGGGCGTGTACCAGTTCAAGCAATTGGTGTAATACACAAAGGTGATAGATTGGTCAGCGCAGGCAACGGTGTTGCTCGTGCTGCACAAGCTGGTGAAGCCACAGCCTTCAATGTAATTGGCCGATCACTAGATAACAAACTAGACGCTGGATTGGGTACAATTGAAGCTATTGTGACAATAAAATAACGGGATACAAGAATGACATATTCATCAGGCGGCTTAATTCAGGCCACAGATTACAACGGTTTTGTTAGCACCACTGCTGGCGCCAACGTTAACGCCACCTGGAACACAACATATGGGCAAACAGCAGTAGGCACAGTGAGTGCTGCTGGCACAGTAACAGCCACACAATGGGCCAGCTTGGTAAACACTATCAGCTCGCAGGCCAGCCATCAAGGCACTACAATTACTGCCAGAAGTGCTCCGACCACAGGAACTCTTGTGAGTGTGTTGGCAGCAGTAAACACTGACCTTACCAATACCTACAACAATCGATATCAAGCTGTGGCTGTTGGCTCGCAGTTTACTGGCTGGAGTGGTACAAATTCTAAAACAGCAGCCACATCAGGTGCTACCTGGACTATTACTTTTACTAATACTGTTACCTTTGCATCATCTGCTGCTGCTCAATATTTTTTCAATGCTGGAGGCTTGGTGAAAATTGACGTGGCCAAATCAGCAACAGGACAAACAGGCGATCCAGAATGGAATGACTTGGCCTCAACCCTGTGCGGCGATATTTGGATTTCAGGACTGGCATCAGCTCACTCCATCGCTGGTACATCATACACTGGTGTAACCAAAATTGGCGGAACTGGTACACCAAATACATTGACCACAGGCAACGGTTGGGATGCCCTAACCGCTGGTGGAGCTGCCGTGATAGTTTACAAACAATTTGCTGACACAGCACCTTACACTGCAAACTTCATTCAGCACTCGCTTGCTAAAAATGCAGGATCAACTGCATTGACTATCACCACGCTTTGGTCAGCATCTGACGGCGACCCAATTTCAGGCGGTACGGCTGCTTCAGGTGCAACACCTGGCACAGCGCCTTGTACCATTGTGACCTACTATCCACCTAGCACAACATATCTAAGCGCAAGTTGGGGAACCCCTTCAGTCGCCGCAACAACAGCTTAACCAAAAGGGTTGTAAACCCTTGCACTCTCTGTTATAATTCAATATGGATACTGAAAACTTAATTGCTCATGCACGAGCAAGATTTGATCACGCCACCGCCAAACGTATTCTCCGAGAAAAATACGAAGCACGGATGATCTTTGCGCACGACGGCGGTATGTGGCGTGCTGGCCCTGAACTCATAAACATCTTGGCCACTGTGCCTCCGGGCAATGCAGTGTTATTGGACTTGTATGAAACTCCTGTACAAGTTAGACCCGAAGAATTGCGTGGTATGGCCATGACTCGCTGGCAAGAGCAAATGAATGCTTGGCTTGCAGAACACAACAAACTTAGCAAAAAGAGATGACCACTGGCGCACTGATATTTGCTTTTGACAACGAGCAAACTGATTATATTTCTATGGCAGCATGGTCTGCCAAAAACATACACCGACATCTTGGAATTCCTGTGGCTGTGGTAACTGATTATGAAAACCCGCCAGGCGACTTTGATTATGTCATAAATTCTCAGGCACAAAGTGGTGGTACCAGATACTTTGAAGATTACAATCAAACTGTGACTTGGCACAATGCTGGTAGAGTAGATGCATATACACTAAGCCCGTGGGAACAGACCCTGGTACTAGATGCAGACTATGTTGTGGCCAGCTCAGACCTCAAAACTGTTTTGGCATGTGACACAGATTTCATGTGTCACAAAACTGCTGTAAATCTTGCTGGCGGCCATCCGTTAACAGGACTCAATGTATTTGGACGTCACAACATTCCCATGTATTGGGCCACTGTGATGATGTTTCGACGATCAAACACTGCACAGTACATTTTTGATTGTATGAACATGATTCGTGACAACTGGCAACACTACAGAGATCTCTATCAGATAGACAAGAAAACTTATAGAAACGACTTTGCGTTGACCATCGCCATCGGCATTGTAAGCGGGCACACTGGCTCAGTAGACCAAATTCCCTGGCCCTTGATGACTGCCATGCCCGACACTGTGTTGACCAGTAATAGCCCAGACTACTACACAATAAATTACATGGACGGTGATCAAAAGCACAAAACTCTGGGTTGGGCAGGTATGGATTTTCACGCCATGGGCAAACGTCATTTGGAGATGATAATTGCGTCCCATTGATGAACAAGGTTATGTGATACTGGCTGTCAACTCTGACAAAGTTGACTACTTGGATTGTGCTAGAACATTGACCAAAACAATCAAACGTTGGGATCCAGGTGCAAAGGTTTGTTTGATCACAGATGCCAAGCAAAGCAACGATCCCGTATACGATCACTATCGAGTGATTGACAATGTGGATCGTGAAAACCCTTGGGCCAATGATTGGCAGGTATTCAAGAACTCACCGTTTAGGGAAACCATAAAGCTAGAAGCAGACATGCTGATTGTGAGTGACATATCGCACTGGTGGACCTTGTTTAGGCATCGTGATGTTGTGGTATCAACTGGTTGCAGAAACTGGCAAGACCAAGTCAGTCTAGCTAGAAACTACAGATCAGTGTTTGATGCAAACAACTTACCAGATGTGTACAATGCCATAACTTACTGGCGATTGAGCCTCACAGCTCGAGAGTTCTTTATGTTAGTGCGTGATATATTTGCCAACTGGCCGCAATTCAGGCAACTGTTGAAGTTTGCACCCGAAACAGCAGATACTGATCTAGTGTATGCCATGGCAGCTGAAATAATGGGTGTAGAACGTGTGACCTTGCCATTTGTTTCATATCCAAAAATTGTACACATGAAACGGCACCACGCTGGCACTGAAACTGAACACTGGGGTCGTGAACTGGTATGGGAATATTCAGACTGGCGCCTGCGTATCAACACAGTGGCACAGTGGGGTGCATTTCATTACGGGCGAGGCTGGTGATGACACCTGAAGAATTTTTTGGCGCATTGGAACACATGCCTATGCCTATGCCTGTAACTTATCGACTGTATCACGATGACCAAGGTTGTCCTTTATTTTACAGCATGGAAGGTCTGCCTGGTACATACATAGAAATTGATCAAGAAACATTTGCCAAAAATTCCACTCGTGTGCGTGTTCGAGATGGAAAAATTGTAGAAACAACTTGGAAAACCACACAAAAACTTGTACCACAAAATTCAGGCACAATGTGTCATCCTGATGATGTAACTATTGTGGTAAAAGAACACGGCACATATTGGAGCAAACAAACTTATGAAACAGATTGACGTTGCAGACTTAGATTGCATATACTTGAGCTATGACGAACCACAACGAGAAGAATTTTGGGTCAAGATTAGGAATATGGTTCCTTGGGCACAACGGGTGGATGGCGTTAAAGGGAGCGATGCAGCTCACAAAGCGGCAGCCTCAGCGTCTAGTACGGATAGATTCATTCTCATCGATGGCGACAATCTCCCCGACCCGGCGTTTTTTAATCAGACACTTGTTTTTCCTAATGAAGAATATGAGAGTGCTGTGTTCCGGTGGCGGGCACGTAACCATATCAACGGACTGATGTATGGCAATGGTGGCCTGAGCTCTTGGACCAAAGACTTTGTGGGCAACATGCGTACACACGAAGCCACAGATGGTCGCGCAGAAACTGAAGTGGAGTTTTGCTTTGATCCATTGTACTGGCCCATGCATGACTGCTACTCCAATACCTATCCCAATGGATCACCATTCCATGCCTGGCGTGCAGGGTTCCGTGAAGGTGTCAAGATGTGCCTGCAACGTGGGCGCCGACCCACAGTGGAAGAATTTAAAAATCAGGTGCTACGTAATCTTGACAACTTGACTATCTGGCACAACATTGGCACAGACGTTGATCATGGAGAATGGGCCATTGCTGGCAGCCGCCAAGGCACATACATGACCATGCTCACAAACTGGGATTACAAGCAGGTGCAAGATTTTGCTGCACTAGAGGCGCTGTGGAATACTGTGAAAGATTCAAACCCTCGCATACTCAGCAATCAACTGGGCCCAGAACTGGGCACACAATTGGATCTTCCAATGGGTATATTGGAAGCAGAACAATCAGCGTTCTTCAAATATCACTATCGGTCAGACTGGCGCAATCGTGGTGTTATGACACGCGAGATTGATGTAATTAGACAACAAGAAGGATGGTAATATGAAAAAATTAATCGCAACACTTTTGGCCGCACTGGCATTGCATGCTCAGGCAGAAGTAATCACAATCAAGTCTCCATATGGCGCACAGCATGCAGGGCATGCAGCATTGTATAAAATTATGGAAAAAGCCAATACTGCTCAAACTCAGTACGACTTTATACTAGAGTTAAAACCTGGTGCTAACGGAGTGTTAGCACTAAAAGATCTGGATCGTGCGCCAGCTACATCGCTGGGATTAATTCATGCTGGCTATGTGCAGAATACCATGGACAATTTGCTAAACGAAACAGACTATGTTCCGGTTATGGCTCTTGGCGACGCCTGTTGGTTTGTTGCAAGCAACCAGGGTAATGAACAACAGGGTCTACGCAGTTTATATGGTAACCGTTTAGATCTGGTCATGGGCGGTGTTGGCATTGGAACAGCAGCACATTTGACTTCTATGGAGATTGCTGAAAAAATAAATCACCCCATTAGGTTTGTTAGTTTTAAATCAGGTGCAGAAGCAAATATTGTATTGGCTGGAGAAAACGGAGTACATGTCAGCATGATGTCAAGCAACGAATTTACAAATTTAAAAACACGGAACCCTCGCTTGCAAAGACTAGCTGTACATTGTGAACGCAGACTGCCCGAAGCTCCGGGAGTTGCTACCACAAAACAACAAGGCATCACAGCACCGTATGTCTTTAACACAATTGTGGCCAATGTACACATGCCCGCAACCAAACTACAAGAAATCAAAGTTATATTAAACAATGCTGTGGTTGCAGTTGGTCAAGATCAAATACTGGCCATGAGCGATTTTAATCCTCCTAATTTTAGAAATCAAAGTGTTGATGACTATCACAAAGAAAAAGTGCGTGTTATGAAAGCAGCATTGATCAAACACCGTGCGGCAATTGAGGCTGCAAAATGAAACGAGTGGTACTGGCTGTCGCTGACCCTTGGAACTATTTTAATCAATGGCCAGGATACAGCTTGTCCATTATCAATCCAGACGGCGATGCCAACCGCAAACAATATCTCTTAGACAATTTAGACTGGAGTTTGTTGGTCACATCTGATGGCGTACAACATCGTGATGGTGGTGATTACGGCGACGAGAAAATGGTAATGTACACTTCAGGCACAACCGGAGATTCAAAGTTTTTTAGTTATTCCACCACTCAGGTACAGCATGTTGTTGATAACATAATTGCCAGCTACGAATTAACAGCCAATGATCGATTTTTGAGCGTTATGCCACTGTGGCATGGCCACGGACATATCCTAAACTATGTTGTTGCAACCGCTGGCATGCAAGTACACCATGTTCGACCGCCTGACTTGAAAAAACAAATAGAATTCAGCCCAACCTGGGTGTCTGCAATTCCTGACATACTTAGAGTAATGTCACGCACTCAAAAATTCCCCGACTTGCGATTTGCTAGATCAGCCAGTGTTGCATTGCCCAACCAAGTGTTTGATGATTTAAAAAGATCATTTAATACCCCAATCATTGAATCGTTTGGCATGTCTGAAGCCTGTAGCCATTGCTTTACCAATCCGTTGTATGGTGAACAACGTATAGGAACCATTGGACTTCCTGACGGGATTGACGCAGACATACGCAACGGTAGCTTATGGCTGCGCGGCCCACAATGTCACACATCAGATTGGTTTGATACTGAAGACTTGGCTGAGCAAGACTCTGCAGGATACTACAAAATACTAGGACGTAGATCAGATCGACTGACCTTGCATGGCATCAAACTAAATCCATTGAGCATAGAAAATCAACTGTACAATCACATACCACAACTGGATGAAGTTGTGGTGTTTGGCGAAAACAAAATGATGTGTGTGTACACCGGCAATGTTTTGCCCAATCAAGTGCGACAAGCATTAACTGATATTTCCACACACTGTAACCCCAAGTTCCTTAAACAAGTTGAAAGCATACCTAAAAATACCGCAGGCAAAGTATCACGTTCACTGCTAAAGGAAATTTACAATTGAATATCCTAGTGAACGGACCCAGTGTGTCACGAGGCCCTGGCAGTTGGCCGTACTTGTTGCAAGAGCACTACAACGCCGACCTTGTTAATTTGAGTCAGGCAGGGGCTGGAAATACTTACATTCATGAAACTACCGTGGCTGAACTTGCACAACGATCTTATGATCTAGTGGCAATCATGTGGGGAGATCAACAACGACTAGATATCAAAGTAAAAAACATTGATTATTTTCATGATACTATCTACACCAGCAAATTCCAAAAGGCCATGAATGATTGGCCAGAGAAGATAGTAGAGCCTGTTAACGACCAAGACTATGTGCAAGACAACTGGGTGTTTGGTTGCGGATACATCAATACCAAAGATCCTTGTTTGGTAGAACTGTTTGATTCGTATTACCAGCATACTGACATTGACTCTCGATACTTTAGCAGTATTATCAAAATGATCAGTCTCCAGGGCGTACTTAAAAATCTTGGAATAAAATATGTATTTTGCGGCACCCGCACATTGCCTTTGTTAAAACGCTACGAACATTTGTACAATCTATTAGATTGGAATTGTATAATCAATGATTTTACTCCCCATCACGTGGCCTACCGGGACAATTGCTGGGAAGCTGATCAACTACACCCTGGCCCGGCCGCACACCAAGAATTTGCCAAACACATGATTGCTCAACTTCAACAAAGACATATACTTACATAATGATTAATATTCCGCACATTGATCTTAAGATTTGGAATCCTGAATTCAAAACAATTGAAATTGTGTCAGAGTTACAACAGCACGGCAATGTGTCTATTGGCATTGACGGCGAAGGCAGTGATTGTGAAACGCTGGGCTTGTATAAACTATTGGATGCAGTATGCAGTAACTTAGGTTACACACCCGGCGCCATAAGCATACACACTTGCAATCAATTAGAACACCATTCTTGCTATAAAATTATTAAACATCCGCCGTTGTACATACCCAGCGGGCAACAGTTTGCATCTCAGCACACGCTACCTGAGAAACGCTGGGACGCAATCAAGCACTTTGGAATTTTTGTTGGACGTAGCAGTTGGCAACGATTGTGGATGGCCAGTCACACATGGAGCAACTACGGCGACATAACCTCCATGACTTATCATTACGATAGTAGCGTCGATTATCATCGCACACACTTGAGCTTTGATGAACTAGCATATCAAATAGGATTGCCTAATGCAGTTAACACAGCAGGCAAGTTCATGCAACAATTGCCCATCAAGAACGAATCTGTTGATAGCTATCCTATACTAACTCCAGCACACTTTGCTATTGCTAAACTGTATCCTGATTTTTTTGTGGAAATAGTATGCGAAACTTTTCTAAGCGGCAACAGCTTTTACCCCACGGAAAAAACCTGGAGACCGTTTATATGTCGTACACCGTTTTTGACTCTGGGCCCACGTGGCTTTTTGGCAAACTTACACAAGCTGGGATTTAGAACATTCTCTCAGTGGTGGGACGAAAGCTACGACCAAGATGCTGACCTAGACAATGGGCGAATAGCCATCAAGTGTATACAACAAACACAACAACGCTTGAGCATACTCAGCACACAGGAGCTTGAAGGCATGTACATTGACATGAAAGATACTTTAGAACATAACTATCAACACTTCATGCAGTTAAAAGAAACGGACTTTGTAAAAATATGGCCATGAACAAAGGCGATGAAACAGTAGACAACAAGAGTCGGTTCCTAAACTCTGCTGAAAAAATGGCAGAGAACCTAGGCCCTGCGCTGTGCCTGGCCAAATGGAAGCAAGTGAGCCTGCACCTGCCCACAGGACTTAACAATAGTTGTTACCATCCGCCATTGCACAAGATACCCGTAGAAAACTTAGCTACCAATCCAGGATCCTTGCACAACACACCGCACAAGAAAGCGCAACGTGTGATGATGCTACGCAACGAAAAGCCCGCAGAGTGCGAGTACTGCTGGAACATGGAAGCGGAAAACAAACTGAGTGACAGGCACTATCGTTCAGGCGAGCCTTGGGCCGCAGTGGACTTTGAAAAGATCCAGAACTCAACAGGAGAAGAAAGTGACGTTATCCCTAGCTACGTTGAGGTTAATTTTAATAATGTTTGTAATCTCATGTGCAGTTATTGCAGTCCGCAATTCTCTAGCAGCTGGCAACAAGAAGTGGATCGATCAGGCGGCTACCCTACTGCTCGTGTTCACAATGATCCTGGGCATTTTGGTGGAGATCGCCGGGTTATACCAGTTAGAGAGCATAACCCTTATGTAGACGCATTCTGGGAGTGGTGGCCTACTTTGTACCCAGAACTGGTGCATTTCCGCATGACTGGGGGCGAACCCTTGTTAGACAAGAACACATACAGAGTGTTTGATCATGTGTTGGAGAACCCATCTGCCAAACTACATTTGAATGTAACATCAAACTTCTCAGTGGATGAAAAGTCATGGCAGAAGTACTTGGGGTATGTCAAGCAGTTGTGCGACGGGCGCATAGAACACTTCATGCAGTACGTGAGTTTAGACGGCTGGGGCTCACAAGCAGAATACATGCGTCACGGTATGGACTTCAATTTACTATGGGACAGGGTAAATCAATTTCTAACAGAAGTACCCAGCTACAACAGTCTAACGTTTATTGTGACCATGAACAATCTATCAGTAACCAGCTTGGAAAACCTGTTTGCTGGCATTCTAGGTCTGCGTAAAACCTATAGCAAAACCTATCAACGTGTGTGGTTTGATACACCTGTACTACGCGAACCGGCTTGGCAGAGTTTGCAAATACTGCCAGAAAGCTATGCTGAACGACTGGAATATCTCTGGGCGTGGATGATACGTTGGACAGAAACTGCCGAAGATCCATTCCACGGATTCAAAGACTACGAACTTGCTAGACTGGACAGAGACATTGCATGGATGCGAGCAGGCCAAGGACAAGATCATTCCGCAGCAAAGGCAGACTTTTATAGATTCTTTCGAGAACACGATCGCCGCAGAGGCACTGACTTTTTAAAGACCTTTCCAGAAATGAAAAGCTGGTGGGCAGAATGTGCATATCATGCTAGGAACACATAAGCTCATAGTAGACGAATGGGCCGAAGTCTGGGACTTGCTCAAGCCATATGCTGACAGCAGTTTTTGGCAGTTGCCCAGCTTGGATCCTGCCAATGTGTATGTTGTTGGCCGTGTGATATTGAAAGACAACTGGCAGACAATAACTGACTGGGCCACTCAGCACCCTGGACGCATTGTGTTCTCCAACCCTGCAGAAGGATCAGAAACCATACTGCTACAGCTCAAGCGACTGCGCATTGCTGACTTGGTCCAAGACGGGCGCATAGGACTGTTGACGTCTGGGGATTTAGAACCAGGGTGGAGCTATTGTAAAACAGACTGTTACTTTTCAAACATAGTGGAATACACAGAAAACAAATCGGCGCAACTACAAGCTGACATGGATTCAAAAGCGCATCGCCCATATGATTTTCTTTTTTTAAATGGCCGCCTGCGCCCACATCGCAAAGCACTGATAGACGGCCTGCGTGAAAATCAGCTGTTGGATCATGCATTATGGACCAACCTGGGCAGTTCTGTTGAAATGGCATTTACTTCTGCACTGCAAACCAATCAGCTTGAGCCTATTAGACTGTTGCCCCCAGAATATGAAATTGAACGTGCTGTACCCAACATGGAATCAGCGTATGCACACAGTTTTTGCAAGCATCATTTGTTTGGCAATACCTGGGGCGATGCCATTGTTAATCCTGCTTGCTACACAAGCACATGGTTCTCAGTGGTAACAGAAACCATATTTGATTACCCGCACACATTTAGAACAGAAAAGATATGGAAGCCCATATTAATGGCACACCCATTTGTGGCAGCTGCCAACAGGGGTTACTTGCGAGACTTGCGCAACGCAGGATTCCGCACGTTCCACAACTACATCGACGAATCCTACGACCAAATTGATTGTCCAAGCAAGCGAATAGATAGTATAATAGCAACAATTGGCGAGATCTGTCAGAACGGTGCTGCTGAATTCTGGACAGCCGCCCAGGATATCTGTAAATATAATCAACAGCACCTAGTGGAGCACAATCAATTGGAACGTGCCCAACTCCCCATCAATTTAGAAAAGTATTTAGATGAACGATCTTGAGTTCCGTCAGCAAGTATTAGACCCTCTCTCAGCCAGCTTTTGTGCGGCAAAATGGTATAACGCAACCATTTGGTTAGGAAGTGGACAGACCACAAGTTGTCATCACCCGCCAGCTCATTTGATCGACAAAGATAAAGTCAGCATCAACCCTAGGCTACTGCACAATACTGATCAAAAGAAGGCAGATCGCCAACAAATGATCAACGGGGAGCGTCCCCCTGGCTGTGAGTACTGTTGGAAAATAGAAGACATGGGTCGCAATGCCATTTCAGACCGTGTGTATAAGAGTAAGATATATCCCATAGAGGCATTACATGAAGCTAGAAATACACCATACACTGAAGACGTCAACCTCCGTACACTTGAGATCGCTTTTGATCGCACTTGTCAGTTTGCTTGTAGCTATTGTAATCCAGCTTTCAGTTCAACATGGGTTAAAGACATCCGACGCAACGGAGCTTACCAGAACTTGGTCAGTGATGGTCGCAACCATTTTACCCATGATCATGCTAACGCACAACTTTGGGATTATGGAGAACACAATCCTTACATTGATGCATTTTTTAAGTGGTGGGAGTCGGATCTGCATCGCACACTGCAAGAGCTCCGTATCACAGGAGGAGAGCCCCTCATGTCTGGTCACACATGGAAGCTCATTGACTGGTTTCGAACAAATTCAGGCAAGAGTTCAACACGCCTGGCTATCAACAGTAACCTAGGCACAGACGTAGACATTGACCGCTTGCTAGATGCAACGCAAAACATGGCAATTGACATATACACTTCAAACGAAGCTGTGGGTGTGCAAGCAGAGTACATACGCGACGGGTTGGTCTGGGCGGACTGGATGAACAATGTCAACCGCTTGTTAAGTTCCAAGCAGTTCCGTAGCATACATGTGATGTGTACCATCAATGCCCTGTGCCTAGACAGCTTGGATCAATTGCTAGAGTGCATAGTGAAATGGAAGCTGGAGTATGGGCGTGATGCTATATCATTCACACTAAACATCTTGCGTTTTCCCAGCTTTCAAAGTCCGTTGATACTGCCTGCGGAGTTGAAAACACACTACAAAACAGTGTTGGAAACTTGGCTCACAAATCACAGCCACAGTGAATACCTGCACGAACACGAAATCAATCATTTACAAAGATTGATTGATTACCTGGATGTGGTGAAAACACCGCATTCAGACACATTTGAAATGCCCAAGCTATTGAATGATTTCAAACAATTCCACACACAGTATGACCAGCGTCGCAACAAAGACTTTGGCACAGCGTTCCCAAATCTGCAGGCCTGGTATAATTCACTATAATTCACTATAATGTCATATAATTACAACTCTACAGATCTAGTAAGACCCACAGAATTAACTGAGCGTGAGGAATTCTTACTAAAAGATTCAAAGACATTTTGCATTTATCCCTGGATCCATTTGCACGCCTATCCCACAGGCGAGGCATATCCCTGCTGTCATGCTGAAATGAAGCCAGGCATAGTAGGCAACTGTAGAACAAATACCTTAGAAGAAATATGGCAGGATGCACCCATGCAGAAGCTACGTGCAGACATGCTGAGCGAAACGCCACACGCTGCCTGCACACGTTGTTATGAGCAGGAAGAATCAGGATTCTTTTCAGGCCGTAAGAGTGCCAACAAACATCACGGACATCACATAAAGAAGCTGGATCAAAATCCTTTTGAAATGACCTACTGGGACATTCGTTTCTCAAACTTGTGCAATCTAAAATGCCGTAGCTGCGGATACATATTCAGCTCACAATGGTATCAGGATCAAGCCAAACTTGCTGGCGGCGACTGGAAAGCCCGCAACACAGTGCTAAACTATGCAGGGCGTACTGAAACTGACATGTGGGAACAATTAAAGCCTCATTTGGACTATGTGGAACAGATCTACTTTGCTGGCGGTGAACCCTTGCTTATGGCGGAACACTACAATATTCTAGACGAGCTGGTGCGAAGAAAACGCTTTGACGTTAGACTCATATACAACACCAACTTCACACACACGGATCTCAAGGGTCGTTCAGTATTTGAATACTGGCGCCAGTTCGATTCAGTTGCTGTGGGTGCCAGCCTGGATGCGTCGGGCGCACGTGGGGAATACATTAGAAAAGGCACAGACTGGGCCGTAGTAGAACAGAACAGACGTGATATGTTGCGTGTGTGCCCTGAAGTGGATTTTTACATTTCACCTACCTTGAGCATAATGAATGCCTGGCACCTGCCTGATTTCCACCGTGACTGGGTGGAAAAAGGCCTGATCCGCGCACAGGATTTAAATATAAATATCCTACAAGATCCTGCGCACTATAGAATAGACATTGCCACAGCCGAATACAAACACTCACTCACAGCACTGTATCAAAATCATATCCATTGGCTTAAAGGTCAGGACCCGCTAAATCGTGCCACACAAGGCTTTGAATCAGCCATTACCTTTATGATGGCCACAGACAACACACACTTGATAGATACATTCTGGCGCAAAACAAATGAACTAGATTCAATAAGAAATGAATCAATATTGGATATAATTCCAGAATTGGCGGCACTAAAATGAATATTCCACACGATCAATTTTGCGTATTGCCCTGGGTGAGTTTAGAAGCCTCTCCCATTGGCACTGTACGCCCATGTTGTCTGGCAGATGATGAACTGACGGATGACTCTGGCACAAAGTTCTCGCTATTGAATGCTAACTTTGCTGACATACAAAACTCACGTGCAATGACACGCCTGCGTGAACAGTTTCTTGCAGGCGAAAAGCCACAGACCTGCCGCAAGTGCTGGATGGAAGAACGTGCTGGCCGCACATCAAAACGCATGCACACCTTGGACAGAATGAAACACATGGGCATATCAGGAGAATGGACCACTGACGCCAAGCCGCTGATGTTCCTGGATTTGAAGCTGGGCAACATCTGCAATTTAAAATGTCGTATATGCGGATCATGGTCATCAAGCCAATTTGCCACAGAAGAATTAAATGACATGCATCCAGATGACGATAAGAAAAAGACATTTCCCTATCAGATGCTGCGAGCAGGTGCGTGGCCCAGGGAAAATCAATCATTTTGGACAGAAATTGATGCCTGTTTAAATGACATACGCTACATTGAATTTACAGGTGGCGAGCCATTCATGATTGATCAGCACTTTGACATGTTGCAGGGCATTGTGGATCGCGGAATTGCACATCAAGTGGAAATACACTACAACACAAATGGCACACAATGGCCTGCTCGCGGCCCGGACATCTGGCGCCATTTTAAAACAGTAGAAGTGGCGTTCTCAATAGATGATGTGGGTGAACGCTTTGAATATCAACGCACCAATGCAGACTGGGCATTGGTGCTGGACACAATCACAAGTTTTCAATATCTTAGAGATCAACTGCCCAACCTGCGTTTACAATGCTGTAGTACCGTGAATGTGTTTAATGTGCGGTACATTGATCAACTAGCACACTGGATAGCACTGCAACGCTTTGACTTTGTGTACTGGAACATGATGCATGATGCCTGGTACTTTTCAATTGCCACACTGCCTGACACAGCCAAAGCTGCTGTCACAGAACACCTACGTTCAGCAGATGTGCCCGCACAATATCGTGAGGAGTTTGATAGAATCACAGACTTTATGAATGGGGGTGCGTCAACGGACGGCTTTATGTTGCGAATGAAAGTACGTGATTTAGATCGCAAAAGAAAACAAAATTTACGTGATGTAGCGCCAGAATTTGCTGAAATAATTGGGTATGACTATGACCAGTAATCTGGTATTGATGCACGACACCAGACTGGTTCCTGCCAATTTGTCAAGGCATTTTCCTGTGGACTATGAGTTTTTTGATCCTGGCAAAACATATCCCAGCAACACAGTTTTTGTTTATGATCATTATCTCAGTGAAATTGCAGTCAAACAGCATCTTGACAGTCATCTGCAAGCTGGCTACAGAGTAATATACGACAACAAAAATGAACATTGGTTTACCACTGACCAATGGTGGATTGTTGAGCTGCTACAAAAATATCCACAACAACACCTTTTGTTTAGTTTGGGATCACAGCCTGGCGCATTGCCTGGACTCAGAGTGCAGGCTGTGCCTGCTTGGATATGGCTGCGTTGCCGAGACTATTGGGAAAAATTGAACTATCACAATATTGCATATACTCCAACTGCACGGTATAAAACATTGTGTATGATCAACTACACACGACCCTGGCGAGACCTGGTGTGGCAAGCATTGAATCCCATGGAGGCAGATGTGATGCGTAGTTATTTGTCCCAGGGGATCAGCATGCCCGACGATGTTACAGGTGATGGACACTTGTGGCAGGTAAATCCACGTTGGTTTCATATTTCTGCAATGAGCTTGGTGTGCGAAAGTTCAATTGGTGCTGTTTCTGGAGAAATTTCAGTCACTGCACCGTCAGGTGTGTTTGTGAGCGAAAAAAGTCTAAAGCCCATGGCCATGCAACATCCATTTATTGTGGTAGCAACCCCGGGTACCCTAGCAGAGATACAGAGTTTTGGATTTGAAACATTCCCAGAGTTATGGGACGAAAGCTACGATTCAATTGTGGACTTTGGTCAGCGATTAAACGTCATTATGCAACAAGTGCAACAGTTTGATACAGCACAATTAAACCAGCTGGTAGTGCAACAAAAACTCCAACACAATCAGCACAGGATTTTTGATCCTGCGGTAACACAGCAATTGCTACAGCAACAGGTGTTGGATCCCATATTAGAATTTTTAAATGAATAAACCTGATACCATGTGCCTGGCACCTTGGGTGCATACCTATCTAAGCCCGCAAACTGAACGGCGCATGTGCTGTGCGTCACGCGAGCCTGCACAGAATTTTCGGCAGTACATAGACACTGAGTCAGGTACTGGTCAGTATATTCCTGTCACACTTGAAGAACATTGGAATTCAAATCACATGCGATCAGTGCGTCGCAGAATGATGGCCGGAGAAACTTTACCTGAATGCGAAGTATGCAATGACCGACTCCTTAACACTAGCGTTTACCGCACCTACTTCGATCATTTATTTCAGCACAAACTGCCAGAAGTATACGCTAACACACAGCCCGATGGCACTACGACTATGGAACCTGTTTCATGGGATTATAGGTTCTCAAACTTATGTAACTTCAAATGCAGAACCTGCGGAGATATGCTTTCAAGTGCCTGGGAGAGTGAACAAAAACAGAACAACATGGTCAACTGGGCTGATCCTAAAAACAATTGGATGCGAGACAGTATACGTGACAGCATCTCCCAATTTCAGGATAGTCAAATTGAAGCCGAATTTGCTGCCGCCGTTGAACAACATCGTGTAGAAGAAATCTACTGGGTGGGCGGAGAGCCGCTAATGTACGAACAGCATTGGCGCCACATGAAAAGAATTGTTGAACTAGGAGATGGACCACGTGTTTATGCTAGATATAATACTAATCTCAGCCGTGTGCGTTACGGCGGTGTGGATCTATTTGATGATATCCTGGCGCACATTCGCGATTGGCAAATATGTGCTTCCCTGGATGGAACTGAGCAGATCGGGGAATATATTCGTACAGGATTGGATTATGCACAGTTCTGTCGTAATTTTGAACACGGACTCAAATACGCTACCAACCCTAGACAGATGCGTCTTGACTTTACCCTCACACTGCCCGGCATGTTCGAGACTGGCGCAATGGAAAAGTTATCACAGACGTATGGGGTACAATTGTTAGCCAAAGTGATATTCAGCTTTAGTCCAGACATTGTTATGAGTCCACTTGCGCTGCCCAGACACTTGTTGGATCCATGGGTTGACGAACTAGCAGGCCGCTCCGCAGGTGACATGCGTGATGTACTGCTACAATTAAAGAACCGTCCATGCTTTGAGGAACAATGGCCGGATACATATCGCGCAGGACTTGCAAAAGGCAAAGCTCGTGTGTTACAATTAGAAAGCATACGCACACAGAAGATTACTATGGCAGAAATACTTGCTCAAAGACCAGCAGTGCTAGAATGGTGGAATAAAATTGCTTGATCACATTGAAATAGACCTACGCGGACAAAACAGCCTACTAACTGTGCATATAGATGTGGCGGACAACACACTAAGTCGCAAATGGCTAACCGCGCTAAATGACATCATTAGAACTGATCTTCATTTGGAAAAGAATTACTGTTGGATGGGATGGACTGAAAGTGAACGAAATGCACAATACCTTTGTGAGCAAATTAATGCTAGTATTGATCACATCAATCGAAGTGGTATTGGCTATTGTATTGATTGTGATGCTTATACTGTAGAGAATACCATTGAGCCAGGAATCATTGGCACCAATCTAATCATCGGTGGCGTGGTGCATGAAAAAATGAACAATCTACACAGGTATTTTGAAGACCTACAAGGGTGGTCAGGTGGCATTTCAAATTATTATACTCGTGCAGATCCTGCTACACGCTGGCACATACGTCAACTAAATCTCCTGTGTCATGAATATGAAAGTCTTGTATTGAGCATGCGCAAGGCTGTGCATGCCCCTGAATGGCGCAGACCCTCACAGTTGATGTGTTGGCTTAATGCACCGCGTTTTGCACTAGAACCCGCGGACTATGAATTGTTTGGCGTAGAAACCATCAACAGAACTCTAGGCGGTGTTTATTTGGGTGTAAATAAAGCAGTTGGCAAACATCACTGGGAGGTGTTCAATGATGAAGGTAGGGATTCGCGTGTTGGCGAGCTTGTTACTACAGGACTGCGTGCTCAAACTGAAGCCGCTGGCGACTTTGATATCGAATGGGCCCGTGACCCAGGAGCATATCACTGGCAAATCAAAAAGTTACAAGAATTCCGCGCCTGGCTATTGGACAATGGGTTTGATCCAGAGGACAAAAGTCTCACCATTGGTCACCCAAAGGTGGCACAAGTTGACGTGATGCGAACATTTGGAACAACGGATTATGAAAAGATTTGGGCGCAGTTGGCTCAACATCTTGATGTGTTGAGCATACGTACCGGGTGGGGCGAAGCTACATACAACTATCGCTGGAGCGATCCAGACTATCATGAACAGCAAATAAGGAGATTGAAATGAATTGGATTAGACAAATTTGGGATAGAATTACACTAGAGTATCGTTATCGTAAAAAACTAAAAGAGCTACGCAAAAGAGATCCTTTTATCTACAAATGAAAAATCAGTTACTCACAATAGGTGATAGCTTTACACATGGTGACGAATTGTCAGATGTGTATCAAGCCTGGCCCTATCGTCTGTCAGACAAACTAGGATACGAAGTCCACAATCTTGGACAGTCAGGGTGCAGTAACGCTAGTATTTTGCGTAGAACATTAGAAGAACTTGCGACCAATCATTATGATTTAGTTATTATAGGGTGGACTTATCCGGGTAGAATTGAATGGAAAGATGACATTGGCATAGCGTATGATTTATGGCCAGGTGTGCCCAACGATACTAAATTTTTTAAAGATCATCCTTGGAGAGTTGATTTTTTAAACTTTATAAGTCAACATCACAATTCTGCTTATCTATACCAACAGTATCTGATACAAACAATTTTGTTGCAATCGTTTTGCCAAGTCAACAGCATTGATTATAGAATGTTAGATGTACAATGGCACAATTACTACAGAAAAGTTGGATCAGAAATGCATGATAAGTTAGAAGCAAAAATAGATACAACAAAATTTATAGGTTGGCAAAAGTTTGGTATGAGAGAACTAGTGGCTGATTTACCAAAAGGTCCTCAAAATCATCCGCTAGAACAAGGACATGAGAGAATAGCAAATGAAATCGCAAAACATATTGGGAATTAGTGCAGGCTTTCATGACGCTGCCTTGACCTTGTTAGACCAGCACGGCAAGATTGTGTTTGCCGGCCATTCAGAACGTTACAGCAAGCAAAAAAATGATGCTGATATTTCATCAGCCATGCTTGACGAAATTGACATGAGTCAGGTAGGTACCATTGCGTACTACGAACGTCCGTGGATGAAACAACTGCGTCAATGGTATGCAGGACAGGGTATTGAGTGGAACAAAGTAACCACAAGACAAATACTAGAGCAACAGCTTGGCGCTGACCAAGTCAATGGCAAACGCATTAAAAACTACAATCATCATTTGTGTCATGCTGCTGCTGGTTTTCAAACAAGCCCTTATCCCATAGCCACAGTGGTTGTGATAGATGCTGTGGGCGAATGGGACACAGTGTCAATCTGGGGAGCAATGTATGATAAAAATCTTAAAGCAACGTATACTCGACTTTGGTCGCAGAGTTATCCACATTCAATTGGATTATTCTACAGTGCTATTACTAAGCGCATTGGCCTACACCCACTAGACGAAGAATACATCACCATGGGCATGGCCGGATGGGGAACACCTCGATGGACCGAAGTCATGCGTGATGTACTCGTGGACAATCCAGAACAACTGCGGTTTAGATCAAACTTACACACAGGACTTGATTCAAGTTTTTTAGATTGTGCAACCAATGAAGATATTGCTGCTTCGGCACAACAACTCACAGAGTATCTAATACACCAAGTTATGACCAAGGCCAAAAACTTTGGGTGGAGTGACAACTTGGTTTACATGGGCGGAGTGGCGCTAAACTGTTTGGCCAATAGGAGGTTAGGTGAATACTTTGATAACATATGGATTATGCCTTGTCCTGGTGATGCTGGCAGTAGCCTGGGCGCCGCCGCTCTTGCACACGGCGGTTGTGTTCAGTGGACTAGTGCTAGTCTTGGCCATAATATACCTGGTGATTACCCTGTTTACAATGCCATGGCTGCTCTTCTCACTGATCGTATTGTGGGTGTGGCATCGGGCCGAGCAGAATTCGGACCCAGAGCCCTAGGCAATAGATCATTGCTAGCAGACCCCCGTGGCGCTGACATAAAAGACCAAGTGAATTCGATCAAACGCAGACAAAAATTTAGACCTTTTGCCCCAGTTATTCTGGAGGAGTTGGCTGACGATTACTTTGATATGCCTCGTTGCTGGAGTGACAGTAGGTATATGCAAATTGTCGCTCGTTGCCGGCATCCTGACTTATTTCCCGCTGTTATTCATGTTGACGGCACTAGTCGTGTACAGACTGTGCCCCGCGACGGATCAGGCATAAGAAAGCTGTTGGAAGCATGGTACGCCGAGACAGGTTGCCCTATGTTGCTTAATACAAGTTTAAACATACGTGGGGAGCCAATGGTAAACGACAGAGCAGACGCAGACCGATTTGAAACACTGTATGGTGTAAAGGTATGTTCATGATTATAATTATGGGCGATAGTTGGGGCGTGGGAGAATGGGGATCGGATAAAGATCGCAGTTGTTGTTTAACGGGTCCGGGAATAGGTCAATTGTTTTCTTTGCATGGCAAAGTAATAAATTTTAGTCAGGGCGGTGCTAATAATTTTGAACAACAACAGGAGTTTGAACGGTTGTTGGCAAAATTCAAACCAGATGACAATGATCAATTTTATTGGATAGTTACAGATCCTTTAAGAAATGTTGTACCTAGCACGTTACTAGAAACTGCTTCAAGTATTGAATCTGCCGCACAAGAACTGTTAAATTTGTTTTTTAAAAATATTAATTTCATTGCAACTAGTCGCAATATAACCATTAGGTTAATTGGAGGGCTCTGTGATCTTGAACCTATATCTTACAGCCATTTAAAAGTGGTTGTTCCAAGTTGGTGCAAAATGCTTAATGCAACTCATACATCATCAATTTTTGTAGATGACACAATTAAAGAGCTTGCACCATATATTGCAGCGCATAGGCCTGATTTAAAACATGAATGGACAGAAATAGCCAAAACTGCATTGGACAAAAGAAAAAGTGTTAAGTACTTAGAATCTTGTGGGCTAATAGTGGCAGACCATCCTTCAAGACAAGCGCACAGATTACTAAGAGATTATTTGTCACCGGGCAACGAAAATGTTTTTTAAAAACATTGGTGTTAATATAATGCTAATTCAATCAGTTGATTCTTGTGGGAGTTTGACCTTGCACATACGTGGTGAGCCCATGGTCAACGATAGAGCAGATGCAGATAGATTTGAACGTGAGTATGGTGTCAAGGTCTGTTCATGAATGTGCATGCAATTCATTTGCCCAATCAGGCTCGATGTTTTTTAATTGACAGCTTTTTCCCACAAAGTCATCTAGCCAGCATACATGAAATATGTGAGGCTTTCAGCAAAGAGTCTGTGGCCTGGCAGCATCCTGAGTGGACCACGTATCGTTACATATATCAAAACTGCTCACCTGAATGGCAGTCAGTTGTGGACTATCTAAAAGTTCCCAACCCAGAACTCACTCAAGCACTGGGCTATGCTGTGACATGTGATGAAGTGTTGTTATGGGCAGAGTTTCAAGGCATTGGAATATTGCAACCGCATGTTGAAATACCCGGCGGTAAAAATCTCAGTCAGTTGTATATTACCAAACAGCCAGTGCCCAATAACGGCACTACCATCTATACCGATCAAAAAGAAATATTATGCTTGTTGCCGTATCGTGACAACTTTGGATGGTTCTTTGATGACAGTGGTCGAGTCATGCATGGGCGTGACAATGACGTACCACCAGACATCATACGTTTTACCATGATGATGCACTGGTCTAAAGTGTAATTACAGATAAGTTTCTAAACCGCCACGACGGCGGATATCCTGTGTGCAACAAGATATACCGCCGTCCCAGAAGTAGCTGTGACGCAACTCACATATAATGGGTTCAATCCCATGCTTCCTACAGTAATCAAAAACTTCTTTGTTGTACGCACTAAAGATCACGTGCGATTCATCTAACACAAGACAGTTGACATCAAACACAGTTTCGGCCACAAAGCCAGTCCATTTGGTCAGATAAGTGTTCACAAAGTCTGTGAACTCAGGTGTGGGTGTTTGGCCTTGCACATACCATGCGCCAGGTGATTGTTCGTACTTGAACTTGCCCACTTCCATAGCGGCCCAGATTGAACTGTCCCAGATCTTACATACGTCCCAGCCAGGAAAGTCTTTGGCTAGATCCAAGTTAACATCGTGCTTGCTGGACAGTAACACACCGGGTTTGAGAATAGCAAACACAGCATCACCGTGTCCATCTGTAACAGCTTCGTGTATGCGATACTCTGGACCTAGGCAATTGTCCACAATCCAACGAGTTTGATCAGGACGCAAAAAGTCTGAGTTGTCAAAGAACACATCACGCCCCACACGCACAATACAACTTGCACTTGCACCATTTAGTATGCAATCTGGATCCCAGGCGCTTTTGTGTGGGTTAATGACTGCATCTCCGTAGCCTCGGCAAACGTTATCCAGTTCAGGCATGGCCAACACACGCAACAATTTGCCGCCCAAGGTGATTTGCCAGTCGCGTGGTGTGAGTGGCGGCAGCGGAGCACCTCCTCCTTCAGTTTGGAACCATACAAATTGATCTTTTGCAGGTAGATCTGGACGACGAACTTGAGCTCCAAACTGCTCAATGGTCTTGGACAAGTTAGCAAGATCTTCTTCAGTTTCATGGAGAATCTGTTGCAGTTGATTGCGCACTTGTGGATTGTCTATGAAATCAAAGTAGTCAGGCGAGTAAGCACGACCCACAATTACTTCTTCAAGTGGTTGCCAGCTGGTGTAGGAGTTAACGATATTGCTCATGTATTTTCTCAATCAAGCTATTTAAACGCTTGCTCTTGTTGGCAACAAATAATTGCTGGTTGTGTTCTATGTCTGCTCTGGCAGCTTCGAACAACTGCGGTAACCTGGGTTGAGCGGCTGCTATGCTGTCACGCAAGCTCTCCCAACGCTGTGTGTGGTTTGCAATTTTATCGTAACTGTTATCCAGTATGCCATCAAACACACGATAGCCCAGATCACGCAACACTTGCAAACTACCAGCACCACCGCCCACAAAAAACAACTGCCCGTGTTTGATAGGTTTGAATGTTTTTTCTGTAACAAATGCACCATTTGACTGATCCACATCAAATTGACTTTCCAACACTATGTTACAGTATGCGTTTGCAAAATATTTTGGTTCCATTACAGAATGATTGTTGCGATCGCTATCACTTAGTTCATCGCTGATGTAAGGTGCCTGATCCAGGAACCGTTTGCGATCATAACGCAGCTGACTGATCATATCTACTTCTATTGGGCAGTCGGTATCTTCACCGTAAGGTTCTTCACAATAACTCCAATAACTGTTGCTCAGTATACCAGAGCGATGCAGGTCTGCCATGGCAGTGGCCCGCCACCATTTGTGCAGTCTGCTCAAACAAGTAAAATCTCGTTCTCGTGGCAAGTTGTGAATTTCTAAAGGCGCACTGTTGATGTTGCGCTGATAATACCACAGTTCAAAGTCGTGAAATGTAACAAAGCCGGGCAACTGGTCTGCGGATGTATTACTGCTGACAAATATATAACAGTCTGGTGGCAACAGGTGTTGTTCGGCTAATGCGTCCAGTCTGTTTTTGATTCGTCTAGGACTGTCACCTTCGTGGTACATGAACAACACACGTAACTCACTGCGGTGCAGTTTTTTTCTTACAGCAACTGTCATTAATTCAAAGTAGTCAATGTCAAAGTCAAAGAATCCCAAGCAAACAGGATAGTATGTGTTGGCTGGCAAGCTGTGGTCGATGTTGTGAACTGTTAAATCAATACCATGTTGACCACAGTATTCTTGTATTCGCACAGGAGTAGTGTATGGCCAGTGCTCGCCAAACTGTCTCCAGCCGGGAGTGTAAGGTCTAGCTTCGTGCCGTGCCAGGGCAGGATATATTTTACCTTTGATGGTTTGATCAGCAACAAGATTAAGTTTGTAATTCATACAACATGTTTTGTAGTTCAGGCCAAAGTATGCTAGTCAATCCGCCTTGGTAAAAATGATGAAAGTTGTGTTCTACTAAGGGCACACATGCACGATGAATTTGCTCACGTTCTTTCAACGACAAACTGTCAAGGTCCTTGAGTAATTTTACTACCTTTTCCACACGCAGTTGATCATCGGTTTCTTGGTCGTAACTTTCGTCAAACACAGAATCAAATGTTTTGAAACCATAACTGCGCATGTATTCCAAACTGCCAGCAGGCGCCATCAACACAAACGGCATTTCTAATGCAATGGCCTTGAATGTTTTTTCAGTAATGTGCAATCGACGTCCAAAATAAACTGTTTCAGTTGGCACATACACAAGAGAATCCTGCGCTTCTGTAAAATTGGTAAGCCAACAGCTGGCCATCTGTTGAGTTTCTTCGCCAGCAAACAGTCTAGGCAATTCAGCAGTTCGAAACACTTGCTCAATGTCTGGATATATGTTATTATACTTCTTAGCAATGTCAACAATGTCAACATTTTCATACACACAGACTCGTGGAGCTGAAATGTGATTGTGTTCCAATTGCTGTTTGAACACATGATACAAAAACAACACTCGATGATCACGTTTGCCAGCAACAATCCGATTGGGACTCATGAACGTTTTGGTAGGAGCACGATCACGTGCTCTAGGAATCAAAAAAGACTTATCGTATCCACGAAACCAATCTTGACAGGCCCATCCATGATAAAAATAGTAATGACTTTTCCAGCCATATATATCACACAACTGTTCAACTTGTTCTCCATGCTCGCTAACAATAACATGTCCTTGTGATGTTTTTATTTGTTTGTTTTTAATAATGTTTGCTAAATTTAGATCAGTATAATTTGCAATTAAAAAATCAGCCATGTTAATGTAGTTGCTGTCAGGATCGTTAAGTCTGTACACAACATCAGCCATGCGATCTAACACTTCGTTAAACAATCCTCCATGTGCATCTAAATGAACTGGTTCTTGATCATGAAAAAATATATAATCTTCTTCCTCGATGCCATCATACCCAAAATTCAACAATGCGTTGGGGCTGGTATCACCAGGTGGATCACAAAAGAACATGCGTGTGCCAGGAACATTTTGCTTGATCCAAGGCCAAAATGTATTGTTGTAAATTTCGTCTATTCTAATCATGTTTGATGTTTTTTATTCGGGGAAAAAACCCAATGTTGTGGTGGGAGTACAAGAAGCTGAATCGATTGATCATGCACGTCAGTTGAGTCGCACACGATATTTTTGGTGGATACACTACTTAGCAGATCTCGAGCACTGGGATTTTTCTTGGGAGCCTGTACCGTGGCAAAGTCACCAACGCCACGCCTGGGCCAACCAACATCAACCTGACGCTGGCATATATCTTGTGCCTGCAAACTGGGATGGGCAAGAAACCAATTATCACTCTGCTCCTGCAATACATCACGGGGTTGATGCAAACTACTGGCACATTCCCGGCTGGATTGATGCTACCAGCATAGATCCACAATGGAGTCCAGACCCAATGGATCCACCTTATATCTACGAGTTTCCTGTGGAGTGGGGATGGGATAGAATTGGTGGGCCACAGTATCGAGTTCCTGGTGCTAGTGAAATCAAATACGTCAACGCTTTTGTAACAAAAACTCAGCACAATCCATTGCCTTGGTTTCAGCATTGTGAGTTTAACTGGACTGACGAAGCCTATCGTTGGCGCCCATGTCCCGAAGATCCTCCTTACATCTATGTGTTTGGTAATCAATGGTATCCAGCTGAAGTCATGCCTACTGTGGAATATCGAGTTCCTGGCGCCACAGAACGCAAATACATGGATCTGCGTGTGCAGTTACCAGAACGTCACACTAACCACTGGCACACTTTGCATGATTGCGAATGGGATTATTCATGGGTGCCAGACCCAGGAGATCCACCTTATATCTATGTTTTTGGCAATCAACATTGGCCTGCTGAAAAAATGCCCACAGTGGAATATCATGTGCCAGGCGCTACCGAGCGCAAGTACATGCACATGACTGCAAGATTACTCAGTGACAAAACCAATTGGACCATACACGAATACATCAAACGATGGGACTATTCATGGGTGCCGGATCCAGGAGACCCACCATACATCTACATATGGGGCAATCAACATTGGCCCGGCGAGATCATGCCCACCTTAACATATACAATGCCTGGTGCAACAGATATCAAATACGTAGATGGACCACAACCTGAGTTGGGCAGTTGCATGGGCAATTGGGAATGGTGCGAAGATATCAACGACAGTGAGTGGGATTGGACGTGGGTACCCAACCCCAAGGACCCTCCCTATATCTATGTGTTTGGCAATCAATGGAATCCGCCAGAATTAAAAGCCAGTATCAAGTATCATGTAGATGGTGCTACAGAAGTCAAGTATATGGATCGACGCACCACAAGATTGCCGCAGCCTGATCTTTTTACTAATGTTCTTCCAGTGACGCAGTTTGATTACTCTTGGGAACCTGATCCCACAGATCCGCCAATGACCTATGTGTTTGGTAGTCAGTGGAATCCTGGTGTGCTAGAACCCGCTGTAACATACAGCACTGGAGGCACAGAAATCAAGTATGTAGACAACATAATTGCTCAAGTGGCACCAAACCCTGAGTCCTGGACACTGCTGGACGATGTGATAGAGTTTGACTACAGTTGGAGACCAAATCCCACAGATCCCCCTTACATTTATGTGTTTGGTAATCAATGGCTAAGTGCAGAAGTCCGACCTGCACTAGAGTATCATGTGCCAGGTGCTACAGAACGCAAGTACATGGATCATCCACGGGCTCAACGTCGTGGCAACCCAGAGTTATTTGTGAAGTTACATCCTTGTGCGTTTGATTGGTCGTGGGAACCAGAACCAGGATCGCCTCCTTACAAGTATGTGTTTGGTAATCAATGGCACGCCGCAGAAATCATGCCCACAGTTGAATACAACATGCCAGGTGCTACTGAACTCAAGTATATGGACGAGCCAAAAGCTAAACTACCCGAAAACCCCAATCGACCTTGGTACAATGTAGTTGAGAGCGACATGGATTATTCATGGGTACCGGATCCCGGAGATCCTCCATATATCTATGTGTTTGGCAATCAATGGCACTCAGCTGAAATCATGCCCACAGTAGAATATCGCATGCCCGGCGCTACAGAACGCAAGTACGTGGATATATCCGCACAATTGCTACCTGACTTGACACACTGGCACATACCTGATCATGTTGATGTCACGGACATGGACTTCTCTTGGGTACCTGATCCAGGTGAGCCGCCCTACATCTATCAGTTTGCCACACAGCACCAAAAAACAGGCGGCCCGCAATATCGGGTGCCATGTGCTAGTGAAGTCAAGTATGTGGATATGATGCGAGCCGAAGTCAAACGTGAGGCTGTGCCTATTTTTGAAATTGATCACATGGACGGCAATGCTGGTCAGATCCCTAACGTGGTCAAAAAGATTCGATATTTTGACAACTATAGAGACACTCTAATACGTCTGGCCAAGAGTCTAGTGGGCGAATACGAGCATGTGTGGGTGTGTAGCAGTATATGCGATTACACTGACTTTGATTTTTCATGGCATCCAGAAACATGGCAAAGCACCATGCTCCATGTGTTCCCTAGCAACAAACAAAAGTTTGGGGACACATTCTACATGCATGTGCCTACCTTTGCTGAACGAGCAGAAAAGAAACAGTTGTTAGAATGGTATTCGGTAAACTATGTGTCACGACGGGCAGTGCCACGCAGACCTATGCCTGTGATTGTGCATGATGGCGACAGTCAAGTTGATGCTGTAAAGTCACAAGACTTTGTGGGTCCATTGGCCATGTTTACCAATCATGACTATGTGCCTAGCGACCTTGTTACAGTGCCCTTGTGGCGGCAAGAAACCAAGACTATTGTGCCTGTAAGTTCAGGCGCTGGCAGTGTAGTTGTGCCTAAAGTGGCTGTGCCCTTTATCAAGACACAGTTGTATGACTATCCGCACATAGACAAAACACAACGAATGTTGAAAGACAAGCCATTAGACATTGTGTTTATCAGCAATGGTGAAATCAACGCTAATCGACACTTTGAACATCTAGCCAGTGCGACTTGTAATTTAAAAAATAAACTGCATCGTGTGGATGGTGTGAATGGACGTGTGGCTGCTTATCATGCTGCCGCACAGGTCAGCGGTACACCTTGGTTCTTTGCAGTATTTGCTAAGTTGCAGGTCAATAAAGAATTTGACTGGAACTGGCAACCTGACCGCATGCAACAGGCCAAACACTATATCTTTCATGCCAAGAATCCTCTCAATGGACTGGTATACGGACACCAGGCCATGATTGCATACAACAAGAAGTTAGTGCTAGAGAACAAAGGTCTGGGCCTAGACTTCACACTAGACCAGCCACACGAAGTAGTACCCATCTTGTCAGGCACAGCATGGTACACTGACTCACCGTGGATGGCCTGGCGTACTGCTTTCCGTGAAGTAATTAAACTGATGACCACTTTGCCTGATGTGGAAAGTGAATACCGCTTGAACAAATGGCTTGATATCAACAGCGACGAAGCGGACCCGCAGTGGAGTCGACTTGGTGCAGAAGATGCTGAGGAATATTACAACTCAGTCAACGGAGACTTTGCAGAACTGCGAAAGAGTTATGATTGGGCTTGGCTGGCTAGCTATGCGTTTATTAAACGATCTCTAACAACTGATCAATAATGTATTCTACCTCTAAGTCTGTAAGCTCAGGGTAGATAGGCAAACTCAAACATCTGCGGCTAAGTGCATAACTGGCACTCAACATGTCTGGCCCTTGGTACTGTTGGAATACAGGCAGTTCCTGTAGTGGTTCGGCATAGTGGATCTTGGTTTCAATCTTGCGCAAAGAGAGATTGCGTTGCACAATGTCACGTTGATCCACTTCAATCACAAACTTGTGATAGCAATGTTTGTCAAAATTGCTTTTGTCAATCAATGATCGTATGGGTGACTTTTCCAAGCGGTTCATCCAATAGGCAGCAATAGTACTTCTACGACTTTGCCATGCAGCCAAGTGCCGGGTCTTGATCATCATTTGCGCACAGTCCACCTCACTCATGCGTGAGTTGGTGCCTATTTCGCTGTGCTTGAGATACTTGCCGTTGTTTACATAGTCTCTAGCAAACTCTTGCAGTTCATACCTGTTGGTCACTACAGCACCACCGTTGCCGTAGTTGGCAAAGTTTTTTGTAGGGTCAAAACTTATAGCGGCTGATTCGCTATGTCTATGGCATTTGTCGGCCAACCAGTGCTGTGCGGCATCTTCCACAATGATGTCGCCGTGATTGCGCCAGTGCTGATGAACACTCTGTCCATACAGGCCAACAAGGCACACTGCTTGATAACTTAGGTCTCGAGGCAACTTTCTATAGTCCATTTGCCCATAGTTGTCTGTGTCCAAGATGTAGATATTCCAGCCGGCTCGAATCCAAGCATTGGCAGTGGCTGGATAGGTCAGCGCAGGTATGACCACTGTGGGTGGTGTGATGCCGATCTTGCTTCTAAAGTATTCAGCAATGATCTCTAGGGCATGTGTGCCTGAGTGACACAAGGTAGCATACTTGACACCGTTCTTTCTGCTGATCCAATGCGCAAACTCAGCAGTATAGTTGCCATCCATCAGTTGTCCCGAACGCAACACTTCATCAGTCACGTCCAGGATTTCCTGTCGGAGATTGTTATACTGCTTGCGGAGACCAGTAAACGGAATTGTTAAGCCAGTGGTAGTAATTTTCAAATCCTTCTTGAACATCAACCCGGGGATCAAAGCCTAATACTTGTCTGGCCTTGTCGATATTTAGTGCGCCACGGCTGGGAAAGTCTGCGTCTTTGTCTTTTACTTCTATTGAGCCCGAGCCCACAATGTCAACCACCATTTGGGCGGCCTGGAGGAGTGAGACTGAATGAGATTTAGTGATATTGTAAGTGTCGTTCGCAGCACCCACTTCCAATGCAGCCGCCACAATGCCATCCGCAGCGTCATCAACATAGGTAAAGTCAAGAGTCTCTCCCGCTCCGTTGACATTGAGAACTTGACCACGCATGGCTCGGAGCATAAATTTTGCCACAACACGATCTTCAACATCCAACGGACCGTATACCGCTGAGGGGCGTATAATAACATATTCCATTCCTGTTCGACGAGCATAATCTTTTACCAGCCATTCTCCTGCAAGTTTCATGATGCCGTATTGTCCAATTGGATTGCACGGAGCATCCTCAGTTACCTGATCGTCGAAGTCTCCGTACACCATTGAGCTTGAGATGTACACAAAGCGTCTAACACCGTATCTTTTGGCACTCTCAAGAACGTTGATCAGGCCACGCATCATTACATCAGCGCCGTGTGCAGGATTGGCGTTGACAACTTTCTGACGTGGAAATGAGGCCATATGGACAATCACTTCAGGCTGTTGAACTCTGATCACATAGTCAATGGTGTCCGCAGTTTCAATTGAGGCTGCATACAAAGGATGCCGATCAATCTTGACGGCTCGTTCTTCCATCAAGTAGTCTAATTCGGCCTGTGGAATAATGCCATAGTTGGTTTTGTTGTCAATGATGCTGACTGTGTGACCCTGGCGTTTGAGCCTTTGCACCACATTGTGTCCAATTAGGCCGTAGCCACCAGTTGTTAGTATTTTCATTTGTTTCTCCACTTCATTTGATACCACATATAGACTCGTTCGTCCATTATGGTAAAGTTGCCTGCTCTACTGTAGTCCCAAAAACGCCCATTGATATATTGTCCTGGATAGCCATAAGTTTCGATCAACCAACGCTCTTGCTCTATAGTATGCACACCTTTGTGTTTGTACAGTGTCATTGGCACAAACTTTTCACCATCCCATACCTGCTTGCGCACCGGAGGTGGGAGAACTATATCTGACTCGTCGGCATATTCTATTACTGGTTGCCACCCCATTTGAGCCTCCAGAAACATTCATTCTGTTCGCTGAGTCTGGCCACAATATCATAACGATGCCCGTAACTGGCATAGTCAGTAGTTCTGTGCCAGTAAGGTTTTTCCACAGCATGTTCCATGACGAATTTACCAGCATCACTTTCTTGCCATTCGTAAATGGGCTGTGCCACAAACAGGTCTGGATCTTCAACATCGCCCATGCGGATGGTGTGTACTATAACATCACGGAAACTGATCCATTTACCATCAACCCATTTGGTTTGAGATGGTTGCCAGTGAGTGGGTTTGGTATGATCTTGTGTGATGCCCATGTGCTAGTATAGCACACCGACTATGATTGTGCAACCAAGTCTGCAGCCATTGGAAAGATTGCAGTAATGGCCTGGGCACAAGCACGGGCAATATCCATGTGTTCTTTTTGGGTGCCATTGCTGGCACGAAGTTCGATGTAATGTATCCACGAGCGCAATGTACCGTTCATGTACATGCGGCTAACAGTGAGACCTTCGGGCAACACTGCACGAGCTTGTTCTTTGGCAATACCGTTGTCAATAGCCCACTTGTACTCTTTCTTCACAGCATACAACACACGCTTTTGAGCACGTTCCCACTCGTAAGCAAGAAGCTTCTGCTCCTCATCCTCCATGTCCAAGTCTACGCTGTTCTGTCTATTCCGGGTGTCTTGGAATCGTGCCTCACGTAACACAAACGCCTCATCGAGTTCAGCTGTAGGATCAGCATATCGCTGGGAGAACTCTTGAAAGCTGAAACTTCTGTGACGTAGAATCTGTCGCGCAATGTCACGGGTGGTGACAATTTCCATGCAGGCAGAGACCATTTCGAGTGGGCTCCAGTGCTGGTGCTTGATAAGGTATCTGATGAGTCGTTCGCTTGTGTCTGTGTTGAATTGATTGGCTGGGTTGGACACACGGGCGCAATACGCAATGAGTTCCTGAGCGTCATCAACACCTTGGGATCTAAATGATTCAGTTGGTTGACTGTAGGAAAGTAGCTTAACATTCATTTTAATTTGATAAGAATTTTATCAGTTTCGGGTTGTACAATTTCGGCAACAGCCGCGGCATCAACAATAAAGTTAACGGTATGAAGATCAGCTTCAATTTCACTAAGTGTGCGGCCCACAACAATCTCTAGTTCTTCACTGTCGAGACCCTGGCGCCGCAGTGTCTGCAGATTGATGGTTTTCTGTTTGCCACCTTTCTGCCGAATCACCACTTTTTTAATACATTCAAGTGGAATTTGTGTTTTGGTAACCTCATCAATGAGGTGCTCCCACTTGGCTAGAAATTCGTCACTGAACGGCATGTGCGGTTACCTTGGCAGGTCGACCACGTTTCTTTGCTGGTGCAGCCACAGGTGCTTGCACGGTGTTGTTTACAACCACTCCAGGAAACATACGTTCAGCTTCTTTTTTCATTCTAGCAGCTTCGTTGATCAAGCCCTGTGCGTCAGCTTCCATGCGCTTGGCTTGCGTTAACATATTTGATGCAAGTGTTTTGTCATCCAGTGCATTGGAGGCATCGGCTTGCATGACTGGCATGCCGGCACGTTGTTGAGCAGCTTCTTGTTCTAAACGTTGACGTTTGAACTCTTGCTCGGCCTGGCGCTTTTGCGCAGGATCAACCAAGCCAGAATTTGAATCTAGATCAGCCATGCGTTTGGCAGCATCTTGACCTGATTCCATTTCTTTGACCAGTCGATTGAGTTCGTCTAGCTTGACTGAACTGGTTGTGGTAGGAGTAACAATAACTTGATTGGTAGGAATCTTTTTAAGCATGCCTTCTTTGTGCAATGCTTCAAGGATTGCACGACCATCAGGCAGCAAGCTACGATGTAATGCATTGGCTAATGAAGTTTCTTGTTGTCCTGTTGGACTTTCTAACACTCTCATTACGGTATCATGAATGTGTGTGGGCAACACATCTGGATAAATTACAAGGCACATGTGATCTTCGCCAGGTATCTCTCTGAATATAATTGCGACCTTTCGATCGCCGTGACGTCCTACGTGTTTAAGCATTTTGATCTCCTTGTGCTTGTTGTGCTTGTAGTTGAGCTTGACTATGGTCGAGAAACTTAGACAGTTTGTCATAGAGTCCACCAACAGTGCTCATTTCGGCTGCTTTGAATGCACCCCGATTGCAAGCCGCTTCGAGAAGCGACTTCATTGAAGCCATATCGGCTAGGGTAAGTTGTACATTTTCCATACAGATATTTAATATATAAACATCTGACGGAAATGTTTTTATGGGGTATTTTGGAAGAATTTGTTGGCCTTTTGGACAGCCTCTTCAATGGTCAGCGCAGGCACTATCACAAATGCCTGGTTGCTCACTATCTCCATGTCGTAAGGTATGCTACCAGTAAAACAAAAATCTTCTGGCACTTCCACCTGCACTTCAAAGTCCTGCATGCGGCGTGCTCGATCAATTACGTCAAGATGATCGCTCACAGGATCTTACGCTCGTGGATCAGTGTTTCAAAGGTATCCCAGACTTTTTGGAACTTGCGTTCGTAGTAGTCAATCAGGACCTTGGTGTCTTCAATGCTGGCACCTTGATCAATGTACATTTGCAAATCATTCGTGATCTTCCAGCACTCCATAATTTCTTGCTCAAAATCAAAACGGTCACTCATTTGAACTCCTTTAGTTCTTTGGGTTTCACAAAAATAAAATTATGCACTCGGCCATCCAGCTTGATAGGCAAATCCAAATGCACACTCACACGCGGACCTTCTACTAAGTTTATCTGCGTGTCATTGCCTACAGTGCCTCGGAATGGAATTTTGTTCCAAGTGCCTTGCACACGGTCTCCTATAAACCAAGTTGGCTTATATCCCACACGATTAAAATAATCAGTTTGATTACCCACGGGGCTGACTCCATTCATCACGTGCCAGTTTGAACTCTGCATACACTCGGCGGAGCATGGTCACCACAGGAATAAAGAAAAAGCCCGCAATAAATCCATACAGCAACCACTTTACGGCTTCCCATAAATCCATCATACAATTTGTCCTAGTCCTGCATAGATAAGTTGATCCAGCTCTGTTTGATAATCTGTACGACCCATTCTGCGTTTAAGCCAAATAGCGTTCAACAAATCTTTGGCACCATGCGAACTGTCAACAGGCAACTCGGCTCTAGACTCTAGTTCTTCTAAGAGATCTTCAGTATCAAAGTCACCAAGATCAACATCTACTTCTACTTCTGTGGTAATAGTTCTATACATCTTCAATTCCTAATGTTGCAGGAGCATGATCCAACACATCTTGATCATCGCGGCGATAAAAATGCGCATCTGGATCTGTTATGGTCACACACAAATCACTGTGAGCGATGTCGTAGTCAACAAAGTCTCCACTGCTATTGTATACTCTAAACAAATAGGTGTCAAGTAATGCACTGTAGATCAAATGCCCTTCCACGCCGTTTGCAGATTGTGTCATCTTACTTTTCCTCGTAGTAGGCGTATTGACCCCAGGGCGGAACAATGCTGTCGGTGCCATGCAGTATCCATACAGTGTCTGCATAATTCTCATCACCCCACGAACCAAACGGGTAGCCGTCTGTAAACACAACCAGACGCTTGGGCTCAATTTCATTTTCTTTGAGATAGCGGAAGATAGCATCAAAGTCTGTTCCGCCGCCACCTGCGACTTCGTAATCACAAATACCGTCCAAATTGTCCGAGTCGTATTGTGCAGGGTTATAACACTCGGTATCAAAGGTAACCACATGGATTCGGTATGCAGGGAACGATTCCATGATGCCTTGGATTTCGCTTAAGAAGTCCTTGAGCATGCTCTCGCTAATGGATCCACTTGCATCCAACGCCACTGCAATATCAATCATAGGATCCAGCTTCATGCCTGGCATCACAGCATCCATGTGCCAACCTTTGCGGCTGGCTCGCATCCATGTGTAGTCTGACTTGATGGTTGACTCCAATTGCATACGGAGCAATTCGCGCCAGTTCATCTTGGGCTCGGTCAAGTCCTGAATCAGACGTTTGACACCTGCGGGCAAGTTACCTGCTCCATCCACTGTAGCGGCAGCCGCTAACATGGCTTCCTTGATCTCGTCCTTAATTGCTTGACGCTCTTCGGGTGTGAGTTTGGGGCGACCCTTGCCTTTGCCTTCCTCGTCTCCGTCTCCGTCACCATCTGCGGGATCGCCATCACCGTCCAGATGGTCGTCCAACAACTTGTCAACAAGGTCGCTCAAGTTAATTTTCTTGGCGTTCTTCATCAAGTCATCATACACTTCCTCCGAACTCATACCCTCATACTTCTTGTCATACAGGCAAGGCACGGAAGTAATGAACTCACCCACATTGTGCTTTTTCAAGTCTGCGTTAACACAGAAGTCATTGGCAACGTTCCAAATCTGCGGGTCCCGCTCGCCACGGCGTCCAAAGTGGTCATACACACAATGCAACACCTCATGTCCAAACAAGAATTCAACTTCTTTGGGCTTGAGCAATTTAATGAACTTGCAGTTATAGTAGAAATTGCGTCCATCCGTTGCGGCAGTAGGACACCATTCGTCAGCGTTCACCAACTTCAAACGAGTAGCAAGATTGCCAAAGAAACTGGCCTTAAGCAACAAACCCACACGGGCAGTAATCAATTGTTCACGCACCTCGCGATCCAGTTTGGGATCCATCTTGCCCAATAGATTTTTAAACTTGTCTGCTTCTTTGGAGTCAGCAGTGGTGCCTGCTTTGGCATATAACATGTCTGGATTGAAATATTGCATGGGCTGTTCCTTAGTTGATGTGTATATTATAGCAAAAGATGATTTATTCGTCAACTTACGACTTCAGTATTAGTTGTGGGTCTGTTCAGGTATTTGAGCTGGAACCAACTTTGTGCGGCTTCGCTAAAGAAGTCAACATGCACTTGCTGTTCGTAGTGCATGCTGGGACCGTCTTTGTATGGATGCTCGTTTGCAACCAAGCCACGATGGTGCCGATACGTGAAACCCATCTCTTTTCGAAGCTGAGTCCGCAGTGCCATTTTCATGCCAAAGTCTCGAAGAATCATGGCATAGATGTCCGACCACTCTCCGGGGTTGTGAAAGATGATCAAGTTCTTTTTGACAGTTACTTTGGACATACTCTAAAAAGAGAGAGCCGTGTAGTCCACAGCCCGTGTATTTAATCTACACAGCCCTCTCTTATATTAGGCTGATGCCTGCAAGATGTACTTGCCGTATTTGCTGTGGAACTCGTCAAAGTTCTTGAGCTTGGTGGGCAAGAACGGCAAGTCGTATGTGGTAAGTGCAATACGAGCACCCATCACAGTGAGCTCAGTCTCAAAGTTCTTCATCATGAAACCCAGGAAGTTATCCGCCATCTCATGGAACTTCTTGTCCTCAACCTTCTTCTCCACTGCATCCTTGAGCTCATAGCACATGGAGATAACCAGTGAGTACATGGCACTGACCTCTTTCACGTTCAAGTCCTTGACCTTGCCTGCCAACACATCTGCAGGGTTGGGCATCTTGCTGGACACCTTGCGGTGGGCCATGAACTTAACTGCAAGACCTTCGCCCACAGTACCAGCAATCAAGTTGGTAAGGGTATCATTGTCTCCATCCTCGTCCTCCAACAGCTGGCTCACAAAGGTCCAGGTACGTGGAGTAGCAAAGGCACGGCTAGAACTCTTGGCATCAAAGTCGTACAAGTCCTGCTTGGCAAAACTCAAGTAACCCACCACGTCCTTGTGGATTTTGTTTTTAACAGCCCAGTCTTGGTAGCTGGCAAAGTCCACTTTCATTTCCTGGTGCAGGAAACGGTTTGCAAGCGGAGTAGGCATGCGGTAGGTAACACCCTTGTCCGACTCACGGTTACCTGCGGCAACCATCACAACGTTCTTGGGCAAGTGGTACTTGCCAATGCGTCGATTCAGAATCAACTGGTATGCGGCACTCTGCACTGACGGAGCCGCAGAGTTGAGCTCGTCCAAGAACAGTACCACAATGGGATACTGGCTGGCAGTAGCCTCATCAGGCAATTCCACAGGAGGTGCCCAATCCATGACACCTTTGTCTTTGTTGTAATAGGGAATGCCACGGATGTCTGTGGGCTCCATCTGACCCAAGCGGAGGTCAATCATGAGTCCGTCAAGTTCTTTAGTAATGCCCTCAACCAGCTCTGACTTGCCGATGCCGGGAGGACCCCACAGGAACAACGGACGCTGAACTTTAAATGCTTTGAGCAGGCTTTTACGTGCCTGGACGGAATTGACGGTGCGGGTATCTGACATGGGCTGTGTCCTTAAAATGTGTTAGTAAGCCGTTAGTATAACTGAAGTTGATTTATTGGTCAACTATTGCAAGTCTCAAAAGGACTAAACAATTCTTCGTGATTGTCGCTTTCTTGCGACAGTTGTTCGTAGACCCACTCCACAGGGATCTCAAGATATCGTGCAATGGCACGAGGTTCGTGGCCTTCTTCCAGCATGGATTGGATGTCAATGCTAAGTTCGCTCATTCTACTCATTATACAGTTCCTTCAAGGTAAGGTTGAATTCGTTTGGCTTGACGGAAATCTTTTTCGGTCCACAACAGCCAGCTGTCAATGTCTTTTCTAGAGTCAGACAGTGTCATGTAATAACAAATATGGTGTCCACTGGGTGATTTGGCAAGCAGAGTATTTTTATAATCTTCGTATGTGACAGCGGCTGGATTAAACACCTTGACAAGGCGAGTGTAAGGATCGTAAAAATGCGTCTGTGTGACCAGCTCCACGTAGAAATCTCTTAGTTCAGAAAAATTACTCATTATGCAGTCTCCTTCATGCAATATTCAAACAAAACCCACTTGGCGCGGTTCAAAAATTGACGAGCATAGTCGGCACGCTTGGCGTTAACCTTACCATATTCCGAGTCGATCATTTCCTGGGCATCACTCATCAAACTGGCTACCAACGTAGCAGGACTAGAATAACGATAGATCAGGTCTTGCTCAACTTCTTCGCGCAATTCTGCTTCGGTCATGCCATACATGTGGATATCGCGTTTTTGACTTTCATTTAGTTGCTTCATTCCAGGCTCCTTTTTGCTTTGTATGCCACTATTGTAGCAGATAGGGATTTATTGGTCAAACCAAAAAAAAAGCCCTACATGTTGTAGGGCTATTGTAACACTTGAGTATTACCTTTTGAAATGTAGTACTCTAGTATTACATTGGGATCAAATGCTCCAGCTCGCTTTGCCCATGCACATCAATGATAAAGTGCAGTCTTGGATGTGGGCTGTTATTTTTTACCCAGTGCTTTAGACCTGCGTTGAAAAAATAAACACGACCGTCTGCTGGTAGGTGCTGTTCTTGTATGCCTTGTTTGGTTAGCATAAACATACTGACGTCAGGGTGAGTCAGCACAGGAATGTGAAACCTTGTGACATAACTGGGGTCATAATCAAAGTGCGGTTTGATTTCGTGACCTGCTCCTAGGTATGCCAGTCTTGCTCTAGTAATTCGACTGGTAAACATGTCAAAAATCCGTTCAATCTCACCAGTCACCATGTTGGTGCGTACTCCGTAGTTGAGATCGTCAGCTTCGGGCACATACCGAGGATCATTGGGATCCTGACGCTTGACTCGTTCTATCATGGTTGTGGCTTTAACTTCCACAGGCCCACGGCTTTTTGATTTGTCAAACTCAGTAAGTTGTATCTGTCTAAATTTTTCACTTTCCAAACTGGGTGCATCTGCTTCTTTAAACAAATTATCCAAGGTCCATTGGTTGGCTTTGATGAATGGAGTGAATGCACCATCAGTACTGGCCTTGACATCAACATAGTGATCCCAGTCTAGGAGACTGTTGTCTTTCAAGTGTTTGATCAATTGTGGTGTGTCTATGTGAAAATTGTTCAGATAGCCAAACGCTGGAAGTTGTTTTCGTGTTTTCATTGTTTGACCAGTCTAATTAAATATCCAGCAACATCAATTTGCCACCACTTTAGTCCAAAGCGCCAGTCACTGGGATTGGCATGATGATTGTTGTGCCATCCTTCGCCCCACACAAGTACACCTAAAATAGGATTGTTAACACTGGTATCTTTGCCAGGATAATCTTGCCAGCCTATGGTGTGACCAATGTTGTTGATCAAACCGCCTGCATGGAATAAAAACAAAGCAGGCACCAAGTGAGCATAGACCACAGCCATTGGATCTATAGCATACAGTATCACAGCATACGCACCGTGTATGGCCCAATAGTAATTGTGCATGAATGCATGAAATCTACTGCGCATGAGATCAGTAACCATTCTAAGACTGGGCTGATTGAACATGATTAAAAATTGCACACGGAAGAATCCTTTGTGCAAGGGACTGTGGGGATCGCGTTCGGTATCCACAAATTTATGATGTTCACGATGTATGGCAACCCAAGCAATACTAGAGCCCACTCCACCGAGAGTGCCAATTATGGTGCCAAGGTATTCCCACCAAGCAGGTGCTTTATAACTTCTATGACTCAATAGTCTGTGAAAAGTTGCACTGGCACCAATACTGCCAGTTACAACGTATACGCCAAACGCTACGGCCCATTGCCACCATTCACCATTCACCATTAGGCACACCAAGGCAGCTATGCACATGGTTTGAAAAACAAACAACCAGTTTATGCGTTTCATGATCTTACTACCTCGCCATAGATTCTTCTAGTGTTGTTGCCACCAGCCAAAGAAACAATCTCTCCCGGTTCTACATCTCTAGTAACAGTGATTCGAGGATGTAGTTCAGCATTACTACCAATATTTGGTCCGCGCTCATTGTTAAATTTGCCGTACCCTACAATTGCAGTGTCAGGGTGAATTAACACATTGTCACCTAATGTTACTCTACTACAAATTTTTACAAATTCATGTAGGATGCAATTTTTTCCAATAGTGGTATGATGCGCAACAGTAGTAGAATTATGTATTCGGCTGTGAGCACCAATCTTTGTATAATGTGCTACTCCGGCGTTGAATCCAATATAGCACCCTGGGCCAATTTCTGCTTCGTCATACACCTCACTGGCTGGATGTATCAGCGTTGCACAGTTGAGTTTATGTTGATCAATCAGATCAATATACGCAAGTCTTTTGGATTTCGATCTTAGATCAAGACTTGACCAAGACATTCCAACAAAAAAATCATACTGGTCTCGAGCAGCCTCAAAATCAAACGAGTCTTCGCTTCCAATCACAGGCAATCCATTTTTAGTATCAGTGTTCCTGTAATAATCACTGTCAACAATACCTGCAACGGGTATGTTACGAAGAGTACACACTCTTATAAAAATTTCTAAGTTTGTACTGGTGCCTAAAAAAACAATTGGTTTGTGCATGCGATTATTTAAGTTAGTGTGCGAGCAAATAAATATTTCATATGAAAATCTCTCGCTCCTTGATCGACCCAGTGGCACTCAGTTCCGTTGGCATGTTATTTCCAATTTGGACAGTGATCTGGTTGACAATAAACTGGTCATGGACTACATTTTTTGTTGTGCTATTGACCAGTTGGTTTATGGGAATTCACATCACTATGTTTGCGCATCGCGCCTGGTGTCATCGCGCCTGGAAACCTAGTTCAGTAGTTGATTTGTATGGACTTGTTGTATTTACCTTGTGCCTAGTAGGCAACAGCATTGGATGGGTGGGAATTCATCGCGAACATCATGCACATTGTGACACTGACCGTGATCCACATTCTCCATATCATAAGAGTCGGTGGGCTATTCAATTTTTGAGCTATTTCAATCAAGTCAAAACCAAATACATTGTGGACCTTGGTAGAGATTCTCGCCATCTTTGGTTTTATCATTGGTACTGGGCCCTCAACATAGTTTGGTTTGCATTGTTATTTGCAATTGATCCTGCCCTGGTAGGATTATGGATAGCAGTAATTGGACTCACAGTGTTCAAACTTCACACAATCAATTCATTGTGTCATCGCACACCTTGGTTCTTGCTACCTATACACAATGATGACACCAGCAGTAACAGTGTGCTGATGGTGTTATTAAACATCAACAATGGCGAAGCTTGGCACAAGAACCATCATCAAAATGCAGCCAACTATAGATTCAGTCAACGCTGGTATGAAATTGACCCACCTGCCAGAATAATTGAACTACTGGCGCAATTCAAGCTGGCCAGTATCAATCGCTGACCCATCAAATGGGCTAACATAGCCCATGGCTCTCCACAACAGACGGTTTTCAATATTTTCAAATGCAGGACGAGCATGCATGCTCAACCACTGGCAATTGATAATTATTTCATAGTCTTGCCAATGATGAGCGTACTGGTACTTGGGCTGAGTTAGAAATTTGTACAGATAACTGAACCATGCTTGTTGTCCAGCGTTTGGAACTGGTGTTTTGCCAATATAGAATATTGGATTTTGCATGGGTGACCAATGGATGCCCGTGGCCCCTGATTTGTTTTGAGTAACAAATTTGTTAAATCCTGTTCTGCCTTGATAGTTAACGTCTGCAGCCATAGGCCCGTTATCTGTACTGCCTGAGTAATTGTAATAACACATGAGCTGATCCAGACTTCTTAATAGTCCAACTGGTGTATCGGTTGCTTGCCTAAGATCGTTTAATGCTTGTATGCTGTTGGTAAATCCTGTGATGCTGCCTTCAGTATGTTCTACCCCGTACAAACACAAAGCATCGGGACGTTCTGCGGCAGTTCTTCCTGGTTCGTTGCAGTGCCAAGGCAAATCATCTGGCATGCCAAATAATCCAGTGATTTCACCGTGGACATCTTTCTTACCAGTGACTCTGATAATTTCTTTGTTGGTTTGTTCGACAAATATTTTTTCTTTGGCTGGAAGATCGTTATTGAGATCATCAAACACACCAGAAGTAAATTGATGATATTGATCAATGGTTAACGGTTGCGTGTTATGGATTACAACCAGCAAGTTGGTATAAGGTAGCGTTCTTAATTGATCGCGTTCGGTGCTGTTTACATCTAGCACGTTTAGTTGATCTACATGCACTACCCAGCCGTTTGGATCTAAAGTTAATTTCATAATTGTAATAAAATTACCGGTTACGACTCCGGTGCTGAACTATGGTGTCAGCCGTTCTGATCTGTACCCTATCACTTCACCATACTTTCACAAGCAGAGGGCTAGGCAGAAAGCCGCCTTTAATCTACATGATGCTCAGTTTTGAAATTGCCGTTTTGCAAGCCAATCCGTCCACCTTCTGCTTCAATGCGTTTGTACACATCTTCCAACAAGATAGGCGCAAAATCAGTCTGCTCCACACATACGCAATGATACCGCACATCCAGTTCTGTGCCATACAAGATCTCTCCTGTACGGGCATCAACACCACGAGCTTTCTTAACTCGAGTGGCGTGCAAGTGTCCGTGGATGTTTACACCAAAGCGACCCAAGCTAGATTCATGCACAGGAATGTGACTCAAGATCATTCCGTTCAACACATGATATGCTCGCAATTCACGAAAGTACCTGCGGTACTCATCATCACGGAAGATATCATGGTTGCCGCGGATCAATACCTTGTCGCCGTTCAAGCGATGTAACGTAGGCAATGCCTTGCGGTTAATAACCACGTCACCCAAATGGTAGACCTTGTCTGATGGACGAACACGGTCGTTCCAACGGCGGATCATTTCCTCATCCATCTCTGCAGGATCATCCCACGGACGCAATTTCACAGTGTCATCATCTGGGTGTGTAAACTTGCACACGCCAACATGACCAAAATGCGTGTCGCTTACCAAAAATGTTGCTGGCATCATGTGCCTCCTTTTTATTCTACTACTTTACAATAACGGCACTGAAATGCAAATGCTAATTTTTGATGAGTTTTTCTCTCACCATTGTCTTGCCATTCGTATTCAATCCAGTCACCGTCTACTGTGACAATTTTGACTTCGCGGTTACTGCCGTCGGCAGGTGCCCAGCGTTGACCGCTTGCAAGCTCGTCGGCCGGGAAGAAGTGGCCACAAACAAGGTTGCGACCGTTTACAGTTTCAATTCTCATTTTGCACTCCTTTCTGTTAATGTGTAATTATAGCAGATCAGGAATTTTTGGTCAATCACACTAAAGTATTAGAAATGTTGCAGTGATCAAAGTTAAGAGCAATGCGATGCACCACTCGATTCTGAATGTTTTCACAGCGCCATCTTTTGTGAATACTTAACCATTGTTCACTTAACACAATGTCACCGTCTTGCCAATCGTGGTGATATGTGTATTTTTCTTGCTCCACATGTTGTCGTAATTTTTGAATTAGGGCATCGCTTTTGTCTTTGTCAAAACCCAGTATCTGATGAATTTGTAAAAACGAAAAAAACATGCCTGTGACACCAGCCTGGTTGGTGTGTAACAAACTTGGATACCAATTGTGGTTGATGGCATTTGAATCTCGACTGGTGATTGTGTAAGTGTCTTCAGAGATCACCCTAGCATCAAACCCCATGACCAGTTTTAAATCTTTGATTTGTTCTTTGAGTTCTTGGTCAAGATCTTGATAACTCAAAATGTTGTTGATCCAACTGGTTCGGCTGCCAACAGAATCTTTTACTGAATACAACCAAATCAACGGATCTCGGTCTTCACTACCGGTTCTATTGCAGTGCCAATCTAGATCACTCACATGTTCAAACACACCTGGTTGTCCATGATGGTGACCACCGCCACCTACTCTGACAATTTTACCACGCCCGCCTTGTACTAATTTTGTGCCCGGTGTTGGCGTATTAGCCGGCGCCACTTGCTCACATGCACCAATTTTTTCACAGATGTCAACTTCGTCTCCGGGCAAAAGGTGTTGATCGCGTATCACAACCACGGTGTCTTTGGCAGCAAGCCAAGCAATGGTATTCATCTCTTGCTGTGAAGCAGAACGTAAATCAATATCAGTAATGATTGAAGTCCAACCATTTTCGTGTAGTTGTATTTTCATGTGTCTAATTGCACTTCTTGCCAGGTCGAGTCGCCGAGCATTTTAACTGCCATCACGTAGGTGTGCTGTTCTCCAGGGCCAGCGCACCAGTGATGCGGATGATTCATACTCAACCAATGCTCGTTTTTTATTGAGTTAAAATACACATAGTAAGTTTTACCATGTCGAGGTTGTAAGCCGTACTTGACGCCGTGCATGATCTCACTAACATGCAGGCGTTGTTGAAGTGCGTCGGCCTGTTGTTTTAACACTTCAACTTGTTGCATGATCCTGTCATATTCTTGTTGAGCATGCATTCGCCCTACATTGAGTATGACATCTTTTTCTCGTTCAACAGGAACAGGGGCAAACGCAGGACTGCCCAACTCCATTGGGTAAGGCAGACTGTTTCTTCTATCTCCGTCTTCTTTAGATAGATCCATTGGTTCTACGTCTACGTCGGGGTTCTAAATCTTGTTCGCGATAGAGATAGTCTCTTGTGATTTTGCCTTGTTCAATTTCTTCAAGTACTGCCACTGAGTTGCTGTTTTTACTTGCAACTTTTCGCATGTCGCCGCGATTGAGTTCGCGCAATCGTCGAGAAGCCACTAGCACCAAGTCATAGCGATTGCCAATTGCGGCTACTGCGGCTTCGCTGGTCAACCCGGCTGTTCTGTCGTTACTGTGAATAATTTTCATTGTTGTTTCCGTTTGAGTGATGGTGGTTGAGGGAATCTAAATCTTGAAATAGTTTTTTCTCTTGGGCTGTAAGTTTGTCTTTATGTGTCTTACGTGGATTGCCACACAAGTAACATGCAGGATTGCCGCAGTCCATGGCATGATGTTTGGCCAGGCGATGTGTTTGCCTAATGCTTCGTAAGTTGTAGGTGCTATGACTTTTGGCAATTTTGACTTGTCTAGCAATTGCAACATCTGTTTTATGACGGCGAGCTGAGTTTTTGAATTTAGCAAAGTCGTTAGCCATCAGCCACCTCTTCCGCTGGCTTTTCTAACAGGTGCTCCTTTGATCATTGGTGCGCCGTAGTTTTGTTTGGTCTTGGTAGTTTTGGTTTTTACTGTGGGTCGAGCAGCCTCATGCTTTTTGGCAAGAGCCTCTCGCACAGCGTCAGTGAGTTTGGAAGATTTTGGATCGTTCATATAACTATTTAACAATGTAGAACCAGTATAACACAGTTCTACATTGTTGTCAAGTTACATTGCCTGGAATTCTTCCTTACCGCAACCACACTCTGGACAGTTATAGTATTTTGGCAAATCGTCAAATTTACCATCTGTCTCTTCATTGTGGACATGGCCACATACAGTGCATACGTATTCCATTTCCGTCTCCTTATTGTGCTTCTTTGTGAGCAGCCAGGGCTTTGGTGAAACGATTGGCATGTGAGCGTTCGGCTTTGGCCAGTGTTTCAAACCAGTCAGCAATCTCGTCTAAGCCTTCGTCTCTGGCAGTTTTGGCCATGCCAGGATACATGTCAGTGTATTCATGTGTTTCGCCATGAATAGCACTTTCCAGAGCCTGCTCAACAGATTTGGCACTCATGCCAGTGGCGGGATCTCCAGCACCACCTTCGATCAAGTATTCCATATGACCGTGTGCATGTCCAGTTTCGCCTTCGGCAGTTGAACGGAACAAGGCAGCAACGTCATTGTCGCCTGCTACGTCGGCCATGTTTGCGAAATACAAGTATCGACGATTGGCTTGCGATTCTCCGGCAAATGCCGCCTTCAAGTTTTCTTCGGTACGGGTACCTTTTACAGATTGTGTCATGTTTCCTCCTATAGTGACATCACTAGTATATAGTATAGAACATACCTAAGTCAAGGCATTTTGCTATTGTATTTTTCTATGACGGAGTTTGAGGTTTTTTATTGGCCGGCCCTGAGAGGATCGAACTCCCACCGCTTGTTTCGAAGACAAGCATGATATCCATTTCACCAAGGGCCGAGAATTGGTGCTCCCAACTGGTAACGATCCAGTGTTTCTACATTACCAATGTAGTGTAATGCCTTTATACTATGAGAGCTAAGTGGAGCAGGATACCAGAATCGAACTGGTGACTGGACCTTGGCAAGGTTCTATTTTACCCCTAAACTAATCCTGCATTCCGTTACTTATTAGGCAGCTCGTAAACTCTTAAATCTATCTGCCGCGTATGATGCTGCAAATGCTTCTGGCTTCACAAACGGAATCACATTGCATGTTCCTTTGATGTAGCCCACAGCTTGCGAGATCACACAACTTGAACCGTATTGTTCGTCTGGGTTGATGTCCAAGTGAACTTCAACTTGACGGCCTTCTAGTACGTCAGCCAGTTTCAAATACAGTTCTGAAACCTTGTACACTTCGGTCATCAAACGCATGGCAGGTTTGCCTGGTTTCACGTCCCACACACGCTCGCGTTGAACTTCGCCAAACAGTTTGCAGCCGTTGTTGCCGTTGATGTGTACCACAATGGCCAACACATAGTCGGCATACCAGGTACCGTCAATTTTGATTCGTTCAGAGTCGCAGCCAAGGTAGATGCGAGTTTCGGGCGTTTGTTTCTGGATAAATTCTGCTACTGATGCTATATCGAGCTTTTTCATTTTCAACTTTCAAAAATATTTATTGATAGTGGTACCCCAGGAGGGATTCGAACCCTCAGAATTCTCCTTTTGAGAGAGACACGTATTCCAGTTCCGTCACCGGGGCATTTGCAAAAAAAAAAACAGTAGGACTGGCCTACTGTTTTTATAACTTGTGTCAGACAATCTGATCATGCGTTATTCTGTATAATCTTCTACAGTAAATGACACAGGAACAACACTAAAAGTTGAAAGTTGTGCAGTCATCCATTCAACAAAGTCTTCTGCATTTTTTTTGTTTTCCCATTTTCGAGTTACAGTTAAATGGGTGGGACCTAGTTCTGACGGGTCGAGACCTGCGGTACCAACCACAGTAAAGTCATCATGCCCACCGTCTCCAACAATTTGTAAATAATTACTCCAAGGGATAATAGTTCTTGCTGTTTCTCGATCTTCTACAGACGCATACACCAACACAGTTTTAGCAACTATAGCCATAATAATCTCCTTTTTGTATTTATTGCTTTGCGGCAATCACGCTTAAATGCCAACCTAGCTGTTGATTGACAGCCTGGCGTTGTGCATCGCTCATGGCAGCAAACCATGGTTCCAACACATAATTTCCTTGTTTGTACTGCTCTACATTGTACATAAAACAGTAATCTTGCTTGATGCTTTTGATATCAAAGTGTACGTCCAGCAGTTTTTGTATTTCTCCTTGACTGTAAACTCTGGCATATGGGCAGTTGTCTTGCGCTTCAAACTGGTCCAGCCCAGACTGAATCATTGCCCATTTCCAACTGTTGCGAGCATACACTAGGAAACGAAACTCCCCATCAGATGCTAGACTTGCGTAAGCATTGCTGACCACTTGTTCTACATTGGGATAGTGATGCAATACACCACAAGCATACACCATATCAAATTGTCCTAGCCCTGCAACACGCTGACTGTCGCCTGCGTCCATGTGATAGAATTCAGCATCTAATCCCATAACAGTAAATCTCTGCTCACAAAGTTCTATGCTACGACTGCTAAGATCAATCCCAACGTATTCAGCACCATGCCGTACAAATTGTTCAGCATCAGATCCAATGCCGCATCCTAGTTCTAGCACCCGCCGTCCCTTGCAGTTTTCAAAGTCGGCCAACTGCCACAAATGCGGCCCAACAAACCATCTACGACGATTGATGTTGTTCCAAAATTCTTCTGTGCCTTCTGGTGCCAACCCATGCTTTATATTACAAGGTTGTTGATCCCAGTACTGTTCTATTTGAGTAATTGTAGCCATACAGTGTATTTAAAAGTCTGTGCAAGCTACATTAAATTTGGTGCCCCAGAGGAGACTCGAACTCCTAAAATTTGGCTTCTAAGACCAACACGTATACCAATTCCGTCACCGGGGCTTAAATACATCATGCAAACCAAACAAGACTCCATCAAAAAAATAGAGCGTTTGCTTGCAATGGAAACATTGGGCAAAACGTTTGTGACCAAACAACAACAGTTGGCCTACGAGCGCGGATATCTAACAGGCTTGCTGGCTGCTATGGCCTACAACGACAATTCAGTCGAGCATGTGGTGAATCAACGCATCAAACATCTTACACCTAAAATCTAACTGGTACCAGGAGACGGGATCGAACCGCCCACACGCGGATTTTCAGTCCGCTGCTCTACCGACTGAGCTATCCTGGCATGAATGGTGGGTGATGAGAGGATCGAACTCCCGACAAACTGCGTGTAAGGCAGCGACTCTACCGCTGAGCTAATCACCCGTATATGGTGGAAGTGGTGAGATTCGAACTCACGGACCCCTTTCGGAGCCGGCAGTTTTCAAGACTGCTGCAATCAACCAACTCTGCCACACTTCCTAAAAAATTAAAAAAGATACTGCTTTGCGTTTAAAGGTACTGAACATCCTTTCGGGTAGCTCACATCCTTCCTGGCACATGGTTCGACTGTGACTAGCAGTCTGGAACTTAATCCCAGCGGCACCTGGATAACGTTAAGGTCCCTAGCAGTTGGGCCCATAGTCAATGAGTTTTTCACACATCTTTTCTAAACTTGGAGTAGGTGACAGGACTCGAACCTGCATTATACGGATTTGCAATCCGGCGCCTAGCCATTCGGCACACACCTACATCTATTGGTCGGAGTACGAGGGTTCGAACCTCGGACCTCCTGGTCCCAAACCAGGCGCACTACCAGGCTGTGCTATACTCCGTGTATTTTATTTTACTTTGGGTTCTTGACTTTTGTCAAGTTCATGGGGTTCAGCAAATCTTGTGCCGTGGCCCAGATTCCAACTGTCTGCTGTGAAAATTTTTACAGGCTTCCAGTAACGACTTATGATGTTGTTGACAGCAACAGCCGCCGCCACAATCACTACAAATCCTATTGCTGTCAAAATACTACCAGCTAAGAATACAGCCGCTTGATCCATGTCCATTGTTTGTTCCTTGTGGAGCAGGGTAGGGGAATCGAACCCCTCGCTTTAGCTTGGAAGGCTAAGGTATTACCACTATACGAACCCTGCGTTAAAATACTTATTATACAACACTCAGACACTGTTGTAAAGATCATTTGGTTGCCATGGACAGTTTCGAAATGTCGACCTATCGCTTATCAAGCGATTGCTCTTCCTCTGAGCTACACGGCAAAAACTTGGCACGGGTACTAGGGCTCGAACCTAGAATGACAGAGTCAAAGTCTGTAGTGTTACCATTACACTATACCCGAACAAAAACTATTTGGTGGATGTAAGTAGAGTCGAACTACCACTTGACTCCGTATGAAGGAGGCGCACTACCATTATGCTATACATCCATGTTGGTACCCCCACCGGGAGTCGAACCCAGATGAACCAATTATCTGTTGCTTACGGGATATAAATCCGCCGTTTTACCATTAAACTATAGGGGCATGTCTGGGGTGTCGTATGAGAATCGAACTCATGACAGCGGAATCACAACCCGCGGTTTTGCCACTAAACTAACGTCACCATATAGGAACACACTCAGGCGTAGTAGTTCGTTAGCCCACTAAGATACACGGCTACCACCCGTGTCATTAGTTGAATGTGTTTTTATATGGTAGGGGCGCCGGGATTCGAACCCGAAATTGGCAGATTAAAAGTCTGCTGTGATACCGTTTCACCACACCCCCGGTATCTTGTCACTCTTGTCACTATTCATGACAGACTCTCCTTTTTAAAATAAGTATTTGAATGAACAAATATTGTCCAAAACCATTTGTTAGTATTCATATGTATACTGATAAAGATCTCAATCCAACTGTTAGGCCTTGTTGCAATTACAAACCTATCAAGCAGTACGCAACGATTAATGATTATTTGCAATCATCTGAACTAGCGTCTCTTCAGCAACATTTGCTTACAAAAGAATCATTGCCAGATGGATGCAAGGCATGCAAAGTAGACGAAGATAATAACTTGCCTAGTATCCGAAACAAGTATATTAAAGTGTTTGAGCATGAAACCAAAACTAAAATTGTTGACTTGGAAATTTTCCCTGGCAACGCATGTAATCTCAGTTGCTTGTCGTGCAATCCTTCTCATAGTACCAAATCAGGTCAGGAATATGCCAAACTTGGATGGATTAAACAATCAATAGTGATCAATCACGAAGATCATGCACTTGAAGTTATTAAACAGTTGCCAGACCTTAAATCAATAGGTTTTATTGGCGGCGAATTTTTTGTAACCAAACACAATATTGAATTGCTCGATGCGGTTATTGAAAAAAATCTTAAAACACGAATTATTACCAATGCCACTCAACTAACCAAAAAACATCTTGAGCGGTTACAAAAAATATCTGACCTTGATGTGATGGTTAGTGTAGACGGTACTGGGCCAACATTTGAATTTTTACGCTATCCGGCACAATGGTCAGTTGTGCAATCAAACATTGTTGCACTACAACAGGCATTGCCCGGAGCAAAGATACATTTGTCGGCAGTGTTGCAATTTTTAAATTTGCAAAATATCATTGAACTGTTTGAATACGCCAATGTCCGTCGACTGCCATTTAATGTGATCCCTTTATCTTATCCTGTTTGGCTACAGTCAGAAGTGCTTACCACTCTCGAACGTCAGCAGTTGATTGCAGTTATACAAAAACAACTAACAGTTGCAAAACTTACCAAAACACAAAAACAGTTAATGACTGATACATGTAGTATGCTAGAAACAATACAGCACTCACCTGCTCAACGAGAACAGTTTGTGTCTCGAACAAGCCAGCTGATTCGACTGCGCAACATCACACAACACACAATCAACTCAGTGTTTGGTGTGCTAGAAAATTTAGCGCAAGAAGTTATACAATAGCCAGGGACCTAACTCGTCAAGGGAGAGTATGGCTATGTGTTGGTACCACCTGAGAGATTCGAACTCCCCGCCCCTGCGTTCGTAGCACAGTGCTCTAATCCAAATGAGCTAAGGTGGTGTATTGAATTTGAGAGTAGTAGCATCACTGTTATTGCTACCATTGACCCGTGTAATAAAGCCGGCCGGGAGGGTGATACGTCACTTGGAATACTTAACACACAGATTGATTACTTAGTTGTGTACGGAATCACGCCGCCCGTGCTTTACACTAGGTTGACCTTCGAAGAATCTTCCTAGCGTGTCTTTCTCTTGCTGACACTCTCAAAACTTGGTGCCCCACGACAGAATCGAACTGCCATCACAGGATTACAAAACCAGTGTACTACCATTGTACTAGTAGGGCGAATTGTGGTGGAAGACTAGGGAGTCGAACCCTATGACCCTATTACTAGAATCTACAGATTAGCAATCTGCTGCATTACCGTCCTGCCCGTCTTCCTGACTTGGCTCCCCAGCGTGGGATCGAACCACGGACACCTTGATTAACAGTCAAGTGCAACTACCGCTGTGCTACTAGGGAATAATCTACTTAGTAGGCACTCGAGCCTACTACAAAAATATGGTGGAGCAACTTGGAGTCGAACCAAGAATGTTTACCACGAGGGGACGGATTTACAGTCCGCCGATGCACACGCCATAGCATCAATTGCTCCATATTTGGTGGACCGGCGGGGGATCGAACCCCGACTAAAGGCTTGCAAAGCCCCTGTGCTCCCATTATCACTACCAGCCCAAATTTTGGCATCCCGGGAGGGACTCGAACCCCCACGAACGGTTTTGGAGACCGTCATGCTGCCATTACACCACCGAGACATAATTTTAACACACTCTTGCGAATGTGTGTATTAAAACATTCTAAACTACTTAGGCTGCCTGTTTGTAAAGAATGTTTTAATACGCTCGGATTTTTTTATGTACAAGAACATAAGCCATCCCCGAGGCCGCCCATTTGTAGTTTAGAGTGATACAGGCTCGCGTTGCCGTTGCACTAAATGAAAAAACCCAGGGTTTTTACGCCTGGGTCCTTGGGTAAGATACGGTTGTATACTACTTAGGACCCTCTGCCTCCTGGAATGCTATTCATGCGACCATAGGCGTGTGACCAAACTGGTGTCTGGGCAAACTTGGGTAGCAGTGAACAATATTGTGTTTTCATCATAAGTCCTATTGTACAGTATTTACCTTTTGAGGTCAACCACTGTGTTAAAGTTATTTAGCCTTTCGGCTGAATTGGTTGCGGGGGAAGGAATCGAACCTCCGTCTCCCAGGTTATGAGCCTGGTGGTCTACCGCTGACGTACCCCGCGATTGAATTATTTATATAGAAACACACTCTATGCTTGGGGAACAATTCATTGAATTGAGCAACCACCAACGGGTACGGAGTGCGTTTGTATATAAAGTGGCGGACTGAGAATACATCCTAACCCAGTAACACCTCGGACATTATTACAAACCTTGCGAGTCTGCTTTCTTCCGATTTCCACTGCAACCATATTGCTATGTATCACAGTCTGTTACCAGTATCGCCGTTTTTAAAGACAGGCAGTAGTCTTGTCATCACATGCTACTCTACACCATCTATCCCGTTGACCTTTAGAGCCATTCACTGTCGCTAAACAGTTACGAAACTTCCAGTATAAACAGATTTCACCTTGCGAGTTACGTCTGACTGTATTGCCTTGCGGCTACAGCATTAGATACTTTTCACACATGACCGAGTCAGTCTTTGCTTTTATGTTAGATAGTGGTTTTGAAGCCACAGCCTATTCCTTAACAGGGAATTGCTCTACGATGAGCTATATCAACCTACTGCGATGTGCTGACTCAGTTGCTTCATACTCTTTTGGAATACAAAATACAACACACCACGTTCCTTTTGTCTTGCGAACTACTCAGACGTCTTTTGCGATCAGTGTCGGGTCTCGGCTTTCGCGTACCTCCACCAACCACTCAAACTGCATACGAGCCCTTGGGTGCAACCCCTCGGACCGATACGCTACCCTTTCTCATACCAATTAACTGGGCTGGTTTTGTATAGAAGTCAGCACCACCTGTTACTTTTCTGCAACTCCGGTTACCCTTGCGGGCCGGTAAGTTACAGCTCTTTCCTATACTCCCAGCGTCATTGTTACAACCACCGGTCTTATCAGTGATCGGATCCTCACGGACCTGAGCAGGCTTGTTTACATGAACCATTGCTGGCGGACTTATGTAGGCATACATCCTTTGGCTGGGTCACCCCAGTTATTCTTCGTACAGCTGGGCGAACCATACTGCACAGGACAATAAACTGCCCTATGTATCTATTGTAAGACAAACGTCTTTTGTTGTCAAACAGTTTTGGATAAATTTGTTGTTTATCTATCCAAAATAGTCTGTAACAGTTTTCTGCAGTCGTGTTACAGTGGGCAAATAAGTACCCCACATGATCACTGAAATCTTAACCTATCACCACAGTCTCGACTGGAACATTGAACAATTCGTTGATAGCACATGTCTAGCAAACATTGTTCAGCCACACTGGCCAATGGTAACTTCTTCCAAAGGAGGATTGATACCAACAAATAAACCCAGCCGAGACTTTTTTGAGCTCAATAAAAAACGAGGACGTCCTACTGAACTTAGGAACAGTACCATTGACGCCTTGGTCAGTCTTGTGGCAACAAAATTGCATCTCAACGGATTTGTTACGAATGTGGTAGCAGAATGCAGTGGAAGCATGCATGCCTTGTACACTGCATCCATGGTGAGCTTGCAACACCAATTACCAGTGATTGTTTTTTGTGCTGATAATTTAGTTGATGACGAACTTCACATGTGGCGATTTGCCAGTATGGGTGCATTGGATCAATCCTCAGGAAGAGCATTTGACTCAACCAGTACTGGATTTCGAATGGGTAGAGGCATGGCTGCAATGTTGATAAAACATCCAAGTGTAAAATTCAACATGAGTGCATTTGCCACAATCAGCAATTATATCTTTCGTACCAACCCCACACTCATAGCCAATCCAGGTGATGCGCACCAATTGGCCAGAGATATTTCTGGCATCAATTTTGACACCATTGATTTTTGGAATGCACATGCAACAGGCACTCCAGTGGGAGATCAATTTGAGTACAATGTTTTTAATTCTTTAGTTCACAAAGACATACCTATTGTCAGCTACAAAAGCCGCATAGGGCACTGTATCTCAGCCAGCGGCGCCATTGAAATGTGCATGAGTTTTGACGATTACCGTGCAAAAACCCTAAGACCCAATGTGTTAGCTGGTGATCTCATAGTCAAAGATTCAAGGATCATCGTAGATGCTGTGCCGTTTCCGGGCAAACGCATACTCAAGGCCAATTTTGGATTTGGCGGCAAAAACAGTTTTTGCCAAATTGACATTGAATAGATTCTATAGTCAAGCACCGAGAGATGCTCAATTTATGCGTCCTCCGCTAAGAGTGCAATAGCCGATAGCAGTTATATTAGGATCCGTTCCCGGCCGGTTGGACCCGAATAGCGTAAGCGTCCTTACACGATACCTTTATCGGTGCTTGACTATAAAAACTAAAAGTTCGGATTTGAAAATCAAATCCTCCCACTGCTAACTACTGCTTCCCAATTTATCGTCCATCGGCACCCGTGGTAGGGCTTGCGATGCTCATCGGCCCTGAGTTCTGGCTCAGGTGATCCTTGGGATAGGACTGCTGGGCCTTGTCCTGCCCAGCATCAGGAAAATTAGTTGCTCTGCATCCCCCGGCGGTAATTGTAGTGCATCATCTCTTGGGTTGCCCCGCAATTCTCACACACCTTCCACCCGCTTCCCGACAGGGACCGCTATCGTGTTGCTAACGGCCTTTCGGTAAGAAGACTACCACCCTTGAGAGTCACCTCACTTCTTATCCTGCGGGTCACAGTATCCGCTAACCAAGCGGAACGTCGGGGAGAAGCCACGGTTGCAGGACCTAGTGCTCTTGCGAGGAAGTGTCCAGGCGATGTGGCTTCAAACTTGAGGCATCATGTGGGATTCGAACCCACGCAAGAAAACCTTGATGATCATTCAAGGTTGAAGCAAACCACACTCCGTTACATCCTATGACGCCATAAACTTGGTGGACAACAATGGGAATCTAACCCACTTCTTCCTCGTATGCTATTACGAAGTTTCATACCAGCCTCAGGTAATTGACACATCATGTCCATAAACTTGGCGGTCCCAGGGGGTAACGATCCCCCTCCTCAGCAGTGACAGTGCTGTGTGCGTCCATGAACACCTTGAGACCAAATTAGGATAAGCTACTGGGTTCCACGCCAGCCCTTAATTGAGCAGTTACTCTGTCCATCTCATTTATTCAAAGTCTGTGTGCAGTGAGATTCTGCCTATCAGAGTCTGTAAGGGTAGTCTCCATCCTTACGCTTACGGTCTTCTGCCACCGGATCTCTATCGCTAATCAAACGCTACTTTAACGAAAGTAGTAACGGGATTTGGTAGAGCGTAGGGGAATCGAACCCCTCTTACAGGCGTGAAAGGCTTGTGTCCTAACCGATAGACGAACGCTCCATAGTTCACTATATGAAAACACATTAGGGAAGTTCTTGACACGCATCACCAACTTGCATCAAGACCTCATTACAGGCCCAGTAGTTCCGCCGCCTTCCTGGAGTTTGGTGTAGCCTTATCCCTCACGCTCGATGGTGTCTCGCGCTACTCTTAGGCCCTCCTGCTTCATGGGTATCCGGCTCGAATCAGCCTTTGTTCACCCCTAACGGACTAGGTAACCCTAATGTGTTTACATATAGTGCCCAGAACTTAATCTGGGGCACTATACAAAATTAAATTTTTAACGAACTTCAAAGTAGTTTCGATCAACTGCCTTTGTTTTCTAACTAGTCTCTAGTATAGCATCTCCTGCTTTACTGGTCAACTTGTTTTGTAAATGCCCCGCCTTGTTGCAGGGTCTTTACAAACTTCGCTGTTTTTCTAACTTGTGTCTAGTATAGCACCAATCCAATTATTGGTCTACTGCCATAAAAAAACCCGCCTACTTGGCGGGTTTTTTGGTTTGTACTACTTCTGTTTTAGAACTGTACGACCAACCCGCCTGCTACTTGTTTGACATCAGTGGCTGCTGAGGTTCCCTCAACTGTACGATACAAAACTTGTGCATAGGTCTTTTTGCTGAAAGCATACTCAGCACCTACGTTGTAACTCTTGATGCCATTTTCAATGCGACCATAGCTGGCCTTCACTGTGACTGGTCCACCAAGTTTGTGTGCCACGCCGACCAACTGAGCACGGTTGGTGTTGGCAGCAACGCCTTTGTTGTCGCTTGCGCTGGCAAACACAGTGGTTGCACCAAATTTAGCACGAGCAGCCAACACGTCACTGGTTTCTGCGCCAGCTTCGTAACGAGCATAAGTCAACACAGCAGGTCCAACTGCGGCAATCACGGATGCGGCATAAGGATCAGCGGCAGTGCCAACAGCACCAGTGCTACGATCAAAGTTAGCAGAGACATTGCCAAAGTTCACAGAAGTGAAAGCGGCATTGCTCAAACGCAAACCACGCAGGTTATGCACGTCGGCAGCTGAGCTACCAATCAATGTGCCAAATGGATCATTGTCGCTGATGGCCAAGAAGTGAGTGTGAACATTGCGACCAAGATCAACGCTACCCATTTTGTGAGCAATACCCACGGTGCTTTGGCGATCGCCAAGTCTAGTGTCAGTACCAGTGTCTGGGCTGTTGGCTTGGATGCCGGTCTCGTATGTGGCACGAGCTGTTAATCCGCCACCTAAGTTTTCAGTAGCACGAATGCCAAAGTGACTCAAGTCATTGGCCATGCCTTGCACGGTGGAAGCACCAGTTTTGGTGTTGTCAAGGTAAGTGCCAACACGACCATAGATACCAACTTGTGCGCTTGCAACACCAGCAACTGCCAGGGTCAACGCAATTAGAACTTTCTTCATAAGTAATTTTTCCTTGTTAATGAAATGATCAAATGTCGATCATAGAGTATTATATAGCACAAACACTGAGAATGTCAAAGAAAATGGCTACTTTCGCAGCCATTTTGGTGGTTTCTGTTACGAGGTATTTCCTACCCTAGACGACCTTAAGCGGCCATCAAGAATTTTTCATCATTTGCAGATAAAAGTTTTGCTTGATTTACGGTCATCGCCTACCGTGCTGTCCACTCTGTTACTCTTTGCCCTGTCGAATCTAGGTCAGGCCCATCATAAAGAAACTTAATCTACGCTTAATGTTGTTAACAACAAGCATAATATTGGAAAAACAATTAATAAAAATTTTGCTAAATTTTCCATATTACCATAACTCACAGTTTTTTATTTTCTCTTCGTCCAATGTGGTATCACGTGTAAAATAAAATACACCAAACACTAACCAAAATAACAAAAATAAAACATAACCTATCATTAAACTTCCTTATGGTGGACCTGGGGGGATTCGCACCCCCGTCCAGAACACTTTTCTCTCGGCTTCATACAGCAATAACTCGCAGTATATATTTATTCTTTGGGCTTGTCAACTGCTTTGGAGATGATGTCATACACTTGTGCGTATGCATCAGTAATTTTGTCTAGTTGTTGTTCCGACACCAAGTCTGTGTCCTCCAGACTGACCAAGTCTCGGGCTAGATTTTCTTGTAGTTTTTTTATGGGATTGAGCACATACCTATTTATTCATCCCCGCTATCTACTGGGATCCAGCCCAACTTAAAAAAGTCTTCCTGGATTTCTTCTGTGACATGTCCTTCGGGTACATATCTTTTAACACCGTCAGCATCACCATTGCCCAGTCCATCGCCTATGCCCGAACAGTACCAATCAATATAGTCACCTTGTTCACGCATGTCGGCAACAATACCCCCGGCATAGCGCCACGAACAACTGTAGGTCTCTCCCTTTAGCAAAGGCCATACTTCGTTGCGTTGCCAGTCTTGATTGCACAAGGCTGCGTAGATGTTTTGAGCGTAGGTATCGCTGGCCTTGGCTTTGTCGCAAACCCACTTGGTGCTACGCAAATCATATTCAAGATTGTTTTCTCGCCACCGTTCGTCGGCTTCGCGTTGAGCCTGATGTTCGTTGATCATGCGTTCAAGATCTAAAGCTCGTTGAACATCTTCGTCAGTGGCAGGATCTCCTCCTTCCGCAATGACATCTTCAATTCTGCATTGACTGTGAAAGGTTCCGCGAGTAGGACTTTTGTTCATAATGTTTGGTACCAGAGACGGGACTCGAACCCGTATGCCCTTGCAAGCGGCAGATTTTAAGTCTGCTGTGTATACCATTCCACCACTCTGGCTTTGCGTTATTTAATACATGGTCCGGCGTAGAGGAATCGAACCTCTATAATGACTTTAGAAGAATCATGTCCTATCCGTTGAACGAACGCCAGATGTTTGGTGGGCCAACTTGGAATTGAACCAAGACTCGACCGATTATGAGTCGGTTGCTTTACCATTAAGCTATTGGCCCTGTGCTACATTGTAGCAGGAAAACTATTTAGTGTCAACTGTTCCGTCGGCCAGGTGGTCATGTTTGATTTCTTTTACAGGATGCCCTAAAATGCTGGCAACAGAATTTTTGTAAGCAATACGTTTGTTGTTATGATCTCTAATGGCAATGGCTCGGCGACCAATCTCCTGAAGGCTCAACATTTGCTCCACGCCTGATTTGAGCTGCCATTCTAGATCCCAGATAGCATGATGGATGTCGGTCATTGCTTGAATGTCCTCATCTAGTTCTGCGCTTTGTGGTAGTTGTCGAAACTTGTCCTCGTACCAATCAAGTTCAACTTGGTTGGCGCCTTTGGTTCGTGCATGTTTTACTCTGGCAATGCAGAGTCGATCAATTAGTTCTAATACTGGAAGAAATTCCATAGCATACCCTTTCTATTTTGTATAGAATTATTATACAAAAATGCTAAGTGTTTGTCAACGGTCTTTGTCAGTTCTTACCAATTGAATTAAGCGGTATCCAGGATCAAATTCCCACCATTTTTTGCCAAACTGTGGATCTGCGGCAGCGGCGTGATGATTGTTGTGCCAGCCCTCTCCACCAGTCAAATATCCTACCAGCAGGTTATTTGAACTTTGATCACGTGTGTCAAAATTTCTATATCCTGATGGACTGTGAGTGAGAGAGTTGGTCAGTGAACTGGCATGTTGCAACAATAGTGACGGAACCAAATAAGCATACACTACTGCATAAGGATCTATCATGTAAACTGCCACCCCGACCAAGATAGTGTACAACCAATGATTGTAGTACATGTGCATGTGAAATTTGGATTTCACAATCTCTGGAGCATAACTTAATTTTGGAGTAGCAGGTGTGAGTCTAAATTGCACGGCTAGATAACCGTATACCGCAGGTGAGTGCGGATCATCTTTTGTGTCAGAGTGTCTATGATGCGCTCGATGTATTGCTACCCAATACAACATTGGTAAAGTTGTGCCAGGAATAGCAATCAATGTTCCTAGATATTCAAACCATTTTGGTGCTTGAAAAGAACGATGGGTGATCAGCCGATGAACTGTTACAGTTCCGACTACCATCTTGATATAGTAGACCAACAGACATATTGCCCACTGCCATGCTTCACTGTTGAAGATAAAGTAGACCAGGATCACATGTAGACAGGCACTGTATGCAATCATTTCGTTGTGCGAAGGCACAAACCAGTTTTTCTTTTTCATGCAGATACTTATGCATCTACTTGCAGTAGGTCAGCCTCTTGATCCATTTCCATTTCGGTAATCAGCAGGTCAGCAAATTGCTGACAGAAGATAGCAAACCAAAGTTGGTCCATCGCTTCTTCGGGTGCGCCAGCGGCCCGCACCAGGCGTTCAAGTTCAGTATTCATAGCCTGGAATCATAAGTGAAGGCAGCAAGATATCGCATGCTGGCACGGCTGGGAATGTGCTGATTACAGAACCGTTGGTATGCCGCACGCCAACGCTTTTGGACAGGTGCTGGCGCATGGCAAGCAAGATAATGCAAGTGGCCAAATCTGCGCCCAATGCTGATGTGATTGGGCTTCCAGCCTGCAGGATACCATTTGTCGCGAGTTTGCCAATTGTAGTTTACCCAGACACCCATTCGGCGTTCTTGCATGATATACTTTTTAGATATATCTTGTGGTCTAAATCGGTTCATTTTTGCATCATCAGCGCATTGAAGTTTGCAGGAACAACAATTGTTTGCACACGACCGTTCTTGATACCTTCTGAGATATTCATCATAGCCTGCGCTTGCATGTAAGCAATTGACTGAGCACCTTGATTACTCAATGCTTGCATACGTTCTGCTTCCATCTTAGCAGTCTTAACTTCAACTTCTTTTTGTTTCAATTCATTCTTGGCACGAACCAACTCATTTGCACTCGCAACCACAGAATCTGCAGGTACAATATTCCGAATCAACACTTGACCAACAACCAAACTACCATCAAGTTTTTCATCAGCCAAACTCTTTTGAATTTGTTCTTTAATTGCTTGTTCCATCACTTGGCGATTATCAGCCATGTCTAGTGCCTCGTACTTTCGGGCTTCTTTGTAGATGGCATTACGAGTGGTTTGAACCATATAGTTGTACATCAAGTAGATGTCGCCGTTGTGCCGAGCATGGAATGCTTGACTCTTTTGGCTATACAACTCGGCTACCTGTGCTTGATTGATGTTATAGATAACCACTGCATCAAAGTCTTTCATTGTTGAGTTATCTTTAGCAACAGGTGTCATGTCCTCCAGTTTGACATTAACGTCCTTGATTGGGAATGTAAGAACATCACCCCAAAAGGTTTGATTAAACGAGCCAGGCATTAATTCACCTTGCTGGACTTGTTTATCAAAGCCAACACGTACACCAACTTCACCTGTTTCGATACGAGTACAACCTGTTGCCAGCACAGCCGCGGCAAGAACGGAGAGAGTCAAAATACGTTTCATTTTATTTCCTTAAAAAAGTACCACAAGGGCAAGTAGACTACCAAAAGTAAGTATAGCACAAAATGCACTGTAAGTCAAGAGTTTTACCAAACTCCACGATTCTTTTCCGGACATGTTCCGTAGGTACTGAATGCCGAAAAAGAACATGCCAAACACAACAACAAAAGCCAATAGGATTCTAATCATCACACTCTCCAAATTTCTTCAAAACCTTCCGACAAGTCTGGCTCTTCCCAGTCCCGAATCATGCGAGCAATCACCTCAGATGGGATTGTTTTGCCCGGACGGCCGGCCAATCGTCTAGCCAATTCTTCAGGCTCGGGCGTTCGAAATACCACAGCAATGGCCGAGTATTCCGGCAACATGCGAAACTTTTTGGCCCGGCTTGCCCGTGTGGTGCTGGTCTGATCCCAGATGATGTCGTTGTTGTTAGCCTGTGCAGTCAACGCATGGTTGGTCATCAGGCGAACAGCAATAGGCATGTATTCTTCAAACACTTCTGAATAGGTCTTGCCTTGGCTCCGGGCATAATCTTCCACCCAGGGGTCTGTGCTGACCACACTCAAGCCCAAGGCCCAGACCTGGTCTTTGATCCAGGTGCTTTTGCCTGATCCTGGCACTCCTACCAACATGTACAATTTAGGCACTTTCAACTCCAAAATGTTCTTTGATATTCTTTGCAGAAAAGGTCAACGCTCTATCCCATTGATTATTACCGTGCCCGTTACCAATGCTTGCTTGTTCAATACATTCTCTCACAATCAACTCGGCGAATTTTTTACACTCTGGCATATCCCAGTGTCCAATGCCAAACATATCTTTTTCGTAGCCAGCCTGTTCAGCAAGTTGTCGAATTCGTTCGTTCATATCATACCCTCAAACAATTTTTTAACCGATATCGCCTGACCTGTAGTATAAACAATATCAAAACTATCATTCTCAATGTGATACCGATTGCGGTTGCAATTTACATACTCACCCTTGTCATCAGTATACACTTGTCGCATCTGTGTATAGGTTTTATCCACAGCACCATCAAAGATAACCCGTGTAGTGATTTTACGCTTGTTCATTCTTCAACCTCTGTTTCAAAAGTAGAAATTTCTTGATCTTCTGTCAGATCCAGACTTTCTAGTGCGTATTCTAAATTGTTCCTGGATGCAAACACACGGACACTCACATCGGGCACTTCACTGTCTTTGTCAAATGTTTGAACAGCATAGCCGTAGACTTTCATTCTTCAACTCCAAATTTCTTTTTCGCTAATTCTTGTTCGCATTGAGCAATGGAGGCGTCAAGCATAGCAGTTGTGATTTCTTTGGGATTCATTCCAAAATGCAATTTAATCAAATCTACTCCCTGACCGCGACTGATCATGTCACGCAACATGGGATTCAATGCTATGCAACATTCCCGCACAATCAACTCGGCGAACTTTTCAATTTCGTCATCTAACAATGAAACAGCATGGTCATTGCTGTATACTGCGCCAGCCTCAACCGCAAGTAGTTTAATTTGTTCGTTCATTTTACATCCTTATATAACCATCGGCGGAATCTTGTTGATACTGTTGTTAGCACATTTATGCCAATAATAACAACGACTGCAATAACAATAACAATTTCAATCATTCTTTAACTCCAAAATGTTTTTTACATTTGTGAAATGGCATAATACGACCAAGCCATCCAATCAGTTCACCGCAATTTTGGCAACAGTATGATGGGTATTTCTTCATTTCAAATCGCCACGCAGGGTGTGCCACATTTTGGGATCGGTGCCCAAGTAGATGCGATACTTTTGATAATTGCGCCACTGGCTCAGTCGGTTCACACCACGCTCGACCCAGTCAAACATGGCACTGCGGAACCACAAGGGATTCACAATGGCCACAATCAGTGCTGCCGCCACAGGCACAATCAGCACAGCCACAACCACCCAATGAAATGTCATGGCACGGTAGTAACGGCCACCACCAGGCACCAGTTCAATTTCTTTACTCATATTTGCCATTCCTTTTTTGTTTTGCGTTTGAAAGTTGTTGGGTCAATCACTGCCGACAGGGCTTGCGTGACATCTTCCGCAGTGTCTGGGTCAGTGCTCTTTTTGAGTCCTAGTGCAACCTTTTCTTCTGCTGTGAGTTTACGCAGGGCCGCACGCCGCAGGCGCAGACGCTCTTGTTTGCGTTCTTCCTTTTCGCGGGCCTTGCGGTCTGCTTCTTTGTGTTTAGCCCACCATTCACGCACCTCGTCATCACGGAGCAACAACAGATCTTCAATCTTGTTGTTTTCCAGTTCAGTCATGGCCTTGCAGGCAATGCGAGCCAGCATGTCAGCACGGTCTTTGAGATCGCGATACTGCCAACTGTCAGTGGGGCTGGAATAACTGTCTGATGCATAATCTCTACAGGGCATGTTACTCTCCTTGTGTCTGCAGGGCTTTCAAAAACTCCACACATGCGGCCTCGGTGCGCTTGGTCACTACCACCCGGCCACCCCAGAAGCCCACATACAGACTGCGGTGCTCCACAAACTTCACTTCACCGTCAGCACCAGTATGCTTTTGACGAGCCGCTGGCTTTGCAGGCACTGCCTTTTTTGCAGGTGCTTTAGGCACTGCGGCCACCACAGGCTTTGCTGTCACTGCCTTTGCAGGTGCAGGCACTGCAAGCGGACGATGCTCAAAGCCATGTTTCTTATCATACTTGGCAATGGCTTTTTCATCCATGCCCCATGTGGCCAGTAGTCGGCGAACTTCAGTGCCGGGCAGTTGATTCCAGTGTATGATAGGGTCAGTCCAGTTGGTCATGTTGGGCTCCTTAATAAGATTGATGTGAATGTCCGATACGATACACGGGTGCGCCTGGCGTCAAATCATTTTCCGGAGTATACACTTCCGGCAACATGATATCCGCAAACTCACCGTAGGAGTAATAACCAGACTCGGTCACTACCAAGCGAGCATCAGCGGGCAGGGCACGGAGTGCCTCAATCATTTGTGCTACAGTTATAGTGGTCATCTCAAGCTCCTTAGTGTCTATGTGTGTATTATAGCAAATTGGGAATTTTTGGTCAACCGTGCAGAGCAGTCCAGGTTTCCCAGGGCTGATCGCGAATGTATTGTATTGCCTTAACACCACCTTTAACCCTGCAGGCATACTGCATGGCTGTGGCAAATTTGCCACGCTGACGATGTGTTTTGCGAGCTAATCCTACCGGATTGAGCTTCCATTTCCACAGCGAGTCATATTTGCCGCGAATCATCTTGTGCATGGTGGCTCCTCTGTTGTCTATGTGTGTATTATAGCAAAACGGTGATTTGGTGTCAACCGTTTTGCTTCACGCGAACGTCCGTGTTCAGCGCAGGTGCATACTTTTGTATTAACTCGCGCTCCAACTTATGTGCGGCATCTTTGCCACGCACAATGTCCACGATAGCCACGTTCATTGCTTCAGTACCGTTTGCGCGAATTGCTTCGTACAAGTTCCAGCCTTTGTCTTCTGTGCGGCTACGGTAGATGTGCTTGTTCACACGGCTACGGAGCGACATGTTGATTGTGCGCTGGGTTTTTGCGGTAATACCAATGTAGTACTCAAATCCAATTTGGATCATGTACACTATGTGGCTGCGATCAGTACGTTTCTTTCTCATCATGTGTGTATTATAGCATTTTGGGCATTTTTGGTCAACCGAAATGCCTGTTGCAAAAATACAACAAAAGTACTACTTTTTTTAGCCCTAAAAGTAGTACTTTTTTCAGCAAAAATTGAATATTTGGTCAACCAAAGTGTGGGCTATAAGTAACAGCATGGACACTGATCTTTACCACGACATTTACACTAGCGAAATTTTTGACACCAGCCAATGCATATGGCACGAAAATAATACCATGAATTTCTTTCACAGTTTGTTGATCAAACTGGGATATGAGCCTGTGCAAGATGGACACAAAACATGGCGCCGTGGAGACCGTACTGTGGTGCTGTGTCTGGTAGACGACTACATCTCTACCACATACGACTATGACACACCAGTGGCATATCGATTTGATCGCAATACCACAGTGATCACAGACAACTATGTTACCAGTCCAACCTTGTACAAGGTGTTTCAACTGCCATCCAGTTTCTTTGGCATCTATCATTATGAACCCAAGCTGACCAATTTCAATCCCACACGCAGATTTAATTTTTCAGTCAATCGCATTGATTCCAAACGCATGTTGACCATGCTGGAAATTGCGTTGCGTTGTGAAAAGTATCCAGATGCTGAAACGTTGGACTTTATCAATTTCAACTGCTGGAGTTGGGAAGGTGACAATTCCACAGCTGAAGGATGCAATCAAAATTTCAGAGATGCCTACGAAAAACTAGAGCCACAATACAAAGCAGTGTATGGTGACACTTTTGAACGCATTGCTCAAACCATGCCATTTAAAAATCATGACATGTCAGTTGAGCAGGCACACCTCAGTGCTTATGTGAACATGGTAATTGAAACCTACTCCAGTGACAGTTCAATTGCTCTCAGCGAGAAGATATTCCGTGCATTGGTCACTCCGGCACCCTGGCAAGTGTATGCTGGCCGCCATGCAGTGGCCTATCTGGAAAGTCTAGGATTTGACACACTCAAAGACATTGTCAATCACAGTTACGATGTCATGATGGAAAACAAAACTGCTGCCTATGGTGACAAACTGGTTGAATACATCTTTGCTGGCGCAGATACATTTACCAAACTCAGTGCTATGGATCGCACAGAACTGCGACATCGTTGCCTTACTGCCAGCAGACAAAATCAAAAGGTGCTCAAAGACATGAGTGCTCGTTGGCCTGCAGAGTTTGCCGCTTGGTTGCCGGCTGTTATAGACCATATCAAATAACATGTGTGGTGTTCTATACGTAAAAAGCACCACTGATATACCGCTAGAAAAGCACAACCAAGCTCTAGAAATTTTAAAAGATCGCGGTCCAGATTTTACCTGTTACCAACATCATGGTCGTGTGTTCTGTGCGCAAACAGTTCTGCACATCACTGGCAACACACAATTTTACAATCGACAGTCAGATGATTTTTTTGCATTCAATGGCGAAATCTACAACTATCGCTGGTTTGGTTCCTACAGCAACGACACTGAGCTGATGTATCGTGCTGTAAAAGACGCACCAGTAAAAAAACTCAAATACTTTGAAGGACCGTGGGCGTGGGTGTATGCTCAAGGCGACCAAGTGATATATGCCACTGATCCACAAGGCGAAAGATGCCTGTACAGATATCAAGACAACAACATACTGATTGTGAGTTCTGAGGTGGCAGCTATTTTGGTATACATCCGACCAAAATTACAAGACATTGATTACACAACCAAACACTATCCAATTTGGCAAAACACGCCTTGGCAAGGAATTGAACGATGTGTGCCAGGTGTGATGTATGATCAGTCGGGCAACACCACAGTGATTGACAGTATCTTTTCATGGGCCAAACCCAGTAGTATTCAAACATTGGACCAGGCCTGGGAAGAATATCAACCCTTGTGGGAACGGGTAATCACTGACATGCGGCCAGAAACATCTTATGCCTGCACATTCAGTGGTGGGCTTGATTCTGGCGTGGTTGCAAAAAGTCTTCCACAAAGTCAGCACTATTATACCACCAACATGCTGGGCAAAGACCCAGTGAGTGAACAATCTCAACGTATGTTGGAAGGCAGTCAACGAGACAAAATCATCAACATTGGTGTTACAGAACAGCAATGGGCCGATGCATTTGAGCAAGTGTGTCGTCGCACACTGATGCCAGTTCAAAGCTACAGTTTTGTTGGCCAGTGGATAATTGCTCAACACTGCAAAGAACGTGTGTTGTTTACTGGTGTAGGCGCTGATGAACTGTTTGGTGGCTATGGCGTTTACTCACAGCTTGAATACACCACACAAACAAGTGCAAGTCCTTACAGTTCATTTGGCAATGACACTCACGCTCAACAACTGTGGCAACAATGTTTGCATGCACATCAAGGTCAAGCAGAGCCAGCCACTCTGTTGATGGATTATATCACTCAAATTTGTGCAATAGACATGCGTGGCATTGACGTTTGTACCATGGCACATGGCATTGAACCACGCTCGCCATTTGTGCATCCTAAGATCATTCGGTTTGCACTTGGCCTTCCCATGCACCTGAGGCGCGGCAAACCTTTGATTCGTCGACAGTTTTTGGCCTCCTGGCCTGAAGAAATGATACTTCCCAAAAAAGGATTCACTGGACATTGCAATGATTCATTGCCTTGGATGAAATTCACTGTGCCAGATCAGGCTCGGGCACCACAGTGGAAGCAAATTGTCAAAACTGGATTTAGATATTATGCCAATCAATATCTTGATCAAACCACTCAGGACTTATCCGCACATGCGGATGTTGCTTGAAATATTTTTCAACCCAATCCAAGCATTGTGATTCGCTAGGAGTCACTGACCTAGTGCGAGAACTGTTGAATTCATACCAGTACAACCCGTATGGTGCCTGAGAATCTGTAAATCTAAAAGTAAACAACTGTCCGGGATCTGCTCCGCACAGTTTGGCAAATCTATCAAAAGTTGTGATTGGTTCAAAGTCTGAATACAAGTGTGCTCGACTGTGATGTGTGGTAATAAATCCTGGCACAGTTTGTATTTCGGGCAATCGTTCTAGACATCGCAATCGTGAATCTCCATTGCCAGCAAGATATGTGCCATCACCCTGATCTAACACCAAAAATGGTTTTATAATGCCCTGTGCTCGTATGTCTCGTATCCACATGTTGAGCTTGACAAGATTGGCAATGTCATAGTGATTGCGCGGCTCAGCTAGAAACCCTGCTGGCCCATCATGATCTAGCCACTGATTGGCCCATTCGCAAAGATCATTCAGTCGTTGGTTGGTTGAAAAGTGTCGAAATTCGCAACTGGGATTCCAGAACAAGCAATGCATGCCTTGATTTGAACTGATCTGAATGGGATCTTGTTTGCTGGGCCAGTGAAATTCCACAAGAGGATTATTCCAATACATAGATCTACTTAGTAAATAGGTCATGGACTATACATCTTTGTTTGCCAACACACTCTCTGGCTTGGGGTTTGATCTGCATGCAGTTTACAACTGCTTTGATCCGCCATATCGTCCAGAAACTGGTTGGCCGTTAAAGTTGCCCAACATTGAATTCAAACACAACACACTGCTGTTGTTGCATTTTCAAGATTTCATAACACCATGTCAGGGTCGCATACTTGAACTGGAACAAGTAGAACGCCACTATGGCGCCAATGCACATCGTGTGCTGGTAACTTATTGGAGTCATAATTTACAAAAATACTATCAAGGACCAGTGAACCTTATCGAATTCAGCAATCACAACATGGCCACTGTGACTGCTATCCAAGCTCGTGAGTCACAATGGACCAATTCAATAAATGCAAAAACTTCAGCATGGCAATGCCTCAATGGTCGCATGTGCTTGCATCGTCGACGTGCTGTGGACATCTTGCAACATTGGCCTAATGGTGTGTTAAGTTACGGCAACGACATTCCACTTGATGCTTGGGCTTATGACACCTATCGCGGCACAGAAAACGAAGATAACTTCATGCGACTGTTGCCGGTATATGCAAAATGTCAAGTGAACATTGTGACTGAAACACAGTATGATGAGCCGCCAGGCATTGTGAGCGAAAAAACATTGATGGCGATGATTGCACAGCAGGTACCCATTGTGATTGGTCACCAAGGTATTGTGCAAGACTGTAGAGAGCTTGGGTTTGACATGTTTGACGACCTGGTGGACACCAGCTATGATAGCATGTCCAATGACGTTCGAGTCGAACAAGCCATAATGAAAAATCAAGATCTCATACTGGGAAAAATTAACCTTGCGCCATACCAAGAGCGACTGCAAAAACAAAGAAGTTTTTTGCTTGATGAATTTATAACTGGCACACAACAACGGTACATTCAAGACGTTGAACAGTTGGCTAAAAAACTAAGTGCGATTTAAAAACTTCAACCACTTTTCTAGATCGCCGTACATGGCCAACATCACTGCCTGCTGACTGCCAAACAAAACAATTTGCGGATGCTTGCCAATTTTAATGTAGTAAGGGCAATCTAACTTTTTATCCAAGGTCAGTAAATGTTTGGGTTTAGCAACCAAGTCAGAAGGAGCATCAAATGCGTATGTTTCTAAGTCACAAGTACCAATTGCTGTATATCCAGCATTGGTCAGTCTGAATCCGCCGCCATCTCTAAAGTTCATCCACCATGACTTGCAGGCTTCGTCGTAGGTCAGTTGGTCTTCCGACGGAAGACCTGTCAGTATGCGTTCGGTAATCTGTTGTTTAGTTAACATTGGGGTACACTTGTTCCCCTTGTGTTAACAGCATGACTGTGAATTTGTCAGTCTTGAACTGTGCATTTAATTTTTTTGCCAAATTTTTAGCATGCCCTGGATTTGAGAAACTGACTTTTTTGTACTTGGGTCCGGGGTATTGCGTAAGCATGTTACCAGTCTTGAGATTGATTGGCTTTTGATCGTAAAAGACCGCCCACACACCTTCAGAGGCCAATACTTGTTCGGTCTTATAGGTTTGTTTCTCAGTGTGCTCAATTAGAACTAGCGGTTTGGGTCTACTCATATTTTCTCCCAAGTTTATTTATCTAATAAACTAGGTGTTTTTGAAGCTTCCGCCTGCGAGTTCTACCGTAATCACTTCATTGGAATTTGTAGCAGTGTTTGACCGTAGTTCTTCCAAAGTTACCAATAGCTTGGTAATGTCTGCATGCAGATCCTTAGCGTCACGAAGTGTCATGATAAAATCACGTTGGTTGCGTGACTCATGCGCCTTGATAGAATCAACAAATCGGTGTATGTGTAAACTCATTTTTTAAGATATGGGTTGAGATCAGGTGGCGTCCAGCCTACAGGTTTGAGTACCTTACCATCTTCGCGCTTGCGAACCTTGCCGGTGTCTCGATCAATCTTGGCAAAGTTAGTTTTCATGACTTCTTTCCAAGCACCTTCGGCATCTGCGCCCATACTGTGTAATGCACCAATAGTAACAACCAAAATGTCAATAAGTGCATCAACAGTTTCGACTTGGTCGTGTGCTGTGATTGCATCAGCCAATTCGTTGGCTTCTTCTTCAATCAATGTAACATACAAGTTAAATTGATCTTTGTTAAACTCGTTGACACTTTGGTCGCAAGCCTTCATAAATTTTTCTTGATCTCTAAACGGATTGGTCATAAGTTCTCCCGAAGTTCCCAAAGTGCTACCCAGCCATTAGATTTTGGAAAATAACTGGTTTGTAATTTATGTGATATTTTTAAATCATATCCCATATTTGACAGTGATTGATTAATAATAAAGAAGGGAGTTTTAAAATTGACCCCACAATGCTTCCAAGATTTTCGAAGTTGTCTCGACCCGCTGATATTAATATCTTCTGGTAGATAAGCTAACGGATGCTCGGCAGTTACACAATCAAGCATTATGTATTTTGGTGTATTATAATTTACAAATAGTTCCAACAGATGCAATGAACTATGATGATGATACAACACACCAAAACAAATTACAACATCAAATGGTTTAGCATCTCTCATAAGCCAAACATCATCAACCACAACTTTGTCTACTCCAGGAATATCTTCTAATGTAGATTGGTGAACTATATTCCCTTCAATGCATTCTAAGTAACATGGTGCATGTTTTGCAATTAATTTAGTGTGTTTTCCAACATGCGGCCCTACTTCAAGTACTCGAGCATTAGCACATACCTTCAAATAGTTTTCATCTATAAAATTATAATATTCAGTCTCATTACCAGTAACAGTTTTTACATCTTCTTTAAAGTCATAAGGATGCATTTGCTTGCTCCTCGGTGTAAAATGGTCCTTGATAGGTATAACGTTCTAGCACAATTAGTTTGGGATTCTGTAGCACTTTCCAACTGCGATGTTGTTTGATCGAATACCATCCGGCAGCAAACCATGATTTGCTTTTGGTTGTTTTGGTAAACAACGGCAATTTTAACTGCACATTCCACATGCCATTGTGTGTTCGGCAACCTGTAGGATAACCATGCACACAATCTTTTGGAATAGGCGTGACATGTTCTGGTTCAGCAAATTCAATGTTGGCCTGTCGGCGCAACATTCGAATGGTTTTAAATTTAGCAACCTTGTTGCGGATGGTAAGAGCAAACCCACCATCTACAGCTTGAACGTTGCCAATTTTTTCATCGTCTTGTTTGAGTATCCAGTATTGATTGTCAATTACCGGTTTTGCTACTATCATTTTAACACTCCTTGATATGTTTGATTCAGCCAGCGACCAATTGGTTCGGCTTGGTCACTCAGCTTGGTAAGCTCATACTTGCCACAGAACTTGAGAAAGTGTGCGCCCACCATCCCTATGTCTTTGTTACTGACTTGTTCACCAATCACAGCATCCACAGTATCTTTTACTTCTTGTGGTTGTGCAGTAAGGTCAATTAGTGTGACATTGCGTTCGTAGTCTTCGAGCACCTTGTGTTCTTTTTCTTCGTGGTCGGTCCAACGTTGCAACATGAGATTGTTCCAATTGTAGCCTTTTTTGTTGCGATCTTCAAATGCTTCTGTAATGCCTACACGATTCTTTGTGCCTTTTACTGGTGCACCAGGGTATGCTGAGAACACATTGTCGCCGGGATCACCGCGCACACATTTCAAGAACAGCACCCATTTCTGATAGTCAGTTGGGGCCACAAAGCTCCGGTCGGCTTTGCCTACTTTGATCTTTGAATTGCTTTCGATTGTGAAACTCAATTTGTTGCCTTTGGCATCAGTTACGCCATCAATACTGAACAGGTGGTCGTTTATGCCATTGTACAATTGCACATTTGGTGCAACCAACTGAACGAAGTCTGAATCACTGCTGACAATAATATGTTCATCTTGGGGGTGTAGTGCAATCCAGCGGCCTATGATATCGTCCGCTTCTGCTGTTGCGCAACGAATCACGCTACAATTTGTTTTCTCAGACAAGTATTTAGTCAGCTCATCATAGGTTTCCCAAAACAACTTGTCCTCTTCTGCTTCAGTTTCACTCATGGCACCACGGGCCACAGCACGATTAGCTTTGTAGGGCTTGTAGTGATCTTTACGCCAGCTACGCCCTTCTAGTGCAAAAACCACATGGTCTACACCAAAACGCCTAGCTACTTTATTTGCACTCATCATGGTCAAGTGCAGTGCAAAGCCTAATTTAGTCCATGTGTCGCTGGCCCTGTGTGCTGAATGGCGGGCACGGAAAAACATGTTAGCAGTATCAATCAGTAGATATTTCATTAGGGCGGTCCAGAAGTTTGTGTTCCTTCAAGTATTGTAACACATATTCCGACCAAAATCTATGACCATCGGCTCCAAAGTGATAACTTTTGGGATTCACATGCTCAAATCCGTTGTTTTTTAGTATGGCATTCCAACTGTGGTCTCTTGAATATGGCTCAATGTAATGCCCTTGCCAATCTCTTAGATTAAATAAATCACTAAATGTACTGTTGCCACTGTAGAATAAATGTCGTACATTTAGATCTTTCAACCGACAATGCAGGTGCCATATTTTGTTATGCCATTCATCTGTTTTTTGAGTCCAGTTGACATCCAAAATGTACTGACGATACCTATCTTCAAGCTCTGGTGGTACCATGTCCACACCACTGGCGTTTACTTGATAGCATCGGCCTTCATACTCCCATTCTTCTCGTTCCCAAGTGGTCCATTGGATTACCATCACAGTGTCATACAAACGGCTATAGTTCTCATGAATCCACTTGTTAGTGGTACGCAGTATGCGGTCATTGCTGGCTGCTGACTCAGCATCACAGTAAAATTCAGTGTTGAGCATTCGGCTCAATTGCTTGCCCCAGCTGGCTTCCAAGTTGATTGGATGAGGTCTACGGTCAATGCCATATCTACCATCATCCACAGCAAAGCAATCAGGCACCACTGCTTCGGCAGCCGCTGTATGGCTGCATCCATTTACATACAAGATCATTTTTGTAGCAGTACTTTTTCGGTCTCTGCGGCAACCACACGCTTGCGCAGGCTACTGGATGAGAATGAGTGATCTCGGCCGTTGAATACTAGTTCAATCCCGCGGTCATAGCATTCGTCGCGACCGGTAAAGTCTTTGTGTTCGTATTCTACTCCCAGTACTCGAACATCTAATGGCAGAATTAGTAGAAGGTCACGTAGATCTTGTTCGGTTTGGTACACAACAACTTCATCAACGTAACGGCATGCAGCCAGCTGTATCTGTCTCTCCACAATACTTTGTATCGGACGATTCTTAGTCTCAGGCCTATCGATAGTTGGGTCCGTTTGGAGCCCACAGATGAGGTAGTCACAGTGATTTTTTGCTTCAGAAAGCATGGCAATGTGGCCTGCGTGGAGCATGTCAAAGGTTGAGAAAGTGATGCCAATTTTTTTGCCTTCTGCTTTGAGTTGTTTGATGTGATTGAATATCATGATACCTCGCTCCTGCCATCGCCAAGATCTCGCTTTTGAACATACATGCCGGAGTTCTTGATGGCTTGTTCTTGTTCCCATGTTTCCATCACAACATGGCGGCATACATTTTGAAACCAACGGTCAACAATGTCCCCATCAGTGTCTGTAGGTTTCATCATATAGCCAGCCTTTACCAGTCGAGCCACAAAGATTTCATTCCAATCCAACTCAAATGCACCTTGATGCAGATTGTCAGGATCCACATCCATACTGAGCACAGCCACGTAAGGTTCTCCCTTTTCAGTAGCAAGTTGTTTTTCAGTTTTAGCTGGTGGTTCGGCAACTCTAGGCTTAGTGACTTTTTCTACCACAGGTGGTGGTTTCTTTTGAGATTTTTTAAACCAATCAAACATCAATCCTACCCCATTTAATTTTTAACCAAATACGTTCCATACTGTATTGCAAGAATGCTAACACAATATGGATTGCAACTGCATCACCCAGTCCGGTCCACAATGCAGTAATCAGCAATGCAGCAATTCGATAAGTTAGAGTTCGGATCCATGTTCTTGTATGAGTTTCTGACATGTTATTTGCCCCATCCATTACCCCAGAGGTCCACATGCAATCGTGGGCTGTACCAATAACCTCGTTTGAGTGCTTCGTCGGCAACGTGAATTCTATTGCCATCATACACACTCACAACACCGCCAACAGGCATCACAAAAACTGGTCCGCTAAATCCACGGGTTCGATAGTCGTCAACTACTAGATCAAGCTCTTTGAAATCATCAATGTGACCAACAACAAACTTCAAATAGGTAACACCGTGAGTTTCGTAATCCCAAATAATGTCAGGTTTGATAGCATCTTCATACTTTTCACCACTGACACTAAGTTTAGGACTTACTGAGAATGTGATCTCGCCAAACCATTCAGACAGATACTGTTTGAATTCTCTTGTGAGTTCTTGAGTACCATTGGTTTCAAATGTAATGTGTCGCAGTCCACGTTCGTGCAACAGATTCAACAGTTCAGGATATGCACGTTGCCAACCTAGCAATGGCTCGCCACCTGTGATCACAAGATGCACTGAATTGCCGTTTGGTTGTTGCCAGTGGCCATTGGGCAACAGCGCAGCCATTTTGTCAACTAACTCTTGTGCTGTGTATGTGGGACTTAGATGTTTAAAGTCAGGATGCCAACTTGCATACGAATCGCATCCTGTATTAACCAACGGGAGCTCTTCAAAAGTCTTGTAGAGATGAACGCTCTTTGCGACGTCATCTGCCTCAGTGCTCTTATCACCGGGTTGGCATCCAAATCCCGAACACGTAAAGTTGCAACCGAAGGTTCGTAAGAAGATAGAAGGAACTCCAATATAGCGTCCTTCGCCCTGAGCAGAATAAAATAGTTCACTTACTTTTAATTTCATTGTTTATAACCTTGTTACCTTTGACATTCCCGACTTGCGGGGATTCTTATTTAGATTGATACTTTCATCATGCATTTTAACACGAGTAGATTGTTTTGTCACCCAACCCGGTAATACTGCATCTAAATAGGCCAAATGTTCTTCGGGGCTGGGATGTGGGTCACCGTTTCTATTAGGATATCCAGTGTTTTTAAATACAGTTTTGTCATACCCTGGTTTGATACTTAAAACCACATTTTCGTACAATCGCATGACATCTCTGTGTTTGCTAACATTGTCGGACGGAAATGGCATGGCCATTAATTCTACCATACTCAAAAATTCCCATTTTAGATTGTGTCGAGATTCCAGTAGAGTTTTAACTGCTTTGATGCATGCCAGATCTCTAATTAGGAATCCTCTTTCATCCATGTGTGTTTTAAGGTATTCTTTGTTAAACACATTGGTTGCGAAGTGTGCATTTCCGGGTGTGTGCCATCGACCGTCAACATATCGATCCTCTCGATCTAAACTGGTCCAGCATACAACAACAGTATCTCCGTCACCAAAACAATGCCTTTGATCAGCCTCCATGACTGAATTGAAAATATATTGATTTCCTCCTCCTGCCTGGCCCCAATTTTCAAAGTGATCAAATTCTGGAGCAAGACAATCTGCCCAGGTGCTCCAGCGATAGTTTGTAAAACTACAACCAAACGTAAACAGTCGGCGCATTGTTAGGCTGCTAGTTTTGCCCTGGCGCCAGCATCTCCGCGTTTGGCAACGTCTACCTGCGTGTCAGCGTTCAAGCATTCAACTGTGGCTTTTCCAAAATTTCTACGTCTAGCAAAATAAAATAGTTCTAAGAAACGTGGAAAGCTCATAGTTTTATCTTCTGGAAACTCCAGTTGATATTCTCTTGGCGCATGTACAAGTTTGTGATCAAAGCTGAGATATTCCCAGATGTTGTAGTCTAATTCTAAAACCTCAGGATAAGTGTTCATAGCATCGTAAGCCACATGGTATCTGCGTTGGAATCGCATGATGTTCTCCAACAACACAGGCGGTAAATCATAACGACTCATGAACTTTTCTAACATGTCAAAGATATTGTGATTTTGTTTTTCCACATGCATGTTCAACACAGTTCTGTGTATGAGGTTCCATCCGTGAATTTCAATGCCAATCTTGGGATGATTGATTCGGCCATTGGTCATCCAACTGCGATAGTACTCGCGAACTTCTTCTTGTTCGCGGTGGATCCATTCATGACCTTGCACGTATTCAAACAGGTCTGCATAAAACTCGCTGTAGGGCACACCCTGATACTTGAACACCAATCGACTCAACAGTGTGCTGATGCCATTGATGTGGAAGGTATTGATAAACCATGAAAAAATATGTGCTTCCATCATGACATCAAACGGCATGTCTTTGGTGCCAGTGATAATGTCAATGGCTTCTTCAATGTGTTCGTTGGAGTATGATCCAGAAAAATAGTCTGTTACACTTTGATTGGTAATCTTAAACAACTTCTTCTGCAACAGGTTCATTTCGGCATTTTCCAACAACTGAGCCTGGAACACCGTGAGACCAGTATGATTGCCCATTTCAAACAAAGTCCAAAAGTTTTTCTTCCAAGACTCAAGACTTTCACCAGGTAGGCCCAAGATAAGTTCAGTGTAGGTTGGAATGTTACGTTGCTCACACAGCTCAAATACTTCGTTGAGCTTGTTCATTTCCATGTTTTTGCGACGAATGTTTTCCAATACATCCAAGTCAAGACTTTGCACACTCAGCGTTAGACCTTGATTGAAGCCTCGGGCATCCAGCAATTTTTTAACAATGTCCACAACTTCTTTCTTTTGATTCTTGGCCCAGGCCACAGAGAAAGTTCTCGGAGAACCATACTTTTCTTGACATTCAATAATCTTGTCTGCAATCAAACTGTCACGTTCGGCAAACATGCCAAAGTTAGCGTCAGTAATTGATATGAAATCAAAGTTGTGCTTAGCCATCCATTCCAACTCATGGTACACACGTTCTAAACCAAACTTCTTGACCTTGTTGTATGTCAAGCTACCCCAGTCACAAAACGTACAAGCAAATGGGCAACCACGAGAAGTTTCTAGTGTGCCTTGCCACATGATGTCAGGATTTGCAGCCATTAGGTCATCAAATACACCTGCCAGATACGGGCTAGGAATATCTTCAAGAGTTTCAATGCGCTTGGCATCACCTGTGCTTATAGCTTCGCCGTCTCGATTGATCAGCAAGCCAGGTATTGACTCCCAGTCTTTGCTGTCATATGCCAGCATGAGATTTCTAAATGTGATTTCACCTTCGTAGCAAATCACAATGTCCATGAATGGTTCTTTGCGAAACAGATCTTTGTCTGTGATTGCAGGTTCGGGACCGCCAAATATGGTCAACACGCCAGGATTGATCTCCTTGAGCCTGCGAGCCAATGCATAGTTGAAATTGTGATTCCACACATAAGTGCTAAAAGTCACAACATCATTTTCAGCCAGTCGTTGTGCAATTGGCTCTATGTTGTCCCGGCGCCACACCCATTCAGTCACTTGCCATGCATCACGTATGCTGGGTTCCGCAACTGCATAACTCCAAATCACACCTGCTGAGTATGGCAGGTAGTAGGCATTGAGTTCTTTAGGACCTTGTTGGAAGTTTGGTTGTACCCAGGCAATTTTTCTTTTCATGCATTATTTACTTGTTTTTGATCAGTATCTTTTTTTGCAAAATGTGTATGCGGGTTGGCAAATTGAACCATTTGACTGTTTACATCATTCTGTGCTAGTTTTTCCCAGGGATCTTGACTGCCGTTGAACACGTTGGTAAAGAATGAAAGATCCATACCTAATTCACTGCGCATGTATGTGGCCAATTTTGCACAGTCTCGGTGTCGCAGGTCCATTTGCTGAACGCTGTGAAAGTCCAACGGATCATCGGGGCGACCTTCTAGCATGGCACGATTTTTAAATGTTTCATCGCCGTTGTTGCCAGTCAAGTCGTGGCGATCATGTTCTACCCATACTGGAATTCTTTCCCAAATGTCCAGCATGTATGCCTGTTGACTCAACCACCCATCTTGTGTGGGATGGGGACTGATGTATCCCAACAGTTCATACCATTTGCGTGGAACTATTGGAAAAATTGAGTAGGGGTGGTCGTTGTGAGTATGGAATGCCAGCAATCTAAACTTGCCATTGTATTTCAAAATCTCACTGTCCCACCCCTGGGTTTGCATGATGGCATCATCATTCCAAATAACAAACCAAGGAGCCAGGGCTTTCTCAGCCATCTTGTTGTTGTAGATATGCAATCTGATATATCCCAATGGGTCAAACAACATGGCGGTATAGTGATAACCGTGTGAGTCTAACCAAGGCTGCAATTCAGTTTGGAAGTACGTTTTGCCTTTGTCATCGTCTTTGTCAAATCCAAACATGATTTGCAAACGATGAGGATTGTCAGCCAGTTCAAACAAACTGCGAACACTTTTGCCCAACGCTTCTGTACGACCTCGAGTGGCCAACAGTAAAGATATATCAAATTCTTGTGCCATAAATTCCTACCAATTTGATGTAATTATGCTTGATTGTCTGCAGCCAGCTTTTTCTGCAAGTGATTCAACAAGAAACCATACGCAGGCAGAATAACCAACAGACTCACAATGATCTTACTGATTGAATTGTTGGTTGCAACAATGTGCCAGTTAGCAGCCATGAACTCATTTGCGCCACCAGCAAAGGCAGTAAAGAAGAACACATAGGTATCAAAGAATGTGCTCACAATTGAACTCAATGCAGGAGCAATCCACCAAGTGGCGTACTTTTCACGAATGTATTGGAACACGTACACATCAAGCAAGTTGCTCACAAAGTATGCAACACCCGAGCCAAGACCAATGCGGAAAGCAACTGAGTCAGGAGCACCGCCCAGTTTGACCACTGCCATTGACACAATGATAGCAGGGATGAATGCCAATGCAATCACCGCACGACCAGTTTGTTTGCCTAACATTCGCACAGTCAAGTCGGTCAACACAACCACTAGTGGGAATGTGAATGCGGCTGCTGCCAATGGTGCACCAAACACTGAGAATTTGAATTGCACAATGTAGTTGCTGATAGCAATGATAATGATATGTGCCAGCATGAGCTTGTAGGCCAATGCACGGTCAACGCCACTTAAGATTCGATCTAACATGATTTTTCCTTGTTATATTAAACGAATAGATCTTCCATCCACTCGCGATGGCCTTCTCTAAAAGCCATATTGCTCTGTGTTTCGCGCACTTCCACACGATAGCACCAGAGACGCTCTGCTTCACCCGGTCCCCACAGGTCCGGAATGTAAACACCGTTCACATACTTGTACAGCATGTCTGCCAAGCCTTCACACCCTAAGCGTGGCAGGATTGTGAGTTTGGCCATTTTTTTCTCTTGCAAGAGCTTGTATGTCGCCAGCTCTGGATCATCTGCAGACACCAGCAAGGTATGATCAAATTGATCTTCTAATGTCTTTTTAAGTTCTTTGAGACCGCCATAGTCAGCGGCCCAGTTACGCACATCCAGGTTGTCTGTGCCAAAGTAGAACTTCATTGAGAATGAGTAACCGTGAATTAGATTGCAGTGGCTGTCGGCACGCCATTGACGGTATGCGCAGGGAAAAGCATCATGATACTCTTTGGTGCTGGTGTACTTGTATTGTACTGGTTGATTTGTTGCCATATTGTCCTCCTATGTATTATAGCATAGGCAGCAGAGTTTGTATAGCGGGATGATGCCGGACAGGCCGCTTAGAGAAATACTTATATTAAATATCAACAGAGGTTAAGGTTCACGCCAGGTTTCTATTGAAAGAAACTCTTTAGACCAAGTTTCTCGATCATATGTGACATCGCCCCATTGGCACGATCCGTGCCATTGGAAACTTTCAAACGCAATTAGATCACCAGGTGACTCCCATTTTATGATTTTTCTTACACTGAAATTTCTTGCTTCTTCAGTGTATTGGTCAGAATACGCTGGCAAGATGTTTGGCATATCTGTATATAATGGTTCATTCAAATTGGCTGGACAACTATAAAATGCAGTACCAGGAGTATGACCGTCTTTCCACCACAAAGGAATTAAAAAAGTAAGACCTTCTTTGAAACCTTTGCTTTTATTTTCTTTGAGCCAATCGACTCCTCTAATGTCGCTATGTGGCAAAATTGGTGCTGACAAATATCGGATACTGGAATCGTGGATGATAAACTCACCAAAGTCTGTTTTTAACTGGTTGACTATTTTATGAATAGGACTTCGGGGCAGTTCATAGTGCAACTGACGATCCCAACAACTTGCCCATCCCAGTTTAGATTTTGGATTAGGATAAGGTCCAGCTGAGTCTAACAATGAATCATTTATTTTTTCATAGTATGATTTTATATCATTGACAACGCTCAATGAAATATACTTTTTTTTGTATATAATTTTTTTTTGCATGTTAATTATGGTTTTTGGTAACTACCTGTTTTGTAGTTAGCTTGTCCAATAATAACCCCACGTACTCCGCCCACTGGGTCAGCACAGTCACCTGCTCGGCGTGGAATCAAATGCACATGTGGATACATCACAGTTTGACCTGCTTCACGACCCATGTTGATGCCGATATTAAATGCATCACATTCGCCATTGACAACCATTCTGCGACCATGCAGCATGGCTGATTCAAAACAGTCCATGATTACCGCATCGTTATTGTACTGTGGCACAAACAACAAATGACCGGGTGTGACAGGATAACGATCACGAAACACAGCCACGTGATAGTCTGACAGTTCTGTCACACGGTCGTCCCAGGGTGCAATATCTTGTTGATATGCAATTTCTAAATCAGTCATAATAGTTTTCATTCAATTGGTAACGGAAAAACTCTTCCAGTCAAGCTGAATCTAGTATGTCCAGATTCTATGCCTTCTACACTATGATATCTGCTGGCATGCAATATGTGCCATTGATGTGTTGGAATAACAAAACTGTGTGTTATGGTAGTTTTATCATCTTCAAAAAAATTGGTCCTAACATTGCTTCCACCAGCGTCAATCAAATACGTTAATTTTACTTCAGTACCAACATCTTTGTGTGCAATGATATCGTTGTTCATAAACTGAAATCCCCAATGCATAGTGTCACAAATATTTTGCTTGCACCATGTATCTATCTGTTGGGTAAAATCGTCTGACCACTTGTAAGCACCGTTAAGATAGTTGGCCTTAAACGAGTATTGATCAAAATTGTAATTGAGGCTGTCTAAAATCTCAACTGGAATTTTAGGCAGATTCAGATATCTAATCACTCTTGATCCAAGGCCTCAATAGCATTGTCATATCCACGTTGGAAGTCGTCAGCATCTGCTTCGGCATCTTCCAGTTTCAAATAGGGGTTGAGGCATTTTTCGCCGGCCTTGGCCTGCTCATAGCCTTGTTGATAAGGCGCTTGTTCATAAGGAGTGATTTTCTTAGCCATTATTCTGCCCTTTCAATTTCAGTTGCTTCACGAACCAACACCAACAGTTCGTCTACAGTGTCAACGATGATCTTGGAAGTTTTCCAGTTGTCTTCATCGTCCCTACCGCTTACTTCAATCATGTAGCCATTGTCATACATGTTGATGCTAAAGTTTTCGTTAACTTTGACCAGCTTGTCGCTGAGTTTTTTTACAGACCCTTCAGTCTTTGTTTTTGCTTTTGATTTTGCCATTTGATTTTCCTCTGTAGTAAATGTAGTTAGTGCTTCAAATTCCAGTTTTAACTCTTCAAGAGCTAATAGTTCTGCTTTGGACACCATTGGTTTTCGTCCGGCCATTTAGATCTCCTCCAAATGGTATTGTGAGTAGGGATAGTTCGCTTGCAACCATTCCAACAATCCTTCTTCAACTGGAAATTGAATGTTGCCAGTATAATTAGTAATAATTATCATACGCAAACTTCCTCTTTGAGATATCGTTTGAGTTCTTTGTCATTGGGTTCTACAGTATAGTTCTTCTTGAAAAAAATTTCATAACTATCACTGCCGTATTTGCCAATGCCGTACAAATCGGTAGCATCATCACCATTCCAAGTCATGTAGTCTTGACTCATTTTTTTCAATCTGGTGTATCTTACATTAGCCATACCTAATGGTGCAATAATGCTTTTTACAAAATCTTCATCGGCTGCGATCAATGCTTCCGGCGTTGGGAACCAGTATAAAAATTCTGGCAAGGTTGTTTTTACAGATTTGCGGCCTGTTTGATTCAACATGATCACTCCAACCATGTGTTCCCATGAGTTAGAGATTTGTTGTTGAACCATCAGATCATCTCGTAATGCATGAAAAAATATCATCGTGGTGCAAAGTCCTGTTGTAGTTTGATGTTGTCAAAGAATTCTTTTTTTACACTTTGGTCTGATTTAAACGCACCGTGTAAAACTGTTGTTTGGGTGAGACTAGAGTGAGCCATGATACCGCGATTCTCACAACAACCATGGGTAGCTTGTATATAAACTGCAACATCCTTGGACCCGGTCGCGAATTCAATTTCGCGAGCAATATCCATACATAGCTCTTCTTGGAGAGTGCCTCGACGGGCACACCATTGCGCAATCCTGGTATACTTGGATAGACCAATAAGTTTGGGGCCAGCAATGATTCCAATATAAGCCACACCCGTAACAGGCTGGTGATGATGCGAACACATGCTCTTAAGCTCTGAACGCACCACAAGCATACCTTCGTATGCTCCGTCCGTATCGTTTGGGAAAGCCGTAGCATTAGGGCTCGTCTCATAGCGACCAGCCATAATTTCATTGAAGTACATTTTTGCAAGGCGTTGCGCCGTGCCTTGTGAGTTAGGATCATTTTCCCTGTCAATTAGTAGTGTATCGAGAACTTGTTCAAATGCTTGAGTGGCCTCCATAATCAAATGTTCACGATCTGACTCAGCAACATAATCACTGATGTTGTCACCAGCCCAGAATCTCTTGCCGTCTGCCTTCATGCGTTCGCGAAGGACTTGTGATAGATTTTTTTCCAATTGTTATTCTCCGAGTTATAAGACGTGGATGTCTATGTGTTAATTGTAAACTATTTAGATTGACTTGTCAATAGATTAATTGATTTGTGACCCATCTAATTAACCTATCTGCTATAACTTGATGGCCCAGTTGATTGGGATGGCCACCACTACTGCTAAACAATTCATGTCCTCGTTCCATACTGGTAAATTTCACTCCCAGTATGTCAGCACAAGTTACCTTGCCATTCTCATACATGTATCTAGTGTCTACTTCAGACCAAAATTTTATCTTTTGCCAGCCAGCAACAAATAGTGCATTTACCCTGGCTTCTCTGCAAATTCCTTGCACAGTCAAGATAGCAGTGTTCACAGCATAATCGTGTGCGGCATCGCTAGAAAAATACTTGTAATACAATTCGTTTAGATTGTGTTCTGTGGGATTGGCATTGGGCACAGCCACTCCGTTGGGTTGCAAATGTACCAGCCGATCATGCCAGGTCATGTGACGTTGTTGAGAAGTCAAAAACACCAATACAGTGTACCTATTGTCTGGATTTTCTCTTTCAGTGCGGTACTTGTCTAAAAAGCCTTTGAGTTGCAACACTGTGTGAGGAATGCTGGATCCAGGTACTGCAACATTATCCACACTGGTCACATTCAAACGGTCACCAATGATCTGGCCAAATGATTTTTCGCCTGGCTCAAGTTCTGCACCATATGCCCAACTGTCTCCTAAAATAGCAAGTCTATGAATCATTCTTATCAAACTCTGTTTCCACGCGGCTGTACCAAGCATCTACGTCTCGTGCATATTCTCTCAACAGATTATAGTTGTTTTCAATGCGTGTGGACAACTGTTGTTTTAACTCACAACATTGTCCCACAGTCAATTGATCTAGCCTGTGTATTTCTTTCAGCACAGCATGTAATCTCTGATCTTCATCTGTGATGTTGTCATAACTGTGTGTGACAATGTCATCAAACACATCAAACCCCAGTTTACGCACTTCAGCAACCAGACCAGGAACTGCAAACCAAATTGGAATTTGTCTCAAGCCAAATGCCTTGAATGTTTTTTCACTGATAAAATGACTGCGCCACACGCCAACATCAGACTGACTGCCAGACTCTGCAACAATATTGAACATGCAGGTTTTGAACATGCTGTTGGTTTGGTCATGTTCTAGCCCAGTTGATCGTTCCACAATCCCATCCAACAACAGCGGCAATTCTCTTGGTATAATTTCTCGGTATTCGTTGGTAATGTTATTGGCACCCATGCTACCAAAGCTGAGTCTGACACTAGAGATGTCCGTCAACCCAGCAGCAAGTCTAGCACGACTTATACTGGGCCTACGAATCAAACACAAAAACTTTGTGTCAATGCCAGTAGCGGCACCAGACGCATCAAGACGATCAAACCAACCGGCAAAATTTGTTAGAAAAGTAGGTTGCGACAGTGCTTTGTACGAAAGGCCATCAACGTCAACCACAGCGTTGAATACCACCAGGATATCTTCAACTGGTAGTGTTTGCAAATACGTAATTAGATTGCCGATCACTTTGTCACACTGGCCTTCGGCTCTAAAATCTACTATGAGTTTTTTGCCGTGCAAGTCGGCTCGTGACATTCCGCTGGTTGCTAAATCTTGTTCTACTCTAGGACCAGGGTTATCAAGATACCATTGTGCCATGTGCAATGCACCATAATGCACAAGATTGCGTCTTGAAAAACTAAACCACTTCATTCAACAATCTTGATATTTCTTAGATCAGGATATGGCACATACACAGGTTTAGGATTGTGTTCCTTGACACCTTGTAGCAATGCCACACCTTGAATGGCATCTTCAATACTGGGCTTGTAGTGATAGCCCACATGAAATGTCTTTTGGTCCTGCCAAGGTGCCACAGTCAAGTCTCTGCCATCATAGCGTTGGCGCAATATGGTTTCATATGCTTTTTTATCATCCAACAATATAGCACCACCATGCCCAATAGCCAATGGCTTTGTATGTCCAAAACTCAAACACTGCATGGTGCCTGGCCGATACATATCCTGTTCCAATCTGCGAGCTGAGTCCCAAATTCTAGTGTAAGTGAATTCATACTCGCCTTCCCAATGCTGCCAGTCAATATCGTGATAGACATAGTGAATGCCTAACTTGTGCATGGTCATAGGAATGCTCAAATAAGTGTAAGGTGTAAACTTACAAGCTCGTACTCGATCATATCGCAAGCAAAGTTCAATGGCATGTGTACAGCAATCAGTCATGATTGCATACGGTGCTCCTGTGAACTCTGCTAGTTCTTCTTCAAACTTTTTTATCTTGTCGAACATACCAGTTCCATGCGTGTTGAATCATGTCATCTAGCTCATAATGACGCCATGCTCCTGCTATCAAATTAAACTTTTCTGAACTGGCAGTAAGTACAGGAGGGTCACCGGCTCTACGCTTGCCAACAACAACATTCAATGGTTGTTGTGTTTCATCAAGTGCGGCTTCAATAATGCCGTGATTGCTTGTGCCCATGCTGGAGCCAAGATTGTAAACGCCCGCAGGGATTTTGTGATATAACGCCAGAACGTGGGCCCGGGCAATATCATCCACATGCACGTAATCACGCACACATGTACCATCCTCAGTGGGGAAATCGTTTCCGTTTAACACAAAATCTTTTTGATCCCTTATGCTTTCAAGCACTCTAGCAATAATATGTGTGGCACCAGGCTCTTGACCATGCCTGCCTTTGGGGTCTGCACCACATGCATTGAAATAGCGAAAACTAACATAGTCAAGACCGTATGCCCGGTGATAGCTTTCCAGCATCATGTCAATCATCAGTTTAGATTCGCCATAAGGACTAACAGGTTCGTTGGGATCCACTTCATGTATGGGATTCATGACGGGCTCACCGTATGTGGCTGCTGAACTTGAAAACACCAATCTACAACGAGGCATGCTTTGTTTAACAATATCCAACAACTTCAATGTTTTGGCCACATTGTTGTTGTAGTATTCTGAAGGGTTCTGTACTGAAGGCCCCACAAGGCTGGTGCCAGCACAATGAATGATAGCATTGGGTTGCTTTTGTATGATCCAACTCAGTGCTACATCACTTGCAAAGTCCTGATACAAGAATCCATCGGGCACACCTCTAAGATGTTCAGGAGGCTGTCTGCGATCAATGCCGTATACTTCATGCCCGGCATCTTTCAATGCCAGCATGGTCTGACCACCAATGTACCCGGCTGATCCAGTTACAATTACAATCATTTTTCAATCTTTACAACTTGATATTTTTCGTGAGAAGCGTGGTCACGATAGCGGTTGCCCGCTCTATTCCATTGCTCACCGCTACCACTAATAATATCAATAACGCGATCCACAGTGGCATTGTTCCAATCTGAAATAAGTCCCATGTTGTGGTGCGGCTCGCGAAGTAGGTTTTGCATTTTGTGATAAGCATCATCTATGCTCCAGGGAATATACAGTCTATTGGGATCGTTCGCGAAGGTTTCAGGAAAACTGCGATACGCTGGATATAGCACATTGCATCCAACAGTATCGGCCTCTGATACGGTGTTTGAAACCCAATCTTGTAAAGCACAATTAAACAACACACGAGTATTGTTGAGATGACTATAGTATTCATTCTTGCTTATATTGTCGTAGATCTTGAGCTTGCCTTCTGCCTCCATACGGAGGGCACGTTCAATATAGTCTGGATTGTTGGATCGGAGAGGTCCGCCACTGTATATTGCAAACTCACACGGTTCGGAGGTAAGCTCACCATACATCTCAATAAGGTCCATGAAGAATCCAGGTTGTTTTTCCTGATCGAAACGGGCTGCAAAACCCACTCGTCTCGGTCTTTCAGCAAACGGCGTGATATTCTCTGTACCGCCAATTCTTTCCAGAACCTCTGATTTTCCAAATGCCAGACCGGAAATGTTGTAGATTGGAGCAGTCCATCCAGCGATGCGCATGTGCGCGACCATTTCTTCATTGGTAGCCAATACTGCACCCCCCGAGAAAGCCACCATCTCATTGACCATTTGTTCATACAAGTTCATCCACTTTGCCATACCCCACACATGCACAAAGTCATCAGGATCAATGGCCTGTGCCAAACAACGAACATAAATCTTTGGACATTGTTCTTGTGGAATCTGATTCATGATGTAACCAAGGCTTTCAAAGCCCGGCTGGAACATGTCTTCAAAGTAGATCACATCGTCACCGGTAACATCGCCGTTCTTCATGAGCTGAACCAAGTTCATCATTTGGCTCATGGCAAAGAAACTGCGTCCGTGTGCGTCTAACACTTGACCTACTGAGATAGCTTGTGTGTTGTCAATTGTAGTGCCAGGCACATACACAACATCAAGACCTCTGCGGTCAAACACACGTCGATTCCACTCTGTGAGTTGTAGTGTGTAGCGGGCTTCATAACTTTCCAAGCCCATGTAAAATAGTTTTCTCATTGATGTTCCTGTAAAAATTTTATCACTGTGGGTTTTAAATGTTCTGCAAACAGTACATTGCCTTTGAAGTTTGGATGAACATTGTTGAACAAATCTTGTGTTTCAAGTTGTTTCCAAAAAAAGAATGTGTCCCACACACTGTCTACCAAACTTGGTTCTGGATCGATGTTAGGGGTTTCGTGCATGAACCTGTGTATAACTTCAGCACCCCAACAATGATGCATATCAAATTCTGTGCCATCGTTTAGTATAACACAAACCGACCCATTATTAATAGTCATTCCGGCTTTGTCTGCTAGAAATTTTTGCCAGGAAAGATGTCCTATAGTAATGTTTGGATAATTGCAATTAACAATGTCACTGTGTGCTCCAATTAACAACACAGGTTTATTTAAACTGTTGATTTTGTTCAGACAAAATTGATTGCATTCTTCCCAAATATCTTTCCAGTCTGAACGCTGAATAAATTCTTTGAAAGTTAACTTAGTTGCATCTTGTAAACACAAAATAGGTTCATTATAGATCCAAATTACAGGTACATTAGGCGATCGTACCAATCTAATATAACTTCCCAACACACTAGTTCCAGATTGAGCATGGTCATAGAACTCAAACCCCCATTCCTTGGCAAGATTAGTTGTTGGTACATCCAGCGGCCAACTAGATGCCGCCCAACTTGGTCCAGTGTATGTAAATTTTTTCATCAGCCACTTAGTTACGAAATGCTCCGGCAAAGCGACGAGTGTCTTCGTCCCACATGTTCTTGGCATTCTTGCCTTGTGAAAACTTGTTGAACTGCTGCCAGGCATAACTCTTAAAGTTATACAAATCGGCTTCGTTGTAACGATAACCGTAGTCTTGGCAGAACTCCTGGAAGTGCTCAAGATGCTCAAAGAGCTCGGCCACACGTGGGTTAGATTTAATAGCGATTTTTGCCATTTTGTTTCCTATTAGATAGCAATGTTAATACTAGGGCGGTGAGTTTCATACTTAATAAGAGCTCCGTTTTCACCATCTTCGGAGACCTCAATCCAGACTGAGCGTTCTGGATACCGTGCGGCAATTTGCAAATACAAATCGTCTGACATCATTTCACATGACTTGTAGTCGAGTTGGACGGTTCCTGACTCGTAGAGTTTTTGTAGCCATCGTTTGAACTGGATGAATTCAATGTCTCGATCATTGTGTACAACATCAATCCACACCCGGAAGTGGAAGATATGACGGTGAGGAGTACCAAGGAAACTAACATCATACTCATCGCCCGTCTTAAGGGCTGGATCTGTTGCGGCTGCGGGGTAGAAGTGGATGCCTTCTTTTTGGAAGGTAACCCAGATTCTTCTTTGTGCGGCATATTTGATTCTTTCAATTTGTTCACGTTCATCTTGTATCATTTGATTACTTCATCCTTTGTGTATTGGTCCCAAGAGGTAAATGTTTTTCTATCCAGCAAGTCATGCAGGCTGTGACACCATACTCCTGGGTTGGTTGCTTTGAAATCTTTGTCGTCTAGCTTGATAGTGGCATTGTAGCCTAGCAGTTTAATATAAGGCAGTTTCACTGAAATCATAGGAACAAATTGTGCTTGTTCGCACAAGCTACCTTCGCACAATCCTTCCACAGCACTTGAATCAAGATCCAAGGTACACCAGTATCCTCGATCCAGCCACGGTTGAATCATCTGTTCCCAGGCAGTCCAGACTCCAGCATCGTTCATAGTGGGGTTTGGAAAACTTTGATTGGCGCCAAAGTAGATGTGTGTGATTGGATTTTTACTCTTGTGGTCTGACTCACCCAGTTGCCACATGATTTGATCTGCATCTTGCAGTCCGACCACAAACAATGTACGGTGACCGGCTACAGGACTGGCCTCAACTTCTGTACCTACAAAGAAATTGGTATCTTCGTGTCCGGGTCTATTCATAATGTAATCTCAAATAAGTTAGATAAATGTTTGTTGTTTGCTTTTTTGTCTGTCTTAGTTTTTTTCATGCCAGGGTGTACCTTTTTATTTTTAAATTCAGTAGCATCAAAAATTGATCTTGGCACAAAGAAACGATCCATAACTCCAGATACTTTGGTATAACTTTTACCAAGGTCATTGCCGTTAAAATCACACATCACATAATCACCTAACCCCATCATAAGATTGATAATATCATTGCAAGTGTACCCAAATCGTTTACAATGTGTATCTCGCAGTTCGACCTGAACCACGGGTTGATACTTAGCAATGGTTTGTGTTGCACCTTCTAATGCAAACAGTTCAGAACCTTCAATATCAATCTTAATAAGATCAACATTTTCAAACCCAAAACTGTCAAGTGTGCGTTGCTCTGCAGTCTGTGTGGGATTGTTGGTAGTTTTGCCATCAAGTAACACAGCATCACCGCGACTGCACTCGTTGGTTTTTTGTTCCATGGTAATAATTCCAGCGACTTTACCTAATGCATATTCAAAAAACTCAATCTCTCCTATCAAGTCAAGACTGGCAAATGTGCCATTGGGGAACTTGAACCAGCCATCTGGACGATCCGGCTGATGTCTTACTTGTTGCAGTTTGCTATCCCAATAACGACCTTGAAGTTTTGCATTTTTTGCAATGTCTACATTGAGTTTCATTAGTTCCATGCTAGACTGCATGGGCTCAAAGGTTTTTACATGTTGGCACCAGGTGGCATATTCAATTGCGTTCATGCCAATGTTGCCACCAATGTCAATTACAGTTCTTGCATTAGGTAGCAAGCGACGATTCATTACCAAATTGCGAGCCTGGTATGGACCGTTTTCTCTTGCCATACGCTGTTCATAAAGTTTGTCATTGTCCCAGATCCAATATTGCCTGCCTATGCGGTTTGTTACTAGTTTTTTGTTGTTGATATCAAATAGTTGTGCCATGTTGTTGCCTTATAAAGAAATCCTGCATACATATTTAACAGTATACAGGATCACGAGAGAGAAAGCAAGAGTTACTTCTTCTTTTTCCAACGATCTTTGAAGGCATCAGGGCACCATCTGGTTGCAATTTCCATTGGATCATTTTGAGCCAATACATCTAATGCTTCAGGAGTCAAATCGATTAACTTGCGTTCTGTCGAACCAGGAGTTATATTGTAGAGACTCTGCTTTGTTTCTTCCCTAACATCTTCAAAATTTGAATCAGGAAGATCTTCAAACAAGCAAATAAATTCCTTGTAGTAAGAATTACGATTCCATCTATTATAGGTTACTTCTTGTATTGTTGCATTGGTTACGTCAATGAATCTTCCGTCAACATACTGTAACACTCCGTCGTTATATTTTTCAAACGGACGTAAATTTTCGTTAGTAGTGGGACCACCGTGTGTTCTTTCTGACGTATGAACGGTCGTTGCTAAAGCATGATTCATTGCATATCTAGCCATGTCTTTAGGGCTGACTCTCCTGCTGTTTTCGATCACTTCTCGAATTAAATCTTTTTCAATTTGTTTAATAGGATATGTGTGCTCGCAATGCCATTCATTGGCAAAGTTATCACCTGATAAACCGGCCAACCCTAGCTCATGCATTCTTCCAATGGCCTTGCCAGTGATTAGATCTGTACCGCTATTGCCGGTAGCATGTTGTAATCCCATAACATCTGAATGAAATTTTCTGATACCGCCATTACTCCAATGCACAGTGTCACCAGAAATGCTCGCCTGGTTATATTCAGGTCCTGCGGCAAAACCACCATTGAAAAATCTTTTGTAATAGCAATATTCTTTGAGTTCTTCGATTGTGCGGGCTTTAACATGATTAGCAAATTTTCGCAAGTCGCCGGCCATAAATGCTAATCTTACACCGGCCGTTATAGCCTTTAGAACGGCTTTGTTGGGATCTTGTGCAAGTAGTTTCTGAATATTCAAAACCAACTCCTAAGTTGTTACAATGCACACACTATAACACAAGAACAATTTTGAGTCAATCAAATTGTTAAAATAAAAGTATTATATTTCTGTGCTCAGGTTGTCCAATTTGTCACTGTCCAAATCTACTTCGTCGGGCTCCGACTCACTGTCCTCATATTCAAACAATGCATTGAATTGAGTAGTAGCATTCACAGTCTTCTTGCCCTTAAAGCCTCGTGTGCCCACAATCTCCATCCAATATGTACTGTATTTCTCAACAATAGATTCGGCTTGTTCTCTTGTGGGTGCAGTGAAAATATCTTCCACAATGTCTTCAAAGTAAGCATAGTCACCAGTGCTACGACGCATCATGGCAGGATGTTCTCCTGCATCAAAACGTCTATTGGCTTCTTGTACTGCGGTCAAGTGCATCCAGACATTATGGCCCATGAGTAAAGCATATGAGAAACTGTCCCACGATGTCTTGCCTTCTTTACCATTTTTATTTAGGTCGCCTGGCTTGTAGATACAGATGTCTTTCATCTTGAGAAGTTTGCTTATGGGGCTATCTTCCCAACGTGGTACTACTCCATCGGCAACTATACTTGTACCCCAGGCACGTGTGTCAGTGGCGTACTTTTTGTCGTCGGCTGTAGGAGCCATGCGATACGACCATTTTGAGTTGTTTTCAAAGACATTTTCAAAGTAGACCTGTCCGTTTGCTGTTGCAAGGAACGGACTGGCGCAGTCAAACGAGATTGTGAAGTTTGGATTGACATATTTTCTCACGGCCCTTTGGATTACAGTTAATAAAACAGCCCACTCCAGTTTGGAGGTTCCCAAGAAGTGCATCCAATCATGGACACCTTCTTGAAGTAAATTGTCATAGCGCAATGCCACAATACGTTTGAGTACCAAGTGAACATCACACATGTTTTGTCCGCCCATGGCCCAGCCATTGAAATGCGTATCTGGATATTTTTGTGGATCGCAATAATCCTTCATCATCTGATACCATTCTTCTGCATGAGTATGGTTACCACCTTGCAACACATTCAAGAACTTGGTACCACCGTTTGCCACACCCTTGCGATGTTTCATGAAGTATTCGTTGTTGTAATGTGTTGCCTTGACTGCCTCATCCAAAGTGCTAATGCCAGACTTCCATCCATTCTTTTCATTGATAACAAAACTTGGAATATCAAGTGTCATAGCATAGTCTGCTATACCATCTAACCAGGCTAGTGCTTGTTCTCGTTTGGCCTGAGCCTTGGCACAACCTGAGTTGGCTCGCCAATCACCTTCCCACACACCTTTAGCAATCTGGAAACCACCAGAGTCGCCCAGCATGATTGTGCCAGGCTCTCTGTTCCGTACCATGTCTTCTGACCAGTCTTGTTTAGCAAGATCGAGATTTGCATGCCCTCCAGAGTATAGGGACCAACGGTAAGGGAAAAGTGCTTTGGTAGAGTTAAGCCAATTAAGTTGCTCCATGTCACTAAGGCCCTGAGGCAATCTCGCCGGATCCACATATGGTTCATTCCTTTGCTTGCCTATGAACGTGGCATAGAACCCGCTGATGGCCGGAAGGAACACAGCGTAGTCCGATTGCTTGGCAGTTAAGTCGTCTTGGGTCATGCTTGGTAAAAGTTTACTGTTTCAAATAGTTCACAGTCCTCTTTATAGAAACTGCGAAGTCTATTTAGATAGTCTGGATTGCTTGAAAGTTTTTCATTGATACGATCTACTATATTTTGTTGTAACTCTGTAGTGAACAATTCTGTCACTGTGGGGTTGATCTTTTTAGTAATATTAAACACATTGGTAGGATCTTGATCTTCTGTTGTGAGATTAAACGGTGTACCAGTAAACTGTTCCATCATCTTGCCAAAGTTTTTGGCCAGCTCATCATCACACCGTAACCAAGTGATCTTAGAATGATCGATACCTTTAATAAAATCACATTGTGGTTGAGTGTGACTGTCGAACATTACAGTATCGAATATCATATCCCAATCAACATTGTTTATATGCAATGGATGTTCTGGATCCCATCCTTGCAGATACTGTGCTAGTCCAGTCACCCACCGATTGATAGGATCTCTAAGTATCACAGCATACTGGGCATTCTGTAAATGTTCTGACCATGTTGAAACGTTGATATTGTATTGTGTTGGAATATCTTCGTAAAATTTTTGTGTACGGTAGTTAAACAAATATCCCGGTGTATGATGCTTGGTCCAGCTGCTGGCATTTTTAGGAATGTGAACGTAAATCAAACATCTTGATGGATTATCTTTGACAATGCAATAGCTTTGTCCATTCCCAGCTTGGTTAGGTCCTGCCGGATCACCATCATCAACAAATTTAGGTCCTGTTGGTTTTTTAAACATATCACTTGCTTTGTGCTGGTAAGATATAATTGTAAACAGCAATGCCACTATCCACCGTGATCTTGGCAGCACCATCATCACTGATACGAACGGTCTTGTCCCCAGTCAATGACAGGATACTCATGACTTGTTGAGCAGGCCACGACCAAGCACGTTTCAATTGACCATTTACACCTGGGTGGAACACAAAGTTACCAGCATGTGTGCTATGATCACCAAAGAAAAACTTCAAGTCTCCGTTTTCAGTCTTGGCCTGGAAATGTGGTTCTTCAGCATTGGCCTGTGCTTGCATACGCAGGCGTTGGATGGCAGCCACAGTGGGTTCAAATTCAATGTGCCAGTTTACACCTTTGAACTTGGGCGTCTTGAGTTTTTCAGTCACAATGGCTTCGGCCATGAAACGATAGTTGTTTTGAAAATCGCCTGCGGCATTTTCAAACTTGATGCCATCTGGCTCGCCGCCTGCTCGGCGACTCAAGCTGAGTTTGGCGTTTTCTTTGTACTCCTGCAAGTTCAACAGAATTTTGATCTTGGCCAAGTTTGGCATGCCAAATGTGCCCACAAAGTCTGGATGTGGATTTTTGAATTCACCTTCCACAACCACGCTCATGTCTTCAGCAAGGCCTACAATTTGTGTGGCTTTGTCATCGCCTACAATCTTGATCAAATCAATGCAGCCAAGATCGTGTGTGTGTTGTACTAAGTCTAATAGATAATCTCTCATTTTGTATACTCCTAATGTTTAAGTTTAACAGGTTTATTTAGAATTTGCAACTATTCTGGCTAATGTTTGTCCGCCTCTAAGCGAATCTATTTCTCCAGGTTTTTGGAACTCAAACCATGCAACGTCAGCAGGGCCATTGTGACGATGCATGAGCTCAAATCCCAATGTTTCAGCATGTTCTTGAATCAACGATCCTGGAGTGTAGCACATGTAACTGCGCTCGGCCAATGCAACTCCGTGAGCACGATCACAGTCGTTGTAGGTAAAAAACACCACTCCGCCAGGCCGAAGTTTTTTCCACAGCTCATCCAAGTACTGACATATCAATTCCAATGGTTTGTAATTGAAGTAATTGTAAGCAAAGCAATATCCAAACTGAGCATCTGGCAACAGTGCAAGTATTGGTTTGCCTAGAATCTCTTCAGCTGTGTATAATCTCAGTCTACGTCGATATTCTTCAGTAAATCCTTGACAGGCAGGTTCTAGCAATTCAAGATTGTTGTCAATCATGTACAACGGGTCCAATGGTACCAATTGCTCCACGTGTTGTTCCAGTGCTGGTCTGAAAATCAATCCAGGCACACGCCAATCTGTGTAGCGTAAAATTCTACCTTGTAGTAGTTCAGCACTTTCGGGATCGCAACGTAGCCTACGATTAAGAATGTGTTCGGTAGTGTCATAACACATTTCATGCTGGAACAATCTCAAACTTTCACGCAAGTATTCTGGATGCTGTGCAGTCATAGCGTCAATCACGTGACTGCGTATAGCGTCAATGGTATGATTGAATTGCTGGAAACTTTCATTAATTTTGTTACCATTGGCAATGATGCCTTGTGTAAATTTGTTAAATTGCACATTGTGGTTGGCAATTTTGTGTATCACAGCATCAAGTCTGTGACGGGCTTCTTGATGAATTTGACCTAACTCAAATTCATCAATGTGGTTCAAGTAATCAACAAGTTCGCTCAGTTTCATTCGAATGAAAATAGTGATGTAAAAGTATTTTCTGTGTTGGTAGCAGACGCAAGGTCCCATTCCAACACACCCAGCAAGTTGTCGACCTTTTGATCCACAACAGTTGCTTCCATTAGCCCATCGTCAAACGGCAGTTCAGTAAACCATGCAGGCAATCTTTGCTCATCTGTAGGATAGCCAATTGATGTCCATCCAAGTGCATTTGATTTGAGTTTGCACACAATGGTTTTCATACCATCCACAACCTGCATTGAGTAGTTGTCTGAATTCATTCTACGCATTTGATTCCAATTCATTGCGGCACGAACGTGTCCTGGCATGTTTGCTTTGCCCAGGCGTGCTTCCTCTGCCGCATATTTGGTCAAGTTGTTCACACGCTTAGGCGATCCTTTTTCCCAGCCTGGACGCTCTTTAAACTCATACTTGAATTCTCTAATGCGTTCAATGATCTCATCTCGTTGTGTACCTGCCAGTACTTTATTTAGAATTTCTAACAGGAAGTCTTGAATTACTTTGGGGGTATCTGAACGCTTGAGATCCAAGCCCATGGCCTTGGTCTTGCCAATCTTGCCGTCTACATCCAGTCGCTTGCCTTCCAAGTCAATGATGTTCACAGCATAACGCTTCTTGGTAATGAACAAACTGCGGTCAGCAACCAGTTCACGACCTGCTTTGATCAACGCACCCATGTCTCGGGGACAATGGAACGCCTGTTCCATAAACGCTGGAAAGCTCTCATTCACTTGATCAGCAATTGAGTCGTACAGTTGGATGCAGATTTCTTTTGACCATTCCATCCGTCCTTCTGCAACTTCTTTTTCCAGTATGGGCCACGCAGAAAAATAGCATGAGTCTGTATCACCATAGATGATGGCCTTGCCTGTGTGATCATATTCGCCTGTGATGCACTCATTGATGTGAGCATCCATGTGCTTGGCAATACTTCGACCTGCCAGTGTGGTTGACTGCCCAATACGCTTGTCAAAGAATCTACAGCCTGGATTCAAAATAGCACCATACAAGCTATTCAAGTTAATCTTCTTGACCAATTGACGTTTGTCCCAGAACGCAATCTCTTTGGGATCCTTGGTCTGCTTCTTCTTGGCTTGCAGTTCTTGTCGTTCACGATACCAGCGTTCCAGCAGGCCAGGGATGATACCTTTCTTCTCGTAAGTGAGAATGGTACCATTGGCAGTAAGGATCCAAGGTTGATTTGAGTCAAAGATCATGTGCCAGATTTCCATAGCAGAGTGTACTGACTCTTCGCCACCTTCCCAGTCAATGGTAATTTCTGTACCACGTTGCTGTTCCATCACAGCAGTATACTCTAAACTGGCAAACAAGCCTTCCCATGCAGCCGCAAAACTTTGTCCCTTGGCCATGTTGGATTTGATCAACTGATCAGTCATGGTTTGCCGCAATTGGCCCACCACAGTTTCTGGACCCATGTTCATGGCACGAATTGCAGATGGATATAGACTGTTGATGTCCACTGACCCAATCCACATGTGCAGGCCCTTTTTAGGATATGCCACATAAGCACCTGCGGCCTGGGTGTCATCATCTGTAAGGCGTTGCTTACGATTGGGCACAACCATTCCACGCTCGTGTGCTTCATTGATAATGGCCTGTTCAGTCACTGCCACAGCACCCATTGTGGTTTGTAGCAACACAGTATTGGCGTGTGCCAGTTCATTGGCTAGGTCCAAGAAACGCAATTTCTTGTCTAACTTGGCAATGATCATGGTGTCTTGGCGGTTGTACTCAATAAACTTTTTGAAGTGCTGGTTGTACAACTGATCCAGTGTGCCTTCAAATTGTGTTTTGCGTTCACCCAGCTCGTACTCGCCGATAGCATCCAAACTATATGAGTGGCGTTCCTCGTATGTGTACTTGCGATACAACTGCATGTAGTCCATATGCACACGACCGACTAAGTCGTAAGTTTGATTCTCTGCGCCAAAGCGTTCAAACATTCTTTGCTTGGGAAACTGTCCCCACAAACAAAAGCGTCGTGTGTCATCCTTGCTGAGTATTCTTGTGGTACGATTTACTGTGTAAGGAATGTCGTAACCTTCTGAGTTCCAACCTGTAAGTACATCCGCACCTTCAATCACATCCAAGAACATTTTGATCATGTCTTCTTCACGCTCAAACAAGATGGTATTTTCAAACTCGGCCACCAGCTCTTGTGCAGTATCCCAGCTTAGATGTTTAGGCGGCACCGCCAGTGTGATCATCTGATCCAGCCAATCTAAATATACAGATATAGCAGTGATAGGATTGAAGGGATCTGCCACAGGCGAGAATCCACGCTCTGCATCAAACGCAACTTCGATGTCAAAAAATGCTGTGTGCAGTTCTGGAGCATCTTGGTCTTTGTAGTTCTCTTCCAAACATCTAAAGATAGGATTGATGTCTGATTCATACAACTGCTTGCCCGACTGGCTGCGAACTTCCTTGCGAAATTCTTTGTTGTTGCGCGATGAGAATCTATTTACAGGTGTGCCGTAGATGCTTTGAAACTTGCCTCTAGGATCGTCATAATAGAAAATGTAGTTGGCAGGATATTCCTTGTAGACTCGTTCGCCATCGCGGCGTTCTACTACATGTATGCGATCGTGTTCACGATCAAAAAGTGCGTCGATATAACTCATTGTTCTCCGTTTGTGGCCGGTAAGCCATGATTCATGCTCGTAACGAGAGCGACTCGCAGATATTTATATTAGACAGTGTGTTGACAGGAAATCTTATCATGCTCGACTCAAGTCGTTTGTGATACAGTGTATACCAGCGTCCCAAAAATAACGATGCCTAAACGGCGACACATGAACTTCAATACCGTGTCTAGCACAGGCTTTTTCAACTTGATCATTGTGGCTGGATACCACAATGTTCTTTTGATCTATCACAAGTATGTTGACATCAAACACAGTTTCACTAGCATTGCCTACCCAAGACTCAAAGTAATGTTCAACCATGTGTACAAGATTAGGATCTGATTCAAAGCCCGGAATGTTCCAGCGGCCTCGATTGTGCTTCATGCTGGCTCGAAATTCCGCAGTGTCTGCATAATCACTTGGTGGCAAGTACACCACTTCCCATCCAGGAAAAGTGTCTGCGTAAGTTGGCACATCTCGTAGGCTAATGATCAATCCAGGAGTAACTGGGCAATAGGTAGCATCTCCGTGACCGCCAGCATTCACAATGCGATTGCGTGTGCGCGGGAACAGTTGATTGACTTTGGCCAACAGTTGTGTTTGATCTTCATCATAACTTTGAGTGGCAAAATACAAGTCTTGACCAATGCGACTCACAAAGCATCCTGACACTACATCAAGATCTGTATGTCGTACTGTGTTGCCTTGTGACAACACATGCTCAACGACGTTTTGATAACAACTCAATTTAGCACGATGTTGTGCAAGATCTCTATGTTGAAATTCTGTCCAAGTCAGTTCAGTTTGATTGGCGTATGCTCTTTGAGCATGTGAGCTGTTTGGCTGTTGCGGAACCCACAGTTCATCATGAATCATGATGAAATAATCTCTTGGAGTTACAGGCGGTGGCACCCAATGATCATGAATTTTCAAAGCACTGAGATCCTCAGGCAGTTGAGGCCGCAACACACGGATTCCGAACCGGCTTTGCAATAGTGCAATAAGGGCTTGATAATCTTGTTCAGTTTCTTCTGCCAACGTTTGGAAACGTTGGCGTGTGTTGCGATCTTGGATCCAATAGTAATAATCCGGCGGGTACGTCATACCGACCACGCATACCTGTAATGGATCCCAGTGTTGAAAAACTTGATAGCTCAAAGAGTTTTACCAACTGTTTCTAAAATAGTTTCCAGGGTTTCGTGATCCTGTTTGGCTTTGCCAAATTCAGCTTTGTGTGCCAGCTTGATTGCTTTTTTAAGTACAGCAGGCTTGATTTCCAGTTCTTCAGCCACAGCCTTGATGGTGTCAGTAAGTCCGCCGTTGAGAGTTTCAATTTCGTGCATGACTTGCATGCCTTCGTTGATGATCTGAGTGAGTTTGAGTTTTTGCTCGCCGTTAAATGTTTTGCCGCTCATAGAGCCTCCTAAAACAATAGTATATAGATTTATTTAAAGAAAGTCAATGTATGGTTGCTCGTTTTGGATCATTGGGTAGCGAATCCAATGACCCGGGCAGAAGCCGCCCACTCGGTCCTAAGGCCAGAGTTCTTATGTACGACGGATTTGTTTGATTAGGTGGCGGCTTGGATCAAAGTTTTTGCTCCAAGTCAAAGTTTCTGCAACAATCTTCTCTCTTAGTTTTTTCTTTTTAGTCTTTGTGGGCAGAGTTTTTGTTTGCTTTGTAGGCAGTTTGACCTTGCGACCTGTGTATCCAGGAACCTTGCCGGCTGCTCCTGAGCCAGAGGCGTCTGCTGGAGCAGGTGCGGGTGGTCTACTAGCTCTTTTTGCTATCTCAGCATCAAGAACTGCTTTCATTTTTGGATGTAAATCTGTTCTTGCGGCAAATCTGGATAATACTTCATCAGGTCCTTTCTGAACATCTCTAACTAAATTAGCTATTTGAACATCACTTGGTTCATGTGCTGTCGCTCCTGGTGCTGGCGCTGGTGCTGGAGCAGGCTCTGCTGCTGTGACTCCCAGTTGATTTACAAAACTCAACAATGCTTTGGCATCTTCTACTGACAGATTGGCCAATTCAACTTGTATATCGTCCCAGCTCAATTCGCCTTGCCCTACATACTTGGTACCAGCTTGTTTGCCTTTAGCGTATGCTTGTGACATTCCAGTGAATGCACCTCTTGTGGCACCAGCAGCAGTTGAAAGCGCACGTGGTGTTGCAGCAATTGCTGAACCTGTGGTTTTTAGAGCTTGTTTGCCCATGTCGTATGCTTGGCTCATTCTGCTTTTGTTTGGTACCACAGGTGCGACTGTAGGAGGCAAACGTTCTTCCAATGCACCAGCGGCCTTTTTAGACAATATCTGTTTGACTATTTCCAACTGCTTGGCGTCAAGAGCTTGAATGGATTGCACTAGAGGTTTGTTTTGCATCACTTGTGATGCGGCAATTTTGGCATACAACGGATCGCTTGGAGAAATCTTTTGTCCACCAATGCTGACTGTTTCAGGCTTGCCACCAGTTGGGGTTCCTGCAATTGCTGATCCCAATGCACCGGTTGCGGGTTCTGCAGTAGGTTCTGTGCCAGCATCACCAGCAGGTGTTGATGACAGTGCTTCAAGTTCTTTGTTTAGCGCATTGCGTCTTGTTTTGTAGGCTGCATCTAAATTGCGCAGTTCTGTTTTGACTGTGTCAGCATCTCGTGTGGCTGCTGCGCCACCGCCACCGCCAGAAGCAGCAGGTGCAGGTGTTGCTGTTGCACTACCACCTGACGGCCCAGAAAAATCACTAGGCACATAGGGCTTGCCGGTACGAGGATTAATCGTATTAGATCCAATTGGCATTTCTGCTTTACCGCCGGCCTTGGCGCCAGATGTGTCACCATAGGCTGCGCCGGGCACTGTGCTGCCAGCATCATCTTCGCCACCAATGCCTTTTACTGATCCACGATAACCTTTTTTAATTGCTCGACCCAGGCCTTGCGGAATACCTGCCACAGCGCCTGCTGTTTTACCAATGCCGCCGACAAGGCCGCCAATGCCTCGACCAACCTGGTCCAGGCTAATTTCGTCAAGCTGTTGCTCGTTGATTGTGGTAGTTGGTTTGATTAGATCAGTGTATATCATTTTAGCGTTCATCCAAATAATCTTGTTGGCTTGTTTGTTGAGCCTGTTGTTTCATTGCTCTGCGTTTTTGAAACAACTTTACTGCCATGTCAGCATGGTCTAGGTTTTTAAATTTGCTGGGCATGGATCTATTACCTTGCCGCAGTTCAAATCCATCCTTTTCGTTGCCATAACATTCAAAGGTAACACCATATTCCATGGCGTAACTTTTTACCGGAGCAGATGATGTTTCTGACATGTCATTGATAGGCTGTTGTGGGTTGCCTAGCTGAGTGTCTACTTTGTCCTCGATGCCATGCACTGTGCTGGGATCTGTCAACTCGTAGTCATCTTCTTCAATTTCTTCTTCGGCTTGACCTTTTTCCACAGCGTCAACTGCTTTGTCTTTGAGTTCACGATCAACTCGAACTTTTTGTTCCAACTGATCAAGATATTGTGTAAGGTCCTTCTTGACCTTGCTCAACATATCTTCTTCAACTTCTTGCATGGCTTCTTCTAGTGCGGATTTTCTGGGCTCTACAGAATCACCCACCATGTATCCATCCATTGGATGTGCTGGATCTTTTTTGGCACGCAACGCAGGACTGGCTGATTTAGGCTTGAACAGCGCAGGCAACTGTGGCACACCTTTTTGTTGTGTGTTAAGCCCATGCTTGACGCCTACTGGCGTAAGTTTACCTTCTACCGCCGCAAGGCGTTCCAGTATTGATCTAATGTCCGAACTCATGCTCTTTCTTCTTTCAGGTAACTTCTCAGCATCCAGCCATGCTTTTGATGAGCATCGATGCGTTCAGCAATGAAGTTAGCAATACCTTGTTGGTTTTCTTCAGTTGCTACTTGGAAGACTTGATTGAGAAGATCCAACATTTGGCCGTTGTTGGCCAAGAGTTCTTCTAGCATGAGTCGGGCACGTGGAATTTTTGTTTGGCCCTGTATTTTTGTTAATTCTACAAATCGTTCAAAACTACCAGGAGCATAGTCGCCCAGGGCACGTATGTATTCTGCTGTGGGATCTGTAGCACCATAAACATCGTCATGGATTGCGTCAAAGAAAGCGTGAAGCTGGCCAAAGTCTGGGCCTTCAACGTTCCAGTGGAACTGTTTGGCTTTGAGAGCAAAAGCCTCCTCAGTTGCCAGGAGTGTTTTTAAAGCGTCCGCTAACATTCTTATTCCTTTTGTATTCCTTGGGCGTGTTAGGCGTAGGATCAGTTGTATATTTACCACTCAACAAGGATCCGCCTGATCTTGACACCATGCCTAAGGCCTGGCTCACAGGTGCTATACTACCAGCACTGGTGCCGCCCACTGACGCATTTTCCATGATTTCTTGAATTTTCATTATAGTATTTCCAACTCGCCGCCGCTGTCTATCATGCCCGGGCCATCAACCACACGCCAATTCAGCTGCTGTATTGACGCTAATGTTCCAGGCAATAATTCATAGCGCAACTTGTACTTACCTGGTTCTGCGGCAATTTGAAAAGACTCTTCCAAATGCTGATCACGCCAAACCCAGGTGCGTTCGGTAAACAATTCATTATTGACATAAGCTCGGTAGGTTGGAGGGTCAGTCCAACCTTGGCAATAAACTTCGCAAATTACCTTGACAAACTTTTTGTTCATAAAGATATTTATCATTAAGTGGGTCTATAAATATTGCATGCTAAAATTGAATGATATACGCAAAGTGCATGTGGAATTGACCACTAGATGCAATGCCAGATGCCCCATGTGCATGAGAAACTATCGAGGGTATGATTACAATAGTGGATATCCGCTGTGTGAACTCAGTGTTGGAGATTTCAAGAAAATTCTAACTCCTAACGTTTTAGCACAACTAATTCAGCCCGATCCGCCCATTGGAGATCGTGTGCCAATCATATATGAATTTAGAGGTGTGGCATTCAATGGAAATCTGGGTGATTTTGCTTCTGCACGTGATGCTGTTGAAATAGTAGAATACCTGGTAGAGCATCAGGTACCTGTTATTATCAATACCAATGGTTCTGTGCGCAGTCCAGAATGGTGGGCAAGACTGGCTCTACCCAAAGTTACAGTGGGTTTTGCCATTGATGGCCTAGCAGACACGCATCATTTGTATCGCCAAGACACAGACTGGCATAGAATAATTTCACATGCTCAAGCACTGATCAACGCTGGTGGACAAGCTGTATGGAGGTTTGTGCCGTTTGATCATAACCGTCATCAGGAACAGGCCTGCAGAGATATGGCTGCCCAAATGGGCTTTGCAAAGTTTGAAAATATCTATGATGGAAGAGATCGCACGTCGGTATACAATCGAGACGGCACATTCAGTCACAAGATTGGTCCAGACCCTGGCGGTCTTACCAATCAAACAGTGCATCCTTTTTTGGAAAGTCATATCACTTGGTACGATGCCAAAACAATCACACATCACAAAGATACTCCTGTGCTAGACATGCAGTGTCATCACAAACGCAATCGAGAAATATACATAGCTGCCGACGGCTCTGTTTATCCCTGCTGCTTTTTGGGGTTTTATCCGCATACCATGAATCATCCCGGCAATCAAGAACTGGCTCCATTAGTAACAGAAAACAATGCATTGGAATATCCTCTTGAACACTGTCTTGAATGGTTTGAACGTGTGGAACAAACCTGGAATGAGTCTAGCATTGCGGCTGGCAGAACTTATCAATGTGTAGTAACTTGTAATCGAACATGAATAAAGATCTACAACAATTCATGAATCAAATTGTCAACTTGTTATGACTGTAGCAAGAGTATTGTTCCTAGCAAGATATCGTGTGCCACATGCATGTTTTGCCATGCAGTGGGACCATAATTTACTGGGCATAGATTACACCATAATAGCTTCGCCAGTGCCACAGCATGAACTATGGCCAGTGTTTGAACGCTATGGTATTGATACTTCACAGCTAAAGTACATGAATGACAGTGTGATATACCAACGCTATCCTGAAGTCAACAACTGGGTGTTTGACCATGACTATCGGGGCTGGTGGTTGCGACAACAAGCAATCAAACTGGCCTACCGAGACCTGTTGGAAGAAGATGTCATACTCATGCATGACTGTGACACTTTTATGATTGAACCTTATAGATGCTGGGATGGTGAACAACTGAATTATCTTGTGATACCTGACACCAAGCACGGCAGTTATCATGGGGTATTTGAAAGCATTACTGGATTGCCAGAGGCCAGCCCGCATTGTTTTGTGTCAGAGCTTGTGCCTGTACTGCGCACACACTGGCTTGAATTGCGCAAACTGCTGGCCCAACGTTGGCCCAACAAACTGTGGCTGGACGCTATTATTGACGCTGTTCCTGGCATGCCCACAATACCTCCCTGGGGCACAGGCGAAATAATCAAATGGTTTTCAGAATATGAATTGATAGGAAACTGGGCAGCATGTTGTGATCCCATCAACTACACTTTTCAGAAACGTTTTGAATACAATCAATTGGAGCTGTTGTCTACATTGAATGCCAAAGAGTTCAATGCAGTATGTGATGCTGTGCCGGACCTAAGTCAAAGCATGCAACTTGATTGGGACACATTGGACATACCTAATTTTGAACATTATCAACACATGGTGAAGCAATGTACACAATAACATACCCAGCAAAGTTCCGATATCCTGTGTATCAACCTGCATCACAAAGTATTGATGTCACAGCTGATTGGGGTCTGGGCAGATTTGAAACTACCAACGATCCTGCACTGGCGCTGAGTCAACCGTGGTCTGTAGCAGCATTTCGTGTGCTGTGCAACGAGCCCGGCGTGTTTGATTATGATCCAGCACTGGCTGACATGGATCTCAGTCAGTTTGATTTGGTACTGCTGAGTGACATTGAATACTACAGTGTTAAAGAAATACGTGCCTGGATTGAAAAAAACAAAATTCAACGTTATGTGTTGGCAGTAGGCGGTCTTGTGCAAGGAGAAGAATTGGATCAATCCTGCATGGTGTATCGCCCTTGGTGGGCTTACAATCTCTTGCGACACAACGAATACCAAGACACCTACCAAGATCAAAAACCCTACATGTTTGAAGCACTGTTAGGAGCACGTAGACCGCACCGTGACTATGTGATGATGGCCATGGACAAAACTGGGCTGTTGGATCGTAGCATTGTGACCTACAGAGATTGCTTTGAAGGCAAATTGATTGACAGAAACTGTGATCAATTTCAGCAGACTTTTTATGACACTCCGCTAAAGTGGCCTTACGTGAGTGCAAACTTAAATCCTGCATGGGAAGTCACGGACAACATCACTCGCAGTATCAGTCCATATGTGCCCTGGAACATCTATCAACGCAGTCATTACAGCATTGTGTGTGAAACACTGGGCACTGGCACAACATTTTTCTGGAGTGAAAAAGTTACCAAGTGTTTGTTAGCCAGAAGAATTTTTGTGTTTTTTGGCGCACAAGGATTTCTTGCTCGCATGCGCGAACTAGGGTTTGAAACATTTAGCAGTATCCTTGACGAAAGCTACGATGAACATCCTGTGGACAGCATACGATTTGAACGGGCCATGCATCAGGTATTGCAGTTGGCATATTTTGAAAATCCCAAAGTGTTGTATGAACGCATACAAGCCATACTGGATCACAACCAAGCTAGATTGCGCAGTTACCAGATTCAGTTTCAAGCCACAATGTCTGATCTACTGCATCAACACATTGAAGGTGGCCATTGGTTATGGGATGACGAAGTGGGTTGAAATGTGCTGATAGAAGTTTTCAGCAATTTTTTCCTGTCCTTCGGGACCAGAATGATATCCAGGGTCGTCTCCTGAAAATGGGTAACTGCCACATATGGCTTGAGGACTTTTAGTTGTGTCCAATTGTATGTAGTGATCAGGGATAAGTTTAGGAAACGCATCACGCCATAAGGTATGATTGTCAGGATCGAATGGCCACAGCAAGTTGGGTAGCACTAAAAACTTGATGTCATCCAAGAACATGGTAATCACACCTTCTCGGATCATCCACTCGTCCTGTTGCTTTTTCCAAGCATTGTCATAGATTGAATCAATCCAGTGACGTATGCCGTTCTGCGCTTGTTTGGTAATGCGGCCCTGTCTGTACGGATGATCAAAGTTTTCTGCAAGAGTAAAAATAGTTTCGCAGATCATGTTTGATGGCTCCCGACCATAATTTACATTGCGTATGCCATCTTGTCTGTTGTAGCCATTGCCCAGTTTTCTATTTTGTAGGTGTCGTTCTAGTGGAGGATTTTCCCCGGCGCTGGGTGCCTGTGACCAATCATATGGCACAGAGTTTGCAGGTATTTCCATACGATCCCAGAAGGTAGGACCAATCACAGCAAAGTCTGGACGCTGTCTGCGTATCTCGTCTATTTGTATACGGATGCCGCCGTTTGAACAACCTTGGCGTGCTAGGTTAACCAACTCCCAGCCACCTAGTTTTTCGGCCAAGCGTTCACTCCAAGCAGTGCCTGGCAAAGTTTGACTCACTGCCGAAAACGAGCAGCCTGCTACCATTAATTTCATAGTGTTTCCTTGTAACTGTTTCGGTGTTCTTCGCTGTGAAAACTAGCAATAATTTCTTTGTGCATGGGCAATTCGTCTAAGTTGTATGTGCCAGGTGGAATTGTATGTGTAACTCCTTCACCAGGCCGTGCAAAAGTTACCAGTCTAGGATGCCACTGCACTGCACGATGTACCAGCACATGATGTATGTGTCCATAGTCTCCTAGTTCGTCATGGGTGAGCACTAGATCATAATCACGAGCAAGGTGCCAGCAGGCACGGTCGGCAGATTCTTCAGCCCAGCGTGTGAATACTTTTTGCTCGTTGTCATGCCAGTGGTCTTCAAAGCCCAAAAACACACAGTCGATTCCCCGACGTTTCCAAAACGCCAAAAGTTCTTGGCCTCGGGGATCATGCTCAGTGTACGTTAAATAGCCAATGGTCCATTTGTGCTCAGGGTGCGCATGAATATAACTGTAACCAAATATCACACAGTCATCTGGATGCGCTACCATACACAATGCGTTCATTCAAGTTCCCAAGCAGCAAAATGGCCGCGATCAATCAACAACATCTTAAATGCAGTTTTTTGTTCTGGTAACATTTTTGACCAAGCATTTCGATGAATACTCACTGTGAGAGCATTTTTATCACGCATGAGTTCAAGTTTCTTATCAAACTGGTCAACTTCGCTATGACAAACATTTACCACACCGCCAAGTGTGTTTTGTTTGGTATAAAAATGATCCAAATGTCCATACTTGTATTGACAAAATCCTGAGTACAACATGAATTCTGTCAGCATGCCTTGGCGCTGAAACCATGTGGGAAAACTTTCATGTGTTTTGATTGTGGTATCAGCAATCATAAAGCGTACAGTGTCATTGTGGAAGAAAAATGGCACACCGCCAGGGCCAGCTTGTTTGGTCATGTTGATGTCAAACAGCTGATCCACAATGTTCTTACTGGGTTTAAAAACATCAAATATATCCAATTGTCCCACAGTAAGCTGACCTTGTTCGTTAACCAATTTGGATATTTCCAAGGGTCTAACAAATATAGTCTTGGCGTCTAATACCATGGTGTAGACATTGTAACTTATAGACGCGGTGAGAAGTTTTAGAATCTGCTGGCTTACCCAGCCGTTTGCTATCCAAGCACTGCTGAATGCTGTGCGCGGCACTACCAAGACAGAGCTTGCTAGATCACCCCACCATGCTGGATCAATTTTTTCCGCTAGGGTTTCGTAATCATTGAGCACCACATAGATATTTCTTATGCCTATGTTGCGACAATAATTGTTTATGCTTTGTGCCTGAATTTTAAGGATCGGCAGTTCCTGTTCAAATACTACTGTGCAGATATCAATCATGCAGTTATGTATTTGGGTTTTGGGGTGGCCTAATTATTTTCCTGCTGCAAACAGTGCGGCACCGCGATTGAAACTGTCGCTCCAACTTGCAGGTTGTCGGCCACCGCGCTTTTGACTCCAGGCATATCCTGCTCTGTGACCAGAACAGTCTTTGGTGCATTGTGAACCTAGAAAACTTAATTCACGCAGTTGCTCGCGGGTCCACTTGTCTGGAATTGTGCCGTGTTTTTTCACAAACTCGTCGTGCAGTTGTTTGCCAGTAATGCCGTAGTCACGAGCAATGGTTTGCATCATGTGATCAATTGCGCTGTAGCTCTTGGGATCATCTAGATCTTTTTCCAAATCTTCTACAGCGCCTTCTTTCAACTGTGCAAACTCGTATGCTCTCATTTTTTAGGTTGCACCGCTGTGGGCATGTTGCGATACACACGCTTTTGGGGATCATACACAGTTTTAAGTGGGCCCAAGCCAGCCAGTTTCTTTACTCTAGCAATCATGTCTTGATAATCATCACCGTAGTCGGCTTCTTTTTCTTTGGGAGTTGATTTGCTTTCGTCAGCCTTTTTAGGCAAGTCTGCATAGTCCTGCTTGCGATCAGCACCGTGGAACTCTTGAGCAACGTCTTGGCTGATGCCAACTTTTTTTGCAAATTCAGGATTGTGTGCGGCTGCTGCCATGGTGCGGAATTGTGCTTGGCTGGTTGACTTTTCATTCAAGTCACCTTCTTGCATGTTCTTTAATAGTTCTTTTGCTTTTTCAACACTAACCATTGGTCTTGGGTGCTTGCCGTCTATTACACTTTGTAAATATTCTTTGCTAAAGCCTTTTGGTGCTTCTGCAGCCGGTTTATTATCAGCAGGTGATGTCATTGTTGCACTTGGCTTGAATCCGCCAGTGAAACCGCCTTGGCCATCAGGAGTAACTCTAGCATTGGCACCACCTGCGCCCAGTGCCATTGCACCTGCCAATGCCGCGCCACCTAATTTTTCTTTCCAGCCTTCGTCAAGATCACCTTCCGCTACACCTTGTTCTCTTACACTACTGCGGAAATGTCTGGCATCATTTGCATCGTGTTTGCCGCGTTCTAATCCTTTGGCCCATTCGTCATTTTTACGGGCTTCTCTTGTGGCACTATATGGATTGTCTCTGATGGTCATACCTTGTTTGTATGCTCGACGACCCAGTTCGTATGCTACGCCAACACCTGCTAGTTCATACTCTTCCGCCATGCCTTTCTTCTTCAATGCTTCCTTATTTCTCACCCAGCCTTTGCCACCGCATTCTGGGCACTCATCATCGTGTGTATCTATTCCAGTGCCATCGCAAGAACCACATTCATGCTTTTCACCAGTGTTACCGTAAGCATCTGACTCCGAGCCTTCCGCCATGCCTTGTCCTAGATTGGCTATGTAACCATCAGGGCCAGTCCATTGATCTTTATAGTCTTGCCATTCTTTTAGACCCCAAGCTATAGGAAACTGATGCCAAGCCCACATTCCGTGGGTATTAAACTCGCTAGAAAATTCCTGTATGTCAGCCTGTGTAATGCCTGAGGTATTGGATTGTTTGGCGACCTCAATCAACCAGTGCGCCATAGTTTCGCCACCGTCGTCAAGATTACCTACTTTTTCTAATTTATTAAACCTATCTACACCTTGCCTTTCAAAGTTGCGGCAAATTTTTTCAAGCCAATTTATAAATTCCTGGCCCCATTTGGCCAATGCTGTTTCTGGGTCGCTGCCTGTTCTTGCAGTGAGAGACTTATTCAAACTATCTACACTTTGCCTAGCAGTAGCACCACCTGTGATCTGACCCATCATTGAGTCAAACTTTTGATCGCCAGTTGCTTCCGCCACACCTTGCTTCTTGTTTAACTCTTTGTTTAGAATCTTTTCAGCATCCTTGGCTACTTTTTTAGCAGTGGTTGCTTTAGCAGTGTATTCTTTTTTGCCGCCTTCATCGTTACTACCATCACGCCCTGGAGGTGTTTGTGATTTGTCCATTTCCATCACACCTTCAGACTTGTTGCCATAATTGCCAGCGCCTTTTTTGCGACACTGAACCAAGCGTCCAGATGCATAGGCTGATGGCCATACTTTTGCTGACGCTTTTACTTTGTAGTAGCAGGCGTCTTTCTTTTCCATCATCAGCATTTCACTGAACATGGGACCACCACAGTGTGGGCATGACTGTGAGGCTTCAAATAAGTCGTCTATAATCATTTCTTTTTAGTGGCCACGTTGATGGCCTTTCCTGTGCGGTTGGGGTTGGGATCTTGTCTGCGTTTTCTTGCGGCTGCTGACGCACGACCTTTTTTGCCCAGGGCATGTGCTTTGGCTTGCGGCAAACACTTGGGCTTGCCTTCTTTTGAACTGCCTCTAGCACAATCACCACGGATCTTGCCGTCGGGCCCAAAGCGTACCCACTTGTCTTTGAACCAATCACGGAGATTTTCTTCCAACTCGGTTTCGCTCACAGGCACACAATTGGGCACCTGACGACCACCTTTGTTTTTCATGCCTGCTTGGCGATAACCAGTCCAGCAGGCTTCAAGAATTTCTTTATATCTCATGATGGGTTATTTATTGCGTTTGGCTCGAGCCCGTCCAGCCTTCATGTTGGCCATCCAGTGTGCCAATTGTCCTTTGCGACCGCCTTGTTTGGCCACTTTACGCAGGGTGCTTACTGATGCTTTGGTGGGCACGCCGTGTCGCTTTGAATCGCCTTTGTCTTGGGGATTCCGACCGTCAGCAAAGTTTTCACCTACGTTGTATGTGGGATCAGTTTTTTGACGCTTGATGCCAGCAGGTTGATTGGGATCTACAGGATCAATGTCAGTGGTGGTTAACCCTAGTTTTTCCAACTGCTTGATGTATTCATGTTCAAGATCTTCGTCGCCAAAACTCACAATAGTACTGGGTGGTCCTTTGCCAAAATCGTCAGTGTTATCTCTGTCTAAGTTAGCAATGTTCTTGCCCAACTTGTACCAGTCATACATGTCTGACACATCCACTCGCACAGTGCCCGCTGGCATTGTGGGTCGGCTTTCAGGACCAGGAGGATCAAAGTTTCCGTAGCGATCCTTGCCTTCGGCTACACCTTCTGTCATGATTGGCACAACTTCAAAGCCTTCGCCTGACACTCCCCGACCATTGTTTCGCAACCATTGAGCCGCTACACGGTTAGCATCGCCTTGATTGTTGCCCACGCCTGAAAATCTATGAACTTCTTCACCATTGACCAACACCTTCCATGCACCAGAGAATGTGCCTGGCGTGGCTCGCTGTTGTGCCAAGGCTGCTGTGCTTCCAGGGTAGACCACCTCTATATCTGGTTCAATGTCAATGATACCACCCGATGCTGCATCTGCAGGCCGATCCCATTGTTCAGTATCCACCACCATGTAGTCAGCAGCAACCACATTGTTTCTAGCAGCCCAGGCTTGGAGAACATATCTGCCTTGTGCCTGTTCCGCTGGATTGCCCATGTTAAATCTAAACTGATAGTCAGGTGCTGGGCCAGTAAAACTGCCATACAGGCCTGGATCCGAGCGTAGCACAATGGCATAGCGACCGTTGGGGTCATTGGGGCGGCCACCACCTTGAGAACCTGGCGGTGCAGTAAAGGCACTAGCTGTGTCGTCGTCTTGTGTAGATTGTGCATCCAAATTATACGGACGCACAGGTTCAGCCACAATAGATTGTCGTGTGTTGGCCCAAGACGGATAGCCATCATCCCCCAAGGCTTTTTCAATGGCTTCTTCTCGAGAGGTGGCAACAACTTCTACACTGGCATAACTATTGCCAGGATTGGAAACGTTCCACCACATCTTTTCACCGCTTGTTTTATTACGCTCCGTCTTGCGTTGTAGTTGTGCTTGCTTGACAAAACTACGCAAGGCAGCCTTGGGAATCTTGCCAGCCACATAGTCAGCAAAGTATCGGATTGTGTCTGACCCTTTTTGATCCTGAGTCAACAGTTTGTATAGTTTCTTTTGATACTCTTCTCGATAGGCTTCAGGGTTAAGTGCTGCACTCATGGCCACTGTGAAACGCAACAGAGTGTTTTCAATCTTGTCAAAGTTGTCATCCAGCCAGTCACCACCCGGCGAACGGAATTCAATGTGTCCGCTCTTGGTGTTGATTGATGTGTACTTGTCTGTGCTGCCTGAATGGATGGCCTTGGAAGCCAGTTCACCCATTTGACCTTTCATCTTGTCCAGCAAACGCTGTGCGTCTTCGGGGTTGGACCGCACACGATCACGCACCTTGCCTAGTGCTGATTTGGTGTAGGTATTGGAACTGCGACCAAATTGTTTGAGCACATACTCGTCGCCCAACAGCAAGGCCAGTTTTACATAGTCCAAACGATCTAAACTGTAGTCAGGCACTGATATGTTGATGTGCAGGCCAGTCGAACTGTTGGTATAAACGCCCATGCGTCCAGCCCAGGCCTTCACGGCATTTAAATCTTTCAGCAGTTCATCTATGGGCATGGGCGGGCTCACAAACTCCAAGCCTTCGTCGCCGTCATTGTCGCCTTCCAAACTGGCGTCTGGTTCTACTACATAGAATTGATTGTTGGGTCCAGGTCTGTCGCCGGACTGATGATATCTTGTGTTCACTCGCACTTCACGACCCACAGCCTGACTGAATTCGTCAGCCACTTGATCTGCGTCAATCTCGCCGCTGTTCATGCTAGTCCAGTAGGGCCAATTCATTCCATACATTTGCTCAACCTCACTCATTCTGTCAAGGTCTGTGGCGTCTAACCAGTCGCTTTCGTCATAATTTTCTTGGAATTCTTCCCGCCATTCATCAAAGGCTTCATTGTAGTAAGTACTCGAAGGATCAGCGTCTACATTGGCTGCAAATTCATCAAATGCTTCGTTTCGTTCATCACCAGTTAACTCGTTAGGATTCCATTCATCTTCATTTACATTATTCCGAAGCCAGTCACGAATGTAATCTTGGCTTTCACCGCCCCAGTCATCGCGAAGTTTTTCATCCAGCCATTCCTGGAAATCGTCCTGCATTCTTTCACGCAGGCGTTCAACATCTCTACGGCCGTTGTAGTCGCCATCATGAAAGAATCGCACAGCATCATCAATGCTAACACAGCGTTCATCCTGATCATAGTCTGGTTCCATTTCAGGATCTTCGGATTCCATACCAGGCACAATCATTTCAAATTCCATGCCAGCAATGGCACCTGTTTTGGCAGCTTCCCTGCGCAAATTTTTGCTGCCCATGTTTATTTCAAACAGGTCTTGTTCTTCAAACAGTTCAAATTCTTGTGCTAGACTTTCTGCTAACTTTACCTTGCCATCTGCTCGCAACAGTTGTGGATGGCCTTGCGAATCAGTGGCCAGTCGCATCTTGTTGGCTTCTGTGCCAGTTTGTCCTGGATGCACATCCACACTCAGTGCCATTTCAAATCGAGGATCGTTGCGTTCGGCCCAGGTGGGAATGTATCCAGATGACTCACGAATGTCTTCATGGTCAAACAGTTCTGGGTGTGCATCAGCAAAGTCTCGCATGATAATGCCAGCCACAGCGTTTGCTTCGTTCTCCACAGGAGAGCCTGTGTTGCCAGATGTGTGATCCAATTGTTCTAATTCCTGTTGGCGGCAGTGTGCCAGTTCGTGTGCCACAGTGCGAAGAATATCCATCACATGTCGATCGCGCAGATTCACATGCAAAACATGCAGCTCTGGTTGGTACATGCCAAATGAACGATTTTGTTCACTCCATCCGTCATTGTCATGTAGTACAATTTCAGGCATGCGTTCAATGCCCAAGCGTTCAGCAGTGTCTTGAATAAACTGTTGCACCATGCTCTCAGTGTCATCTTCATTCAAGAACATTTGTGTGCTGGCAGCAACACCATCTTCTGAACTGTAGGGTTGTCCTTGATGGCCTTCGCGCATGCTTTCGCCACCACCACCGTCACCACCTTCGCCTGATTCTCCTCCGTAGCCAAATCCAGGAGACCAATAGCTGCCAAATCCATAACGCACTCGGGATTTCTTTTTTCGGCGTTCTTGTAGACTCAGCTCGTGATCTTGTGCGGCTGTTCTAGCTGTGCGCAAATCCTTGATGCAACCTTTGTTACGCAGGATTTTGAACACAATGTTTTCACACCCAAACTCGCCGTGAGCATCCAAGCCACTTTGGCGCATGGCCTTGATCTTGTCCCACAGTCTGCTCATGGATTCAGCGTTGCCAGATTCAATTGCTGAATGTATTCTAGCATCCAAATCTTCGACCTTGGCTCGCACACAGGTGTCGTCAATTCTGGCACGTTTTCTGCGTGGCACTTGAATCCATTCGTCACGTGGGATAGAATACTCACCTTGACTCACAGGAGACTCGGCTGCATTTTGCACATACAGTTCCACAGGCACGCCGCCGATGCTCAACTTGTGTTCATCGTTATATTGGTATTTTTTGGCATTGAACAGTTCCTGATAAACTTCGTCGTCAGCAGGAAACTCCACCACAAGGTGTAGATCAATGTCGGAATATGGGGTATAGCTGTAGGCAGCATTACTGCCTGAGATGGTTATGTCACGGACGTCAAGGTCACCTACGCCAAGAAATTCGCGAAAATTGTCAGCAATGGCCAACAGCTTTTCGCGTACTTCGGGTAACAATTGCTCGTCCCTGCCCCAGATTTTAGGGTTGAGACGATTGTGAAACTTTACAGCATCACTCAGCTTGAAGGAATCCAGTTCGTTGATGTTCATACGAACTGTATTTACCGTTACTTGGCTGTAGCTGGTTCTTCCACGGGCACAACATCCACAGGGGTGCTGGATGCCATGATTTCAGGCTCAGTTATATCAACTGGTTGCTTGGCTGCATCATGTGCATTGGCAATCTTAGGAGCAGCAATAGCATGCAAGTCTTGGTACAACTTGTCCTGTGTTTGCGCATCAAACACATAGGTGCCCACGTGTTTCAACAACACACGTTTGTCGATATACACTTTGCCGCCTAGATCACGCCAGTTTTCGCAGAATGTCCAGTCTTCTGAATAGTAGCGGTTTTCACGCACAGCAGTGTCAAAGTAGGTTTTCATGTACTTGTCCAGCGCAGGATCTAGACCAATGTCATTGTTGAAATGACGCACAGCAGGGTGTGCATTCAGTTTGTCAAACACATCTTTCTTGATCAACAAGAATCCTGTGCCAGTCTTGGTAACTTCTACCAAGTTGTCCACGCCTTCTTCTTGACCTGGAATGCCATTCACACACCATTTAACTGGCAGTGATTTCATGGGATACAATCCACCAATCACATCCACTTGGCGATTTAGCAACACCAACAAATGCCAGGGTTCCCAGCCAATGTCCGCGTCAATAAACATCAAGTGTGTTGAACCTTCTGTATTCAAAAACTTTGCAGTCAGAGTGTTTCTAGCACGACTAATCAAACTTTCATTAGTCATGGTTTCTACAGTCCAATCAATGCCTAGTTGTCGGCAGGTATTGCCCCATTTGATAAAACTCATGAATGTTGCTTCTGTCAGCTGGCCCCCATAACAGGGCATACAGATGTGAACACGAGTGGTTTTTAGATATTCAAGGTCGACTTGAATTTGAACTTGTTGTGGCTCTGCCATTTAGATCTCCGTAAAAAAGTGTAGTATTTACGGATTATACAGCCAAGGCAAAATTTTTACGACCTAGACTCTTCCATGTAGTCAATAACGGGCTGATTTTCTCTAGCTTGATAGCCTGCCTTCATGCCACCCACACTCAGTTGATTCTCGCTGGTAAATGTCGCGGCCCAGCCTTGATTCTCAGCCACAGTACCAATGGCAGTGTCCAACAGTTTGACAACATTAGCAGCCAATTTGGGATTCTTTTGTGTTGCTGGATACAAGCTCATCACAAGAGCTGTTTTGCGTTTTTCGTTTAGTGTGGGCCATGCGCCACGAATCTCTGTGGCCGACGTCATGCCTGGACCAAACTCCACTGTGGGTAGGTAGGCCATGTAGGCATGTTTTGCAAATGGCTCTAATCGCTTTGCACCTATCAGTGGTTGCAAGTATGCAGGATTGCCATCTTTCTTTATGCCGCCTGCTTGTGGAGGTTTGTTGGCGTCTTTATCAGAACGCACAAAAATTAATGTGTCTGTAGCAGGGTTAAATTGCGCAGTAATTTCTTCAGCACGAAACGGTGATTTGACCTGCACAAAATGTCCAGCATCTACTCCAGCCAGCTTGGCCAACTTTTCTTTTACTGCAAATGGAAATGGTCTAGCTGAGGTATCGTTTGTGGCCGCAACAAAAACTTCAGCATCAGGGAATGCCCGTTGTGCGGATTGATAAAGTGCTAGGTGCCCTGCATGGAAAGGATGAAATCCCCCGGGCATGATTACTACAGTGCTCATACACTGTATTTAGTGCTTACATGTGTTCCAGCAACCACAGATAAAATGGTGTGGTAAATTCAAGTGTTATTGAGCCGTTACAGCCCATGGCTCCATAGAACTTGTCTTTTATGGGATCTTGTGTGCCATTGAAATCGTGTGCATAATCTGCTGTTTCATTCAACAACTGAGTGATATCAACTCCGTCAATTGACACAGTATCAATGGTCAACATGGCATCAGCAGTGATATTGCCCTGATCATCAACTTGTGTGTGTTCTGTAGTTTTGCCTGACATCACCAGTTGTAGTTTTTGTTCAGTGTCATCTGTATCTGGAATGTCAAATGTTACCTGACAGTTATCAGTCACATGATCTAACTTAAAAACACTTTGGCCATTTAGTAAAGCTTCAAAACTCAGTGGTGCAGCGGACGAGGTGGTGCCTAACGTACACTGAAATTTAACAACTTCTGACATGGATTTCCTTAGTAAGTGGCGGTGACAGAATTTATAGTGCCACCAGAAAAGTTTTCAATTCTGCAACGCAGCCACACAAAATTACCAGTTATTGTTGCAGGATGGTAATCAGTTATTGGTATAGTAGACCCATCATCAAAAATAAATGTGTTAAACCAAGTGGCTGATTCTGGTAGTGTATCCAGCGTGGCGTCAAGATAAATGGTACCTTCAAAATTTTCAACACTAAAAGTCACAGTTTGCAAGCCGCCACGGCCGCGATAATAACTGGCTGCTGGCACAGCGTCTGATGCCCAGTCTTGACTTGACCCGTCGTAGTTGCCCGAAGGTTCTCCGTAAACTGTGGTGCCAAGAATGATTTCAGTGGTCATTATGCGCGATCAGCTTCCACAACAACACCGCTGCCGGCTAGTTCTTCTGCAACTGATTGCAGGGCTGCCACAATGTCATCAGTGGCAATTGCTTCTGCTGTTGCATCGTCTTTGACCAATTTTGATAGTTTGATCACAACTATTTCTTCATGTATTTTTGCCATAGTGTGTTATTTATTGTTTTTTCACTATGGGCAGAGTTTTCCTAACCATGCCCGGGCATACCATACTCAGCATGGTTTCATATTGTAGGCTATTGTGCTCGATGTAGTAATAGCTTTCAGTAACATCATTGCGCCACCAATACACCCGTGTTGGCCTAATTTCAATATCTAAAAATTCTCGCAAACTCTTGCTGGCTGCAACGTCATTGCCCTGGGTGGTTATCCATGCAGCCAGTCGAGACTTTTGTGTTTTGCCAAGTGATCGCCCACGGAAATAAGTGCGGTATTGATACTGTGGATTTTTTAATAAAATTGTATCAGGTGGCAAATTGAGTTCTGCTCGTTTGAGATCTACAGACTCAATCCAATCGCATGCCATCAATCGACCATGCAAGCCAAGATTGTTTGTGTACACTGTGAGATAATTGTTGAAAAACACCATTTTCTTTGGGGGAGTTTCTGCTGCCAACAGTGCTCGCATGCCTTCTAAATTGTCACAACAGCGTGTGGTAAATTTGCTTATAAATTTTTCGCCATAGCGTTGGTAATGAGAATTTCTACTAGCTTCGTACTCCATTCTCACGCGAATGTGTGACTGCATTTTCTTTTGATCAAGACTGCGAATACACCCAATTTCGTCCTGCTGCCAGGTCATGGCATATTCATATGCGTTGTAGTACAACGAACTACGCGATTCACTTCTCATTGTCCACCACTATAATTCCATCAACATTTACACTTGCAATCACTTCCACAGGTGCGTCCGCTTGAACATCAAACACAATTTTGTCCGCCACAACATCCGCAGTGATAGTACAATCACGCAAGCGATCAAACAGGATCTTCTTGCTCAACGGCACACGAATCAGTTCATCAATCTTCCTCGAGAGTGGTCGCGCACCCAGCTTCGAATCATAGCCCTTGTCAGCAAGCAGGTCAACTGCGCCTTCGGATAAGTTGAGACGTATACCTTTTGCAAGCAAACTCGTTTTGAGTTCATCCACAAACTTGACCACAACTTTCTTGATTGCCAAAGTATCCAGCTTGGAGAATTTAACAATTTGGTCGATTCTGTTGCGTAGTTCAGGCTTGAAAAACTCTTTGAGAGCTCGGTCGTCCTCACCAGTCTTTTCAAAGCTGCCAAAGCCAATGTTGTTTGCTTCACTGTCCCGTGCTCCTAAGTTTGAAGTCATGATAATGATGGTATTCTTGCAGTTGGCTTTCTTGCCGTTCGAACTGGTAATAACACCTTCATCCAGCATCTGCAACAAGATGTTGGTAACATCAGGGTGCGCCTTTTCAATCTCATCAAACAATATTACTGCGAAGGGATTCTTGCTGATGTCAGAGATCAGTTTGCCGCCACCTACATTGCCATCTTCAAATCCCACATAACCCGGAGGCGCACCAATAAGGCTGCTGACTGAATGACGCTCTTGGAATTCACTCATGTCATATTTCAGCAGTTTCATATCCAAATTGTCACTCAACAGTCGTGCTAGTTCTGTTTTACCTGTGCCTGTTGGGCCCAAGAACAAGAAACTCGCCATGGGCTTTTTGTCATTGGCAATGCCAGCAAAGTTGATGTACACACGTTCCAGCACTGAATCAACTGCTGAATCTTGTCCGTACAATTTCTGCTTGATGTTGCCTTCAAGATCCACAATCTTAGCTGAACGTTCGTTTTGCAGTTTGTCTGTGGGCACACCAGTCACACGAGTCAACTGTTCTTCAATCATGGCCTTGGTAACTACTACTGTGCCCAGATCTTTCACACGCTCTCTAGCACAGGCTGCATCAATCAAGTCAATTGATTTGTCAGGATTCTTACGATCGTGTATGTAACGATTGGCCAGTTCCACAGCCGCAGTCATTGCTTCAGTTTCAATCAGCACATTATGAAACGTTTCGAGCCGGGGAGATAGACCAATAAGAATCTGCTCCGTGGTTGCAGTATCTGGTTCATCAATTGACAAGCGGTAGAATCTGCGCATGAGTGCGCGATCTTTCTCAAATGATTCATAGTATTCTTCCCAGGTGGTCGACGCCACAACTTTCAAGTTGCCTTTGGTAATAGCAGGTTTCAGCATGTTAGCAAAGTCAAGTGAACTGTTAGAGCCTGAACCTGCGCCACGCATGGTGTGTGCTTCGTCAATGAACAAGATACATTTCTTCTTGGTTTCAAGAGCAGCTATTACTGCTTTGAATTTTTCTTCAAACTCACCGCGATACTTTGATCCTGCCAACAATGACCCAATTTCCAGGCTCCACACTTCGTGATCCTTAAGAAACTCTGGCACACGACCAGCCACAATTTCCTGTGCTAGTCCTTCCACAATGTGTGTTTTGCCCACACCAGGATCACCTACCATCAGCACGTTGGCTTTGAAACGGCGTGCCAGTGTGGTGACCATTTCTTGAACTTCTGTGGCTCGCCCAATCATGGGCTCCAGACGATTGCCGCGAGCCGCACCTGTGAGATCTGTACAGTACTCAGTGAGTATTTCTGTGGCCTGTGCTTGACTCAGCTTGGCGTCTGAGTGAGTGTAGGTCTTTTGCCAATGATCCACAAACTCCTGTTTCTTCACACCATACTTCAACAAGAAGTAGTGTGCATGACTGTTGGTTTCTGCCATGATTGAAAGATACACATCAATCACAGTGAGTGTTCTGCGTCCAGTAAACATGACCTGTACATTGGCACGATTGAAAATGCGTTCCAGTGCAGTGGTCTTTCGAGGTTGTATATCTGCGCTTTTACTCACAATAGAAATCAAGCTGTTGAGGTAGCTGTCTACTTCTTGATCCAGCATGCCAGAGTCGGTGCCAAATTTGTCCAGAGTTTTTCTAAATGGCTGGTGCCGTATCAGGGCCAACAGCAAATGTTCTGTGGTCACGTATTCGTGACTTTTGGAACGAGCCAATTCAATGGCGTCTTCTACGATACTTTCGAGTTCAGAATGTTGTGACATGGGCATGAGTTAAGTTGTTACCTTGTGTATTGTAGCACATTGTTGTGAGTAATGCAATACTCAAAATATTTATTTGTGATGCTTTTGGATAGCTTCACGAATTTCTGGGGCAATGTGTATGGGCAATTCGGTTGATATGCGAACAAACGCATCGCCCTGCTGACCTTGACGATTGGGCAGACCACGACCTTTGAGTCTTAGCAGTGTGCCCGGTTGAGTGCCCGACGGCACAGTCATAGACAATTCATTGCCTAGCAAATCTCTAACTCGAATGTCCGCACCCAATATCAAATCAAACACATTGATTTTGCGATTGGTAATCAAGTTTAGTCCTTGCCGTTCCCAGTTTGGATCTGGTTGCACTCGATACTGCACCACTAGATCTGCGCCACCTGGGCCCAGGCCTTGGTATTGCACATTGTCTCCGTCGTCAATGCCACGCGGTACTTCAATTTCAACTGCTTGGGCACCTTGCTGTGTACCAATGGTCACTGTGCGCTGTCCACCAGTTGCAACGTCAGCAAGACTGATCCAGAGACTCATTCTCACATGACCTCTACGAGCTTGCTGTTGCGCAAAGTTCTGTCCAAACATGCTTGAAAAAATATCATTCATGTTGAAGTGTGTGCCGTTGGGGAATCCCCCAAACTGTGGGCGTGGATTGTTGTACTCAGCTCGTTTGGCTTCGTCGCCTAGAGTGTCGTAGGCTGCTTGTATCTCTTGGAACTTGGCTGTATCGCCGCCCTTGTCCGGATGATGCTGGCTGGCCAGCCGACGGAAAGCTCGTTTGATTTCGTCTTGTGTGGCAGTTCGAGCAACACCTAGTGTTGCATAGTGATCGGTCATGAAAAAGGCCCTGTATGTTTAATTATACAGGGCCCGGTACTGGTTGTCAAATTAACGAAACTTATTGTAGTAGTCCCAGCACCACCAGCCAATGCCAGCAGCCACCACAACAAACAATAACCATTCCATTACTTTTTCTCCGGCACTTTGGTGCCATCTAGTTTTTTGTGCTGTTTGACTTCTTTACAGCTTTGCTTGGTCTTGCCTGTTTTGGGATCTTTTACTTCCTTGCCGTCTTTCTTTACGTCAACGCAGACTCGTTTGGTTTCTTTGGCTTCGTCAGCAATTGCTGGCAAACTAAGAATTAATCCTGCTACAAATATAATATTTTTCATTTTGATTTTCCTTTTTAGTTATTATCGTTCTGGATAGTCAGTTATGGCTGGCGGAGCTTTTTTACCACCAAACCCAATGGTTACTTCAGTAAATCCAGCCGCTGGTGCTCCAAAGCCTGTTGCAGGTGCGCCTCCAAATGCGCTTCCGCCTCCCAGGGGTTGTGAGCCCCAGGTGTTTGTGGTTGGTGCACCAAAACCACCGGGTGCGGCTGGCTGTTGTACTGATCCCGGAGGCGTATATGTTGTACCGACATTTGATGGTAAGTTGATTCCGCCATTGTTGGCTCCTCCTAGTTTTTCTTGTGTGCGACCATAAGCCGCAATACCCAGCACAGCACCCATGGCAATGTGATACAGGCCTGCACCTTGCAAGGTGATAGGTTGCCACTGCACGTTGACTTGACCTTTTGAAAGGCTTTGTAGTATAGACCACAACACTGGAAATATCACAAAATCTGCAATGCAGGTCAGCATGTATGACCAACCCATCATGGGCCGCCATTTTGAGTTCATCCAGTCTTCTTTTTTCTTTTCTGATTCTGACATTTTTGTTGTCATGTTGTTTCCTTATTAAGTTGATAGTGTGATTGGGAATATTGTGCCAACCTTAGGCGTATCCCAAAAAATGTCAATGTAAGTAGGACCATAGTCATCCCACTGCGTAATAGTTGCTGTGGTGCTGTCCTGAAAAGTGATTGTACTACCCACTGGATATGTGGCAATCACTGTGGCACTGTATGGTATTCCTGCGGCTTGAGGATTCCACCCTGTTACCCCACCTGTATCGCTGGTGGGAATGACCAATGGAGGCGGAGGTGGTGCGGCTCCGCTGGTTAGTTGAAGACCTGTGCCTAAAGTAATACCTGAACCTATTATCATTGCCATATATTAATATCCAAATCTTGTTTTGTATTGAGCGTACAAACCTTGTACGTCTCCCAGCGTTAATATTCCGTTGTAGGCCTTGACAAATCCTATGTCGCCAGTTTGCACTTCGGTGCCTGCTGAACGACTGAATAATCTTATTTGATTGGGGCCGCCGCCGCTGCCTAGATTAGTGGCTGTAAAAGAAGTGGTAGTTGGTTGAGCACTTGTTGCTGTGTACACTTGGCCTAGGCCGGTGCTGGCGTTCCAAGTACCCCATATAAAGTTCCACACAGCATTTGTTCCTGAGCTGGGCAAGTTAACTGCATAGTTGGGATAGAATGCATTTACAAAACCATTGTAGGCACCCATCATCCAGTCTCTAGTGGCTTCACTTTGTGTGTTTAACAATCTACCAGAACTTGTGACCGACAACTTGTAGGTTGCAAACACTGAATAACTCTGACCAGTACTCCAGTTGGGACCGCCGCGGATACTGTCAGTTCCAGTGGCGTTAGATTTTCTGAACAACCCACCATTGTCAGCTTGCCAGCTAATACTGCCGCCTGCATTGGCCACTGTTAGTGTGCGTTCTCCTGTGGTACCTGTTCCTTCTGTGACTGATCCGTTGGTGGGCACAGCTGAGTAATTGGCTGCATCTAAATCATAAATCAAACTCACTGTTGGCGCAAACCCACCACCAGCAGTGACTCCTGGTCCTATTTCAATTCCGGGTCCTATTACTATTGGCATATCATGTCCTCATGCTTGTGTTACTTACTGACACTGGGCCGCTTATGTTGCCGCCGCTGGTTGTGTTAAATGCCTGATAGGCAAATCTATTGGGTCCACCGTGCAGAATTTCTTCATTGCTGTAGTCAGTTTGCGATCCTGTGTCATACAGCATGTTGGGAGTGCTCATAGCAATGACCTTGGCTCGTATCTGTGCTGGGGTAGCTGTGGGGTAAACTTGTAGCAGTTGAGCAGCCAGGCCAGCGACATTGGGACTGGCCATTGACGTGCCTGAAATACTCATTATCAAGTAGCTGGCATTGAATGGATATGGTGTGGTAGCACCAAATGCATTGCTGGTACTGGTGGTACTCACAATGTTTGTGCCAGGTGCATAAATATCCACCCTGGGCCCAGATTCACTAGAGCCACTTTTGTGTTCAGGATTGTCATATCCAGTGCTGACGTTGCCCACACAGATCACTCCATCAGCACTGGCCGGTGATCCGCCGCGCATGTAATACCTAGGAGTGCTTGTTTGATAAAAAAAGTTATCGTAATCAGGGCCGCCTGGCACATCTAAAGTTTGATAGTAATTGCCGGCTGCGCCCACTAACACCACACCTGCTGCCAGCAATTCGGCCACATCCACATCCACACTGTCTACTCTTACACCAAAGCGATTGGATGCACTGCCAATCATACCAAATGTAGCTTGTTTGGCAGACCCACTCCAGGGCGTTCCACGATAAATGCCACCATTGATACTGGTGAACGTGTTGATGTAACTCCAGCTCATGTTTACAACTGTGGGTCGTTTGTATCCTGTGGCGGGGTCCACAGTTTTGTTGTTGTGCCACCCTTTGATGCAGTCAAACACATCTGTGGTTGATATACCATTGGTGGGTGCCACGTTGAGTCCACTCACAGTCATACAGTAAATTCTAGCATTTTTAGCACGACCGTATGTTTTGCCCGCGGCAATGCCACAACAGTGTGTGCCATGTCCGTCATAGTCGGTGTAGAAATTAGCAGGCATGGTACCTGCAATACCTGACGCTGTGTACCAGTCAATTTGTTGTACTCTAGTCACGCCAGCTGCATCCGTAAACTCAGGATGGTCAACTTGCAGTCCTGAGTCTTGTACCACAAAGTCTACTCCAGTGCCGTCCAAGGGATAGTTGTAGGTCAATGTACCTGATGAACCAGGAGTGTTCATTGTGGTTGAATTCAGTCTAAACAACCCCCAATTGATTCCAAGATTGTTGGCAGGATTGGTGCCGGGACTTTTGTAATACAAGCCAGTTTGTGAGGCATTGTTGTGGATTTCAATATCTGTTCGTTGCTCAGGCGGTATCTCCACACAATACACTCTGGGGTCTTGACGCAGTTTGTCTGCTTCGTCATCAGTTAACTCATACCAACACTGGCGTAGACTGGTGGGACGTTCATTCACAATTGCCACCCCGCGTTGGGGCACGTAGACGCTGCCTGATCCGTCAGTTTCTATTTCCTGCCAGAAAGCATCATAATCAACACCTTCATTTAATGCTACGTTATATGTGGTCATATTAAATTAAATTGGCCCAGGCACCATTTTCGTAACCCTGAAACTTGTTAGTAGATGAGTTGTAAATCATGTCACCATTGGCTGCAATTGTGTTGGCAATTTGTGCTGTGGTTAAACTAGGCAGTCGGAACGTGCCACCGCCAACTACTCTAACTGCTGACACAGCTGACAGATCCAAGTTTGTGGCTGAACTCAGTGTGGGTGTGCCTGCGCCGCCACCTATAAAGTTTGCGGCTGTTACGTTGCCAGTAACGCTGACAAAACTAAATGCATCTGCTCCAAATCCATTACCTACTAGGTTGCCGGACAAGTTGCCGCTGAGTGATGCCACTCCACCTGAAATTCCAGTCAACTGTGATCCATTGCCCACAAAGAAACTACCAATGATATTAGCGCCAGATGTGATGGTTCCTGTAGCAGAAATCAATCCTGTGGTGTTGAGGTTGCCAGCTTGTACATTACCTGTGGCACTCACTGTGGCGCCTTGTACCAGGGCCACAGACGTTACGTTGCCACCACGCACATTGCCAGTGGCCAACACGCCTGATGCTGTGTTCACGTTGCCTGTGGCTGTAACCAAGCCGCCTGTGTTCAAGTTGCCGCCTGTGATGTTGCCGGTCACAGAAGAAAAATATGTTTTCAAGTTGCTGCCTGAAATTTGATAGGTAACTCCACTGCTGACCACTGGCACAATGGCTGCATCAGTCATTGCGGCTAGTGAAGTTAGTTGTGATATTTTAATGGGCATGTGCTTTCCTTATTCTGTAATAATCTCGTCGCTGGGCGGCGAGTTTGCCAATTCTGTTGTGATGGGATCATCCGACTCTGTGGTAATGGATGTGGCCGAAGGTGTGGGCGGTGCAACTGCAACACTTATGCCCCCACCAATGGATATGCCCCCACCAATTGCTAATGGCATTTAGGCTCCCAACACATGCAGTGCATGTTCAGTGTGTTTGATGCGATCCTCAAGACCAATGTAGCCACCGTTGATGGCCCGTGTTAGACCTTTTGCGTCATTGGCATCTGCAAATCTATTTAGATTGTTCTGTTCCCAGTACCAACAAGCTGACTGTGCGGCACCTTCAAAAGTGGCTAGATATTCTGCGGCTTCGGCTTCAGAAATACTCAGGCTGCCTGCAAAGAATGTGTAGTTGTCCTTGCCTGTCAACTGTATTAGCCCACGACCACAATAGCGCCAGCCATCGCCTGATGCTTCGTCGCCGTTGCCCATTCTATTGGCATAGACTCTGTTGGCAATACGTTCAGGCCGGTTGGCATACTGTGCAGCCAATTCAGCTGTGGGGAAATACTTGGGGAAAACTTTTTGTAGGCTTGCGGCTTTGTAGTTGAGATTTTCTTTGATGAAAATAAAATTTCCTGACTCATGAGCGCATTGTGCAACAAAATGTGCCACACGTAGGGGTGTGTCAATGCCGTAGTCATCTAACAGTTGATCTAGGGCTTCGTGCCAGTGATCAATGTGGGGATTCTTTACCATTTGTTTTAGTTGTTGTACGGATAGTATGCTCATTTTGCACCTTCAAATATTTTTTTCTGTACTGAGTACCACTCAATCCAAGCATCTGCTTTCACAGCACAAGCATAGTAAGTGGTGTAGTTTTGTACCACAGTTCGACCAACGTCACTGAGTCGAGCTTCACCTGGAATCTGTTCCAGTTGTGGGCACGGCACCATGGCTGATCGTCCGGGTGCATCTGGAAACTTGGCCACAACAGGCACCACAGTGCTGCACCCAGTGATGGCCAACATCAGCATCACAACAATTGCAAATATAATCAAACTGGAAACAAGTTGTTGATCCTGTTGATTTTTCATGTCAGCAGTTCCATTTTCTCAATGCTAGAGCCTTGCGTGTGGGTTTGCCGTTGGGTTTTTTCATTGGGCCTTTAACGCCTGACATTCTGGCGCAGAATGATTTGCGTCTTTTTGCTGCCTTAGAGCCTTTCTTTAGTTTTGAAGGCTTGGTGGTCACGGCCATTTGCAATTTTGATCCAGGATTTTCTCTACGATATGATGCCACACCTTTGGCGTTTAATCCGCCTTTTTTGCTCTTGCCTTCTTTACGTCGCCAGGCGGCTGTTTCATACAGCACATTGTCCGGCATGGCTTCAAACTGTTCCCACACTAGATCTTCGCTCACACGATTTTTCACAGCCATTTCTGCTACCAACTCTTGCATGGCTTCAAACATTTCATCCACTTCGGGATCCACTTCGTCTGACGCTTCCTCTGAATACATATAGTCCCACACAGCAACCAGCATTGACTTGGCCACAGCAATCTTTTCTTGACACCATTCAGGCAAGTTATCACCTGATTGAATTAGATCGTCAATACCTTCTACAGCACGTTGTAGCGTTTCTAAGTTGTTGTCGGCCATGCCTGCTTCGTCGTCATACTCGCCATTGTAGTCTTCCGCTACACCTTGCTCACTAAATCGCTGACGATAACTGTTGGGATTCATTGACGATCTAGAACCAACTACAGCATTACCTTCGCCACTCAGCAACAAATCATACATGAGTTTGATTACTTTTAAAGGGCTGTTCATTCTTTCCAGGGCATTTTTAAACCATTCAACTTTTTCTGGTTTCATTGGCTTGGCACTGGGCTTGCTGATCAATGCCAGTGCCTGTGCTTTCAACGTGGACAAGTCTCTGATTTGTTCAAGACGTTTTAGATCCTCAATATCAAAGTTGTAATCAGCTTTGCCTTCCGCCACACCTTGCTGATCTTTGGGCTCGTCAAACAAGGAGTCTATGGCTTTTTTGCCGCCATACAACACAGCCAACACAATGCCAGCAGGGATGGCATATTTAAAAGCCAAAGCAGACAGGTCAAGCAATGTTTTCTCGTCAATGGCCGTGCCCACCTTGGCAGCAATATCTTTGGCAATGTCTGCCACAGAAGATCCAATTTCGTAAGCACCAGCACCCATGCCAATTTTTCCAGCATTCTTGGCTGCAATTTCTGTGCCAGCTCGAGCAGCCTGACCTGCACCGCGAGCTCCTGCTTGTCCTGCTTGGCCAAGAACCTGTGCTATTTTTGGGGCAGCAGCCATGAACAGTCTTGCACCTGCTGCCAACAACGGCGCAAATTCATCAAGCTGTTGTTCTTTGACCATGCCGGCCTTTTTCTTTTTAGCAATAGCAATGGCTGCCTGTTGAGCAGGCGACGCTGCTTCTAGTATTACGTCATTTAGTTTCATTTTTTGGTGCCTCCGCTGCACGATTTATAGTGGTAATGAATTCTCGAGGAATTTCACACTGTCCACCAGGTGCAAATTTTACATCGTACTTGACTATTTCTCTGTCAATATACTGTATGATGTCTTGACCTCTACGAGTGATGTATTCAGTTTTCTTCACAACTCGTTCCACAATCTTTACATTTTCCCGTGCGCTTTCAGCTTCAGCAATCTTTAGTTTTTGTTCCACTTCAGCCACACGCTCGCGCCATTCTGCTTCCACTGCGTATCCGCCGCGAAAGTAAACTCCTAGCACCAAAAGTGCAATGCCCAGGACTTTAAAGGGCAACTGATATTGCCACACTAGAGGAATACGATGCGCAAAAAATCCTGCTACAGTAAGCACAAGGCCCGCTAATAACAGGATGTTACAAAACCATAAGATCAAGGCATCAGGAAGAAAATGTAAAATCCACATGCCATTATTTAGTTGCGCCCCCAGGATACCCGAGCCCAGGCCCGTTCATGCAACCAATACAGCACAGTATTCACACCCATTTGCACAAATGCAATGACCGAGCTAATTCCAAAACTACCAGTAATTAAATACGCAATGGTAAATGTGCTGGCGCTGCCAGTAATGCGCCAGGTCAGAGTTTTTACTAGACTACGACCATTGCTGTCGGTCACTTTAATCCTAATTCTTTGCGAATTTTTGTGGCTGAAATATCTGTGATTGCTTCGTCAAATGACTCTTCGCCGGCTGAATAGCCCACGCCGCGACCCCAGCCAATATGCACAATGTTGGGCACAACTTGTATTTCATACTGGCCTTGATACAGAGGATCTAAGTCACGTCGAATAAATGATTTCACTCGTTCCACTTCAAACGGATTAGAACCCTGCCAGCCCTGTACATCACGCACTTGAATAACAACCTGCCCTGTGCGTTCTAGCAGGCGTTCAAATAACGCACGATGGCCGTCATGCCAGGGCTGCCAGCGACCCAGCATTTGCACAGTTTCTCGTTTGAAATCAAACACAGGACGTCGACGATTGTCGATAATGTGCTCTTTAATGAAGTCCGCCCATTTCTCACAGTTCTGTTCATTTATGCGAAAGTCGTACACTTCGGGTTCCACAAACATGGCATTGGTATCAGCATATCGACCTTCACGGATGGTGTCTACCCATACAGTCCAATCTGCTTTGAACACATTGCGCATTTCCACCAAGGGTGCCACAAAGTCTGCTATCATGTAGTCATATGCTGTGAGCTTGTCTGCTAGTTCACGCATTCTTCGTGCTTGACGAATACGCCCGGCTTCTGAAAAGTCCCAGTCATTGTACTGTTCGCGGATTTCGTCTGCGTTCAGCCAACCCACTTGCTTGCCAGCTGCTTCTAGCTGTGCTTGCAATTCCCGTGCCAGTGTGGTTTTACCCGAGCCTGGCAGGCCCATGATTAAGATACGTTGTGGCATAGTGTGTCCTTTGAATTATTTAATGATGAAACTTTGACCTTTAAAATATCTGCAACCCAACCATTTTGCACCATTTCAATGGGGTGGCATTCACCGTAGTATTCATTGCTGACCCAGGCCTCGTGTTCTGCGTCATAATCAAACCAAGGGCTAAATCCCAGCACTAGATTGGTTCTGTCTGCGCTATCCACACCATGCACTCGATGGGACTGATTGGTGTCCCAGGTGTAGGCCCGGCCCAATTGTAAATTGATATCCTCACCGCGGTACTGCAAATAATGATCAGGCGATTGAGTTAAAGGTATGTTTATTCTGACATTTTCATACACAGGCTCGTCTTTGTGCAGTAGATATTCAGGATTTGTACTGTCTTGTGCATGAGCACGAATCACACTCAGTCGCGATCTTATTAGAGTTCTTGGAAAATGACTCAACAAATCACCAAATTGTTCACGTGCCACTGTGTTGGGCTGATTGAATGCATAGCTGTCATAGTATGAATTTTTTAAACGACCACGCAAGGCCAACCAAGTGCGCACGTTGCCATAAAAAAATGATTGATTGTTAATAAAACTTGAACCCAGGGTGGAATTGAATTCTGTCACAGCAGGATCACGTATGTGGGGATTGTGTGTCAAACTCAGTGACTGATATGAACTGCGTGATCGTCCTTGCCTGCTCAACCAGCCGTAGCTGCCATACAGTGCAAGAGCCTGTTCAGCTGCCTGTTGCAGTGCGCCAACAGGATAATTCAACTCACACTCATGCACTTGATTTGCTGGTTGGGGCAGGCGTCGAAACAGTCGTTCAATGTTGGTGCGTAATTTTATGTATGAAAACACTGACAGAAAAGGCGGCACATCAGCTGTACGAATCACAATCTTTTTTGTGGACATTTGAAATAGTAAATGCATTTGCTGAACGCTACAATTTGCGATTGGAAACGTTCAAAAAAGAGCCCGCTGAATTGGGGCGTCTTTATTTTGTTTACAGCAAACCAGCAGCGGCTTGAAGTTCGCGCAGATCACGCTTGACTGCGTGAATTTGTTTTTCAGGCAGGCCAGCGGCTGCTCGCCATTCATTTAGATCCTGATCTGTGCTTTTTCTATAAGCGTCTGGCGTGAGTGGCACAGTGTCAGCAAACACCTGTTCGTCCCAGGAAAATTTGCCATTGTTGTAGTGTACCATCCAGTCGTCGGGTTCATACTCTGTGAGCGTGGAAAGATCATCCAGCAGTGTTTGCACATGCTGTGGGGCTGAACTGCGTCTGCGTATTTCCAGATAAACCAAGTATCTGTTGGGTTTGATTTCGCCGGGTGAACGGTCAGCGTCCAGCACAAAATCATAGCCTTTTTCAAACCACGCCACAAGATCCTTGGCAGCGGCTTTGTCACGCACAAAAAAGCTCAGCACAATGATGTCTTCGTCGTCGCCCATTTTTGAGCTGAATTCATCCACGTGAATAGTGGGCTTCATTATGCCGTCGAGGTCACGATACTGTAGACCTTCAAGCAGAGGGTTGTGAGAGTTGTTGTTGTGCATCATTTGCTTGTGAATCACTTTGATTGGCTTCTTGATCTAGATCCTGCTCGTAGGCATCATCTAAATCTCCGAGGTCAATGTCCTCGTCTTCCATTTCAATGGAACCTGTACGTATTTCACTCATTAAGGCCTTGGGCATGACTATTTCTACCAGCCATACATCACGTTCCATGATCTTGGCTTTTTTGGTACCCGGGCGGTAGTCTGATGGGTCTGTAATTTTGATGGGAATCTTGATCTTTTGCTTTTTGTACTTTATTTCGCAGTCAAATGGCAACAAGCGTCGACCACCACGTGGGTCGGGCATGAGCTTTTCAGGCCACATGAAAATACAGCCCACTGTGTACTTGCCAATATCCGGGCCTTGTACCAGTTCGCCAATGGCCCAGTTGCGAAATGCATAGATATCTAATTCGTCCAGCACACGCTCAAAGTCCAACAGCGTGGTAAGACTGCCGTCGCTCATGTAGATGTTGCGAATATTGTCGGCTACCTGCCAATAATCTTCGTGATTTTTGAACAGTTCTTTGTCGTTGATGCCGTGTGCGTTCTTGGTTTGCATGTGATTATTTATGGCAAAAACACTGTGTTGTGGTTTTTGGTTTTATGATGCATTGCGGCCTTTGACCGTGGGGTAAATTGTGATGTTTTGTTTGGTAATAGTAGGGCAAAATTTGCACTGTGCAATAGGGTCATCTAATCGTGCCAGCCAGTCCACAGCAGGACCTGGCCAGTCATTCACTGTCAGCGGTTGATAGCTGTTTAATAACAGTCGATCTTGGTCGCTGATTGCTAGATTGTGCTGTTGGTCAAATTCAGGCATCAGGGCCACTGGCCCGCATTTGTACAGTTGGCCACGAATGAAATGATAGCATTTGTACTGAGCAAACCCGCAGGCTTGATGTGCAAAAAAAGGGTCTGAATCATGCAGTGCAAATTGTCCTTGATTGTTTCTGTACACTGCTGCATCGTGAAAACTGTTGGCCAAATGCATTCTGACCAGCACATTGTTCACATCTCGTGCTGAATAGAAAGCATGATTGTCTGAGTTGTATTTGTCAACCACATCAATTGCTGTGCCATATTCTTCATTGATTGGCTGTAAAAAACTTTTTATATTGCTTCGTATTTGATCAAAATGGTCCAAGTTGTGCAGGCTTATTTCAATATTGCCGCAGGCCAGGCCGTTGTCGGCTTTTATATTGGCAAGAGCATTGTACAAATCAGGATTGGATTTTAACTGCAATCCATTTGAAAGAATCTGTATGTTGCATTTAAAAATATCATTTAATCCCACAACCCATTCTGACAGTGTGGGGTTTAGGGTGGGTTCGCCACCCAGGATCACAATGTTTTTTAATTCAATATATTCGCCCCAGCGTCGATAGGTGTCAGCATAGTCACTCCAGCGTTGCCAACCAGTGAATCGATGATTGTTAAAACGATTGCAATTTTCACATGTCAAATTGCATACGTTGGTGATGTAGAATTCTACTTTGTTTTCAAATGTGTATTTCAATGCAATTCCGCCTGGTCAGTATTTAGTGATTGAATCCATCCAGATCAGTCCACATATCTTGAAGTTGTGCTGGCCGTAAATATCCATGTCCATCAAGGACAAAAGGAGTATAGAAACTTTGAGCAGAAATCGAGCAGCAAAAGCACAAGCAAAACGTATGAATCAGGCGGTAGAAAACACCATCAGCTTTTCACAAGCACCCAAAGCGGCCCAACGCAGAGTAGAATTGATCCCTCGAACACGAAATCAAGAAGCTCTTGTGTTGGCTCTCATGGATCCTGATCAACATATTGTTGTCACTGCTGGACCAGCTGGTACAGGTAAAACTTACCTAGCCATGTTGGCCGCAGTAAAAGCACTTAAAGAAGGAGTATGCGATCGCATAGTACTAACACGACCTGCCGTTGAGGTAGAAGGTGAAAAAATAGGATTCTTACCTGGCACTCTTGAAAAGAAAATGGAGCCATGGACAAGACCTTTGTTTGACGTCATGCGGGAATTTTACCGCCCAGCAGACATTACGGCCATGATAGAAGAAGGTACTATCGAAATCTCGCCACTGGCATTCATGCGAGGTCGAACCTTTAAAAACAGTTATATAATCGCGGACGAAATGCAAAATGCAACTCCCGCACAGGCCAAAATGCTGATGACTAGAATAGGGCAAAACAGCAAGATTGTGATCACAGGTGATGTGGAGCAAGCTGATCGTAGCACTGTCAATAATGGACTATTGGATCTGTGCAATCGCTTGCAGAATCGTGATGTGAATGGTATTGCTGTGTGTAAGATGGAAACACGGGACGTTCAACGTCACCGGATAATTGGGTCAGTGTTGAAGTTGTACGCAGATTAGGAGGTGATTATCGCGTAAATTTCCCGCCAATTTTTGACGACCGGAATTTGTTCGTTGACATGATTCATATTATGCCCGTGCTCCACCAGGATGCTACGTAACCCTAATTTGTGTCCAACTTCAGCATTTTCCGGTTTGTCTTCTATCCACCAACAGCCGGAATCTCTGTAGGGCTCCAGTGCTTCATTCTTATCTGCACCAGTTTCCAAACAAACAATCTGTTCAAACGCTGTTTTTCCAAACAGTTTGGCAAGATTCATTTCTCTCAGTCGCTGTGCATTTACATCTGAGCTTAGACTTGTGATGCAGTGAAATCGATAGCCATGTTCTTCATGCAGGCGTTTCACATAGTACATGGCATCTCTCAAGGGTGGCAAGAACCCAATGGCAGCTGACTCGTTAAACAGTTTGATCAGCTTGCGGCCTTGGTCTTTTGAGATGCCATAGCGGTCACCAATATCGTACACAAATTCGCCGCCGGCCTGTTGTTCGTGCCCGTGCTGTTCCATCCAGATGGCAAATGCATACTCCCAGTTAAGGAGCACGCCATCTGCGTCAACTAGGATCAATTGTTTAGGGTTGTATTTTTTCATAGAGTCTGAGTATTTCGCCTTGTGTGGAAAAAATATTTCCGTTTAGTTCTGTGGTTGATTTTGTGTTAATCAAGTGTACTATATCTCGGGCTTTGTTGTCAAGTTGATTTGATAACCCACCGTCAGGATGCACACCAAAAAAACAAGCAGGAAAGTTCATTGCAAACGACTTCATGATACAAGCATTGGTAAACTTGTTGCCAATGTAATCTGCGTAACCAACATGATTGAGTTTTGGTTGCACAATTAACTCACTCAACATCCAACCAATTTTGGTACTATGATCAATCCGATTGCCCAACGCATGCACAAGATAAAATGGAAATTGACAAGATACAAAATAACTCTGTTGCCAATCTCTAGGATTTTGCACAGTAGATTTTTTAAATTTTGATTCGCTCAACGCTGATGCATTGTGATTGAAAAATACCAAGTCAATATGCTGTAAATTTGGAATGCATTGTCGAATGTTTGCCAATTGCATTTTTTTCCATTCAACTGGTATCACAGTCACGTTGGGGGTGTGGACCCAAGCGTTAGCATTGCTGGTCACAAGATACACATGATAGTCGTGTGCCACAAGTTGTTCAGTCAATTTGGCGCCAAATTTTGATCCGCCGCCCATGATCAAACAAGTTTTCATACTACCAGCTCCGGAAACACCCGGCGCCAATTGGTGCCCCGCAGCTGGTCCAAATGATCAAAATATTTGACATATCCCGAAGGATCAGACTCTACTGTTTCTAATTCTTGTGTACATCTTGCAATATTGAACCAGGAGTTTGATTTGTTTTCAATCAGTCCAGATGTCAACAATTGATTTATCTGTGTGCAAGCAAGTTGCTTGATTGCAGTGGGTGCATGCCTGGCACGTAGATATTGATGTTTGTACAGTTGATTGATTGTGATGTCTGTAATTCCGTGCTCTTGCACAAAATATTTGATAGTATCAGTCAAGTCAGATACACTGCCCACAAACCATACTAGATTTAATCGTATGTCATGACCAAGTGTTTTGATAGTTTTGAGATTGTTAAGAAACTGATTCCAGTTGCCGCCTTGTCTTACATAATTGAATTTATCTTCTATACAGTCTGCACTCACAGTCCAAAGAACATTTTTAAATCGTTTGAGTTCGACAAACACTGAATTAGAGTCAGTGGCTTGACTGATGTTTGAATTGATTCTTATTGGAAGTTCTGTATTGACAAGTTTTTTGAGTAATTTAACATTGTGTTTGATCAACAACGGTTCGCCACCAGAAAGATATATCTCTTTCATGACATACTGATTTTGTTCAATCCTAGCAATAATGTCATCAATATTCTTGTTGTCACTTCGATTGGTTGTTATGCCTTGTTCTTGTGCAATCAAACTGCTTTGAGCCGGATTGCAATACACACATTTAAAATTGCAGGTATTGTCCCAATGTAAATCAACGCCATTAAGTTCAAATGCAGTGATATCTTCATAGTTGATATCAAAGTTTTTAAACATGGGATTATAATGATTGCGTAAATCAAAGTGCTCAGTACCAGTGGTCAGGCGATGACAAGCTGTGCAGTTTTGATTGAAAGTATCTTGTAATAAATCTTGTTTGATTGCCTGTATATCTGCTGACTGTAAGATTTGATCCAGCGGTTGATCATTTATATTGCCAAACGGAATTCCTTTGCTGCAAGTGCGAACAGCACCATCAGAAAAAATTTGAAAATGGTTCCATGGTACTGCACAAAAATGTTTTGACTCTTTGAATAAGAAAAACTTTTTCTTATGGCTCAACAATTTCATATCCATTCTCGTTGAACAACCGTGTTATGGTTGATTCATAGTGTTTCATGTAGTATTCTACAATTTTGTTAAAGTCTCTAGGAACTTGCACTCCGCCCATACTGCACTTCACTACCTCTAGCTTTTTAAAATCAAGAATAACATTGGCAGTGGCATGATCTCTTGTTTTGAGATTTTTGGCCACAGCCATAACTTCATCAATTTGGCCAGTAGGCTTCTTATAGTAGGTCAGGATTAGGTATCTCATTCAATATTACTCAGTTCAATTAAAGTGGCACTCAAGTTGATTTCCTGATCTGCACTCAATGGAATATTCACCATGCCGTTGCGTATGATCACAATGGCTTGATCCTGACGTTCAGGTGTGTCGCCCCACAGATCCAAGTTGTTGTACATCCAAGTAAACACTTCGTCTGCATCGTCCGGGCTGGTGCTTTGTGCAATCAGTGTGCGAGCCTGGCGCACCTGTCCTGCTTTAAACAGTTCAACTGATTTCAGTCTCCAGTCTTGTGTGCCAACATCTGCTCGACCTGGTGGCAACAACGTGCCACTTTGACTGTTGGGCTGTACCAAATTCAAACACTTGCGCAGATCAGGGTATGTTGCTTTGATATACGTGTCCAAGGTGTCCAAATCAAACTCCACACCTTCGGTGACCAACACCGTGGCCACTCGAGCAGTGAACTCTGTGTGATCAGTTTTGATGATATGAAAACTCTGGCATCGACTGTGGATGGGTTTCATGATCTTGCTGGGACTGTTGCAAGTTAATATAAATCTCACAGTTTGTGAGTAGTCTTCCATGAGGTTACGTAGTGCAGGCTGAACTGAGTTCACGTTCATGTAGTCAGCTTCGTCAATCAGCACAACTTTGAAAGTTCCAAATGGCATGGTCTGACAAAAAGAGATCAGCTTGTCTACCCACTCAACCTTGCGAGCTTCCTTGGATCCGTTTGCGTACATCACATCAAATTGATCCACGCCCAGTTCATTGATCAGCAGTTTGGCCAGTGTGGTTTTACCTGTGCCCGGCGACCCCGACAGCATCAAATGTGGAATGCTTTTGTCTCGTATCCATTGTTGTACTTGCTCACGTTGTGCATCATCCACAAACACATAGCCATCGACTGTGCTAGGACGATATTTTTCTACCCATAGTTCTTTCATTAGTATCTGCTTCCTGGTTGTCCGGGTTCATTTGATCCGGTGCATTGTAAGTGGTGATCTGTGGAGTGCGGGCACCGTTTGTTGCCACACGTGGGACAAACAATCATTCTGGTTAGCACCCAGGACCAACCTGATTCTGTTTCTCTGTCCTTGTTGCAATTATAGCAGAAACACTGATAGTTTGCATCCGGATCGGTAAACATCATGTGCGTCCTGGCGGTAGTTTGTTGGTACCCAATTGCCGCTCAAATGAACTTTGTGTTTGTAGTTCATCAGGTAAAGGTGGCGGAACCCAACGCGGCTTGGGTTCTTTTTTGCCAAAAATCTCAGTATGTCTGGCCGCTAGTTCTTCTTGACTGACAGTTGATTGTCGTGGTCTTGATCCTTTGCTCATTTCTTCAGAGCCTTCCACATTTTTTCTTTTTCCAATTGTTCCAGCCACTCTTGTTCACCAGTAAAGGTAGCAGTGTCTTTGAGCATTTCTTCCACAGCAAATTTCACACGATACAAGTCTTGTTTACAAGGCCAATTGTTCCAACCAGTTTCATAATTGTCGTTTGCACCATAGTACATTTTTTGACAGTCAGCAATGACCTTGTCCACGTCCCAGTTGATTATCATGTCAGTTGTGTTGCATATGACTAGGTTTGGCTTCCACGTGAATGGCACCCGAAAATGTTTCATCTTGCGGCTGTTCGTCACTCACCAGCATGATGTCTTTTGGATCTACTCTGCGTAGGGTTTGCTTGCCAGTTTCATCTTCTACTTCAATGCCCCTGGTCCAACGACCATGTGCCACACACACCCATTGTCCCACAGTGACTTCATGTTGTTCTGGACCCACAGCATACACTTGTCCCCAGCGTGGACGGATACCGGTGCTTTTGCCGTTGTCGTTCAGCAACACAATACCACCTGTGGTAAAACGTTCGTCAAAGGTCATGTCAGTCACAATCACTGAATCATTCAGTGGATGGATTTGATTCTTGTTTAATTGATGTGCGGAATATGCTAGTTTCATGGTGATTTCTTGTGTGTCCGGTTGTACTGTCGATTGACTTGTGCTGTCTTGCTGTTAACCACACCGCCGCGATCGTCAACTACATCGCCTCTTGCGTTGACTTTCATATTGCCCACTGCACGAACTTTTTCGTTTTGCAGACGCAATGCGCCCATGTCAATTGATTTTCCTTGAGCTGTTTTATATAAACTTTTTGTCATGATTATCTCCTAAAACAATATTTAACGCAAAAACTCCGCAGGATCTAATTCATAGTATAAACTGTTGATTTGATGCACACCCAATTTGTACAGCACAAAACTGGCTGTACTAGATCCCCGGCCCACGCCCCAAATCAAATTGTTTTGTGTCATTACATCCACAAGGTATTTGAGATAACGCAAGAGATTAAACAAGTCGCGTTCTTGAAACAACAACAGTTCTTCACCACATCGTTGTAGTTCAGCATCTGTAGTGCATAGACTCAGCACATGTTCTGCTATGTCCATTTGCTGATATTGATCACTCATGTACCACCGGCTTTGGCACTCTCGGTCATATTCCTCTGTGGGCATGATGTCCATCAAGTCATTGTAGGCAATTAACTTGGGCACATTGTCCAACATGAGTGCGGCTGTTTCCAGGTCCACTGACGAGTCCACTATCATGCCGTCAAAGCCCGACGGGTCAAACCCACGCATGACTAGGTCAACTAGGTCTGCTTCGTTGAATATCAGTTCACCGTGATTATTTTGCTTCATGCTTGCGAAAGTTGGGATAGATTACAGTATTACCAGTGGGTTCAATGCGATCTTCTGGCCACATGAGGCCATATTCGTGCCAAACATTTGGTGTGACTTTGACCACATTGTCGGGCGTTGATTCTGTTTCCAAGGTATGGTGTTGAACAGAAGGATTGTGCCACCAAGCATCTTCTGCCACTGGCCAGTGTGCAAACACACCAAGATTGTCTTCGTCGTCATGCGAGTACCAAACAGAATCACCCAGCACACTAGAGATATCCAAACTGGTCACAGTCATTCGGCCTTCCATGATAGCATTGAGTTTGCAGTATAACATCATGCCAACAATCTGGTCAACTGGTGCTTCAGGCAGGGTGGTGACATTGGTACCTAGCATTTGAAACATTTCTGCTTTGTCATGATCTGACGGACCAAAGAACACAGTATTGGCCAAGTCGTGATACACAAAGCATTTGAGTCTTTCTAATGCAATGTTACTGCTGGCAGCATCTTCAGTTTGAGTTAGCAAACTCACACTAACTGAATAACTGTTAAGTTGCAACTGGTCTTCGTAGTAGATGCCTGCCAAGAACTCTAGATCATATTGTAGTCGTACATTCATCCGATATTAATTTTGTCTGAAAAGTCGTTATCGCCGGCTGCTTTTTTATAGCTTTCTGCCAGGCGGGCCTGATATGCATTGTAGTATGTTTCAAGGGCCATGCGTATCTGATCGGCAACATGCCCGTTACCAGTTCTTTGTGCCATGCCCAATTTTTTTTGTAAATCGCTCACGGTTTGACTCAGTTGTTCTTGAGTCAAATGTGATATGTCACCGATTAGTGGATGTTCCATAATGCATTATAACATGCATTACCATCAAGGTCAAGCCCAGTTGCCCACAGATATCATCGAACTATTGCCTAATGGAATCAATTTGATGTAACTGTTTGGCAACACAGTTGGTGCGCCGCCGGGTGCCGCCGAATATAGGAACTGTGGTGTGATTGCTGTGGCAGCATTGGTTTTCATAATGCCTTTGAGAGTGATCACAAGGTTCTCAGTGGCCGACGTTGATGCTCCAGTTACCACCAATGCTGTGGTTGATGTGCCGTAGATTCTGCTGACAGCAGTCAATGCAACACCTGTGGATGTGGTAACATCTGCAGTGTATGTAATACTGGTCAACGCACTGGATGCATTGAACAACACGGATGTGGTATGACTGGTAGTACCAGCTGCTCGAGTGATATAATACACCGCTTCAAATTCGTATGTGGTTGACGCAGCAAGACTCACTGCACTTGGAGATGAAAATACTGCTTGTGCTGATGTGGTGTCAGTCAACGTGTTGTTGGACACTTGCACTCGTAAAAATTGACTTTGCAACTGCCCGCGCTGGCTGGCTACTGGTGTTGCGTAAAACACTGTGCCGTCATATTCAAATGCACCGGCTATTGGAGTGGTCAGCAATGATCCAGCTGTAAAATCCAATGCTGCCGCTGATGTTGTGCCGGCGCTGGGATACATGTAACCGTTGATGTTTAGGCCACTGATATTGCCTGTGGCAGTGATCAATCCACCAGTGGTCAAGTTGCCACCAACTACGTTGCCAGTAGAAACTACTCGGCCGCCTGTGATCAAGTTGCCACCTGCTGTGTTGCCAGTAGCAGTGATATTACCAGTAGAAGTTACTGTGGTAAAAGCAGCAACTTTGCCTGCGCCAGTTGCGGTAATATTACCTGTAGCAGTAATGTCATCAGTGTTGATGTCAGCACTGGTAAAGTTGGTCAGCGCACGGTTCAAGTCAAACAGTGTGATGGTACTGCCGCCATCAGATGTGCTAAATGCAAACTCATAATAACCTGTGGCACCAAATGTAATGGTATTGCTCACTCCAGATGTGCCAGGGCTGATGCCTTGAATACCACTCAGCCCCAAACTCACCGCAGCCGGCAGTGTGAGAGTGTGTGCAATGTTGGTGATATTAAACTGTATACGCATGTATCCATACTCGCCCGATATTGGAAAATTTTGGAATGATAAACTGATGCTGCCAGTGGTAGATATAGTTTGATAATGTCCTGTTGCGTAATTAACAGTGAGAGCACCCGAAGTACCAGTTATAGCTACTTTAGTGGCTGCAAAGTCTTTTATCAGGGCAGCATACAACAGATTGCCACCCATATTGTTGTCCAGGGTTTGTCCAGTTAAGGCTGCTTTAAGAATTGCTTTGGCTTGGAGATCGTTAAGTTCGTCTTCAGCATACTGGAAATTCTGCTTGGTGTTGGTAAAGTTATCGCGGAATCCTTGACTGTTGTTGTCTTGTCCAGCTACAGGATATGATCCGTCAATGTTGTTTGGGTTAATATTACTTGCCATTTTTTGTCCTTGTTAAGCCAAAATATTGGCTTTGGGAAATACGAGATATTTATCTGAGCGGTCTGACGGATCGTACATATCCACTGGTTCGATAAATTGCAAACTACCTTGATCAAATATTGTTTCTGTGCTAACCACAGTGGTAGCAGTGATCAAAGGCAGCCATTTTACATAGATTAGATCCTGCGGTGCATTGCCAGGTCTATAGAGGTATGTGCCACCAGTGTATTTTTGCCCTTGCGTGGTGGTCACATAATCATTGGTCACAGTTTGCGTGTATTCTGTTAGGTTTACAATGTAGTTTATGGCTTCGGCATTCATGACTCCGGTAGCAGTAACCAAATTTACTGTGGGCCCACCTTGAACATTGCTAATTGCAAATCGATTGTTGCTTGCGTCTATTGACACAATGTAATACAGTTGATCACTGCTGATGCCGCCAATCAACGTTCCGGTAAAATAAATTTGATAATTTATACCAAGCAACCCAATGCTACCAGTGGTAATCCAATTTCCAATGCTGGTGGTTGCTGTACAAATTATATCTCCGCCGGTATTTTCAAGATTCACAGTGTACATGCTCATACGGTCATTGCCATAATTTGCAGTCATGGTGCCTGCCGCTGTGCTCAACGTCACAGCAGTACTGGATCCTGCTGTGGCTGTAACTGTAAACGCTCCATAATAAACAGTCATAGATCCCGAAGCTGAACTCAATCCCAATGCTGATCCGCCTAGAGTTTCACTGACTACAATTGTGGTTGCTGTAGGAACGTCAACCACATAATAGGGTTTGGGCAGTCCAGTGGCGGCGTATCGAGAAATATTTCCAAAAACTGTGCCGCTGAACCAAACTTCATCACCTATTGCAAACGGAGTACTGCTAGACACAGTGATTCGATTTGACCCTGTTAAAGTAGCACTAGCGGTAACGTTGCTCACAGTTCTTACATAGTATACCTCTGTTTGTGCATTGCTATTTTCATTGTCAATGCCACCAAACGTGGTGCCAGTGAACCACACTTTGTCTCCAACTGTCATGCCTAGTGTACTGTCGCAAGTAATTACGTTTGTGGAGGCAGTTGTGGCTGTGCAGGTTTGTGCATATCCTTCATTTACCAATGGACCATAGTCATAAGTTCCTGGAATGGCCACAGCTGAGCTTGCGGCGCTGTCAAACCCTTCTTCGTCAAAACTGTCAATGTTGTTGGACCAAGCCTGGTTGAGATCACTGTAGTTGCTGCCAGGTGATCCACTGTAGCCTTCTTGTTTGACAAATATTATTATGCTGCCATCTTCCAAATACACCTCAGCATCAGGCGCAGGGAAGCTGCCAATTATGACTTCGGTAGTACCATCTATACCACCTAGGGCGTTGATTTCGGCCAAGGTGCGACCGTTAACATCTGCAAATGCCAGTTCAGTTGCGCCGTTCACTAGACCAAGATCAGTAAATCCAGTGGTGTTCACACGATCAAACGTGGTAAGATTTGGTTGCGGAGTCCAGTCTTGTGTGGTAGTGTCCCAGTTACGGCTTAGTGTTGCATCAAGCTCATATCGATCAACTTTGAAATCAATTTTGTTCAGTTGATTGCCAAAGTATTCTTCAAGGTAATATGCAATTTGTTTGCTGCGATTTGGTTTGGCATAACAGATCACCCAGGCAGGTGTAAATCCCAACACACGACCATTGGATTGTTTGGAAGTCATCCACAGTGGTAGTTTGGTAGAAATTTGCCCCACAACATCAATCACTTGATCTCTCATGTTGATCAAACTGTTGGGATACACTGATGTCAATTGTGTGCTGCCATCTAAGGGATCTATAATAGCATACGGCAGTGTTACTATCTTGTTAACACTTTGTCCACTGGCATTCACTAGATTGTCAATAATTTTGCTGTAAACCACTTCGTATACAACTTCACCAGTGACTGGATCAACTGCTTGTGCAGTAGAAATTTCACCAAGCACTAGATTTTTCCAATAGTGATTTAAATACAGACTTTCCACATAAGTTGAAAAACTGTCAGGAGCAAGTCCAAATGCATGTTCGTATTTCACACGAGTGCTAAGTCCAAAGTTAGGATCGTCTGGGCGAAATATATAGTCAGGAACAAAAATATCTGTATTGGTCAGCAGTTGTCTGAGTAACGCACGATCATTCTGTGGAGGCATAGCCAACACAAAGAGATTTTGGTAGGGTTTGTTGTACTCTCTTATCACTCGAACTGTGAATGTTTTAAACACAGAAATCACGTCTCTTGTGCCAGTGGGTGCCATGACTACTGAGAGGTTTGCTCCTGATCCTGCACCTGTTATTGTGAATGTTGCTGGGCTAGTATATCCAGCACCTTGTTCAGTAATTGTCACAGCAGTAATTGCTCCTGCGCTTGCAGTCAGTGTACCTTCTGCTTGAACCGCAGTGGCACCAATTGGAGTACTAAATTCTATAGTTGGCGAACTGTAACCAATGCCGCCGCTGTTGACAATAACTTCACTGACTTTGTATATAATTTGTTCAGTGTCTTCAGCATAGGCATTTACTGTGAATGTAAACGAGCTGTCCCAAGTGGTTTCTTGAGTGCCTGATATGGTGCTTTGGCTGCGATCAAATGTGGTTTCTCCTAAGTCAATAGCAAACGTATTAAATGTAACACGGCCTGCTATTTCTCCTGACGGCAGCAATACTAGACCTTGTGGCAACTCATTGAATGCGCCACTCTTGAGTCTGTACAGTAGTTCTACGCCACCACGATTCACAGCTTCAACTTTGAGCAAGCTGGTTGATCCATTTTCTATTGATCCAAGATCGCTTGGAGTGAGCCAGGTAACTTCGGCATCAACTGCTCCTGAGATAGTGAGTGTAAATGGATATAACTGACTTTGTGGAATGTCAACTGGCACGCCTTTAAGTTCGCCAGTGGCAGTTGACAGCGTAATGGGCGATCCAACAATGCTGGTAGCAATTTGGAAAGTGGTAGTGGTTGGAATGGCCACAACATAATATGTGGTGCCAGCAGTGATTCCGCCAAAACTGGTTCCTTCAAAAACCACTTCGGCACCAATATAAAAATCTGCTCTTGCAGTACTGTTGCAAGTTATTATGTTTGTGCCAGCTGTGGTTGCTGTGCAAATTACACTTTTTGCCCGTACCTGAATATTAAAACTGTAGGTTACTTCTGTAACACCTTGATCAGGAATAAAGCCATAATACCATCCTGAGTTTGGATCCAATGTCAATCCTGGTGGTAGTCCAAACCCTTGATTGACCGAAATGACGTAGTCAAGTTCGTCTTTGTCGTAGTCTTGTCCAATGAATCTGTATGCATAGTAATTGTCTCCTCGAGCAATGCCAAGATCGCTAGGATCATAATTCAACAAGAACGGAGCACGTTCGGGAGTTTCATCAGCAGTAACAAACACCGAGTCAGCAGTAATGTATGTGTCATCAGCCACAAGGTCTTCACGATTGTAAACAAATATAGTGAATGTTCTTATGTTGCTGGTTTTACCATCAGTGATTTCCAATGTAAATTGATAGTTACGACTCACTGCTGCACTGATAAAGTCAAAAGGTACTGTGGCTATAGGTGTGAGGTCGTATCCTGGAGTTTCGTCTTCGTTGGGTGCAGGTGCAATATATCCTGAAATCAATCCACTGGTGCTCAGTCGCAATCCTGGCGGCAACTCACCAGCAATTTTTCTAATTATCACAGCCTCATTGTTATCAGTAGTGGTGTATTCAATTTGCAATTCAACTCTATCGCCATCATAGTATTCACCAACCACACCGTTGATTGGAGTGCTGGTCATTGACTGGCTGATACTAACTGCGTAGGTACCAGTTCCGCCCACACCGTTGATTAGCCCAATGATAGTGGTACCTACTTCGATGCCAGGCCCTTTGAGACTCATGCCCAGTTGCACAGTTCCAGACACCAATGAAGTAACGTTTAGTGTGGTTCCTGAAATGCTGCCAATAAAGCTCGCAGTATTATTGTCTGCAAACGCACCAGCAGGAGTCACAAACTCTGGAATATCATTGCCACTCACAGTAATTTCAAACGTTCGATCTGCAATACGGTCAGGAACTTCGATGCCGTTTACCATTTTTTCTGTATATGCTCTTAGCGTAAATTTACTGGTAACATCCTCGTTGACTTCTGTAGGAACACCTTGTAAGCTGGCAACAGCCTGCGGAACTCCAGCAATCAATCCAGTGGCACTGCATTGAACACCTGCTGGCAGTGTGCCAGCAATCATTCTGTAGTACAATGGTTTGTACAGTCTGGCTACCAGCAAGCCAGTAGCAGTGGTCAATGCTACAGCAGTGGTGGCAGTGGCAGTGGTTGCAACAGAAAATTGTGTTGCGCTGTTGATTGTAAAAACATAGTATTGTGCCAGTTGCGTCAACCCACCAAAACTAGTACCATTAAAAACAATAACCTGACCAACTATCATACCAGTGGTGCTGTCGCAAGTTATGAGATTGGTAGTAGCTGTGGTAGTAGTACAAGTTATTGGGTCGCCCACTGGTGGTGTGGTTGCCCGCATGGACTGCTGGTAAAATACACCTTCGGGTATGACCCCTAGGTCGCCTGCTGGAGTGATCCAAGTTGGTTGTGCCATATGTTATTTCTTAAGCTATTTGGTCCCAAGCAGACCCGGTCCATAATCTCAAAGCGCCAAAGCTGGTACTGTAATAAAGTTGGCCTGTAACAGGGCTTGCTGGATCGCTAGACGCAACGGGTATAATCATTCTGGATGTGGCCTGTACATTTCCACCGGTGACATTCCCAGCACTTGTCTCACCTGTGACACTTAGGCTAGTCAGTGTTCCTACAGAAGTAATATTGGGTTGTGCCGCAGTGGTCACTGTACCAGCAGTGGTAGCAGAAGTAGCAGAAGTAGCAGTGGTAGCAGATGACGCACTGGCTGCAAAAATAGCATTGGCTACTGATCCAGTAACATTAGCACCAGGAATGAAAGACAAGCCAGCGCCTGAGCCAATGAATAGAGCTGCCACTACGTTAGCAGAGGCTGAAATAGTAGTACCACTGATTACATTGGCGCCGGTGATATTACCAGTAGCGCCTGTGGTAACAAATCCGCCACCAGTGACATTACCAGTAACGGATAAATTGGCCAATGTGCCTAATTGTGTGATGTTGGTCTGTATTGATGTAGTTAGTAATCCGCTGACCTGGGTTGCTGAAACATTATTGGCAATCACATTTCCTAACGCTGACAAGTTGCCAGATGCTGAAACACTACCGCCGGTGACAATATTGGCACCATTGATGTTGCCAGTCACTAGCAAATTATTGGTTATTTTATTAAATTGCAATCCAGATGTGGCATTGGCTGTGTTGTTGTCATTGAACAGCACAAACGTATTACCGCCAGGTGCTGTCAAATTACCTGTGACGGTAGTAGCTATAATATTACCCACAAACAACGGTGCAATAACATTGGCAGCAGCAGAAATCTGACCAGTAGCGGTGTAATTGCCACCACTGATGTTTGCAGCTGAAGTAATGTTTCCAGTAGCAGTGACCAATCCCACAGTGGTTACATTACCACCAATCACGTTGCCTGTAGAGCTAAACACGCCAGATGAATACATGCTACCACCTGTAACAATGTTGCCACCAATCACGTTGCCTGTACTTGATACTACCCCGCCGGTGTTTATGTTGCCGCCGGTGACGTTACCTGTGGATGTGATTAGTCCACCTGTGGTTAAGTTTCCACCAATCACATTGGCTGTCACGCTGACAGTTGTGCCAGTGTGATTTGTAGCAGAAATATTTCCGCCAATGATGTTACCGGTAGCCGTGATCAACCCAGCAGTTCGTATGTTTCCTCCAGTTACGTTGCCTGTGCCAGAAATAGCGCCAGCAGCTTGCACATCACCTGTGGCGCTGACTGTGCCCTGTGCGTCAATGTTGCCCACAACTAAATTTCCATAGTTGTTGACAGTAACAACTTCACTGGCAATAGTAACTTGAACTGCGGCAATCAATTTGTCTGCAGAATTGTCGTAACCAATAAATGCTGATCTTTCAGCTGTGGTAAAATACCAAAGTTGTTCACCACGGTCCTTACCATCATTGGTTACCAATGGTTGATTGTTTGCAGCTCTACCAATACCAATGATTGGATCCTCAACTGCTAGAGTGGTAACATTGGTATATTCTGTGTCGCCTGACACAGTTAGGTTACCAGCAATTACTGCGTCACCGCCCACAATAAGACCCGCCGAAGTCACAACATTGGCACCATTTACATTGCCTGCGGTAGAAATATTGCCGCCAATTATGTTACCACTTATGGTAAACACATTGGAAGTCTTGTCAAAAGTCATTCCAGCACTGGCGTTGGCCAAACCATTATCATTAAAAAGAACTTGTGTGTTTGATCCAGCAACTGAAAGATTTCCAGATATGTTACCAACCACATTGCCAATGAAATTTGGAGCAGTTATGTTACCGCTTGCTGTTACAGTTCCACCAGTAAGCAAGTTGCCACCAGTGATATTGCTCACTGCACTCAACGTGGATCCTACCACCACACTGTTCACAATGTTTGCAGATCCCAACCCAATTATGTTGTTACCAGTGACGTCGCCTGTGGCACTAACTTGACCAGCTGTTCTTAAATTACCGCCTGTGACGTTGCCACTTGCGGATATAATAGTGCTGGTGATGTTGTTGGTTGAGCTGATGTTGTTGCCAGTTACGTTGGCATTGGCAACTATATTGGCGCCAGTTATGTCTCCGCTGGCAGTGATTGTGCCACCAACAGATATCAATCCAACAGTAACAAAGTTGGCGCCAATGATGTTACCTGTTGCTGATACAGTTGCACTGGTTGACAAGTTGTTACTGGTAATATTTCCTGATCCACCAAGCGCATTGCTTACCACCAATGAATTTAAATCACCAAGCGTGGTCAAACTTGAGTTGATCACGTTAGCACTGAGTGTGGTTCCTGTAAGCAACGCAGCATTTGAACTAACGCTGATGCCTGTTAATTGACTGCCGTTACCAATGACGTATGCACCTGTAACGTTGCCTGCGGCACTGATTGTGCCAGTGGCCAACACACTACCTGACAAAATTGCACTGTCACCTATTAAATTGCCAGATGCATTCACAATACCAGTGTTTATGTTTTGTGAAATAATATTGCCAGATGAAGAAACTACTCCAGCTGTGGTTAGGTTCCCGCCAACCACATTTCCAGTAGCAGTGAGATTGGCCAGTGTGCCAACTGTGGTAAAACTGGCCGAAGTTACGTTGGCACTGAGTACATTTCCAGTCAATAATGCTGCATTGGCCTGGCTAACCACACCAGTAAGTTGACTGCCGTTACCAATATAAAATCCGCCGGCGCTGATGTTGCCAGTGGCACTGATTGCTGAGTTTGCTAATAATGTGCCTTTTACTGTGGCACCTGTGCCCGAAACAACCAGCACGTTTGCAACGTTGGCTGCACTCACACTAACTGTTGAATTTTCAACAATTTGAATGTTTGAAGTACCGTTAGCAATGCCCGAAATACCACCAATATTGTAGAGTTCTGTAAAATTGTCATTGACAATTGTGAACGCTGTTCTCAGTGGTGATCCGGTGCCGTCGTTGGCAGTATTGCCAGTATCAATAAATTGTTGTGCCATAATCCAGTCCTAGTAAGCTATTTACCAAAACTCTGTGCACCGCTAAATACACCAGCTCGGAGTAAACAATGTCATATATCATCAATAACAGCAGAGGACAAACAATTGCTGTGGTCCCAGACGGCACTATTAACACCACTAGCACTAGTTTGAATCTAGTAGGTCGTGCTGTGTCTAGTTATGGCACGGCAGAAAACGAAAACTATGTGTTTTTGTTGGAAAACTTTGCCAATGATACTGGACCATTGCAACCAATTTTAGGACAACTTTGGTACAATTCCAGTACTGATGTTATTTCTGTATACAGTTCTGGCAATACTTTCACTGCATTGGCCAGCCAAGATTATGTGCAAGCTCAAAAAATCAGTCCTGCTTTTACTGGAGTTCCCACAGCACCCACAGCCGCTGCCGGCACAGCCAACACACAATTAGCAACCACTGCATTTGTTTCCAACAGTCCACAATTAAGTGGCGTGCCCACTGCTCCTACTGCTGCGGCTGGCACAGCAACCACACAGATTGCAACCACAGCATTTGTTTCCAACAGTCCACAATTGAGTGGTGTGCCCACAGCACCCACTGCCTCATCGGGTACAGCAACCACACAGATTGCAACCACAGCATTTGTAACTGCTGGACCAGCCTTTGCAGGCATACCCACTGCACCAACACCAGCAAATGTGTCTAACAACACTCAATTGGCTACCACTGAGTTTGTGCAAAATCAAAAAGACAGTCCAGCGTTGGTTGGGATTCCCACTGCGCCTACCGCAGCCGCTGGAACCAACACTTCGCAGTTGGCCACTACTGCTTTTGTTCAAGGCGAAAAAGTAAGTCCAGCATTTTTGGGAGTGCCCACAGCACCAACCGCAGTGGTAGGCACAGCCAACACTCAATTGGCCACCACTGGGTTTGTTTACAGTGTAACTGGTAACTTGGGAACAGCCAGTCAGCAAAATGCCAACGCTATTGCAATCACTGGTGGAACAATAACAGGTATCACTCCACTGGCTATTATTGATGGCGGCACCGGCGGAAACACTGCTGCCACAGCTAGATCCAGTTTAGGACTTGGATCAGTATCACAACAAGATGCCAACGCAGTTGCAATTTCAGGTGGCGAGATAACTGGCATTATTGACTTGGCAGTGGCCGATGGCGGCACTGGGGCAAGTACCGCAGCTGGCGCCAGAACCAATTTGGGACTAGGAACAATATCCACACAAAATTCCACTGCTGTAAACATCACAGGTGGTACAATTACAGGCATCACTCCATTGGCCATAAGTGCAGGTGGTACTGGGGGATTCGACGTTGTTTCTGCTAGAGACAATCTTGGACTTGGTACTATTGCTATTCAGCAGTCCAATGCAGTTGCAATCACTGGTGGTGCAATTGAAGGTGTAACCATACAAAGTTTAGCAACACCATTGCCTATTGCCAGCGGCGGAACTGGTGCAACCAGTAATGTTAATGCTCGAATTAATCTGGGTCTTAACAGCATGGCCACACAGGCTTCTGACAATGTCACTATTACTGGTGGTCAAATAAGCGGTATCAGTGCTATTGCAATTGTATCTGGCGGAACTGGCGCAACCACTGAGGTGCAAGCCAGAACCAATTTGGGCCTTGGTACCATGGCCACTCAAAATTCGTCAAACATCACCATCACTGGCGGTACCATCACAGGCATCACTCCGTTGTCAATTGCACAAGGTGGCACCGGTGCATCAGACTCGGCCGGCGCTAGAAGTAATTTGGGATTGGAAACTGGTGCTACCACAAACGTAGGCACCATGGCCACTCAAAATGCCAATGCAGTAACTATTGAAGGCGGTTCTATTACTGGTATCACTCCATTGACAATTCCCAATGGCGGTACCGGAGCGTCCACAGCAGGCAATGCTAGAGCAGCTCTTGGCATTCCTGATTTCCCACTGTCTCTTCTAAATGGTGGTACAGGTGCCACCACTGCGGCCGGTGCAAGAACTGCATTGCAGTTAGAGTCTGGCGCTACTACTACAGTAGGGACAATGGCCACTCAAAATGCCAATAGTGTGGCCATCACTGGCGGCTACATAACTACATTGACTGCACCAATACCTATCGAATCTGGTGGAACAAATGGAGCCACAGCAGCAGCCGCAAGAACAAGTCTAGGGGTTCCTCCATTAACTAGAGCTATCAATACAGGCAATGGGCTGGCTGGAGGCGGCAACTTGGCATCTGATCTCACACTCAGTATTGCAACAAACAGCAATGGCTATGGTGTAAGATACATTTCGTTTGATCTTCCAACTGGTGGTAATGACGGCGACGTTTGGTATCAAATTTAATATATGGCAGAAGTAATAAGAGAAGCAGGGTACACTGGGTTTGTCCAGAGATTGACCTGGGTGCATGGCAACGCTGTGCCTGTGACTGCATACTTGTGGGGCGGTGGTGGTGCAGGCGGCGCTAGGGCGCCAACTGGGTCATTTACAACCAGTTATCAAGGCGATATTCAGCAGGATCCTTGGTTTGGTCCACTGATACCAAATAAATCTGGTTATTATGAACTTGGTTATAACGTTTTTAACGAAGGACCAGAAACCTATTACCCAATAGCATGGGTTGTGGTAATAAATGGAATTATAGTTTATGGTTCTCCAGTTCCGCCACCGCCACCTGCACCAAATCCAGCCAGACTTAATAATCCACCACCCACAATCCTGGCTAACCCAACAACGTTTCAAGGCGTAACAATATACACACAAAATGGAGTACAGTCTCCGTATTTTGTGAAAGTTTACGATTTTGATTATACCACGTACACAAGTGGCGCAGCAGTAGGCGGCACCGGCGGCGGCGGTGCGTATGCACAGGTTAATTTTACCATCAACGAAGGTGACATACTTGATGTTGCAGTAGGACAAGGTGGTGGTGCCGGCGGCGTCACTGCATTGGCCTCTGGAATAACACCAGGCGGCGAAGCTGGTGCTGGTTTACTTACATCGAGTCTTTTTAACACTGTTACTAACACTGCCTCCCCACCTGTTTATCGTGAATTCAGTCCGACCTACTGCACATTTTTAAACAATTACGGAGTTTGGGTAGACCCGCCTTCGGCATCAGTGTTTGACAGAACATATACCGTGGCATTTCCGTCGACTGGCAACTATCAATTTACCATATGCTCTAATGGACGAGCAGATTTTTATGTAGATGGTGAATTTGCGGCATTCAGTTATGATCCACAAATTCCCTGGACTGTGGGAGTTATTGTTACAGCTGGCAATAGAACTATTAGAATAGTGTCAACTGCTGCTACCGGCAAACGAGGCGCCGTTGCATTAGTTATTGGATCTGGTGTTAATTATGCCGGTGCCCGGGGCGGTGATGGAATAGCAGGTGGTGGCGGAGCCGGGGGTGGCGGCGGCGCTACAATAATTTTAAAGAATGATGTGATAATTGGTGCAGCCGGTGGCGGAGGCGGAGGCGGAGCTGGTGGTATCACCAGTGCAGGTGCTAGTGCTCCGGGCGCACGCGGTCAGAATGCCGCAGGATTTTTTGCTGGTCAAAATGGCACCAGCAGAGTGTATTATAATGGCGGTGGCTGCGGCGGAGGCGGTGGCGGCATCACAGGTGGCCGTGGTGGTGCATCCCCAGGTGCAGGCGGCGACGGCGGCACATCAGGATCATTTGGTGGCAGCACTGGAATTGAAGTGCAAAATCCTTCGGGTAGAACTCCTGGTGGCACAACCAACATTTATTATCGAGCAGGTGTTGCATTAGGTGGACAGTCTCAAGCCGTTGTTGGCAATCTTGAAGGAAATGGCAGAAACGGCTATGCGGTATTTGTGTTTGAAGTGCCGGACATACATGTAAAAACTGCTGGCACATGGAATCCAGTGACCAAAACTTTTGTAAAATATACTGGACTATGGCGCTTGGCTAAGAAAAAATTTATAAAAATAAACGGCGAATGGGTACCAACAATTGCATCAACCAGTCCGGTGTTTGCAAATTATCTTGGCCTTGGAACAAATCCATTGCCAGCAGATTTTGAAGAATTACCACCACCTCCTCCACCAAGTGGCGGCGGAGATGGGTATGGCGGTTGGGACGGTGGTGGAGGAGGTGGTGGTGGCAAAGTGATCTGTACAGCACTGTACGAACTTGGCTACATGGAAAAAGAAATATTTGAATACGACCAAGCCTATGGTTTATGGTTGTATCAAAATGATTTTGTGTCTTATCGTGGCTACAGAGCCTGGGCTGATGTACTTGTACAATATGTCAAAGGGCAAGGTCGACCCATGTTGCCTAAATTGTTATTCTGGAAAACCGCTGATGAACAACAACGATTGAGTCAGCAGTTGGCCATATCACTAGCACGAGTCATCGGTGGCGCATTCTCTAAAGAAATTGCTCGACGTGCTGGGCACAACATTCCATTCAGCATTGGAGGATGGGCATGTGTGACTGTGGGTCTTGCAGTTAACAAAGCCATTGGTTATATTGTAAAGAAAATTAAAAAGACCAGTACTATTGATTACAAGGAATAATATGTTTACCATACAAGAACTTACACAGAAATTTCATGCGCTTGATGACAGCACAAAAGACAAGGTGTTTGAACAGGTGACCAAGAACGCAGCTCAGTATAATGAAATTATACCCAACGTCCCATTATTTCTTTACATACTGCAAGGTGATGGTGGTGTTCCTGTGTGGGCCAAAAACAGTTCAATTCTGTTGCAGTATAAGGCTTGGGCATCAAACCCAAAAAATCGATCTAAACTGCAAAGCTAGATCCACAACCACAGGTTGAAGAAGCCTGTGGATTGTTGATTACAAAACTGGCACTCATCAAATCTTCTTTGTAGTCAATTGATGCGCCGTTGAGATATTGCATGCTCATAGCATCCACAACTACCTTGACTTCATCATATGCAAAGTCAAAATCATCTTCGTTTTTGGTTTCTTCAAATGTGAATCCATAACTGAATCCTGAACAGCCGCCGCCCTGCACAAACACTCTGAGCATGAGATTAGGGTTATTTTCTTCAGCAATCAGTTCGCGTAATTTTGACACAGCACCAGTTTCTAAATTCATTATAGTCTTTCGTTGCAAACGTCCCAGTTGATTATCTTCCACACGTTGTTGAGATAACCTTCTTTGTCCGCTTGATAATCTAACGCCCATGCATGTTCCCACCAGTCTACCAAACAGCAGATGTCTGTGCGTACAGCATGATTGGCGATGGTCTTGATGTCACCACCAGTACTCAAATACACCCAACCTGATCCTTGGATCTTCATGGCAGTTTCTTTGAACTGCTCCTTGAAGTCTTCCCAAGTTTTAAATTTTTCTTCTATCAACGCGAGTACTGCGCCGCGGGGACGGTTGGTAGCTTTAGGAGCCCTAAGCTGAGGGAAGAACTTATTGTGTAAAAAACTGCCAGCACGATTAAAATCCGCATTGCCTTCTCCTGCGTTGTAACGCTTTGCATAGCCTTTGGCCAAGTGGTCAAAGTGATAGTCTATTGTGGCTCGGCTCATCACAGGCTCAAGATCCTTGATGCCGTAGGGCAAAGGAGTGGTTTCCAGTTTTGCCGGACGTGTGCTTGCTTCTACAAGATTGATGTGATTGCGAATTTCCATAAACTTATTTATTTTGCAATGTCGGCAATTTCTGCAATCTCAGTTATTTCGCCAGTGTAAAAAAACACCAGTTTTTCGTTAGGGGTTTTATAACAACTTTTTTGTGGGTCCACCCAAGGTACTAGTTTTTCTAAATCCAGTGGTTCTTCAATGTTGTAGACCCATGCTTGTACAGGTTCGTTTTTCAATCTAACTGAATCTCTGTTCCACTGCCCCAACAACATGCCATAACTAAAACTCCACTCTTGTGGTTTTCGATGCACAAAATTTACTTTCCAAACTTCTGGATTGTATCTAATCAATGGCACAGTTTCTTCAGTGCAATGCACTTCGATGGTGATGGGTGTGGGTTTTTGTTCAGTCCAGTCTTTACAAAAACGACGCCACCAGGTTTGTATTTGCATGCCCGTGGCCAACTGTGTTTGTAAAAACTGAGGAATGTATTCTGGATCGTATTTGGTATGACGAACAATTGTACGGTCCAGGCGCATTTGTTGAGCCACATCATCAAAATGCATTTCTATTCCATGGTCAACATTGTCTAGTCCCAACATCTGTTCAAAATGTTCAGTTGACTCGATCAACGTACCAGGTCCCCATTGCGTAAAATTTGATTTAGGAGTACCGTACACAATTACTGGAATATTTTCAGCTGGCAATCCATTCAAGATCAACGCTGCCAGTCGATTGTTGCCCACAGTAACATCGCCGGTGTCACACATCACAAATGGAGGAAAGAAAAACTTTTCTCGGCGGTACTTGTATGTCATGTCGTTTATTTTGCTAATTTTTCTTGACGCATCAGCATCATCAGACTCTATTGCAGTTTTGACCACACTGTTGAAACAAGTTTCTACATATGAATCATAAAACGCCTGGGGAATCCCAGTCAAATAATACATTTTGAGATCAGGCATGGTTTCAAGCCAGCCGGTTCCATATTTGCGAACTATGTAGCTTGGACCGTTTTTTTGATCGGTAAGATATTGTATGCTTTCTTTTACTGACATTATTGTTCCCTCTTTGTTGGCATTAATCGATAACCTAGACCTTTGACAAATTCCCATGACATTGAGTCTGCTTCAAAGTCTTCTCGCATGGCTGTGCCACCATGCAGTTTGCAAAAACTATATTCTGTTGCGTAAAAATTCATTCCAGTAAAATAACTTATGTTTGCTAATCTTTCAAGCCCCAGGCCATGATTGTGAGTACACATCTGCCAACTGTGCCCGGCCACTATCCAATGTCTACAAGGCTCCGGTAACAAGGAAGTGTGATGTAAAAAATCAACATCATTGTTAAAAAAAATACTTTGTTCGTTGTCTAACAAATATCGTTGCACAAGATGTGATGTTTGCTCATGTTGTCCTGAACTTTTTAAGATATTTAATGCAACCCAAAGATCTGCGTCTGTTGGTGTTTCTGTTGGATTGTTTCGTAGATCATTATTGTAAGTCCAACAGTACCGCTGAAAAGTGTTACGCAGACTCCGATCGTTCCAGTCAAATCGATTGTGTGTTAGGCTGTTGACTATACATTTGAAATTGTATTCTCGCAACTGATGTATGAGATTTGCATAAAAATAGTCTTTAAAAAATTGCCCGCCTGCAGGCTCCCAACAATCCAACAAGATCAATCCATCTACAGTTGGTATTGTGTTGGTTTTTGAAACTATCATTTGCGTCTTGTGATACGACCTCGTGATAGATCGTATGGGCTGAATACAATTTCTACTCGATCGCCAAGAAGAACTTTGATGTTGTTGGTCCGCATACGCCCTGACAGGTATCCAATCACCACATTATCTATGCTATCTAATCTGATGCGAAACATAGCGGCAGGCAAAATCTCCTCTACTGTTCCTTCCATACTGATTGTTTCTTCTTGTTTGGCCATATAAGTGTTTACTTATTCGAATTTCAATTCCGCAGTGATCTTCTTCAGTCGATCAAAACGGAAACTGCGCCATTCTTGTTTTTCTAGGTCAAACACACGAAGGCTATGTGGATCAGGTTCCTTGCGCGGTTTTTTGCTTTCTTTAACAATACCATCCACTGGTAATACTGGAGTTATTGCAGCTGAGGGAATGAAATCCCAGTTGAGTGTGCAAAGCATTTCGCGATCGGTGCCATCTGCTTTGACAAAGGTCACTTTGATGGTACTTTTTTGTAGCAGGCTCTTGATCCAATCACGGATGATGGCCTTGTTGACATCATCTGCCTCTTGATATTGTGTGCCTGGCGCTCCCTTGAGCAGTCGCACCACTTCTTGTTTTTCCCATGTAGCCATATCCATTTGGAGTTCTCCTCTATAAGTTAATTGACGTTTTTTCTTCATGCTAAAAATTTTGTCAATGCCAGCACCACATTGGTACCACCAAATGCAAAGCTGTTGTTCAAACACACATCTTGTTCATGCTCAACAACCTCAGTTGGTAGGTACACACCTTCAGGAATTGCAGGATCAGGATCAGTTAGATTCCAATTGGGAATAATTTGATTTGTTTTTAGCACAGCCAAACAAGCCAGCAGTTCCATGGCTCCAGAGTTGCCCAACAAGTGCCCGTGCAGTGCCTTGGTTGAACTGATGGGAACGCCACTGCCAAATACTTTTTGTATACTACTTAATTCAACCAAGTCTCCAACAGGTGTGCCTGTGCCATGTGCGTTGATATAGGTCACACGACTTGGATCAATACCATTCAGTGCAGATTGCATGGCAGAGATCTGACCTTGTTCACTGGGCTTGGTTAGAGTTTCGCTGCCACAACTGATACCATATCCCACAATTTCTGCATGTATCACAGCATTTCGAACCAGCGCATGATCCAAACTTTCTAGAACATAAACAACACTGCCTTCGCCCAAGATGATGCCATCTCGTGTGGCACTGAATGGTGCAGACTTTGTGCCCATGGCCCGCATGGCCCGCCATTGGTCCACTAAAATGGGACTGAGGCAAAATTCGGCGCCGCCGGCTGCCATAACGCTGACCTCGCCATGTTTGATGGCTTTGTATGCTTCTCCAATAGACACACTGCTGGAAGCACATGCCGCTGTGTGTGTGAACACAGGACCTGTGATGTTGTCTTTTGACGCAATAAAACTGGCTGCGCCACTGCTCATTGATGATACCAAACTGTTTGGACGCACTCGACCTTTATCCTGGAATTCAAGAATGGTGTTGTTCACTTCGTAGGCAGCACCTGCGCCTGTACCAATGTAAACACCATCCACACTGGTTTTTGCATCTGCTTTTGCTTGTTGGTATGCCAGCATGGTGGCGCGAGCAAACAAACTTGTGGCCGCAGTATCATAACGATCAAATTGATCATTGATGTTGCTGTGTCCTAATCCAACCTTGGCAGTGTTGGCCTGGAGAGTTTCACTAAAAATGATGCCTGATGTTCCTGCATACATGGCAGCAACAACTTGATCATAACTATTGCCCAATGGAGTAATGCAACCCACTCCTGTAATAACTACTCTATTCATGTTTTGATCAGTCGAATAAATTGTGCCGCATAGTCAACTTCCCACCACTGCTCACGTTGATTCCACCGTTGTGGATTGGCATGATGATTGTTGTGCCATTCTCCAATGACTAGGGCTAGATAGCTATTTGAACTGGTATCCTTTGTGGCATGATTCTGATAGGTGGTCAAACCGTGAGTGTGACACACGGTGTTCACAAAACCCATGGCCAACAATGCTCCTGCATTAGCAATACTATAGCACAAAAACAATACGGGGTCAATGGCCAATAGCACCAATGCAAACGTCAAAACAATCAATGCGTAATAATTGTGAGTGAACTTCATCCAAGGATCTCTTAGATCTCTAATGCCATCCCACATGCTGAGATTGGACAAGTTCCAATTGAACAGTATCACATTGAGAATTCCAATGTCTGGAGCATGTGGATCTTGTGCAGTGTCTGTGTGTACATGATGGGCTCGGTGGATGATGGAATAACCAACTGGTGACCCAAAACAGGCCAAACAAGAACTCACACACAAAAATGCATGCCAAAACGGAGTGACTGTGTAACTGCGGTGTGAGAAGTATCTATGCAATCCTGCATGGTGTGAGATGAACAACAAAAAACTGTAAAAGAACACAAGGTATATTGCGTACCACCAATGCCATTGATATACCAATACTGGTATGCCCAGCATCGCAACAATCAATTGAACTGAGAGAACCTGTTTGGTTCTGTCAGGATCACCTTGCCAAATCATTTTTTAACACGATTGACCGGATCGTTCACAGCTTCGGTCAAACTGTCAATGATTTCTGCCAAGTTAGCTGGCTGACTCATGTCAGCAGAGTTTACTTTGATGCCAAGTTCATCTTCAACATCAAATATCATTTCAATCACAGACAGTGAATCAATCTTGGGATTGATATTTTGCAAGTCTGCAAGAGGTGCATCCTCTGCAAAGTTGTCAATGTCTAGATCGTACTGTTTTTTGCAAATCCTCAAAATAACTGTTTTGACTTCGTCGCGTGTCATGTTTTACCTTTCTATAATTTCATGCAAATTTTAACAAAAATACAAGATACTTTTTCTCATCCACAATCTCAACTTCTCGACTGTATCCATTCATGTGAGTGTCCGATGGCAACAACCGGATGCCGTATGTGTCCCGGAACCATGCTATTGTATCCATATCAGTTTTACAATGCGTTCTGCCTTCTTCTGACTGTCGACACTTTTGCATTCGTACCCAAAAGCCAGCATCACCTAGAATGGTGTCTAGTCTTTTTTCCGGCGTTGAATACAAGTCGTTGTTAGCCACGGCGCATGGTTGCTATATCATGTGCTTCTTCATTTGAGAAGATGGGCACAGCATTGGACTTGTGCATGGTACCCACACCAATCATCTTGGTGCCAGTGTACTGCGGAATTGCCTTGCTGGACACAGGGCCCAACACAGAGTCAGCACGACTAGGAATGTTGTGTCCTGTGGGACGGCCTATAGGTGTGCTCAATTTGTAGTCCAGTGCAGGTGCTTTCATGGCACGAGTGCGGCGCTTTTGGTCAGCATCCACTTCCCACTTCTTTTGCAGTTCTTTCCACGAAGCATCAAGCTCGCGGGCTTTTTTTGCTTCCTCGGCGTTGCGAAACTTGACTTTGCCTTTGCGCTTGCCGCCAAGACTGAGACTGGGGTGGTGGAGGTGCATGCTCATGGTAGGTCTTTCAAAGGTCGCTCAGGGCGGGTGGTACAAAATTCACAGGTGGGATCGTCACACTTGGAGTCAATCCATTCATTGATCACTGGATTGTAGTAAGCGTCATGCTCCGCAGAATATGCAGTGTCTTTTTCATCATTGATCATTTGCTTCTGGCCTTTCTACATGCTTCGCGCATGGCAGTTGAAAAATCAGGGCTGATTTCGCTCCAAGTGCAGTCAATCCTGCGTTCACTTGATTGCAAGGAATTACTCCACACAATAAAAACAAACATCAAAATGGCCAGAGCAACCACAGCCAGCATTATCAATGTGTCACGTATCATTTGCGTAGGAGTTCCATGGTGTACTCAACATCTCGCATGTGAGCAACAGGCTTGAGCCAGCCGTTGTTGATGCATTCTGCAATGACTTGTTTATATTGTGCAGGACAATGATTACTAACTTCAAATCCAGCCCTAGGCACTACTCGAATGCCATCGGGCGAGAATGTGAAATCTGAATCATTTTGACGCAGTGTTTTGTGGGGGCGGCTTGCAGAAATCTTAATCATGCATGCAGTATAGCATATCCTGATTTATTGGTCAATTACTTAAAAAGTATTAAGGCCATCAAAACCGCTTGCACAATGAATCCTGCACCCACTGTGATGATGTTGAGCATGTCTTTGAGCACCACTGCCCGTAAGAACAGCAGGACCAGGCCGGCCCACATAAACAGCACAATGTCCAAACTGGGTGTGCGATCACTAAGTCCGGTCATCAGCGCCAAAAGTGTGGGAATGGTTGCGGCATGAATCACAATGGCCGCTAGCCAACCTAGTGTTTCTGCGGAGATTTTTGGCAAGTGATCTTTCAGCCAAAGTTGCAGGATTTCGGCTGTGTGTTGCAAGTCAAATTTCATCGTTTATCTCCGTAAAAAATGTGTCGGCCAATCTTTTCAATACGCGGTTTGCCCCAGTTGGGATTCACATAGTCTGCATGATAATATAGGGCGTTTTTCAAGCCAGGCAATCGGAAGTTTTCCAACAGCACCTTCTTGGCCACTTCTTCGCTTTCGCGCCACAGTGGAGTATAAACTGCTCGTGTTTTGTGATTGGTTTCGCAGTACCAGGAGAACTGGCATACTACCTTTTCATAAAACACATTTTTTTGATAAACCACGCCACACACGGAATCAGGAAAACGTCCAGATTCCACACGGTTCATTGTGACTTGAGCCACTGCCACTTTGCCTTCAAAAGGCTCTGAGGCTGCTTCCCAGTAGATGTTACGGGTAAGGCAGTCCAGTTGTCGAGTGCGCTCGGCAGCAGACACATAGCCTGCTGGTAGATTTCCTGTTTGTTCGCGCAAGGCATCCAGTCGGCTTTGACACACTGCAATCACAGTGGCAACGACCAACCAGAAGCCTAGGGCTTTCAGGATGCGTGAGCTCCATGTGGCCCACCTGTTGAGAGAGATAGTTTTTTCTTTCATGGTAGTTTTACTTACTGGAATGGTTGCTATCACCGGAATTACCGGGCCAAAATGGTGCCGTTTTTAAACAAACGGCGCAGTTAACTATCAAAACTTGCAGACCGGTATTGGCAGCATCTTGTGCATGTTTCTAGCACGAATGTCTTGGTACCGCTTGAGTTTTTTTCTATCATCTGCTGACAATTTGGCGCTGCCAGGCATGTCGGAGTCCACAGCCTTGCATCGTTGCAAAAAGTCCAAGGCCATCATGCGCTCAAGATCTGGGTAGCTCATGCCCAGTTGACCTTCGTCTGTGCGCCCATCATCCCACAAGCCGTCGGTGGGTGCGGCATCAATGATTTCTTGTGGCAGCCCAAACTCTCTACCCATATCCCATACTTCTGTTTTCATGCAGTCGCCGATGGGGCTGATATCCACACCACCATCACCATACTTGGTAAAGAAGCCCACACCAAAGTCTTCCACTCGGTTGCCGGTGCCTACTACAATACCACCATGGCATTGTGCAATTTGGTACAAGGTCATCATACGCAATCTAGCACGTGAGTTGGCAAAAGCCAGTTCAACTTGTGATGCATTTTCTGCATCACAAAATGGCACAGTTTTCTTTTCAAACGCAGAGAACACAGACGTCAAATCCATGCTCATGTGTGTGACGTTTTTGTAGCGTTCCATCAACCAGGTAGCCTGCATTGAACTGCGATTGTCCAGCTTCTTGTTTTGGCGGATGGGCATTTGCACCACAATGGTTGTGAGTCCTGTTTCGGCGCATAATGCACTCACAACAGATGAGTCAATCCCACCTGAGATCCCTACAACTAGTGTAGAGATCTTGTTTTTTGTTGCGTATTGTCGGATCCATTTTACAATGTGCTTGATACGTTGCTTTGGTGTTACCATTTGACCTCCGGCTTGGGCATTGCTTTTAGTTTGTTCCATACTTCTGCTTTTTCCTTGCATTTCTTTTCCAGCTTGCGATAGCGTTCTCCCAGTCGGCGCAGATCATCCCACTCTCGTTCCAGTTCAGGATTTGGTGTGAGAATGTTCAGGCGTTCTTCAACCTTTTCCATCCAGTCTTTAAGACTCTTGCCATTGATGTCAAGATCAGCTTTGTCCCCTCTAAGACTCATCTTGCCACCTTGTTCAATCGTAGATCCTACTGCACTGTAATTTGCACCAATTGTAAAACTGCCTGTGGTTGTGTTGTTTGTGGTCCAAACAGTGTTGGAGCCAGTGGCACCGTTGAGTCCACCAATGGTGTATCCGCCAGTGATGTTGGTGGTATCACTTATGATTACAGTTGGCATGGTATTTGCATCAAATGCACTTACCAATGGGGGAATAGCACCGTAAGAAGGGTCGGTTGTTAGGTCGTTATATTCGTATTCTTTGAGGTTGAGGTTTACCCAGTCGTTTTTATAAGTTGCCATGTTCCGTCTTTGTTGTCAATCCACTGAACGGTGTCGCCTACGGCCCAGCCTAGTTCGGCGCACAATTCAGTGCCAAGATCCAACAACAGTTCTTCAGGGTTGTTGGGATCCTCAATTACCTGTACAGTCCTAGTCATCATTTTTGATGCCAAACAGTTGCAGTAGGTTCACAAAAATGTTGATGAAGTCCATGTACAATGTGAGCGCACCTAAGATTTCTGCAGGTGTATCTGCGTCATCTGTGGATACCATTTCACGGATTTGTTGTGTGTCGTAGGCTGTGAGGCCCAGGAATATAATGATCGCAATGGCAGAGATAACCATGGTCATCACTGAACTGCCAATAAAGATGTTCACAATACTTGCAATGATTATGGCAACAAGTCCTATGATCAAAAATTGCCCAAAGCTCTCCAAACTGCGTTTGGTAAAGTATCCGTAAAAACTCATGGTAGCAAACAGAATGGCACTTGAAGCAAACGCCATTACCAAACTACCTGTGGTATAAACATGCACAATGGCGCCCATGCTCAGGCCCATTACACCTGCGAATCCATGCAACAGTCCCACAGCCACTCGGTGTGGTGGGTTGTTGGCCAGTGCATAACTAACTCCAAATACTGCTACCAAGGGCAAGAACAGCGTGATCCATTTCATCACTCCAGTGAAAAAGAATGCCATTGCGGCTGGACTGGATGCTACTAATCCAGCTACTACGGCACTGGTCACAATGGCCATGAGCATATGATTGTACACACGCAACATGGCCGAATTGACTTCACCTGCTGTTCTGTAAGATGTTTCCTGTATGGTTGCTTCGTACATGATGTTCTCCTCGAAGTTTACTATAATGGTGAGCCCGAGCAAATTTGTTTTGAATCAATTGCTCGCGTTGCTCTCGGGACATAAACATGGGCCAAGATTCCTCATGTGGTTTATGTAATTGCTGTTCCTTATCCTTGGTCATTTTGCGGCTAGTGCTTCTTTCTCAGCGGTAATTTCTTTACGGCGCTCTTTGATGGCTTTGCTCATCTCTTGCAAGGCCTTGCGGGCACGAGCGGCAGCGGCTTTCACACCCTTGCCAGTAAATTTTTCGTTCTCTGAAATATAAGTTTCGAAAGCGGTTTTGAGTTGTTCATGATTGGTCATAGATGTTTCCTTTGTAAAATACTAATTATACATTGTGCGTCTCACAATGTCAAGAAAAACTTGGAGTTTTGGCACTCCACCTAGATGTAGATGTGGCGCCGGTTCCAAGTGTCCCATACTGTCACTGCGTCCCAATTGTGTGTCCACGAAATTAAAAATCTATCAAACGCTTGTTGATGATGTAGCATCATTCGATTGCCTGACACGGTGGCGTGATCAACTCTATGTTCTTTGATCCAAGCCTTGAGCTGGCTTTCTGCTTGATTGTTGTTTCGTACAATCACAATGTACAGCGGTTCGGCTGTACGAAACTGAGTTATAGACATTTAGTGGATTATGGCACCTTTGGGAATTTGCGGTGCTAGGCGTTCAACAATATTTAATTGCGCGGCAATCTCACCAAAATTTTCTTCTATTTCGATGCGCTCTGAATCATGTTTGCTGGCAGTTTCATCGTCTACACCCATGAGTCTCATAGCGGCACCCACATGCATGGTTCGTCGGCCATTAACATACAGCACTGCCATGATCTCCAACAGCATGTTCTTTGCATAATGGTAGACTTTGTCGTCTTCGTCTTGCATAGTATTAATTAGCACAAATAAAAAAAAGCGGCCCAATTCGAGCCGCTGTTTTTGTGCTGTGTACTATCAGGCTTTGGCAGCCTCAACCAATTGCTCGGCAGTAACAGACTTGGTGGCTTTGGCTTTGACACCTTTAGCAGCCACTTTGACTTCGCCTTTCTTGGCGACTTTGGCACGTTCGGCCAGCTTGTTGGCTACCACGTAGCCGGCATCACCTTCGGTGATACCCAGGGTCTGCAAGTGTTGCAGAGCTTCTATCTTGGTCATTGCACGGGGCAACTCAACCAAGTTGATCTCAGTGCATCCAGCCTTGTTTAGGATCTTGATGCGGGCTACCAGGTCGTTTGCAAAACGAGCCTTAACGGTGCCATCGGCGTTGATTGCGGTACCAGCCACGGTAAAAGTTTTTTCAGTTGCGGACATAATGTTGCCTTTCAAAGTTTACTTACAGAGTTTAAAAAATGTTTTGCATCGCTGCTCAACATATCAATATTATAGCAAAAGAGCAGATTCTGGTCAACCACTTTTGCAATAATTTTGATTTGATTTGCCCAAATCACTGGGCCAGTTCCTTGCTTTGGGTTTGGATGGTTTGCACACCTTTGTCAAACATTCGAGCAATGCCCGAAAAGCCGACAGCACTGACCACCAAGCCTAAAATGAATCCAATTATGAGTTTGCTCATGATGTTTCCTTATACAATTTTAACACGGTTCAGTTGAGTTTTACCATCGCGGTAGCCCTTGACAGTACCAGTAATGGTATGACGATCACCGGCCTTGAGTGCGACCTTGTAACTAAAGAACACCGGCTGATCAGCGTCATTCACAGCATTGACCCAGTAGATGTTGAAGTTCTGGCTGTAACTGGCACTCACCACTTCTACATCCATGCCTACCTTGTCACCCACGGAGCCAACTGTGCCACCAGTTGCTTTCTTCAAGCGGGCTTGCTGTTCTTGACGAGCCATACTGCGCAGATGGCTTTGGGGCAAGCAGGCAATCACTGCCAGTTCATATCGATGTTGTTGCGGAAAGAAGCGATCTGTTACTGCCAGCACCTTCTGAGTGGATTGATCAAAGTCATTCAGCTGACCCTTGAGCGCACGGAAGGTAAGATCATTGCGCAGGAAATTCTGGCACTCCGCACCTTGTGCAATATCTTCTGGCAACAGGCATTCAGGGTGATGCAGGAATTGCAACATGACATCACGGTTACGTGGCGTGGTACTCAGCACTTCGCCTTGCTCACCCATGATGTTGCGACCCTCTTTCAGGTACTCACCATTGATGCGTTGAGCGGCACAGGCAGCGGCCCACACATTTTCTACAGCATAGCCAGGATGCCCGCCACCGGGTGTGACTTGCACAGAACGGCGTGCGCCACGACGTGGGCGAAGCTCATCAGGGGTGTCATCATCAGCATGACCTAGACGTTGCACTTCTCGAGTGCTCCAGCCAGTGACGTCAATAAAACCTGCCATCATGTTCTGCTCCTTAGCAATAAAAAGGTGTGCGGAAACCCAGGGCGGAGTACACACATTCGCGCACAGCAGTGTCGGTGGCTTCGCCAAATTCTGCCTGCTCACTCAATGCACACAAGGCACGATAAGTCTGGGGCCAGGTGAGTTTGTTTTCACGAGCCGACACAACCACGGCATGAACTGCGGCGTTGCCAAGTTCGGTGAACATAGCATAGTCTTTGATGCCGCCTGTCAAGTTGTATTCAATTTCAATTTCCATTTTGAACTCCTTTTTGCTTAACATGTCCATATTATAGCATTTTGGCAATTATTGGTCAACCGTTTCTGCCTGCAGAGCCTCGCTCAACAGAGTTAGGCGCTTGCTAAGGGGGTGGGTGTTTTCGTATGTAGTACCAACATACCACACGCCATCTTTCATGATGTAGTAGAACTCAGCACCACACCCATCAGCCTGCTCAAGGAACTCTTCAAAGGTGTCGGCTACTTTCCACTCACAGCCAGTCTCGCCGCGATCGCGACCGTAAAAGGTGCACCAGCCTTCGCTCTTGACCAGTTCCATCAAGGCCAATTTGGCTTCACGCTCAGGGTCATCTTCTTTGATCTCAAACTGGGAGAACGGATGTGCTTGACCTATCACTGGGCCCAGGCTTGACATGTCACCCAGAGACACCAAGTGGTTGGCGCGAGCACTATCATAGTGATTTTGTAGGATCTGACCATTGTGCTCTAGATAGCCGTCCCAGTGACAGTAAATTGATTTGACTTTGTCACCGTGCATAACACCAATTCTTGAACGTGTACCCATTTTGGACTCCTTTGTGTTAACTAGTCTCTATTATAGCAAATTGGGATTTTTTGGTCAACCAAATTCATACATGTGCTGGGCCATGCTGGGATCCAATTGAACCAGGGCAGTTGCGGCCGCATTAAGCTCGCGATAGCGTCGATTGACTTCTGCACGAGGCAGTTCACCGTCACAGCTGAGATTCTCAGGGCTAAGAGCGCAGTCAATCATTTTGGCCACTCGCAGGCGGCCTGCCTCAGTTTGAATTTCGTACAAGGGTTCTGTACGCTGACCTCGGAACAAGGCCTGGTATTTGTTCTGACGATCAATGTAGGCTTGCAGTGCTTTCATCTTGGCTCCTTTGTGTTAACTAGTCTCTATTATAGCAAATTGGGATTTATTGGTCAACCAAAATAGTTGTCAACGGCACCTTCAATGCCTTCCTCAAAGGTGTCCGAATAGTAGCCTGGGATGTCTTGCTCAAAGAAGGCTTTTAGTTCTTTCTTGGAGGGAGTCTTGCCTGTGAGTTCTTTGGCATACTCTTTGACAGCTTCGATAGCAGACTTAGGTACAGTGATAGTGATTTCCATTTGCGGCTCCTTTTGCGTTAATATGTCCATAGTATAGCAGATCGGGAATTATTGGTCAACCCAAAAAAAAGCCCTACAATCTGTAGGGCTTTTGTAGTACTTGAGTATTACTTTTTGAACTCGCGTTGCACATAGTACTTGACCAAGGCTCGCTGGCACATGGTGATCAAGTCCCCATGGTCCTCGGGCACAATAAAACGATATGGGCATCGTCCCCAAGACTTGTGCGTGACAAATTGATTGTACCAACGTCGATGTTCTCGGTTGGCAGGATCAAACACAGTGTACGGTCGAGAGTTAAATTGTAAAATGCTCATGTTGGTACTATCTAATTTGCGTTACTTTGAGATGTCGTTCTTGCACAATGTCTTTAACAAAATCTAGCAGTTGCTCGGCACTCCATCCGTTGTCTAACCATTCGGTTTGCCACTCATCAAGTCTCCAAAGCATATCTCTATGAATAGTTTTAATGACGTTTTCTAAACGCTTAACATGTGCAGTAGGTCCTTCAAACAGATATTTGAATTCTGCTTCACCACCCCACGCACCTGTGTAGTCTTTGGCACGGCGCTCATGATTGGATGTAATGCCAAAGCCCAATCTATAAGGTCCTGGTAAAATATAAAAGTACATAATTTACTCGTACAATGCTTTGATGTCGTCGTCGATAAAATCCATGATCTTTTCAAACCTGTCCAACATGTGTTGTGGCAATTGTTGTGTGCCCCCCATGCGTTGATACATGTGCAACAACACTACCGCAATGGCGTCATCTTGCCAAGGAAACTTTTCAATATTGTATACTGCCTTGCCCCAACGCTTGTGAGCGGCATGAACTGCTTCGTGGAATTCTGCCAAACCAGCAAAACACCCTTGCAGTAGACCTGCTAACTCACCTAAGAAATTGTCGGTAATTTTAATATTAGCCGCATCAAACCCAGTTTTAATGTCGTCAAACATAAACCACAAAGAACCATTGATAGGATCGTAGTGGAAATATTCATTGTGAAACTTACAAGCCAATTCTAGTGTAGCATCGGGCAAACTAAATGCCTTCATGTGGGTGAAAGCGCCAGGAGTAGTACCGGCATGTGGGCTATCCTCGTCCACTGCATAACAATTGTACTTTTCACAAATGGTTTGTTTACGCTCTGCATCTACGTCATCTTCATCTTCACTGCCATCGATTCGCACACTCATAACTTTGGTGCGGTGCTCATACCAGGGACTAATTTTCTTTTTGCCTTTGCCGTTGATCAATGCAAAGGCTTTGCGAGCAAACGCCTTGTTGTCTGTTTCGATGTATAACACCGGAACTTCAACGTTGCGCCAATCTGTTTCACCTTCAAATACGCCGGCGGCTACCATAGCGGCTACAATTGTGGCAGTATGTTGACCATCTACTGCATGATATTCATCTAGTCCCGGCGCTTTAATACAATACACAACTTGGAGAAGTCTAGGATCAAATATACCAATGGTAGAAATCTTGCGACAATGCTTGGGATCCAATGCACGTTGGATGTCTTCATCAATCAACAATAAACCAAGTTTAACCATTTTAATCATAGGACGCAGACTTGGGCTAAGTTTAATTCCCGAAGTCTGATATGATTCCATCAGCTTGACCCACTCTTTGTACGACTGGAGTTCAGTAATTCTGGTCTCAAGGTCTACCACAGTGGCAATGGTATTTTTTAAAGGATTGAGATTTTTCAGTTTATTCGGCTTGCGCACAACTTCTTCGTAGGCTGGGATCATCAAAGGCTCCTTGGTTAAGATGTATGTAGTATAGCAAATTGGGAAATATTGGTCAACCTAGACAATGGCCGCTTTTTGCGTTTGGCGATCACTGTGGAACACCGTGCCAATCTCTCGAATGGTGTCAGCGGCATGCTGTGGCGATGCCTCAAACATTTCGCGAATGTCCTCGGCTGTGATGCCTTTCACAGTTTCAAACACATAGATTTCATAGTGCCGCTGAGAGTTGTACCGAGCCCGCAGGCGCCAGTGCAAGATGTTGGGAAGTTTAGGCGGTTCTGTACCTTTGAGCAAGGCAAAGGTGGTTTCAGCAGGATCGGGCAGTTGTTCCACGGCCTCAAGGCCATTGCAGTCCCACATCACAGCAAAGCGATTGTGTTTCACAGTCGGAACCTTGCCAACACGGCTTGCGCTTCGGTTATGTCTTCCACTGCTTGGTCGTCTACCAGCGCCAGCTCTTGCATGGCCAATTCTGTACGAGCCGCTTGAAGCAGTTCCAATGCATATTTGTAATCATCTGCATCAGCGTAGAAATGCCATTCTTCTAGCGTTTCTTTGCTGGCGTTCATCAAGAAGTTAAGATTGTCGCGGTCCCAGTCGTTCATTCAAATCTCCTAAAAACATGCTTTAAGTATAGCATGAATGAGATTATTAGTCAAGTACTACTGAAGTATTAGTTTATGCCCAGTGTAGCACAAACGCAAAGAAGTCGCGGTCAGAGTCAAAGTAAAAAATGTATCTGCCAGGGCGGTGATCCGAACTGCCATCAATCAGTTGCCAACGCCACTCATCTATCAGTTCAGTTTTGCACCAAGCCAGCACACGATCCAGTTCGCCGTAGGGTTTGAGAATTTCACGAGCATAGCGGAAGCTGTCCCCTGGGCGTATTTCTTGTGAAGAATGATGTCTTAGCAGGTTCATCAATAGTATGTATTGGCAAATTCCTGTGGTTGCAAATTTTGATCCAGCACATGATTGTACATGATGTTTTTAACTGTGTTCAATCGATCAATTTTTGTTCTACTGCCCAGTACCACAATCACATACTGTTGTCCACGTTGATTGGCAACCAAGCCCACACACCACCCAGCAGCCGAAGTCAGTCCAGTTTTGCTTACCACAATGTTGTCGAATGTGAACAAGATGTTGCCCGAAGTGTGGTCTAACCGAATGGTTCGGATTTGTTTTTTGTGCCGTGTTTCCAAGGCCACTTGTTTTTTAGTACTGGTCTCACGGATAAACCAATAGTTGGAAGCCAAAGTTATCATTGCAGCCACATCATGCACTGTGGAGGTGTTGGCAGCACCCAGTCCCGAAGCATCTTCAAACTGTGTGTGTTTGAGATCCCAAGCCTGAGCTTGACTGTTCATTCGTGCAATAAAAGCAGTTCTGCCGCCAGGATAATCTTCTGCTAGAGTTTCGGCAGCCGCGTTGTCAGATTTTACCAACATGGCTTCCAGCAGTTGTTCTCTAGTGTATTGTTGCCTGGGCAAATAACTGCCCACACGCTTGGTCAGTGTGAGTCGTCTGCTGAGATCCTTGTCATAGTCCAAGGCAACCATGGCAGTCATGATCTTGGTGATTGACGCAATGGCTCGCACACGATCCGCATTGCGAGAGAGTTCAATATGATTGGTACTGGTGTTTAGTAGTAGTACTGATTCTGAATTTGGTGTGGGCCGGACAGGCTTGGCCACAGCCACATTTGCCATCATCGCAAGTATCAAAATCCATCGCATGATTTACTTATGCCCAACGCAACATGAACCAAGCCAGGTCCTTTTCATCTCTAAACCAAAATTTAGCATTGTTGGCATACCAACGCCCATTGGGTTCAGTCTGCCAAGGTGAAGATAATTCTCCAAATGCATGATTGCACCACAGCATCATATCATCCCACAGTCGGCGACTGTCTTGCCATTCAAGATTGCGTGGTTCCACTGTGTGATATTGAGTGCCAAACACTGTGCCAGTATCACGCACCAATTGCACATCTTTGTAGTAGCCCATACTTTTCAATACACTGCGGTCAATCTCGGCGGCAAGTTGTTTGGCGGCTGTTTCAATAATATCTTGTTCTATGTTCATGCCCATTTCAACTGATAAAATGTTGCCAAGGACGGACTGCGGAAAATAAAAGTCACATGCTTAGAGCGTTCTTGAGTGAAGCCATCCCACATGGGCGGATGCCATTCCCACTCAAAATCTTCATGCATGACCAAGCCATCACGCACCAGTTGGTCTTTCAACCATAAGGCTTCGATGGGTTCTATGTCTGTAATGACAACTCTATGCATCGGGCCTGTCCATTTCTCAACACAAACAACATGCGGTCCTGTGGATCACGGAACCACCATACCATTTCATTCACATTGATTTCAGTGATATAACGATCACCGGGCAGGCCAAACGTTTCAATACCCCATGTGGCCACTTCGTCCCACTTGGTTATGGTGTCGTAGGGTCTGCCCCAGGCCAGGTGTGCTCCGTGTGAAAAATCAGGGTCTTGCAAGCCAGTCCGCTCGGATAATGCTATCGCACTTGACCCAATCTCGTTCGTAATACAGTCGATTGTCTTGTATGTTGAAGTGATTGCAGAAACTTTGTCCATATCTGATATTGACCAATGCGTCCCAAGTGTATTCACGCTGCCATTGTTCATAGAGTTCTATGCTGACACTATTGTCTTCAGTTGGTAAATGATATTCTGTAGTCATGTCATTGACCATATTTGCAAACACAGTTTCGCCCATACACACCTTTAGAGTTAAAAAATCAATCCCAGAGATTCTGATAGTACCGACCAAACAAGCGGAAGCCGTTTTGAATACGCTCCTCTACTTTTTTCATACCATCGTAATCGCATTTGTAGGTATCATTAGGACCATGTCTCATTTCAGTGTACTTGTGTTCACCTTTGGGCACTTCATTACCGTCTGCATCCACAGGCACCCACAGTATGTCATGCTCACCTTCACGGAACGCATCTTGCCATGAGTCATCTACCTTGCATTCAAACGCAAAAATCATTTCATCCATGACCCAGTTCCAGCGAGCAAAGTGGTTGCTATCAGTGTCATACTCGTTTTCTTTGGGGGCCGCTTCGGTACTGCGTAGGCCAATTCCTTCGGGCACATCTGAATCATCCACAAATCCAGCGCCGTGTTGTTTTTCTTTCAGTTGTTTCAGCATGGGCAACACAATATCAGCAAGAGTGTGATCCATGCTCCAGGTGTCATAGCGATCAATCTTCACATACTTGATAGCCGGATGCACACGATCCCATACCCATTGAATTGCACGACTGACGGGTGTAAGGCGGTCCGCCCACTTTTCCGCCCACTCTGGACGTTCAATGTATTTGTGTTTGCGTTCTTCTTCTAGTGAACGGATCACAGTTTTATCACGAGCACACTTTGACCAGTCAGTCCAGAAAAACGCATAGTCTAGCATGGTGTAAGGTGAGATCCAATGATCTCTATAACCGCTAATGTAAACCTTCATTTGTTAACTCCTTAATTATTTACACTTGTGATTTGAATGCCATGTTCCGTCTCGGAGCGTTTGAGAGAAGCGATCCCAACACTTGGGGCAATACATTTTTGCAGTGTGATACTTCATTCTTTTACCTTTTGCGGATAATAATATTGACATTCATGACGATAAGGAAACCAATCTCCTGCCATGCCACCCAAGTGTTGTAAAGCACAACGAGCTCGATCTTCTACGTGATTCATCTTGGCAATCCAAGGCGTTGCTGTTTGAGCCACAATATACTGCTTGAGATAGCAAAAACTTTGTTCACGAGGCAACATTACCAGCTTCCATCATCTACCCAAAAACGCACAGTCACAAACAACCAACTTGCACGCCAGGTGCGTTCGTTGGGACTGGGCCAGCCATCATTATATTCACGGCGAGCCCGCGGCATCAAGCTCCAATGCAGTGGGTTCAGTGAAACAATCACTGCGGCACCACTGTATCGAATCCACTTTAGATATCTACTGTGATCAGTTGCCATCTGTCTGCTGATTCCTCATAGTTAATATAGCCTCTGGGATTGCACACCACACGGGTTGACCCAATCCGGTAGTCAAAGTCGTGATGTGTGTGCCCATGTGTCCACAGTTTGATCTGTGGATGATCGATGATGTAGTCATCTAGACTGCTGGAGTAGCCACCATTCATGACGGCATCATCTGCATACCGCGCATGAGTTGACATCCTGCTGGGTGCATGATGTCCTGCCACCACAAACTTTTGATCAAACTTGCCTTCGACAATTTGCTGAATATAACTGGTAAACTTTTTAAATTCATCCACAGCATCCTCAGGCGAAAACTTGCCCACACGCTCACGGAATACAGGTCGTTCTCTATTGTCCACACCGTTGATCTGCTCGTAGGTTTTGTAGTTGACAACTCTGTTGCTGTTGGTTACACAGCGGAAGTCATTCATCATGCTCTTCATGTGATACAGTGTGGTGGGATCTTCTTTATTCATGTCTGTCCACAAGGTGCCACCAATGAAAGTGACATCATCAATCTGTTTGATTTCATTGTCCAACAGGTAAACATTACTCAGCATGTTTGACTCCAACATGCTCTTGATCTTGTTGTAAGTGGTAGCAAAGTCTCCATGGTAGTGTTCGTGGTTGCCCAAGATATAAATCACATGCGGAAACTGAAACGAACAACGTTTGAAAAAATCCACAATTCTATTGCTTCTAGCACTTTCCAAAATGCCATGCGGGTCCGGGCGGCTAATATCAGCCGCAACACAAATGTCGCCTGACAGGATCAACACATCAGCATGGTCCTTGTTGTCAAAATACAAGTCTCCAAATTCAAGATGCAGATCCGACGCTACTGCTATTTTCATTCATTTCTTTCAATTGCTTTTTGAGCACTGTTAGGGCTGACTCATCACCATTGTAAATTGCGGCACTTTTGCTGGGGAACCGTTCACGGAACCGTTCGCGTATTTCTTCCAAGTCCCGACCCTGACACACAAACACCATGGTCTGTGCATTGTAGCACAAAAATTGATCTCCGTCAACCTCTACTGTGAGTGCAATTAGCTTTTCCTCTTCAAGGTCCTGGGCAATGTCACCCAGTTCTTCCGCCATTCGGGCTTCAATTCGAGCCTCAATTCGTCGGGCTATCCAAAACACCAACAAGTTGAATGCCATAATGACCAGGGCCGTTACCATTGCCACTTCGCCCAACCACATTAAAAATTCAGCAATTTCCATAGTATATTTACTTTCAGCCTCGCATGGATTCTAGGGTGATCATCTTGCCCAATTCACGCTCAAAGTCCAGTTCGTCGTGAATCACATACAGTCTGTGCGTGTGGCGATCAGTCTTGTGATCATAAGTGCGGAATGTAATGATCTTGCCGCCCATGGCGTTGCGCACTGTGATGTTGAGTCCTTGCTCACTGTCTATATCATCGGATCCTCTTAGCAGTCGAGATACTTTGCTTCCACGCACAGTGTCTACTGGCACGTTGCCATCGCGGAGATCACGGTTGAAATCCCAACCCCACTTCATGATAAAACTCCAAATGTACCTAATCATACGCCAGCCTTTCTGTTTGCCAAATATTGTTCCCACTGCACCCATTGATTACGAACCAAGAAGCCCCAGTCTCTTTGCTTGATACCGGGCATGAACAAGGTCCAACATTCTACCGCCGGATCCAATTCAACTCTGTGATAGGTATTGGCACCTGCACATCTAAAACTGCCCGCACCACACCAACGAGCCACTTCGTTGATCTTCATACCATTCTCATCAAACTGTGGGCGCCATTCCCAGTATCCACCTTTGAGGATCAAGGTGGCATAGGGCCATGGATGATCATGCACATCGTCTGGATCTGACTTTAGAAACTTGTGTACAAACACATTGAATGGGAATCGTTTTCGATCCTTGAGAAACACATAGTAGCGTTCCAAATACGGCTCACCATTCACACGGTCCATGATTATGCGATATCGACCCAAACGCTGGAAGAATTTTTTAAGCATACAGCTATTATACAGGAAAAGTCAATTTCAGTCAAGAAAAAGCCCTACCGTAAGTAGGGCTTTTGTCAGTGTGTCCAGTGGGATTTGGACAGCGAGTTTGGTTTAGGCCAAACCAAGAGCCATTGCTTTGTAACCAGCGGCTACCAACTTGCGTGAAGGCTTGCCAATCACGTACTCGGTAACTTGCAGGCCATTGCCGGCTTTACGGCTGTTGGCATACACGGCAAAGCCGGCTTGACGAACACGGCTGACTTCAGCACTCATGTTCTTGATGCCAAATCGCTTTTCAGCGGCAGCAGGGGTAATTGCTTCGCCATTTTGCAAGGCGGTGAACAATTTAAAGGTTTTGGTGGTTTCACTAATACGCATTTTTATCTCCTATAAGTGTAGCTGTTGCGTCAGCATTTCACTATTATATAGGATCCTTGTTGTAAATGCAACACAGTTTGGCAAGTCATTTGCCAAAGTATTTTAGATTGGCAACATGCCCAAACTCAGTAAACCCTTTGCCAGGCTGCCGCGTTATATATGTGTAGCCAGGAAGGTCTTGGTCTACAAGTTTCTAACTCAAGGAGATACCATGAAACAATTGATCGCTCTCATTGCCGCTGCCGTTGCAGTTACCGCTTTTGCCCAGGCACCTGCTGCCAAAAAAGAAGAAGCCAAAAAGCCTGCTGACAAGGTTGAAGCCAAGGCACCTGCTGCCGCTCCTGCTGCCGCTCCTGCTGCCGCTCCTGCACCAGCTGCCAAGAAAGATGAAAAGAAAGCCGACGCCAAGAAGTGAATCCTGGTTCGTAGGCCCCACCTAGTTCTCATTGATCCCAATCTGCTAGATGATTCTGAAGTAATTGATTATGGCGAATTTGGTCTGCACCGTGGGTATTCAAGACCCAGAATGGTACAAGACTCAGACAACGATGAAGAAGTTTCAGACCATGTGGCAGTTAGACTGTGGATTGCAAGGCTCAGGGCCATGGAAAAGTTTCGTGAAGTAACTTCATAAGATTTTGCCAAAAAGCCCGCTTCGGCGGGCTTTGTCATTTTAGTTTAACATACAAAGATATAAATAGGCTTATAACATAAGAGAGCGTGACTATGTTGCATACCATAACAACACCCGATGACGGTTTGATCACATTGATCAAAGATGACCCAGTGCGTCCTGAAATTCCAGCCAGTGATCGTGTGAATTCAAACTCTAGAATTTACGTTTGGAAACAGGATGACCAACCTGCGGCCGTGGTGTGTGTGAAGTTTTTGGAAAGCATTCCAGCCGCAGTAGACGACATGGTTGACTTGGTCGGGAGTGCCACAACTGCGGTATTTTACACTATTTGGTCATACACTGCTGGCGCGGGTCGTACATTGATCTTGGAAGCTACTAAAAGCATTGAATCAGAGTTTCCGGGCATTGAAACTTATGTGACTCTAAGTCCAAAGACCGAAATGGCTCGAAAATTTCACCTGAAGAATGGTGCTCGAGAACTGCGAGAAAATTCTACCACCGTTAATTACATCTATAAGTAATTTTGCTCGTGTAGCAATCTTGTCCTGCAAGGGGCGGGGCTTGATCACACACACATTACACAGGAGAAAAACATGAGCAAAACACCTTACGAGATCCGTCTCGAACTTCTTACCTTGGCCAAGGAAATCCTCCAGGCGCCAATTTACGAAAAACGCAGTGAACTTACCAATGAATATCATTCCAAGTTGACCGACGCAAACCGTGAACACTTACCGTTCCCAACCATGCCAGACTTTCCGTCCACAACGGACATTATCAGCAAGGCAGAAGAACTCAAGAAGTTTATAGACCAAGCGTAAAAAAGAAAAGCCCCGCAAGGGGCTTTTTAGTTTGCGCTATCGGAGTTTACTTCTTGTTGAAGGACCAATAGATCACTGCCAATGCCACCAAACCAACCAAACCTTGAGAGCCTAAAGCACCCACGAATTTGATAAGACTTGCGGTCACATCGATTGCCAAGAACGGAACTGCGGCACCAAAAAGGATTTGCAGAACCACGCCAGCGGCAATCAGCTTGATGCCGATATCGATGATACCGACCAATAGGCCATTGGCCTTAGATAACACATTGTCCATAAAATAGACTCCTTAAAAAAACAAGCCTCGAAGGCTTGCGGACAAATATTTAAGGAAGCAAAAGAGATCTGGCCCGTTTAGGCCAGATTATGGTGGGGTTTGGTCATTAACTGCGCAGTTCTTTCACATGTTTACATTCACCACGGAATTTGAACCCTGAACATGTGCAAGACCAGTTGCCGTTGATTTCAGTCAATTTGTAAACATCTCCCCGGCTGCCCTGCACTTCAATCACGCGACCTTCGGGCTCGGGTTCAGCCACTTGGGTTGGAAACTGCACAGGATTCACCATGAACTTGCGCCCACGCATGTCCATGCGGATGGGATTCCGAAACACTTTGATGCTGTTGGTCACTGGACTGCGGAAAGCATACATCTTGCTCTTGGAGTCATCCAACAGGTAAACGCCGTTCTTGATGGCATCCCGGTAGTCAGTTGTTTCGGCAAACCATTTCATACCAATTCTCCTGTTGCATCGTTGACCTTGCCGTAGTAGACAGCCTCGAATCCGTTGCCGTTCTCAAGCCAACCATTTATGTTCCAGTTATCACGGTGCTGGTTGTAGAATCCCGCCCACATGAGTGCATCTTCACGGGTGTTAAACTCTTCCTCACGCTTGACCTTGTACAGGTTGGGTTCACCAAGTTCCACGGGGTGGACATAAACGATGTGTACGTATTTTGTCATTCTTCAACTCCATACTTGGAAAGTTCTTCAAAGGTATCAATGGTGCCGTCTTCAATCAATTCAATCAAGCAATTAAACTCGTCACGCTCACTAGAGCCAAACACTTCATCTTCCTGCTTGTAAGCAAGGGCTAGTAATTGTTCTTTCATTTTGCCATGATCCTTGACAACACTTCCTGCGCCGCGCTCAAGTCTGTGATGGCGAACTCCAAGGGTTCCCAGGCAGTGTAGGGCTGTGTCCAGCGGATGGTGTAGAGTGTCATTATTTAGAGTCCGGTGTGGAAAGGGTTGCGTTTGCGAAGATGGGCCAGTGCGGCTTCTTTGGTTTCAAATCTACCACTAATGGGTGTTTGGTGTGCGCCGCGCACAATAAACCAACCTGCCAAAACGCTGTTATAGATAACTTTCATATCACATGCTCCAGTAAGTTTCGCTGGCAGGGTTGCAACACCATGGAGTGTCTGCGTCAATTTCTACAGGCTTACCTGACATCAAATTGCGAACAGTGATCTTGGGTGCAACATAAGTGTCACGAGCAACAATGCTCAAATCATTCACTGACCAACCTGCTTTATTGCAAAGACGAGTGCGAGTGGCATGGGCGGCACCAAAAGTTTTGTATGCACGGTTTTTAATAGGACCGTCTGTAACAATAAGACCTGTACCTTTTGCGACAATTACGTATGACATTTTGGGCTCCTTTTTGTTAAACTATGCTATATTATAGCAAATCGGGCATTATTGGTCAACCGAATGCTTTCACAAGCCCCGTAAGTCCAATTGCTACACTTACAAGATTCACAAACATCTGTGGTTTATTTGCAACACGGATGCACCATATCAGAAACAGTATGGTTCCTATAAAAAATGTAAGGATATTGTAGGGATAGGCCGCGGGCCCGATAGCGTTGAGGCTGTGCCCTGCTACAATAAACACGGCACCTGCCCACTGCAAAATTTCGTTAGTATCTAATTTCATACCTTAATTATAGCAGTTTGGGCATTATTGGTCAACCAAAAAGTAGTACTTTTGTAGTACTACTTTTTGAGGATTTCGTAAAATTGCTGGTTGAGCGCATCCATTTCCGCCTGACTCACGTAGAAGTCAGTACGGGGGTCATAGTAGGCACCCTCTTTGTTGTCATAATACAACACTCTGCCTGAGAAGTTGAACGGGCCTTCTAGCCCGGCACGAGCACTGTATTTTTCGCGCATGTTGTCAACTTCAAAGACTTTGTAACCCATTGCCAGCTCCTTTTGTGTCTGTATGCCCAAATTATAGCAAATTGGGAATTATTGGTCAACCAGGCCGTTATATATTAGTAGAAACCATTAGTACTAGTGGTAAATACTGAGAAGGAGAAAACCATGTCAGAACTAATGCAAAAATTAGTAGAACGCTTGGCCGAGATGTTTCCAGGCTCGGGCTACCAATCCCGATTGGAAGCATACATTGCCGGCAGACGTCCATGTGACGTATTTGATGTTGAACGATTCCAAAAAGAGTTCAGCCAAGAATTTAAAGGATTTTTATGATTGCTAAATTTTTTAATCGTGTGTTTGAACTGTTGGTAGCCTGGGGCGACACTGTGCATGAGTACAGAATGAGCCGCGCCAGTCGTACCTGGTACTATTAATCTCGTTTGATTAATATTTTATCAGCAAGGCCATATTCAACTGCTTCGCCAGCAGTCATGAAATTGTCACGTTCCATATCAGCTTTGAGTTGTTTGTGGGGTTTGCCAGTGTGTTTGACATAGATATCAGTCAACACAGTTTTCCAACGCAATAGTTCTCGAGCTTGAATTTCCACGTCTGTGGCCTGACCCGATGCGCCGCCCAGGGGTTGATGGATCATGTGGCGTGCATTGGGCAGGATGTAGCGATTGCCCTTGTCGCCAGCAGCGGCCAACAACGAGCCCATGCTGGCAGCCTGCCCCATCACAATAGTGTGAATTTTGGGCTTGATAAAGTTCATGGTATCGTAAATGGCCATACCTGCTGTGACTGATCCGCCGGGTGAGTTGATGTACAAGCTGATGGCTTTGTCGGGGTTGTCACTTTCCAAAAACAATAACTGCGCACAGATCAAGCTGGCTGTGTGTTGGGTGACTTCTCCGTCCAGCATGATCACACGATCTTTGAGCAAGCGGCTGTAAAGGTCGTAACTGCGTTCGCCTCGGGAAGTGTTTTCGATAACAATTGGCACTAGATTTGACATGGGGTCTCCTGGTTGATTGCATAAGTATAGCATTATTCTCGGAAGAAAACAATGCGTGATCTACTCAATTTACTCGACAACATACTGACTGAAGAAGTCAACGCTCAATTTGCCCCTGAACTTGAAGGCATGAAAGACGTGATTTCTAGAAGAATCAAGGATCTTCCAGACGACCCTGCTACTGCAAAAGCTCTTAAAGAAATTGAAGATCTGCTGTCGCATATTTCACATGGTGGAAGAATGGGATCAATCAGTAAAGAAATTGAAGCTGTGCAAGATCAAGCTGTGCAAGATGCTAAAAAAGTTCTGGCAAGACTAGCAATGAACATCATGGAAGAAGTTGGTGCCACGCCGTTGCAACGTGCTGATTTTTTCAATACCTGGAAAAGCGATCGGTTGGTCAACACCCAGGCCCTGCTGAGCAATGAAAAAGTTGACTTTCCTGTGGTATTCACTGGTTATACTGAAAATCCAGTCACAAAAGAATTTGTTGACGAAGTTATGATGATCCAGGAATTAGGCATGGGACGAGGCGAATTTGGATTGAACGTACTGAGCAAAAGTATTACTGTGGCAGGCAAAAGTTCAAAACAAGACAATGACGAGGACAGCGGATCTAAAAAGGGTGACTTACAAATCAAGTCAGGTGGTAAAGTTTACCAAGTAGAATTAAAAACTGAAATGGGTGGTGCTGCCAGATTTGGAGATCAAGAAGTTAGGCCAGCAGAAGGATTTGAAGCATCCGCAGTGACGTTGAATAATTTTGTGAAATCTCACAAGGCATACAAAAATCTCAAACGCAAATTGTCCGGCAGCGGCATGAATTTGAACCAGGCCATAGACTTTAACAAACTTCTTTCTCCAGCAGACAGTGATAAATTCCTGGCACTGACTCAACGGTGTATATCTCTCATATTTGGCAATATCAAAGGCAGTAGAAAAGAGTATGCCACAAGATTGAAAAAAAATATAAATGGCATTATGACAGCTATCGAAACTGGCGACAGCGGATCGGCTGCACAACAATGGAGTCAGGCCAGTTTCAATTATTACATGAGCAAAAAAGAAGACGACGGCGTGCTCTATCTTAACTTGAACAGCAAAGTATTCATATACTACAATGATGCAGAACAATTACTGGCACAAGGACTGAGATTCCACGCCAGTACTCCATACATTAGTGCCACAAAAGATCCTGTTAGATCAGTGTATCCACAGATTGGAGTTCAACAAACATCATTTGGTGGTGACGCGGCTCGACAAGGATTGACACAGTTGTCCAAAGGAAAAAATCCTATGGCAGCTTCAACATTCAATTCTGCGTTGACTGATTGGGTCATGACATTGGCAGGCAGACGTGGCATCAACAATCAAAAGTTAATAGCGCAAATTGCCAAGTCAACCTTGAACATGATAGCTAACAAAACACCAAAAGAGCAAATTATTCCTGCACTAGAACGCCAATTTCCACAGTTGGTTCCAAGAGGGGCCGTGCAGCCAGTGGCACCTGCTGTGGCACCTGCTGTGGCGCCTGTTGGTAGACTCACAGGTCCGGGCGTGAAAACAGCTAGAAACCCAGCACAACCTCAGGTGACTGCTGAAGTGTTGGGCAGAGAACGCAGACGTAATTAACGAGTCACTTGGCTGATGTGATCACAGATACCCAGCCGCAGGGCATCATCCGCACCCAAATAAACGTCATGCGGTGGCAACAGATGTTGCTTGATTTGGTCTTCGCTTAGACCTGTACAATCTATATAATGCTGTACCATGCGTTTTTGTGTGAGCTCAAACTCTTTAATTGTGGCCAATAGTTCATGATGTTTGCCATCACTGCCCCAGGCATACTGGTGACTCATGATTGACGTATTAGGAGTGAGTGTTCTGCGTCCTGGTGTTCCTGCCAAAAAGATCAACAATCCGGCACTGGCAATTTGCCCCAGCCCCACAGCTTTGATTGGAATGACCGAACTGCGCATGACATCAATCAAGGCAAATGCTGAACTCATGTCTCCACCTTCTGAGCAAATCATTAGCAAGAGTTCTTTGCGTTTTTTCTTGGCCACAAAGTTCTCGTGCAGGATCCATTCAATTATGGGTTTGATGTTATCATCATCAACCTCGCCCATAAAAACATACATTCCAGCGTCGGCCAAGGCTTGGGTGTGAGTCTGCTCAATTTGTAGGGAGTTATCTGTGGTCATAATTTGAATGTAGGAAAAGGCAGCCGAAGCTGCCTTTATTTATACGCCGTTTATTGCAGGGTAATTTGTCCAACCACTGCATTAGGCTTGGCCAATGCTTCTGCTCGTTTGCGCTTGTATTCCTCATTGTCCACGTCCAGTAATTTTAGTTCACCTTGTGTGGTGCTTACTACACTAGGAGCCGGTTTTGGTTCCGTTTCCACTTTTACAGGTTCAATTCGACTTTGCGGAACCAAGCTACGTTCAAGATTGGCATCAGTATCTTGCTGAGTTTTGCGCTCAACTGCTTCGTTACGATCCATGTTTTGTTCAGCGGCCCGACTGCGGATTTCAAGTTCGCGTGTCAACTGAGTTTGTTCTCGTCGAGTTTGAATTGTGTTTGCGGCTCCAAGGGGCAGACGCAACAACACATAGACCTTGTAGTACTGCCCGTCATGGGTGGCTTGACTGTCTACCCGTTGAGCTCCACTCAACTCACCATTGGCATTCTTGCGAGTGACCTGCTGGAAGTTTTCAACCAGAGCTTGGCCACGATCAGATCTAAAGTTATTGGTCTGTGTGGTAATACGAGCATACATCTGCTCAATCAACTTGCGTTCAGCTGCCATACGAGCTTTGTCGTAGGCCATTTGTTCGTCTGTGCTGACTGCTGTACCAGCCGCAAAGGTCATCTCTGCGGTATCTTCAGGCAGGCGTACAAACCATTCTGGCGCACGGGGTATCACACGCTGAGGCTGGGCTGGCATGGCATACGGATGTACCGGGGCTTGATACACTTGTGGTGCTGGTTGTGCTACCACCTGTGGCACGGGCACTTCGGCTTTTTGAGCACTGGCACAAGCCACAAGACCGGCACTGATTGCCACAACAGAAAGTTTAACGAGTTTCATACACACCTTTCAGGTTAGTTAACGGATAAAGCATTGTAGCAGATTGATTAAAATTTGTCAACCACTATCCACTTTGCATCTTGCATTTGGCAAATGATTCCTTGTACCACAGCAATGTCTTGTGCTTGGAATTCAGTATCCAAAAACCAACGGCACCGAGCGCCGTTGTGCCAAAACTCTCTATTGCGGTCTGGATGCGGTCTAAACTGGCTTACCAGGCCCACTGTGCCCACTGTGGTCTTTCGAATTGTTTGGTGTTCGGGTCTATCCGAACACACCACAACGGATTCTGTAGCTACAGACGTTTGTCCGCTTCGACTTTGCACTTCTGCTTCTGCTCGAGTTAGTGCAATATTGCATGCTGACTGTTCGGATTGAGAAAGATCAAAAGACTGGTCACCGTGAGCAGTAAGCCACTGGTTTCCAATCCTTGCACGGAAACTCACAATGCATCGTTTCTTTCCATTAATTTCTGGAGTTACAGTCTGTGTCAACGCAGATCTCTCAAGTATCTGCGCACGACCATTAGTGGCTGTTTTGCTTTGTAAAACGCATTCACCGGCTGCTACTGCCGCAGGTAACATGAGAGCAATGACTAGTTTTTTCATGAGCAGTGTTTTAAATGTTGCAGATTCCAATTTATCTGTTTGTTTATGGCACCAGATGCAATTTCTTGTCTGCGTTGATAGCCGTCTGGGTCAGTTATTTGTGTCCAAAAATTGCCAATGTTTCCTAGTCCAGCAAACAGCATCTCATCTTCTGATTGCCTCATGCTTTGCAACATCGCAATCTGTTGTTCTTTGATACGACAGTTGGGCTGGAAAAAATTTAGATCACGCTCGGACATGGGCATGCGACTGACATTGGTAACGGCGCACCCACTACACAGGCTGACAATTGTAACGCAGAGTCCAAAGACGGTGGCGAATTTGCGATCGCTGACGTGCATAATCTTGCTCACTTTGAAATGATTGACGAGGAATTAAATCTTGACTTTCGATCCACCTGGCAATGGCAGACCTATTGGCACAGTCATCTGGCATGATGGCCACATCTATTGGCATGGGTCTAGGTGCTGATGCACACCCTATCAATGTGATCAATAGCAAAGGTGCCAGATGTTTAGTGTTCATCGCGCTGACGGTGTTTGATTTTGCGAGTGTACGCCACCCGCAACCTTTCTACTTTGAGTCTGAAAGGGGTATCGCGTGAGTACAACTCCACCGCACGACGGCGCTGGCGAGGTATTTCGAGCTTGAAACTTAGTGTCTTCATGATGTAATTATAGCAGATTGGCTTTTATTGGTCAATCGGCACGTGAGCTCATGTATGCATTGATACCAAAACTGCGCAGAACGTCAGCATAGGCTTGGGCGCCTGCTTCTTTGATGTCCATGCTCTGGGTGCCTGAACCACCGGGGTTCCACAGATCCAGGCCACCGTGGTAGCTCTTGCGGAAGCCCACACTTTTGAGCGCACGACCCAACTTGGTCGAAGCCTTTTCGCTCACATGCACCCAGGCAAAACCACAGTAACCAGGTTCACCGTGTTGGGCACGGAAGTCTGCTTCGGCACGTTCTGCGGCGGCGGTAGCAGTGTTATGGACAGATTCAATATTGTCTAGTGCAAGCATTTTGGGCTCCTTTTGCGTTAACATGTCCATAGTATAGCAGATCGAGAATTTCCGGTCAACCCAAAAAAAAGCCCTACATGCAGTAGGGCTATTGTAATACTTGAGTATTACTTTTTAGAAGTTGCTGTGTAAGCCTTCATGATGCCTTCGCCAAATTTCACATAGTCAAATTTGGTGGTTTCTTGCACGGCTTTGACAGTTTCGCTGGCAACAGTGGTTGCGGCGTCTGTGGTAGCTTTGAATGCTTTCTTGGTGTATTCGGCTTGATTGTCAATGAACTTGATCATTGCGTCTTTTACCAATTCGTTTGTGACGAAAGTGTTAACCCAAGTTCTTTTCCCGGTTTGTACGGTGTCGATGAATGCGTCTGCTGTAAACATAGTGTTCTCCTTAATTAAGCAAGTTGCGATAGGACCCGGCCTATCCAGCGTCCTATGTGCTATTATATATGATAATTATGTTGCATTGCAACAATTATTTCTAGTGGATGGTCACTAAAAACCAAATCCAAAAACGGCATACTAAATACAACATAGGAGATTGAAATGTTAAAAGCTATTTTTAATTGGTTTACCAGCAAGCCAGTTCCAGGCACAGAAGCACCTGTTGTAAAAGCTGAATCTGCACCTTACAAAGTTGAACCACCACCAGTTGTTAAAGTGAGTGAACCAGCACCTGTTGGTGACCATGTAAGGGTAGAAGCCACTGCACCAGTTGAGTCAGCACCAAAAGCCAAACGAGCTCCTGCTGTAAAGAAGGCTGTTGCACCCAAGGCACCTGCTAAACCTAGGGCAAAAAAAGCACCTAAACAATAAACTCGCGTTATATTATCATAGAAGCCCCGTGTAAATACTATATGGGGCTTTTCTATGAAAACAACAATAACAACATTAGCCTTGATGCTGGTTACAGCTGGAGCCACCGCCACTGAACTAGTACATCAATTTAATTCGCCGTCGTTCAGTGGTATCGGTTACAGTAGTCACGTCCTTACAATCGAACAACTAGAGGCAACACGCCGTCAGAAACTACGAGAAGAAGAAGCAAGCAGGATAGCCAAAGCCGAGCTTGCTGCCAAACAAACCAATATAGCTAAATTTCTAGTCAACGTAGAAAGTCGCATCTACGCTCAGTTGAGCAAACAGTTGGCAGACTCGCTGTTCAGCGGTGGGGGCACCACAGGCAGCATGGATTTCCAAGGCACCAACATCAGTTGGGTCAAAACTTCTACTGATGTAACCATGACCATTCTAGAAAGCAATGGCAATCGCACAGAGATCACTGTGCCACTAGCGAGTTTTGCATTTTGATGAAAGCACTGTTTTTATCATTGCTGTTGGCTGTGTCTGGGTGTGCCAGTTTGGATCAAACTCAATTTGATGTACAGCCACCTCAATTGGTGCCACGACAAAATTTGTTGGCTGTGTTGCCCGAGTTAGATGGTCCAAGAATACCTGTTGCTGTATATGGATTCATGGACAAGACTGGTCAGAAAAAAAACAACGACAAGCTGGCGTTATTTTCTACAGCGGTAACACAAGGTGCTGAAGTGTTTTTGATCAAGGCCTTGCAAGACACCCCAAACTGGTTCACAGTGGTTGAACGTGTAGGCCTGGACAACTTGATCAAAGAGCGTCAACTGATTCGCAATCAACGTGAAGTGTACGAAGGCAAAGATGCCAAGCCGCTCAAGCCTTTGTTGGTAGCTGGACTCATGATTGAAGGTGGCATCATTGGTTATGACACCAACATAACGTCTGGTGGTCGAGGAGCCAGAGTGCTAGGCATTGGTGCCAGTACTCAATATCGTGTGGACGAGATTGTGATATCCATGCGAGTGATTTCAGTCAACACTGGAGAAGTGTTGCTGAATACGGCTGTGAGCAAGACGGTGTTTAGCACAGCTCACAATCAAGGTGTTCTCAAATTTGTTGACCTTGGCACAACCAGTGTTGAACTTGAGAACGGGGCTGCTATTAACGAGCCCACCACATACGCTGTTCGAATAGCCATCGAGCAAGCGGTGTACGAAATGATCCAAGAAGGAGCAAAACGGAAACTTTGGTCATACAAAAAGGGCACAAGCCCAAGGAGTGCGGATGAGGATAGTAACTTGCCCACAAAACAAAAATGAAAATAACAAGATCTCTCAAAGGGACAATATTTGCATTGAGCATGATGGCTTTATCGCATGTTCAAGCTTCAAATGAAATTTACATAGAGCAAGTTGGTGATAATGCCACAGTGACTTTAAAACAAGCAGGCAGCAACAATACCATTGGCTCTGCCCTAGCACCGGCCTTTATTGGTGGCGGCCAAAACGTAGTTTACGTTGAACAATCTGGCAGTAGCAATCAACTGGCCATGTTGGTCAACGGCGCTGGCACTAATGTGACGTTAACAATCACAGGCGACAGCAACCAACAGACCATCACATGCGGAACCAGCATCAGCGCCAGCTGTAGCGGATCTGCAATCACGCATACCATAACAGGTGACAACAATGATGTGCAAAGTATCCTAGGTACCAATGGTGGAGCGCATACCAGTAACATCACAGTGCTAGGTGACTACAACCATGTGACTCATAGCAGTTCAGGATCAGGCGCCAACTCAGCCACAATCAATGTTACTGGGTCAGGCTCAGGTGCTACCCCAAATGCAATCACTGTATCACAGAGTGGTATGAATACTCAAAGTGCAACCGTCAATGCTTCGGGCAATAACATTAATATCAGTATTATTCAGTCTGACTAATACTTGGGCTGGAGTAGGCAAGGTCACTGAACAAACTGGCCCTACTGAAATAGTACGGGCTCGAAAAAGCATATCCAGTGCTGTAAATACCGCAGTGGAAATGAATGACACCATTGTCACAGCCCGATCCCGAGCTGAACTTACATTTGATGATGCTACCAAAGTCAAAATTACTGAACAGTCAAAGCTGATAATTGATGACTTTGTGTATGACCCAAAGTCAGGCACAGGCAAGTTGGCCATGAAAGTGGCTCTGGGCACGGCTAGATATGCATCAGGACAGATTGCCAAGAACTCTCCACAACAGGTTGCAGTCAGCACACCCACAGCTTCTATTGCTGTGCGTGGCACAGACTTTTCAATGACCGTGGACGAGCTTGGGCGCAGTCTAATAATGCTGTTGCCCAGTTGTGATGACAAAACATGTGTAACAGGTGCTATTGAAGTATCCAATCAATCTGGTAGCATACTAATGACACAGGCCTATCAAGCTACTTTAGTTTCCACAGTAGATACACCGCCAACCAGACCAGTTGTGTTGACCATTGATCAGGCCAACATCAACAACATGCTGATCATCAGCCGGCCCCGAGAAATTAGCGAAGAACATAGAGACAACAAAAAAGATGTTCGAACAGCGTTAGACGTTAACTTTCTTGATCGAGACTTTTTAAAACCTGCAGATTTAGACAATCGGTTGGATGCATTCAACCGACTGGATCGCAATGAACTAGAAGATGAGCTGTTGCCCAATGTGTTGGATGCCGTAAATGCAGCCTTGTCGGCCACGCAAGAAGCCATGTCAACTACACTGAGCATGCTGCCAGGCTATGACGCTGGCTCAGGATTAAAATGGCGGGTAGATGATCAAGAACAGCTGGGTTTAACCAGATACAGCACTCATATTTTTGAACTAACTGTTCCCAAAGAGCAAGGGGCAATACTGGATCTCCAACAGGACGGCATTCCTGTATATCAAAAAATCAACACAGGTGGAACCACCACAATTACCATTGTCCAAAGTCAATAAATACTACTATAAAAATAAGGAGCCAACATGGGGGACATCTTCAAGTTAATTGGTGATCTAGGATTTCCAATAGCAGTGGCATTAGCAGGTGGATACTTTGTTTATCTCACAATCAAACTGTTGTTAGCCGGTGTACTAAGTGCAATCAAAGGCATGGCTGGCATCATCACAGCACTCGACAATCGCGTAAAGACCATGAATCATGATGTGGTTCGCATTGATACCATTGTGTCAAATGCGCTGGGCCTCAAACCCGATGTGGATCGTATTGCACGAGCAGATGGTAAGAATGATGCAAGGAGAGATTGATGTTACATCTTGATTACAACTGGGACCTGGGCCCTGGATATATTGTGCCAGACAAAGAATTAGACACTGAAAGACTGGGCTGGAAGCCTGGACAGTTCTGGCAGATGATTGAAGTCAATGGAAAAATAAGATTACACCAGGTGGATCCCATGGTCCAATTTGTATTGGAAGGATCTGTCAAATGAGCGAAGTAGTTGAACTAGTAAACAAATATGGCTTTCCTATTGTGATGGCTGTGGGCATGGGCTACATCATCAAGTATGTTTGGGAATGGGCCACAAAAGAAGTCAAACCTGTTATCAATGATGCCAACACTGTGTTGATTGCTCTCATTGACCGCGTTAGAATGTTGGACAATGATCTTATTCGTTTGAATCAAAAGGTCAACACAGTGTTGCACCTACGTGGCAAGATGATTGAAAGTGATCGTGTGATGGAAGCACACAAAGTAGATCATGAAGCTGAAAAAACGTTCAAGAGTGTAGTGCAAGATAAAACTACTACCAAGCCAGGCGGAAGTTAAGTACTTTAATGACAGAACTAATAGCAACCCTGGTAATGACACACATTACCATAGTTTGCGTCACTTTGTATTTGCATCGTGGACAAGCTCATCGAAGTATAGAATTTCATCCCATACTCGAACACTTTATGCGAGCCTGGTTATGGCTCACAACAGGCATGGTTACCAAGCAATGGGTGGCTATACATCGCAAGCATCATAGGCACAGTGATCAACCAGGTGATCCACACAGCCCACATGTGTATGGCATCAAGAGAGTTTTCTTTAAAGGAGCAGGATTATATCATGAAGCATCAAAAGATAAAATCATGGTTGACGCATACGGTGTTGGTACTCCTGCTGATTGGGTGGAGCTTCACTTATACACTCCTCACAGTAGACTTGGCATTGGCATTCTCTTTGTGCTCAACACCTTGATATTTGGTTGGTGGGGCATCTTAATCTGGGGCATACAAATGATCTGGATTCCATTCTGGGCTGCAGGGGTAATCAACGGTCTAGGTCACTGGTGGGGATATAGAAATGGTGAAACTAAAGATCACAGCAGAAACATTGTTCCTTGGGATATTATTGTTGGTGGGGAATGCCTGCATAATAACCATCATCTGGATCCTGCTAACGCTCGACTGAGTCGTCGTTGGTTTGAGTTTGATGCAGGATGGATGTGGCTCACAGTGTTTAGAGCACTGTATCTTGCCAAATTAAGAACTTAAATTACTTTTCATGGGCAACAAACTCACCGTTCCAGTTGTCGCCTAGGTCCTGTTGCTTCATGAACGCACAACGTTCAATCCACATTTTATAGTACTTGTCCATTTGCCCACCAAACTTGCCGTGCAATTCTTCACACAAGATAACAGCCGCATCAAACTGTTTTTCTTTGTATAAGGCATGCATTTTGTTGTGCGTAGCACGTTCTTTAGTATAATCCTCACCACGAGTGCGTAGCACGGTGTAGATCAAGTCTGCTACTGTTTTGCCTTTGGGTTGTAAGTTATCTAATAGCAAGTAGAAGAAGTCATCTCGAGTTCTGTTGTATGTCTCAGCACCAACAATGGCCAACACACCATAAGCCTTACAACGTGCTTCTAGTCGTGCGGCTGTTGACACCATGTCACCCAAGATGTCATAACTGTGTCGTTCTGTTGAACCCATCTCACCAATAAAGCCGACGCCTGTGTTACAGCCCCAACCCATTGCAGCTGGTGGTAAGCCCTGAGCTTCCATCTCTTTAGTGTAAGCATCTACAGCATCCAACATTTCTAATCCTACTTGAACAATAGTTCTAGCATGGTTAGGATCTTCAATTGGAGCACCGTGTATGTGCATACTCGCATCACCCACATACTTTATGACCATGCCTTTGTTGTCTAGTATAGGGCGGCTGATGCTGTCCATGTAGCCGTTCATGTACCGGCCAAGTCCAGCAACATCATCGCCGTAGTGTTCCCCAATTGGTGTAAAACCACGTAAGTCACTGAACATGACACTTACGTCTTTACGCACGCCACGCTTGATCAAGTCTGGATCTTTTTGCAGTAGCTCTACAACTTCCTTGGAACAGTAGCCTGCAAATTGTTTTTTGATTGCTTGTTTTTGGAGGAACTCTGAGACAAACTTGACTCCGTAGGCGTGTAGCCCGACAAGGACAATGCCCGCGACTGGGAGGGTAACGTCAAATAACCAAAGGTAATTGACAAAACTAAAGTAACTGCCATACGCAAGTACAGCGCATATTCCAACCAACGAGATAAGACCAACATACACCCACCTTGTAAGAATTAATAATAACACGCCTGCTGCCAAGATAACAAGTATTTCAACTCCATCAGCGTAGTCTGGACGCACAATATTGGTGCCTGCTGCCACAGTTTCTAGTACACTGGCTTGCAAGTAGTGCGGATAGACTTCTCCTCTTGCAGTTGCGACGGGGTTGTTGAGCCCGCGAGCTGTGAGTCCGACAATGACAATTCCACCTTGGAAGTCCTCTGGCAAATCAGCCAGGGAGTATTCTTGCGGTTGGGATGACCAATCCACCCAAACTCTACCGTAACTGTCTGTTGGAATTTTTCCAAACTGTGGAATTCTAACTGCTTCAACGCTTCCGTCATTGACTCGGACCTGGAAGCTGGGATCTCCGGCAAGGACTCTAAGCGTTTCAAGACTGATGGAGGGATAGACTTGTTCTCCAACTGTGACGACTTGGGGGACTCGGCGTACAACGCCGTCGATTTCAGGCAAAGTGTTAACAATGCCAATGCCGCTTGCTGTTTCATTTAATGACCTCACGTTGGGTTGAATACTTTGATACGCTATGCCCGGCAAACCAGTGCCTATTACAGACACACCAGGTCTGTAAGGTGCGTACTTGGACACAGTGTTTTCGTTGGTGGCCATGTGTGGCAACACTACTAAACTCTCTTTGAGTTGCCGAGACAGTGCAGAGTCTTGCCCAAAACGATCCACATCGGGCATGAATATGTTAAACACAATCACACCTGCATTGCGATCTTCTAACTGACGAATAATGTCAGCATACTGATTTCTGGGAAAAGGAAACTGCCCACGTTGAGCAATAGCACGGTCGTCAATGTTGACCACATGAATTTGCTCACTTGTTGTAACAGCACGATCAGTGATCAGCATGTCAAAGTAACGTAGTCTTATACTTTCTACAAAGCTAGGATCAGCAATTCTTATACTTAAAATAAGTGCCAATGTAATTAGAGCAGTCCATGGACTTAGTAGAATTTTTTTCAACATCAATTATTTATTGGGGGGGTTTGGAGCAGATTCTTTGGCTTTTTGTTTAGCTTTTTCTGAAGCCGGGCTTGATCTGTGCGGAGTAGTGGGGCGGGGGGTCGAAGGATATCGGGGCGGTTTGTGCTTGAACCAACTCATAGGCTGTGTCCTTTTGAAGTATTTAATTGAGCTCAAACATGATAAAGTTAATTGTTTATTTTTTGTTATAGTTCCAGACCAGTCTGCGCTGTTCTTTGCGCACCCAATGCATACAATCTTCTTTCAGTGACAGATTTTTGATTTTATCACAGTGATGAATACTTACTGTTGCTTGAGCCATGCACATGGCATTTTGCTCAGGATCTTTGATCTTGGTGCAATCATTTAGGTTTACGGCCCATGATTGCATGGGCGCAAACACAAGCATAAACATTGTGGGCCACATGCCTTATTTACAGCCAAAATAATAGGACTGTGTAGTCCTATTATGCTGGTTACGAGTTCCAGCACCTCTCAATCGTTGAGGTCGGTTTGTTTACTTAATCTGACTCCACACACGCTCGCGAATTTGCTTGGTCAACACATCAGGCAAACTCACATAGTCCAGTTCTTCAGCCATCTTCTTGCCATTCTTGAATGACCAGTTAAAGAACTTTAGTACTTCAGCCGATGCTTTTTTATCAGCTGGGTCCTTGTACATGATAATAAAACTAGCAGTGGTCACAGGCCACACTGTGTCGCCCTTTTGGTCCACAATACTAATGCCCATACCTGGCACTGAGAACCAGTCAGCGCCTGCAGCCGCGGCAGCAAAAGTCAAGTCATCTGGACTGACAAATTTGCCTGACTTGTTTTGCAACTGCATGAATGTCATGTTGTTCTTTTTAACATAAGCATACTCAACATATCCAATGGCACCTTTCACACGATTCACATTGGCTGCAACACCTTCGTTGCCTTTGCCGCCCACTGATGATGCAGCCGGCCATTTTACTGCGGCACCACGGCCCACTCGGCTGGCCCATTCAGGACTGACAGTTGTGAGATAGTCTGTCCAGTTAAATGTTGTGCCTGATCCATCTGCACGATGCACTACAGTGATGTTGGCATCAGGTAACTTTTTGCCGGGATTCAACGCCGCTAATTTTGGGTCGTTCCACTTCACAATGTTGCCCATAAACACTTCTGCCATCACTGCACCTGTGATTTGCAATTCACCGGGGCGGAATCCTTCCAAGTTGATCACCGGCACTGTGCCACCAATAACAGCAGGAAATTGCACTTGTCCTAGTCGATCCAAATCTTCACCTTTTACTGGTGCATCAGTTGCACCAAAGGCCACTGTTTTGTTGTTGATCTGGCGAATGCCGCCTGATGAACCAATTGATTGATAATTAAGTCCCACGCCAGTTTCTTTCTTGTAGGCTTCAGCCCATTTAGCGTAGATAGGATAAGGGAAAGTTGCACCTGCCCCTGTGATGTCGGCTGCTTGTGCTGTAACCGTGAAAGCGGTCAGTAGTGTCAGTAAGTGTTTGAACATGATTTCTCCTTTGTAGTTCACAACTATTTAGGCCGAATCACATTACAATTTTGTTACAATGTCAACATTCGGATCAACGCAATGGTGTCAATAGTCGTGAGCAACACATAGTTAGCCAACATCCCAAAACTTCTGCGAGTCCAAGCAGCCCAGGCATAGATAGCACAACCAGTGATCCACACAGGGTAAAGAGCCAGTAAGGGTGGAGTTGGTACAGTGGCTGCCATTGCAACACTGCAACCAATGCTGATAGCCCAAGCCAATACTTCCATGACAAACCTAAAAGGGTGGGTCTTGTAATCACTTTTGATCCATTCAAAGATGCCAGTTAAAATGTTGTTCATCGAGTGGCCAGCCATTGCTGGTACAATTGATCTCGGGCCAAGTTCTTGCCTTTGGCCTCGCACTGAATGTTGAATTGATCAGCAAATGTCAAGGCCCAGTCATTCACTGCTTCGTTCCAATAAAAGTCACTATGGGCTCGCAGTTTTTGCTTTTTGTAGCCCTGTGCCAACAGCGCACTCAAGTCAGGCTTTACTGTGCGAGAGTGGTCAACAAGGCAGTCTTCACGACTAACTGAGTAGTGTAGTGTAGGACGCACAC